GAGGTAATTTAATCCATATGTTACCTATACATGGATAGTTATGGACCAAATATTAACAGGACTGCATAAGACAATTGTGATTAAATCTCTATGAGTTCTTTGATAATGATTGGAACACATAACTTTGATTAACTTTAATTTTTTAGTTTCTTTATTTTGAATTTCTTTGATAAGCGATTCAATAAGCTCATTAGTAATAAGTGAATGTCCATCAATAAATGGTTTTATACTTACTAGCGAATCTTTGTTAAATAGAATTGCATCATCATATTCGCATGTAGCTGCGGTCTTGTATATGGATGCAACTTTATTAACTTTGTCATTAGTGACTATAGAAAAATTAAATTCACTCTTAGTTTTACTTAACGATGTTTCAAATAATTTATATTTATCAATAATAGTTTTATTATCAATAAATGATTTCATCCCAATATTTAAATCTATGTCCAGTGTGTAAGAATCATGTATTAAACCAATTGATAGTTGAGTCTCATTACCACTATTGTTAAACTTAATATTATTAACTGAACATATCTGATTATTAATAAACGATAATAATAGTTTAGAAATAGTTTTAATAACATTAACTTCATAATCATTATTAGTACAAGCAAGTGCAGTTGTCATGTATCGACTAACTTGACTAACATCTAGTTTCTGATAGTTACTACCACTATCTACCCATGGGTCAATATTTAAAAAAATCCTTAGACTAGCTAGAATATCAGAAGATGTTTCAGAATAAATGAAAAACACATTATTATTAAGATCATCTTTTAGCCAACCACTAGTTCTAAGATTTTCTAGATCTTTTTCATTAGATACCGATTGACTTAATTGCTGAATTAAACTAGGGTTAGCTAGGTTTAATAAACTAATCATTTTATAAACCATTTTATTATCCTCTAATTTATGTAATTACATGGAATAAATAACATAAGTACTTTTATGACTTATGATTTGATTCTCCAGGAGGTTTTCCCAATGGCAACTATTAAAGAAGTCCTTGATAGAAATTTTAAGGATGTTCAATTTGATCGCGATTTATGTAAAAGAATTATTGACTTTACTATCAGTTTTATGAATAGGAATGCTGATCACTCTGCTTTCTTTGGTGGTGTATTACTAGGTGTACAACAAGTTAAATTCTTCGATACGGATCGTGAGATTTGGTATGATGATGTTTTACGAATTGATGAAGCGCTGTTAGTCCAAGATTTTAAGTCAGTTGAATTCATTGACCCTAACCATCGTGTAATGTCAGATGTATTCAATCATCTTCCTGCCTATATTTGTTCTAGGCTTTTAAAAACAACTAATGTTCCTTTGAATATTAGACATGAAGCAATGGTTAGTTGTTTCATGGTGTTGCATTTTAAATATCTAACATCTTTACTTGTACCACGCTTTAAATATCCTGCACGTAAAGAAGTAGCCGAAGCTGCATTCGCCGCACTCAATTATCGATTTGACATTAAGACAATTGGGTCATGGGAGAAACTATTTAGGCAACGGGCTGAAGGTATCATTGCACCTGATTCTATTTATGCACCTTTCTTAACTGGTAAAACACAAGAACTGGATTATTGGTCTGGTCGTGTGGTATCTGATACTCAAACACGTCTACGTGAATTAATCAACAAGTACTATGATGTTTATATCAGAACACTGCAATCAGGTGGTAAATTAGTTATTTCATCGGATATGGCTGTTAATTCTGATGGTGAGCAGATTCTACGCGATAAGTCTACTGGGTATCGCTCATATCTTACTTATATCCATCAAGTTGCGCAACAAGAACAAAATTTCATTAGACCTGAGCTAGTCGGTATTATTGAAAAGATAATGCCCACAATGCCTCCAGAAATGTTCATGGCAACGCTTAGACACCTTTCCCGTAACATCGGTCAACCTAGAGCACAAAAGCTTGAGAAACTCGTAGATGAGTGCTTATTGTATGCTTTCGATTATATGCAATCACTCCGTACAATGGTTGCTAGAAATAATGATCTACAAACATTGCTTGTAAAAATACGAGCAAAGATAATGGCATCTAAAACAGAAAATGCTCAAGTTATTTTCATGCGTGAAGAAGGTGAGAAGTTAGTTAGGGATGCGACTAATTCTAGGGTACCTGCATATATCGCAGCAACTAGGACTGGGTTGATGTTGTATTTAATTCTACGTGCTATGACTAAGAATTACTATACAAAAACAAAATAAACATAATGCCCTCCCGCAATGGGAGGGCTTATGCTGTTAAGTAACATTAGCTAGATTGATCATTACATAAATTTTTCAGAGCATCGTAAATAGCCACATAAGTAAAAATAGTTAAACTATCTTTAATTTCCTTACGTGGGGTGCCACTGAATCCACCCCATGATACATTTGTATTACTAACACATACAGTGCTAATAGCTGGCTCATGATAGCCACCATCTACTTTACGCTTTGCATAAACCTTAGCCGTAATTTCTCCACGTAACTTTTTGAAGAAAACTAGAGCACCCGGAACGACTATACGTTTATTACCAATCTTCGTAATAAATTCTTTACGATTAGTAAAGTGCTCTTTTAATAAATCATTAATAATTTTAGTTAAACTATCAATTTCATTCTTCATCGACACGTTGTTAGTTCCTTACAAATAAACTTGATAACGTGATCACTTACAAATTTCAATGGACCAGAACAATTAGATTTCTCAATAGCGGTTTCAGTGTATGAAATTATTTGATTTCCACTTAAGGATAATGAATCAAATAATTCATAAGAGTTATTATTTTTATTCTTAAAGGATACTGCATATTGACTATTTTCACTATTGATGCAAAATAGGTTAATAGCTGGGATAGATACAGAGTTATCTGAAGTATGGCTATTTTCCGTAATATTCCAATTACTGTATACAGTGAAAATATTTGCAGCTAGTAAAAGGTTGGCATTAACCGTTTCTAAACTAACATACTCCACAGAAGTACCTTTATGCCAATATAGTTCAATTGGATTAACCCAAGTATACCCAATGGTTTTATAGAAGGCATGCATTACATATTCTCGCCAACGTGTGGGTTTCTTATTATCAGTTAAAACACACGTAATATTGCCTGACGGATAAATGTGGTGGATGCTACATGCATTAATTTCATCTCTAACATTAGTTGTTTCAGTAATATTAGAATGATCCTGTTTGAATAGCCATTTTAAATGACTATTAGTTGTGTCATCACCTTCCCCATTTGCAATGTCATTTTCTAACCACTTTTCAAATGTAGCTTGTCTATCAGGTGTTGGCATTCCCCAATAGGTAGCTAAAATGAAACGATAATAGTATCGAATAATATCATCATCGTTAAGAATATTTTTATCCAGTTTCCAGTGATGTTGATACTCGTATACTTCGCTTGGAATATTATTTACTTGATACCATGTATTAATTAATACTTGAATTGTTAATTGCCGAATACTCTCACTTGTTAGAGTGTAATATTCCCTGCTATGCGGCTCTTCAATTGTCACTTCTTGATCAGTATAACCAATGTATTTAGGTTTACCATCGATGAGTGCAAAATTAACATTCCATGATGTATCATTACTAAAAGTGATATTAATAAAACCTTGTTCAAAGCTAGGCTTCACTACGAAACTGACATCATCCTTCTGATATGTCATTTGCGTTAGAATACCAAAATTAATTTTAGATGTAAATTCTTTATCGAAGTTATGTTTATAAAGTAATCCTAGTAAACAATCAATTTTATTAATAGTGTGGTTTTCTAATAATAAATCAGTATTTGTAAGTTCATTAATTTTCATTTTAACCTCTCTAAAATTTACAATCTAGTTTTACTTATTGAATAAGCAAACATGTAATATATATCTTAATTATTTTTTAGCATAGTTTTTAACAACATAAAGCCTCCCCGAAGGGAGGCGATATGCTTTAGCTTTTTTGGTTAGTACCGACAGTCTGCTCATTCTTTTCAGTTTGAGCATTTCGCCGAAGTTGACTAACCAGACCATTGTCAGCCGCAACTACATCGGGAGAAAAGAATGCATTGATATCAAAGTTCTGATCTTGGTTGCGAGTCTTCCCAGGTGGGACCATCGGATATACTTTTGCCATTAGCTTAATCCTACACCGTCGTAAGTTACCCGATTACCAACAGCACGTTCAATCTGGTCTTGAATACCGTTACGTGCACGTAGTACGTCAGCAGATAAACCACCCCAGTCTAATTTCTGGTTATTGGGGTTCATACCGCGAATGTTTAGTTTACGGAACATTTGACGAGCGTATTCTTGTACACCTTCAGAAACATCAGTCAGTGCAGAGAACTCAACGTTTAGATCGAGGTTCTGACCAATCTGTGATGCATCTTTACGGTTTTCCCAAGGACCAGTAGTTAATGGGAACATGTTGGTGCAAAGATAAGCATTAACGCAATCCTGGAAGGTAGGATCGGGTTCTACGAATAGAACAGTCATACCGTAGAAGGTAGCGTCGTATTTCTCAACCGGTACAATGCCATCTGATACAATACGCGGTACTTTGGTATTCTCATCTGCAATACCATAGTTGATCCACCATTGTAAGAAACGTTGGATAGCGCGGTTTTGTAATTCCCAGCAACCAAAGTTTGGGTTAGACCGAGCGCGGGTTACGTTAGTAGCCGTTTGGATAACTTCACCAGAACCACCCCAGGGTGCTTCAGCGTTATCTACAGTAAGCGTGCGTTGTAAACCATCAATGGTACGAGTATGCGTTTCAACGAAAGCTTTAAGACATGCAACTAACCAGTTAGTATTACTAGCATATTTAAAGAATCGTGGAGCATCTAGTAGGAATGGCACTAAGTTACGTGCCACATATGGCGTGTTAGTAGCCAGGTTAGCTAAGTCAGGCCGAAATACATTAGTACCAGCCTGAGCAAGGTTTACAGTGTTGCGGGCACCACCAGCACCATAACCAGTCTCGGGTGCCATCGGATCATTATAGCGAGCCATTTAACTTTTCCTCATTCTGAAAGCCACCCACTCATTGCTGAGCAGGTGGGGTTTCAATACGAACAGTTTCCAGATTGAAGTTCAACGTGGTCCGTGGGTTATTAGCCTCAACAGTTACGTTGCAAGTCCAGCTGGTGCCGTTATTTGCGTCAATCGGAGTGATCTCTGTACGCGGGATAATGTTGACACGAGTACCGAACATATCACGTACTAGATCGAGAATATACTCGTCACAACGTTCAACTAGTTGTTCAGGTGTTAGTGTAGCATTACCGCTAAATTGAGCATGTACTTTATGGATCAGTCGAATTAATACACAGCAAATATTAACAGTAATCGGTGATAGAAGTACAGATGTATCATCTAGCATTACTGAACGTAGGCACGGATAATAGGAACTACGATGGTCATATGACTGACTCCAAGTAGCACCATTCGCCCAGGCTTGTGCCCGTACACGATCGTCAAAGAATTTAACATTTAGATCTTTAACAAAAGTAACACGGTTATTAGGACTTACATCCATTTCCATACCTGGAACTAGATTACCAGTTCCAGCGCCTGCATAGCGTGCCCATGACATTGCTACGTCTAAAAGCTGCGGTACATATTTACGATAGGTACCATCCATTAGTTTGCCAGATTGCATTACAATCATAGCGCGACAAACACCAGTTCCATATAGAGTGGATTCTGGGAAAGCTTTTAGGCGAGTGATAATCTGTTGAACACGACTTAGTTCAGTAGCTTCATCAGGTAGACGACTATCAGTTTCTACGAATGTAGTGAAGAAATATTGTAGATCACGCCGCGCACTTAGTACGCGCATTGCCCGATATTTTGATTCCATCGGAAGGCCAGTGTCATAAAGAACACCGAACTGATATTCTGCAATGTTATTATAGCGATCATTTAATTTACCAAAGTTAATATTTTCAATATCAACTAATTTGGCATATTCTTCTAGATCAGTTGTACCATCAGTACCACCACTAGCATAGATGTTACCATCTTTACCTAACGTAATGCCACCATCTAGTGGGCCGAGTACCTGGATACCTTGGTAAGGATCACCATCAACAGCTAAGAAGGTTAGGAAGTCAATTTCACCAGGTGCAGTAGTATGCGCAGCAGCGGCTGGGTTAACTCGCATCTCAGTGTCATAAATCATCTGACGAACAAGATCAATGTTCTCATGATAGACATAGAACTGAGAGAACGGTGAATAAAGCGGACTTAGGCCAGATACTACACCATCATCTGAGTAAGAATCAACTAATACATCACCAACATAAAGGTCAGCGTTATACATATCGCTGTAAACACCTTTATCAAATGTAATGTTTAGATAATCCTGCTGATCAGCAGTTTTGATAATAACTGGACTAGTACCTACTTCAGGCTTCTCAATTAGCTGAATACGGAATTGACGAGTTTTAAACTTCGCCATAGCTGCTTCATCAAACTCTTCGATATCGGCAGTTGTAGTACTCCATATACGCATACCGTTAGAATCACCTAATTTACCAAAGAAGGAAACCGGTGCTTCAAATAGCGGATATACTAGTGATTGAGATCCATCTTTATCTGATACTAAAGTACCTGGTAGTACACGTTGTGTACCTACTTCAGAGGTATTATCTTCAATAAGAATAATACGTGCCTTTAGACCATCAACTTTATCAGCAGTCGGGACTGGTGCATTACCAATGTCACGAACACTGTTTGGATAGTTGAATCCACTAAGACGACGAATCGTAAGTGGGATTTCATCTTCCACAATTTCAATAGCAACGATTAGCCGTGATGGGTTGGCTGCATCTTCAGGACGTAGACGCTTAACATAAAAACCATTACCCCTACCTAATAGGTTAAGGGCTAATAGTGATTGTGTATTGAAAAACTTACTACGTGGATCAAGCGATGCTTGACCATAGATGGATGCAAAACCATCATCAGAATCACCGACATAAGTGGTTTCAGTCGGTCCTGTCTCAGTGAAGAGACGTAATAGCGGACAGTGTTGTGCGAACGTGATGTCCGGACGGATCAGGGGCCGGCGGCTACGATCCCGGATACCATTAAACACAACCCTAGGGACAGCGTTGTAATATGCCATCTTTTAATTCTCCCAAGTTGGAGCTTTGAACTCGATGTTATGAGTGTTAACTAACAGTCAATCATAGATATTAATCATAGTTGACCATACTAGTTATTTTTTACTATCCATTTAAGGAGTAGCGGTAATGTTTTTGCTACCGTATGAAACTACAGTTTGTAAAACTTTATACAATCCCACCGGCGGTGGAAAATTATATCCTAAACAATATGTTGATCAAATTGAAAATGCGATCAAGAAAGCCAATGTGTATCTACCTATTCCACCTGTTGATGCACGTAATGGTGAAACGCTAGAACATAGCGGACAGATTACCCCAGTTGATGATTTTGAGGATATTAAGAAATTTACTCAAATTGTCAATATCGGTGATCGTGATAATCCTAAGCTAGTAGTTGATGCTCGTCTATATAAAAAGATTGAACAGCGTACTGGTATTCCTAGGATTATTCAGCAGAATGAGTGGCAATTCCAATATATTCGGATGGCACTTAATATCAAACTATTACGTGAAGGCCCGGACTTCCTCCATCGCTTAGGTGATATCCCAGTTAAAGTTTTCTATAATTGGATCTCAGGCATCCTAACACAAAAATACAGCCTACCACCTGAATCAACCCAAGCTATTTGGGTAATCTGTGCTGTTTATTACTTTGCTATGCAAGATGATGCTCTAACAGAACCAGATCAGGAACGCGATCGGTTAATACCAATTATTTCCCGTCTTACATATATTCCAGCTGGTTTTATTGCGGATGTTATTGATACATTAGGTCCACTTCATAATGCCGGTGATCTAGCTTATGAGATTTCAACTAATGGCCGTTCGATCAGGATGGGTAAACTAAAATTCAGTGATCTACAATTATTAGTATCACCGAGTTGGTTTGGTACCGCTTCCCGTGAAAACGTAGGTGTGGCACTAGAACACATGCCAACTTATATCACACTGATCTACATGGCATTAGCTGATCGCTCATACCGTAAAACAGTTTTAAGTCAGAAAGTTGAAATGGTTTCACGTTCTGACGATGCAAGTCGTTTTATTAATCTAGTGAATGAAGCTGTAAGTAGCCAATTCGTTAAGTAAATATAGGGGTGAATCAATGAACGCATATCTATTGCGACATGCGATTGATAACGTTTGGTGTAACCCAGCCCAGGACCGACAGTTTGTTTATGAACTGAAACAGCTTACCCCACGCTACGGCGTGAGGGTAAACTGGGTGGTTGATTACACCCGGTATAAGCTACCAGTCCAAAGTACACGTGATTATTGGCATCTTTATCAAATTGGTAAAATGATTCCTAAACACCTGGGCTTGCCTAAGGTTTACAATAAATGGATGAGCCTAAATGAATTGGCTCAAAACCATTTAAATTTAGCAGACGTTTATGTAAATAGTGGTATTAATTATTCACGTAATGATACATACGTTTTAATAACCAGTTCGCAAAATCTTTTAATTGCTGTTAAGATAGATCCATTATTCCCTGATCTCGATGAAAATCAACCCTATCTTCATGTTTATAACAATGCTTACTTTCAATCAAATAGATCGGATGTAGCTGGACATAGATGGTTAGTTTCTGAATCGTATCGAGTTAAAACAATATCTGAATTAACTCAATTTCAGATTAAGATAATGGATACCATAGCATCTAAAGGTGGTGTTCCTAAATACTTTGTAAATGGTAGATATGTTAATGAGATATCTCCTGTTACAGCAACAGTCGGTGATGTTTGTGATTTCATTCTAGATCCATCCATTAAAAGGATGGTAGATTTTGATCTACGTACATTACCTGTTTTCATGTCAGAAATAGATAGTGAAAGAAAATATATTTTACACTACACTGATAAGACTGTGCAAACAATTGAGTTCTTTGATGATGTTGAAGCATATATCTATCAGCCATTAGGTAATAATCGTTATACTGGTGTTAATTACCATCATAACGAGAGCCGTTGGATGCGGATGCTTACACATAAAGATTATTCTATACCAACTGCACGAATTGATCAGTTTAAAGCACTTCATCCAGAAGATCCTCGACGTGGTGCTGATCCTACTCGTTGGCCAAGTCAAAACTGGAAAGCATTAGATAATCTAGTATTTAGAATCTACATACATCATTCTGGTTATGATCGCCCATTAGTTGCTGATTCACATCGTATTCAAATTCTGTATCGTTTAAAATCAGAAGATATCATAAGGGCTATGACTGGTGCAGATTCTGGTAATCCTTTATGGCGAGCTGAAAATCTAGAGCAATCACCATATTGCTGGTTCATGTCAGCACCATCTAGTTTCGTATACCCATTAACATTCAATCTACCTGAAGAAACATCGCCTAGTAAGGTAGAAGCGCAGAATATGGCTGGTGATGTTTTTGGTTATTATGAAGCAGCTAATATTCAAGGTTATAATCCAGCTTGGGTTTATAATGATGCTGGTCTAAAGACCGCTGATTTACGATACAACTACTGGCTAGATGCAACTGTATTTGAGTATGATGAGAAAGGTATCTTATTAGGTTATAATTATCATACAGCAGGTCGCAAATATTTCCCTAAAGATAGTCGTTGTGCATATGTTGAATGCATTAATGGTAAAGGAAGTGTAGATCTACATGAAGCATATGGGAATGATCCCGTGCCTTTACGTGATGGTGACAACTGGCGAGTTTATGTTAGTCCTGTTTGGGCTGGCGTACCAACTGGCGAATGGCAAGATATAACAGACCATCCAGATCGAAACAACTGGGGTTTTTATGATGATACCACTGATGATAAACGTTGGGTTTGGATAGCTAAGTCAAATGAGTGGTATGGCCTAGTAAGAACCGATGAGTACTTCTATCTAAAAGAATTAAAGTTTAATAAAACTGATGGTATCATTAAATGGAGTATACGTAATACTGAAACTCATAATGGTGTAAAAGTCGATAAATTGATGGAGATACCATTTGGTCAGTATGATGTGTTTGTAAATGGTCGGCCTATCATTGAAGGTCTTGATTACACGCGTGAATGGCCTCAAACTGTATTATGTAATCTGGAATATTTAAATGCAGATCCAAATGCAGTTAATACGATTCTTCTACGTGGAACAGGTTTCCCAACACCAGATTTAAAACCATACGAACCTGGCGAGATTGGTTTCATTGAGTATGGCGTATTGTCTAATGATGGTATTTATAAAGTACATTCAAATAAACAATCACGCATAATCATTGATGGTCATTATCGTGACCCTGCTGATCTTGAATTCCAAGAAGATCAAGGCACTACTGTTATCACTGATGAACGCAATGGTGCACCATTCCAAATACAAACACCACAGGCTCGCTTCCGCGATGTTTATAATGATGATTACCAAGCTAGGATTAAGGATGATGCACGGGATAAACAAGTCACTGATTTTATGACTGAATATTTCCCAATGAAACCTCAACCTAATCCGGACAAGATCGATTATAGATACCAGGTGCTTTCAGCGTTTTCATGTAAGATCATTCATGATATCGTAAAAGAATATATCAAACCTCCATATCAAAATGGACGGTATAGTGACGATGATATTGTTAAGCAGCTAAAAGATTACGAGTGGTTAGCAGCTTATGACATTATCAATAAAGGCTACAACAAAAATAAAGTTGTAGTTTATCCACATTGGTATACTGAACCTGTAGAACTAGATATTTTCCAATGGGAATATTTAAATCGTATTCTATCGATATATCTACGTGAAGTACCGCCACTATCCTTGTTCGTTAAGATTAAAAGGAATCAACCATGACAACGTCATATGAAAGTAGCCAGTACCAACCACCACAGCATAAAAACCATTTCTGGTTTAGAGGTGATATTGTCTCATATGCTGGTGAAACTGGTAAAGCAATCCCTGCTAAAGGAGATTTAGTATTTGACGCAGCACAAGGTTGGTTTATTGTTCGTGAAGTTGATGAAACAACTGGGGTATCTATCTTAGATCCATGGTACATGCCCCAAAAACCAGGCAATGAAAATGAACAAAACCTACTAGTTGCTGTAGGTCCAGGATATAGCTCAGAATCTTATCGGTTATTCCTAGATCAGTCTGTAACACCATTTAATATTTGCCCAGACCGGCGATTACATTTTTATGGATCAATGGTGCATGGCTATAAAGTTTTCCTAGGTTCAGATATATCAGAAATACATGGTAAAGTGATTTCCTTGTTCTATGATAATGCTGGTAATTATCTAGGGCCAACTATACCAGTTGAATCAGTACCCGATCCATTGACTCAACAGAATGTTGTTAAAGCGTTAATGAATGGTAGGACTGCTGAGAAAATGCAAAATGGTGAACGTGTAACTCTAGTAGCTTATGATGACGTGGGTGGGCCTGTTTCGATTGCTCAACTCGTTGTAATGAATACTGAAGTTATAGCGCAAGAGGATACCTCTAAGAAATATGTAGGTGGTATCACTATTGAATCACCATTCATCTCACCAGCTGATCCAAAAGTTATTGAGTTCCCATTAAACGTACCAGTTGAATCATTACCGATGATGGGTGCTGTTCATTACCGTGATGGTAAGAAGCATGTGATGAATATTGATGGTACGGCAATGGCAATTTATGGTTTACGTAACTATATTGCCACTGAGGAAGGACAAGAGTTTAAATTAACTCTATCTTACCAATTAGCACAAGATGAGTTATCATACTTATCGACTCCTTCGGCTAACCGTCGTATTCAGGAGACATATACAGCGCGTACCACGCCTGTACAGGGTGCTTACAGTTGCCGTATGTTTGTTTATCCAGCTTGGGTTAATGAGGCAGTGGGTTACAGATTAGAATTCTGGTTAGCCAATATTGATCGTCAACAAATTTGGAATATTACCCCATATGTTGAATTAGGTGCAAACTCAGCACCCTTTAACCCACGTGGTTATGGTACTATCCAAACACTAACATATGCGGTTAACCTAAACCAAGTTGATGGGCGATTCCTACCAGTTCGATTTGCATCTACTTTCCAAGTAGCACTATTGAGCGCTGGTAATAATCGGAATGCTAACTGGGAAATCTATTCACGCCCTGACCAAGGTGAAGCATATGGTCGTGATCTTAAAGCCGATATCGAATTTATCAATGGTAATCTTTGGGATCTCCGGTTAGCTAATGGCGCACAGTCACAAGCTGCCTGGCTTAAGAAAATGTACTTTGCTGCTGAGCCATTAACTGGTCCAATGGAAGCTACTCCCCCCACACCTACGCATTTCCGGGTGCGTACAGTGCATAACGAGTATGAGTATACGGTAAGTCAATGGAATACTGCATTGCGTATTAATGCTCAAGATATGGCCGATGGTGCTTTACTACAAGTCACCTGGATTCGTCGTGAGTATGATACCGACCTACAGTTAGCCATTACCGCATTACCTTGTTTACAACGTTAAATATAAAGCCCCCTAGGTGGTTCCTAGGGGGCTTTATAACGTCTTTTAACACATTATCCATATGAGACTATACTTTACAATTGCCGTTCAATACGGCTTTATTATGGCACATTAAAATAAGTACCTTAAAGGGCAGTGTATGGACGTTATACTTTTCAATAGTGATTGGGATAAATACTACAGCGCTAGTGTTGATCTTACTACTAAAAATAAATCTTTTATAAAGTTAGCATTGACTTATAAAAAGATGGGTATTAAAAATTACAAATTTATACTAGCTATATTGGACCAAGGTTTAATTGGGGTGGATCCATATGACCCTAATCTTAGCGAAGAAATGAAGTTTCGTATTAACATGGAATGCAAATATAATCCTTGGTATTTTTTTAGGGAAGTGGCAAGAATCCCCCCTAACTCGGGTAATAATCCAATTCCATTCCAAGCTAACCGTGGTAATATTGCTTTATTCTGGTGTTATTTCAATCACGTAGATTTTGGTTTATTACAGCCTCGTCAGACAGGTAAGTCCGTATCAACTGACGTGCTCAATACAGGCATGATGTATATCTGGGGTGAGAACACTAAGATTAACCTTATTACTAAAGATAACAAACTACGTAATGCTAACATCGAGCGTCTAAAAGTAATGCGTGATTTGTTACCAGAGTATATCCACTATACTGATCCATTAGATGCGGATAACTCCGAATTGATGACATGTATTAGATTAGGTAATAGGTATCTAACAGCTGTTGGTCGAAATGATGTTAACGCAGCTGATAAATTAGGTCGTGGTCTTACTGTACCAAATATGCACTTTGACGAACTTGCATATATTAACTTAATTGGTGTTTCACTACCTGTTGCACTTGCGTCAGGTTCAGCAGCTCGTGATGAAGCTCGCCGTGAGAACCAGCCTTATGGTAACATCTATACAACTACAGCTGGTAACATCACTACCCGTGATGGTGAATTTGCATATCACTTCTTAACAGGTGGCTGCCCATGGTCAGAGGAATTCTTTGATCTACCAGATCAGAAAACTCTACATCGTGTTGTAGAAAAAGGCACTACTGGAAAGAAACCTCTAGTTTATGGTGCATTTAACCACCGTCAATTAGGACGTACCGATGAGTGGTTATATAACACACTTCGTGAATCAGGTTCATTCGGTGAAATTGCCGATAGGGACTTCTTCAATATCTGGACAGTTGGTGGTGAAGGTTCACCCTTATCATCAGATGAGAAAGATAAACTTAAAAACAATATGCGTGAGCCAAGCTGGACAGAAATCACGGATGATGGTTACACACTTCGTTGGTATATACCAAAAGAAGAAGTAGCCTCACGGATGATGAAGGGTAGGTTCGTTATGGGTACCGACCCATCTGAACTTCTTGGTGAAGATAATGACGCCACCGGCACAGTTGTAGTTGATGTAGAAACACATGAGGTTATGTGTGTTGGTAGATACAATGAATCATCAGTGCCATCAATGGGTAATTTCTTTGCAACAATGCTATTGAGATATCCTAATATTCTTTGGATACCAGAACGTAAATCAATAGGTATATCGTTAATTGACCATGTTATCTTGATTCTACATACTAAAGGAGTAGATCCATTCCGGCGTATCTTTAACAGAATTGTCAATGAATCATCAGAAAGAGAAAATGATTTCAGAGACATTCAAACTCCGTTATCAGCAAGACAACCATCGTTCTATGATAGGTTTAAACGTTATTTTGGCTATGCAACGTCAGGTACTGGCGAGTATTCTCGTGATAATCTATTTAAGGTGGCATTACCATCAGCAATGCATTATGGGGTAAGGACCATCTATGATAAACCACTTAGCACGGAGTTATTAGCACTTACTATCCGTAATGGTAGAATTGACCATGCTAAGGGGAACCATGATGACTTAGTGGTATCATTATTATTAGCCCATTGGTTATTAATACAAGGTAAGAATTTATCTTATTATGGTATCAATGTTCCCATCTTAGGTAAATCAAAATTACGTGATAAAGAACCAAGTCAACTTGAAAAATATCATGAAGAGAAAGAACAGCAAGGTCGCAAAGAATTTGAAGAGATAATTGAGCAGCTTCGCGGTGAAAAGAACCCGATGATTGCAGCTAAATTAGAAATGCGTTTGAAACAATTGTCTAAACGTGTTAATATTGATGATAGCAGTGGTGTAGGTATTGATGCCATGTTAAATCAAGCTCGTGCAGAGCGTACACGTAGAGTGCGTATTAACAGATATTCTAGAAATAGTTGGTATTAAACAAAAAAAATAATAATACGTTACCCTCTTCGCAATGAAGAGGGTATTTGAAGTTAAGCAACTCTAGCGAACAAAAGATTACTGGAGTTAGAATTAATATGATAGTTAGACGATCCGTCAATCCATTTAGCATCAGAAATCTTGTTTACAAGCTGACCATCGCCAATGTAACCTAGGAAAGTTTTATTATCATATACAGCAATTTTGATTAGCTCATTTCGTCCGTAGACTAGTGGCTTACCATTGAATGCTGTTACTTCTAAACCAGCCATGTATCCATAAATTGGATCAGGTCTGGAACTTGTTTCAAAGACTTTCATTCGAAGTCTCCTCTGCAAGAAAGCCCATTTTGGGCGAAAATGTCAAGCTTAAACTTGACGACATATAGCCCTCCTGGTGCAACAGGAGGGCTAATCTTTTTCAGAACTTACGGTATTGTTATAATACTGCTAGCGAAAATGCCCACGAGGGGTAAGTAGCTAATCCGCAGTTCTCTTGGATGACACCTACTGACAGTGTAGTCGCGAATGCACTGTTTGGAACCCCATTGGTTTAGCGGCCAATGGGGAATTCCTTTTATGTTGTCTCGACCTTCTTTTTAGTAGGCTTTTTTGTACTTCCATTTGTACAGTTGGTGCAGGATGAAACTCGGAACACCTAAAGCCAGTACACCTGCAATGGCCGTACCGACGATCTCTTGGGGTGTGATTGCATTGAACTCGGTGCCGAAAACAACCCGAGTAATGATAATGACAATCAAACCGATCAGAGTGGTGATCCAGAGGTGCGGGTGCAAGGAACGGCTCAGGCGAAGACCTGGAGCAGAAACACGTTCCATCCGAGTTGACCAGGTGTGGTTACGGTAGTACATCATGTCAGTGAAGTAATCACTGTAGATGTGCAACAGTTCCCCGCGTTGGTCACCAGTACCATGAGCCAAGCCATGGTAATAGTAAATCCCACCATCCTCTTTGTGGGTGTAAAGTTCAGCATCCTTTTTATGTTGCATCGCCATTATTCATCCCACCCTTTTACTTCGTACCGGAGTCAGTTGTTTGAGAGCATTGATGATACGGTGAACAGTATCACGTGCCAGTTCTCGGGTATGGAAGTTATTGGATATTTGGTAACGCAGTTCGACTTCTCCATTTTCAGAGTTCCGGTCGAAATCTTTTACGATGTATTCGCTATCCAGAATAGCTTCCACCATTTCTTTGTTAAGTTCGAACTCAGCGATAGTCGGTGAAACCAAACGACCCTGAAGATTTCTGATTACTTCGTTGCGGAATGCAATGGCGCCTTCTGCAATCTCCAGTCGCTCTTCTGCGGAGATGAACGGGTTCTTCCAGAGTTCGGTTTCCATGGTAGGTCGAACAGAGGCTTTCTCCCATGCAATGCACCAGTAGAACCAACGTTCTTGAATTTCTTCGTTGGCTTTATCGAATGCTGTTATCGCGTTTTTATTACGGTGACAATCCAGAGGACGAGTAGCCTTCGGAAGCCAGGTGTCAGTCTTCTCACAGTAAACGAAACGATCAACACCAGGGGTCACTGCTTGGAATTCCTTCAATTTTTTGTCCATGATGACCTCAGATATTTACCATGTTCATAAATTCGGTGTAGTTGTAGCCGGTATTCATATCGAGGTAGTCTTGTTCGACCATGTCGTCATTCAGGTACTTGACGTAAGCCTCGGCGTGAGCAGTGGCTACCGACTTGGTGAAGAAGTAACGAGCGTGTTGACGGTTCTGTTCGAACCGACGCAGATTAGTAGTGGCCTGACCGCCGAAACCATTGACCTCCATTACCCCGTAAACAGTACGATCATCCAGAGTAGTGATCTGTGCAATCACTACACGAGAAGCATTTTCCGAATGGTCGATGAACGTCATACTGTAAATCTCGATTTCTTTGAAGTCTTCCATTAGAATTTCCTGTTAAGAAATGAATAGACAACCCCTACCCGAAGGGAGGGGCCTTATATCGTTACTTGCTGTGAAGATTTTTCTCGCGTACAGCGTCTGTTAACTGACGTGGCGGGTTGAGTTGATCTGACAGGAGCTTCCGGAGGTTATCCAGACCGATTACTTTCTTCTTGGATATTGAGATTATTCTCTTTAAGTAATTTGTTGAGGTGGTATTTAACCTCCACCCATTCTAACCTACCCACGTCAATCCACTTCCGATAACCAGGAGCAGCAGGTTTGAGGACCTGGGTTTTCCAGCGCTGAAATCGGAAGTTGCCGACACGGATATCGGTGCTCTCAACAAAGCGAGGTGGGAGTATACCGAGGTCAGTCAGTATCCCTCGTAGCTTGTCAGAGTTCATCAGTAAGAACGCCTTGAGTTTCGAACACCGAAATGATCGATCATTCGTTGGAACAACTTGCCAAACGAGAACTTTTCATACTCGCAGTCGATATGGAGGACATCAACGGTGTCCACCGGTGGATTATAACTACTGCTCATTGGCCATCTCCTTACGTTTGTTTTTGGCCCAGTTCTTTTCATAATCGGAACGGATGAACTTAGCGCCGGCGGCATTTAGCCAGTAACGCTCCCCTTTGAAATAACGTTCTCGTTTAGCACGGGTCAAGCGAAGAGGATCGAACATATCTTGTTCCTGACACATGAATCGATTACGCAAGAAGCAGTTATCATTCAGGATTCGAACCGAGTACAGTTGACCAAGCCGGCAGTTAGCCAACTCAGCTTTCTCGGTACGTAGCCGAGTTTCGTATTTCTTTGCATCTTCGTGATGATTGCGAGGATGTTTCTTTCCAAGTTTCCTAGACATTATGTTTTTTCCTATTCTGTTGTTTTACGAAAAATCTTATCATGGAACGTCATTGCCAACACGACGCCTATCGAACCACCTAGACCGCTGGATATGATAGCAGGAAGACCCACTATTACAAATAGTCCAATGGTGGTCAACTCAAGGGTACTGATACCCCATGAGGTGAAGAAAGCAGCTTTTTTGTACCCATGAAAGATGTTTCTTTGTTGAAAGGTTTTTACAAAGGCATAGATGAATGATGTAGCTGTACTTAACAGTAGTAATATCCAGATAGGTAGATCATGATTAATGTTAATCACTTCTCTTGTTCCCACACGGTGGGCTCACATTTAGTATGTTGGACATTATGAATATCTTCCAGTTGTTAGATATTGTGTTCCTTCGTATCGATGGCCGCCAGCGCCACGATTTCGACATGATAAGGATGATCCACATTATGGCTGATACATGCCTCGCATTTGAAGATACGCCACATTCCATACGAAGGTAGTTCACGGTTTTTCAAATAAGCATAATCGTGAGCGGCCGCAAGATATTTTTGTTGGATGGAAAACTCACAAGTAATGTAACCTTTCTCACGAATGAATTCATTGGTCATCTGATCGAAGATCTGTTTGAGTTCATCAGTAAGGGCGACTTGAGTTTCGAACATTGAAAGTTTCCTTTTGATATATTAAATAGTTTTGATTATTTCGGAGTTATTGAATATTTAGGTTACCATCTGCTCTATATAAACTCGGCTGATTTCATTTAAGTAAGCGAGTGCCAATAGAATACCAGCCCAAATAACAATTTTTCGAGTAGTCTGTTTTTCTATTACACCTGGGTGTGATTCACGAATACTACGGTGACAAAATACATAAAACAGATACAGACTCATTGTAACAAAGATAATGGTAAACCATCCTAGATAGATCATTTTCTTCACCTATTTTTATAAATAGAGTTTATAGTTTAGTCAGGCGGATGATTTCTTCTAAAGCTGCATCAACTTGATAATACGGCCATGAATCAACACGAGGTTCGTTATCAAAGTATGTCCAAAGTTGAATACCTTGGAGTTTATTGTAGAATACATTGATTCTGATTCCTTCATGGCCAACAAGACCTTCAATGTAAGCTGCACCATGCACATACGTAACATGTAGTGCGTACTCGCTATCTTCACCAGCGTATTGCATAGGTCTGGAGTAGATGAAGGAATAAGGATTAAATGGATCAGCCTGAGTGATATGTTCGAAGAATTCTTTCAAACTAGATTTTTTCATATTGGACATTATATTTTCCTCATGATTTATTAAGTCTATCTTCTAGGAGGTAGACTTAATACTATTCGATGTTATTTTAAGACGCCTGCCTTGTAACCTTTAACAACAGTTCTAGCTTCTAATGCACTGATTTCGCCAATGTGTTTACGCAGTGCTTTAATAGCGTTGATGGTAGGTTCATTATCCGCGATATGTCGCCAGTTTCCCTTACCCTTAATGAGTTCAACATCCTGGACATATAGGCCATCTTTAACTAGATCCATTGTTTCCACCAACTTTTCGACTTCTTTAGTTAGATGCGTATGAAGACTGGCGAGGGACATGTCAGTCATTTGATGCACATCATAGAGAAAATCCCTATTATCAGAAGACGATAAAATCTCTTTGGTGAGTTTATTTACAGTGTCAATGTTTGCTGCAATTGAAACTAGCAGTGCGGTATATTTCTCTGCATTATAATTCATTAATACGTATTCCTATTTAAAATTGGATTTAGTGTAATGCAGTAATACTGCGAATATCTAATTCATGTAAATCATATTTCTTTAGGAACTCATTCACCGCTTGCTGAATGGTGTACCCACTCGGAGATTCCCACTGAGTACCATTAAAAGCAATAATACGATAACCTACCATTTTTTATTCCTCTAATCACAAAATAAATACCCTCCCGAAGGAGGGTATTTATATCGTTACCAATTGATTACAGCGACAAACTCAAATACCCGACACAATTCTTTATCACGATGGGCATGATGAAAAGATTTACCTTCAATACCGCAATACGGATAAAACAATTTTCGGTGTTCCGTGTCGCCGAACCAGAAGGTGGTGTTATTGGAATCAACCACACCATGGATAGCCACATCACGAATGTACTGAAATACATGAACTGCCTTATCAGTGATCACTCGCAGTTCTACACCGTGTTCCTTCATCATAGCCAGGATGTCTTCCTTGGTGTAATCTGCTTGTTCAGCATTGGTCATGATCTTGTGAGTCAGAGAACGCTTTTCCTTGTCACCGAAACAGATACAGACCAATTGCACCAACTGACCTTCTACCTTGAGACCACTGGTCGGTTTTAGTAGAACGAACTCATCATATTTGTAATCATTGGTGACAATCAGTGCCGACTTATTGCGAGTGACAATACCTAAGCTATACGACATAATTAATTTTCCTTATTTTAGAGTATGTTGGACCTTGTGGATGTCTTCCAGGCTAGTACCCAGACCAGAAGCCATGTAGATATGTTCCTGGCCTACACGCTTGTGGAAACCAAGCAGAGCATCTACCGGATTTTCAATGGGGAAGTATTCGGTATTGTTGCAGTCCCAAGCAAACTCCCATTCTCCATCACGAATCTCTATTTTGTTAGCACTGAGGTAAGTGATATTGATGGTATTTACAGTGGCATTACCACCAATGAGGTAGTACGATCCTTCATTGCTACGAACATCGATCCTACCGCCATCGATAGTGTCCTGATAGTAGAAACCACGGTCGAAGAATAACTTCAGCATCGAAGTGAAGTAGCTGTTCAATACAGCTTGAGCATCTTTCTCTTCGACCACCCATTTTCCATCAACGATGTTATTCAGGTAATTACGATCATGATTGATCCCGACATTATCCACGATGTCAGCGTAGTTCTTATGGAACTTAGCAATCTCGTACAAACGTTCCAGAGTAGCAAAACGGAAAGGACTGGTGGGATGCAGAGCCAGAATGATCCGACCTACGCTCCACAAACCGGTCCCGTTGACCTCGTAACTTTCTTCGAGGTAACCTTTGATACCACAGTTAACTTCAAGTTCATCTGCTGGGAAACCGGTGCGGAGCCGCCTACGGATAGCCAATAGTACCGATTCGGATTCTTCCGGATCGAACAGGTCTATGCCGAAAGTAATCCAGCTACCACGTACTTTGTGCTGGTATGCCAGGCGTACAGTATCACCAAATGGAGAAATGAACCAGCGTTCGTCTTCCGATACGACCAAATGGCAACCACATTGCCACAGGGTACTTAGAGGATCGTTAGAGGCGAGAATGCGCTTGGTGTCGTTCATATCCGACGAAGTAGCATCTGGACTGCCATGTAGGTGTGTCAGAATAAACAGAAGCGATGATTCTGTAGTTTGAGCACTCAACATTGCGCGAGTGATGGTTGCATTGATGATCATGAGATATCTTCCTTTTTACAGTTTATGAATATATTGCTAAATAAAAAAATATTACGATGTAGAAAATAAAAGGGAGTCCGAAGACTCCCATTATTGCGTGTAATCTATTTGATGATAACCGCTTTAGAAAGAGTTTCCATACTTCCAATAACTAATTTGGATTTCTCTTCTTCAGGGTTCTCCATTGCTTCACGCAGGAGTTCACCAATAGTTTTGGGTTGAACATCATCACTGATTTCACGCGAGCATGCCGAGTCGTCGTACATATCAAACACATTCAGATCATCATCATCCAGGGGCGTGCTGTCATTCCATGAATAGCTTGATTCATCCGAGGTATCATCAGACTCACCATACTGTTCACTGAGGTCACGGTCCAGTTCAGCCTCATACATCTCGCTAATTGCTTTATCGTCTTCTTCTTGCGCCTTACGACGAGAAGTCTTGTAGAACGGAAGCAGGCGTTGCAGGACTTTATGGAACTTCTTCTTGCTGATCAACCAGCTAACAGAGTAGCGAGACAGCTTTACTTCAGCTGCTTTGATAGTCGGATCGGAGTACAGCGCCATGACTAGCTTGTCCAGTTTGTGCAGATGATCTTTAAACGAGTTTGCATAAGCAGGATGTTCCCGAAGAGTGAACATCACAAACGAACGCATGTCAGTGATATAGTACTGACTGTGATGTTTGTTGATTTCGATGTATACCGGATCTACTGCGCGGTTATAATCGAATTCCTCTGCCCAGGTAAGGCTACGTACTTTAGTAGGACGAGGACCTTCTGCCCAACGAACAGTCGGATGTTTCTCACGGATGTTCCAACCATGATTGCGATCATACTCGGTTGACTCTTCTTTGAACCAGGTGAAATTACCTTCACCGCGCGATACAATACCACGGCACCAACTGACGTTGATTGCCTTGTTACGGCTTTCAGTAAGATCACAGGGCATGTCCAGAATAGCGACATAACTGTTATGACCATTGGCCACAACGCCGAGAACAGTAGCTTCGAATGTCTCGTAGCGCTGTCCAGGATACACACGTTCATTCTCATCCAGGTAACGAAGGGAGCAGGATTCGAAGATAGCACGAGTACCGGCAGGGAAATGGGCACGACCGAAAGGTTGTTCGGCCTTTCTTTCTTTACGACGGCTGATAACCCATTCCAGTTTTTCTTTGGTCAGACGGGTTACGGGTTCACGATATTGTTTCATGGTGTATTTTCCTTTTTACGATTAATTTGGATTATGTACATCCCAATGCATCCTTTCCAAGATACATTGGGATGGAGTCTCCGAAGAGACCCATCTATTATTCCTGGGTCAGTTCCCCAAGACGACCTTCAGCTTTCATACGGCGGATTTCCGAAATGGACTTACCGTATTTTGCAGCCAGTTCCTTTACGGTGCCTTCAGGGGCAGGTTTACTCATGTTGCGAAAGTTTTGCTTGGCGATGTTGTAGTTTTGAGCTTGAAGAGTTCTCAGCTCAGAACGAACCAGAGCATTGCCAATGCACTGAGAGGTGAAAGTGACCATGAAAGACTTCAGCTTATCACGGTACGTATTGACCCATGCACAGGATTCATCCACGTGCGTGCACATGTACTCGGCGGCTTTGGCATATTCCAACAAGCCGACTGCATCTGGTCCAACATCCTGGTAAACCATTTTGTTGAAAAGGCCCAGTGCGATATCAGATGCACGTTCAGCTGTAATGAAATCGATTGCATCATTAATGATCAACGTTTCCAGATCTTTGAACTTAACCGCATCGTTTTTGATCAACGCCAGCATAGCGTCAACCTTTACGGTCAACATCATGTCTTCATTACGACGATTGACCAGTTCATTGGTCTGCTCTTGGGTGAACACATGGTCCACGTTTTGGAAGACTTTCGACAGACGACTATCCATTTATTTATCCTCATTTACAGTGAATGCAAACATAGTACATTTCGGTTTAGCCGGATGTTGACACCATTCCTTCGAAACCTTACCTTCGGGTTTGGTCAGTTCATAATAGAACTCACCGCAAGCAGCAGCGAGTCCCATCAGAACTGCAAGAAAACCTACACCTATTTTGGTTTTCACTTAGTGATGATCCGTTGTACGAAATGTTGGAGATTTGCAACCAGCCGATCGAACTCTTCCTCGGTCAGCTGATCACGATGAGATTCCAGAAGTACTTCTACCTCCGGAAGAACGTTCAGAGCGATGTCCAGCTGGATACGCGAAATGAACTCTGCGACATCCAGTTCACGATCACGACGAAGATGATTTACCAGCTTGCGATGTTGTTCACTGTTACAGTAGGTGGAGATCTTATCGATAAGAATATCAGAGATACTGCTTTCGATCTGTTCGGCTACAGCCTGACCGTCTTCCTTTATGGTAGCTTTGACCGCGAGGATGGCAGCAACGGCTGTTGCGCCAACTGCCAATGCAATAAGACCAAGACCAAGTGCGTTTTCTTTGATGAAGTTCATATTGATTATCCTTTCAAAGTTGTTTACATCATTGAAGATATCAGGACCCACCGAGAGACTTCCCAGAAGATCCGGAGCAATGTAAACAGAGTTGAGGGTTTCGTATACACCGGTAACAGCATCTACGTTAACCAGGCTAGAACTGCGCATGGGTACCCATTCACCGTTACGGAAGGCTTCACCGACCAGTACACGAACATCATCTACGTCAGTGCGGTTCGGCCATAGATCCTTACCTTCTACTATTTTTACATTACGAGCATGGTAGACCAGTTTACCATTCATGCGAGCAACGATATTCGGACGGCACATGTTGTCGATTACTTTAACTGCTACGGACTTTTCCATTTTTATTTCTCTATTTAGTTACGAGCATTTCTTGACCATTGGGACCGATACGATGACCGAGGATAACAGTTTCATTAGAAATAGTTTGCTCTTCAAACTTAGCGTTTACAAACAGTCCACCAAAAGTCAAACCAATAACCACTAGTGCGAATGCTTTCATTTTTAAAGTCCCTTTTTACATTAATTGAAGGTTAAATATCAAGTTAGTAATATACTGTTTAAATATGTTTGAATAAGGGAGTAGTAGTTATTACATATCGTGCAGGTAGGTCTCATCAATGATGGCACGGGCTAGCTCAATGAGACTATCTTCATCAACAACAATGTTACCATCTTTCCAGGTAGCGCTATGGGATAACCAGTTACGGTAATCCTTACCTCGTACAGGATTGATGCATACCTGACGAGTAGCTGCATCACGGTCACCACGGAAACCCATGATAGCACGTGCACGACGGATTGCTTCTTTCTCCAAGTCTTCGTCAGATTTAAAAGTCAGGAAAGTTGTCATAGTTTGATTCCTTTTTACTGATTTAATAGGTTTAATTACACTGTTGTGATATACTGGTTAAAATGGTTTGAATGTATTATTTCATTTCCACAGACGACAATAGTCATCTACATGTCGAGTGATTTCTGCAACAGCCCTGAGTCGCCGGCGGCCAGTTAATTTAGAGCAGTGTTTATTAACTAATGTATCAACAGTTTTACGTAACCTAACACAGCGTTCTTCATTAGGTATATCTTGTTCGATAAACAGGCTAGTTAATTTATGGATTTCCATATGGATTTTCTTACATACATCGTTAGCCGATTTTTCTTCATTTAATTTGTTGTATGATTCGACTAACTTAACAATAGTTGTAGCAACAGTAGTTGCGGCAACAAAAATTTGAATACCATTGATAAAATTTTTATTAAACATTTTTAAACTCCAACTAATGTATTAAAAAAATATGTCTATATTGAAAATAAAGCCCTCCCCGAAGGGAGGGTGTATGTCGCCAATAAGTGTTACTAATTTATTTAGTTAGTTTGACCATACGTTCTTTCAAAGTTGTTTACATCATAACCTGAGTGGTGTGTTGCAGAACCACCTGAAGTAGTATCTATAATCTTAACTACCACTTCATCATTTTCAATGTAAACCGACAGTTTATCTCGCATAAAATCCACGTGGTCATTTCGAGAACGTAGATATTTCATTACAGCTTCGCCACTGATTTTACTGTTAGCCATTATTATTTCCTCGATTGATTCCAGTTAAAATTATCTTTTGCATTTTTAGTGAAGAACCCGTTACCCCAACCAAATGAGTATCTAAAGTCCTTGATTACACCAACATCCGAATCGATAACCTTATATTCAATGACTTTATCACTATTCTCCAGAATGACTAAGATCGCGATAAGATCTTTAGGATCACCTACAGTCAATTCATGTCTTTCAGACTCGTCTCTGTGGATAACGATGTACATGGTACTTTATCCTCTAATTATACCCATTTAGTTACTGGGAGTTCGAAGGTTTCACACAAGTCGAGTACTTTACGATGTTCCAAGTTATTTTCTGGATAGAAGGTAATGGGTGTAGTCGGACTACCCCAATTAACACGACATCCAGTTTCTTTATGGATTTCGCCAAGTACAGTATATGCACCTGCCCCATCTGCATAACCCATTTGATTAGGGTTAACGCAGATTTGAGTAAAACGCTCCGTCAATACTCGATTAATAGTGATGGTCAAGAGACGAACGAACTCACGAGTCTTCTCGATGTCGTCTACCCAGAATTCCAGAAGGATCCATTTCCCATGAGGGTTATCATGCCCACCTTGGAAGAATACACAGAAACCTTCTTTTGCCTTATAAAACTCGTGATTGGTAATGTTACATTCAACCATTTGTTTCACTGCATGCCATACACGCTCGGTGACATAATCACCATAAAGTTCGATGCAGTGACCACGGCCAGGGAATTGTTCTTTTTTAGAAAATTTAATTTCGAACATGGTATAGATTCCTTTTTACATTAATTGAAGGTTAAATATCAAGTTAGTAATATACTGTTTAAAATGGTTTGAATGTATTATCGGTAGGGGAGGGTTACCCTTTTAACTTTTTAATACTATTGGATAAGTACATGACACTACGGAAAATTTTGAATCTTGAAAAGTATTCACGTACTTCTTTTTTAGTCAATACAAGTCTTCCATCTTTGTTTACATTATCACCAAAGACAATTTCCTGAGTATTCTTCCATAAAGATCTATAAAGATAACAGCCGTGTGGTGCATCACACCAATCATAGATCTTAAGTTCAAATTCAACTTTGTCGACAATATCATCATCAAATAAAATAGTATTTCCTTTACTATTTAATTCCATTAACTCATTTGCACAATTTATTGCAAACTCAACCGCTGCCCAGGTTCTACCACCGCTGAACATATCTTTACTTAATTTATTTAGATCGATAGCATTATAAGTTGTTTTCTTAGTGTTTTTCATGGACTGCACCCCTCAATAATAAATAGAATAATCTGTATTTAATTCACCTTTGTAATATACCCTTTAAATACATTTGAATACATGACATAAAGCCTTCCCCTGGGGGAAGGCTATTATTATGTTTTAATCCAATGGGTATATGTACATAGGTCAGTTTCTTTAATAATGGTTGATTTCCATTTATCCCATTTAATGATTTCTTTAGGGAAATAAACACAACTACTATTATCGATTTCCATCTTGACAGTAGTAATGTACATTTCGTCTAAAATATCCTTTTCAATGACTTCTTTATAAAGTTGAGAACCGCCAATGATCCATACATCCTTTCCAGTTTCTTTATTGAAATGAGTGGCATAAACAATAGCTGCACTTAGATTAGGGAGTACACCTAATTTATTATCATAGGCTACTGGATAATTACCGTTACGATATAAACTTGATGATACAACAATGTTATTACGATTAGGTAACGGTTTACTACCTAAGGATAAGAAAGTATTTTTACCCATGATAACACAGCAACCAGTTGTCATTTCTTTAAAGAAAGCTAAATCCTCAGGTATATGCCAAGGTAATAGATTATTATATCCAATGACACCATTTAGGTCATGGGCAACGATTAATTTAATAGCCATTAATTTTCCTTAGGCCAGAATTTACAAGATACTTCATTATCTTTAAATTCAATAGCCCAACTACAGCAAGTGAAATTAGTTTTAAACTTAAATGTAGACGCTAATAGGTAATTAATTTGAGCCATTTGTAATAGCGTTAATTCACCATATACTTTCTCATCAATTAATACACCAGGTCTTTTATGTTTAATAACTAATTCATTCAACTTAATATCTTGTTCAATATAGAGGTATTCCACTTCGCCTTTTTCTAGTATGGGCATGTCCCAAAGAATCAGACTAATCTGCTGTGTGAATTCCTCAATATTAGTTGTAATATCTAGTCCTTCATAACCTATCAATAGATTTATAAGTACTTGTAGGCTAATCAGATTAACAGGTAAGTCTTTTAAATCGTCTTCTTTAATAGTTGTTCTAAAATAAACAGTGCCATCTAAGTTTTTAACTAATAATCTATTTAATAGATGATTGACTTCTGATTTAATCTGATAATCCAGTTTGATCATTAGCTAACTCCTTGAGTCTAGTCATGCCATTACTAACTTCAATAATGTAACTAAAGTCAAAACTATATTTCATCATTTTGAATTCTTCTTTAAAGTTAGCGATATTTCCAGACAGAGCAATTTGTTCAAATCGACTAAAATCAGTAATAGTTTCATCGAACATTAGTTCTCTTGCGGTAATATCTGGATCATAGTTAGGATGATCAACTACAGTACCTTCGTGGTTTAAAGTACCTTGAAAATTCAAAGTCTTTTTAACATGGTCTACAGTTATTTTCCAACTAGTTGCAATATACCGAGCTTTAACTAAATTAGGAGCATACCTGTAAATACACCATTGTAATGGAGTGCCAACAGTTTGCGTATCATGCGTGGCTTTTATAACTTTAATAAAATTCTCAAGTTGATCAAATGTAACATTCCTAGTTACACCATCATTAGTGGTTATATTAAGAGATGGTCGAAGACCAGTACCAAGATCATTGGTGATGATTATATCCTCAACTAAAGCTTCATATAACTTTAGTCCTTCTTTTCTGGATCCAACATCATTACCCATTGTTTAGCTTCCTCTTTTGTTACCAGTTGATAAAGTTTATTAAATTCACGTTGACGCATTAATTTGTAATCTAGTATACGCCCATTATTTTTACGAATTAAAATAATAAAATCACCCGGACAGACAATTTTATCTTTATCTGGGCCTACACGTAAAATACCATGACTAGATTCAGTTAGATTACATAATGGGCAAATCGCATTACTAAGAGTAGACTCTTTAGTAGGTATAGCATAACCAACAATAGCACCTTGGTTGATATTATTGATAACGCCATCACCAGGTATATCACCGTTCTTTTTCCATTCGATTGCTTCAATTGGATCGGTGTATTTCGGTAGATAAAAAGACATTCTTAATTAACTCCGATAAATAATAGTAGTATAGTAAAAAGCACTTAGGTATATTTCTATTTTAAGCTATATTGTTGATAAAATAAAACCTAAGGGTACATAGTGGGTTATTATTTAAAGCTCTTAAATAGCATGGTAGAACGATATTGGACTATATAGCTGTAACCCTTAAGGCACTAAGGCTACAGAGGTTTTTAAGATAAAGATATCCAATGTACCATAATATGCTTTTACAATAGATCAACTAAATTCATTTAAAATGGGTCGTAAAAATACTTAGTTGATCTAAAGATATGTTGAATACTTTTTCACATGAACTTACGACTCACAATTGGAAATTAACAATGTTAAAAACTATCATTAAACTAGACGGTACTGAAGAAGCATACTCACCTGCTAAGATTAATGGTTGGGGTGAATGGGCAGCCCAACATCTTGGCGATAAGGTGGATTGGAGTAGTGTTGTGATGGATGCTGTTCAAGCTCTTGGTGATAAAACTTCATCACAAGAACTACAATTACAACTTATTGAAGAATGTTTAAATCGTAAGACATGGTCTTATTATCTAATGGCTGGTAGACTATATGCGATTTATCTTCGTAAGAAGTTCTATGGTCTAAATGGCATCCCAACTGTTAAAGCGCTTCAAACCAGGATGCGTAAAGATGGTATCATTGTTAAATTAGATTATAGTAGTAAAGAATACGCTCAGATTGAAAAGATCATTGATCACGATCTTGACCTACTTTGTCCGCATTTTTCACTTCATCACATTCGTGGAAAGTATGCTCTACGTAATCGTAAAACTGGTCAAGAATATGAGACTGCCCAGTTTGTATATATGCGAATGGCAATGGCTCTAGCTGAAAAAGAGCCAGCTGAAACTCGCATGACTCATGTGGAGAATTACTATAAACTACTTTCTAATAAAATTCTTAGTGCGCCAACACCTAACTACGTTAACCTAGGTACTAAGCTTCGTGGTTTTGCATCATGTTGCCTATTTGCTTCTGGTGATAATGGTGTATCACTGGCAATGGGCGATTATATTGCTAACATCATGACCCAATCATCAGCAGGCATTGGTGTTAACTTAATGACTAGGTCAATTGGTGATCCTATCCGTAATGGCCTAATCATTCACCAAGGTAAGAAACCATACATCGATGTAATTGGTAAAGCAGTAAGGGCTAACCTACAAAATGGTCGAGGTGGTGCTGTTACGTGTTACTACAGTGCTTTCGATCCTGAAGCAGATATGATTACTCAGCTACGTAATCCACGTTCTACTGAGGATAGGAAGAACCGTGATCTTCACTATGCATTCCTAAGTAATAAGTTCTTTGCTAAGAAAGCGGCTCAGAAAGATGGCATGATCTTTGTATTCAATCCATTTACTGCTCCAGATCTACATGATGCTTTCTATAGTGGTGATATTGATAAGTTTATTAAGCTTTATGAAAAATATGAAGCGGATCCTAAATTTGAGAAAACTTATGTAAATGCTCGGGATCTTCTCAAATCAATGCTAGTTGAAGCATATGAGACTGGAACCATCTATTCAGCTCAAATTGATGAACTCAATCATCATACACCATTTAAAGAACCTATTTACAGTTCTAACCTATGCCTTGAAATCGCAGAACCCACTAAGCCTTACTATCGAATGGAAGATCTTTATTCTAGTGAGGATCACGGGCGCGGTGAGATTGCTACTTGTTCACTGGCTGCTATTGCAGTGGATAACGTTCCTGATAAGCAAACTTATGAAATGGCGGCTTACTACGCACTTAAGATGATTGACTATTGTATCCTTAATGCAGAGTATGCTTTCCCACACCTTGCACTAACCGCTAAGAATCGAATGAGTGCTGGTGTTGGTATCATGGGTCTAGCCACACATATGGCACGTGCTGGCCTTAAATATAGCAGCGATGCTGGTAAAGCTGAAATCCACTTCATTGCTGAACGGCATATGTACTTCCTTATCAAGGCGTCACTTAAGATTTCTAAAGAACGCGGGAATGCGCCTTGGATTCATAAGACTAAATGGCCAGAGGGATGGACTCCACGTAAGACTTATAATAAGTCAGTGGATACTATCATTGAAGGTGGCTTTGAAGAACTTTATCCATGGGATGAGCTAGAGAAAGAAATTAAGGAGAATGGTGGTATTGCACACTCCGTACTAGCTGCATACATGCCTGGTGAAGCATCATCTAAGGCACTAGGGTCAACTAATGGTCCATACCCGGTACGTCGCCTAATTCTTAATAAGACTGATAATGGTGCACGTGTGCTATGGGCTGCTCCATATGGAGATGATGACTCCTATGTGTATGAATCAGCTTATGATATCCCCACTAAAGATCTTATTGATTGCTATGCCATTATTCAAAAGTGGACTGATCAAACAATCAGTGCGGACCTCTACCGACGCATTGTAGGTTCTGAAAAGATCTCTTCTAATGAAATGCTAGGTAATCACTTCTACATGGTGAAACGTGGAATGAAAACCCGGTATTATGTAAATCTAGAAACAGCAGCAGGACTTGATATTAAATCACTTGAACGTGCTGTTGAGGTAACTAATACTGAAGTTGGGTGTGCAGGCGGTTCGTGCACTCTTTAAGTGTATACACCCTCCCTTAATTGGGAGGGTGTTATTCCCAATTTATACTAACCTCTATTATTTATTGTAAGAAATATTTTTAAATTGTAAAGGAACTGATATGTCTACTAAATCTCAACTACCAAAGAAAATCTTCAATGTTGCTAAGAGTGATTATCATCTACCGGAAATTATTCTTGGAGATGATCCAGGTCTACTAGATTCAATTCACACTCATTATCCTAAAATGTGGGAGCTATATAAGCGTCTAAAGATGCTTGATTGGGATGAGCTAGAATTTGACTTTTCCACTTGTCTAGTAGAATTTGAAACGTGTGATAAATCAACTTATGACATGATGATTAAGACACTGGCCTGGCAATGGGAAGCTGACTCTGTAGCCAGTCGTTCCATTGTTAATATTCTATCACCTGTCATGACAGATTCACGAGTATGGGCGGGATATGTACGTATTAATGATAATGAAGACGTACATGCTTTAACTTATTCTGAAATTGTACGTAATAGCTTTAAAGATCCTAAAGTTATTCTAGACGAAATTCTTAGGGTAGAAGAAGCACAAGAACGAATGGTTGCAGTAGCCCGCACTATGGGTGAAGCACATGACGCAGTTCATGCGTATGCTCTTAATCAGGTACCCAATGATCAAGAACTTTACAATAAAGTATTCATGTTCTTCATCGCTCTATATTTCCTAGAACGTATCCAGTTCATGGCATCCTTTGCAGTAACCTTTGCTATTGGTCGTACTGGTGCATTCCAGCAAATTGCAGCCGCTGTTAAGAAAATTGCCCAAGACGAATTCGAAATCCATGCACAATATGGACAAGAAGTTATTCGTGCACTACTGGCAACTGAACGCGGTAAACTCGCTTACAGTCAATGTAAAGATAAAATCATTGAACTACTATGGGAAATTGTAAAGACTGAAGTTACCTGGATTAATTATCTATTCTCTGAAGGTCGTGAACTAACTGGTGTTAATGCGACTAAACTTATTAACTGGGTACTTTTCAATGCTAATGCCGCAGCAACATTCCTAAGTATTGAAAATGATGTTGTAGAACAGTATCAAGTGGAGTTTAAAGAATCAGCTGGATTTGATTTTGTTTGGCCAGAGAAGAACCCACTTCTTTATATGGAAGACTACCTAGATATTTCATCAACCCAAGCATCTCCTCAGGAAGAAGAGAAGCCTGATTACATGGTCAACGTTGTAAATGATGTTGGTGAAGAAGAAGAATTTGAGGTTGACTTCTTATGATTAAGATTATCACATTCGTAGTTTTAATGTGGTCCACTGTCCTATTTGCAGCAACTGAAGTAAAATCAACTACAGATGGTATTATTGCACATTCAGAATGTCAGCTAGTTGCTAAAGATAGTAGTGTTGTCGGCACTACTGTTGGAGGTGCGGTTGGAGCCACCGCAGGCGCTGTATTAGGTCGAGCAATCTTTGGTAAATCTGGAGGTTGGGTAGGTGGTTTAATCGGTGGTGCCGCAGGCGGCGCAGTCGGTAATAATGTTAGTGCTACTGAAACATTTCAATGTAAACTGATTGTTAATACAGATGGCAAGCAGTACATGGTTCAAACAGTTACCAATGAAAAACCAAAGGTTGGTGATAAAGTCACTGTTGTTGAAATGAATGATGGTACACGAGATATAATGTAGACATAATGACCCTCCCTTAATTGGGAGGGTTTATGCTAACAATTCTATAGCACTCTTATTAACAGTCATCAACGAGAGAGTAGACATGAATAAAATGCTAAACTTCCTAAACCGTACGCTATATAGCGGTACTGAAAAAGTATCTTCAAAAGCTACACCAAGTCTAGAACACTTTAAAACAAATGTTGAACAAGTAGATAAAAAGATTCTACAACCCTTTAGTACTAAATTTAAAACCATTCTAAAAGAATGTTACAGTAATGAGGAGTGGGTTGAAGAACAATCATTTATTGAAGAACCTATTGATCTTGGTTCAGCTGCACGCGGTCTTACCGAGCGCGGTATTATGCGTGGTGATTGGGGACGCTTAGCGCATTCCACTATTAAAGAAGCAGAAGGTATGATGCGTACTTATAGTGGTCGTCTAAATGAAGATATGGAGGCATCTGAAATTAATGAAGTAATTCAAGATATGCCTTATAACTTCACAGCTGGCTCAGCTAATACTAGCCGTTTAGAAGAAGATGACTCTATTTTTGTTGAAGCAGATACAACTGTAGTTGAACCTCTGTCTAAGCAGACTCTGCCAAAAGTAGCAGAACTTACTAACCAACTAGTAGAAGTTTATAACCGAATCACTGAAGAATTTACAGAAACTGGTATTGCTAAAGTTGAACAAGTTGAACAGCCAGCAGTTCTTGTAGCACTTGGTGAGATCATTAGTAGTTTTAATAAACTAATTGATGCTTCATGTGGTGCTCTACCAGTGGAAGAAACTGTTATTGTAGAGGAGGATCCGTTACCTGCCATTGTTACTGGTCCAACTACTGAACCCATTGATGGTGAAATTCCACCTGTTGATGCTATTAATAATTCTGCGGCATTAGAAGAGTTTATTGAAGAAGTACTAAGTACTAATCCAGAATTCATTAAATACCAAAGTATGAATGATAGTAATATTGATTCATATCTAACTGGAGATGACTGGATTATACTAAAATTTAAAGATGGTTCTTATTATTTATACAATGCCCAGAGTGCTGGTGAAACAAATATAGAAATCATGAAAGATATGGCCGAAACTGGTAGTGGTCTTAATGGTTTTATAAATCGAGTTATTCGTGGCGGGTATGTAGAGAAGTCCATCATTAATACTCCCGGTTTTATACAAGTCTCAAATGAAGGTCTTATCGACACCATTAAGAGTATCTTCGACTCTGGCCCTGAGATCAATCTTGATAAAAAGAAGAAAGCTATTGCTACACTGAAAAGTACCTATGGTGATGCCAAATGGGTGGCAGAAGCAAAGCTTAAAACCGGCGAAGTAAAAGTATCGAGTTACGAGACGTTCGCGTCTAATGATCCTAAGACCGCAAAAGCCAATATCACTAATGCTGTAGCTAAAGCTGATCGTCACAACCAGAAAGTTCTGGATGAGAACAGTAAGATACTAGCCCCCGTGGTTAATCTGTTCAAAGGGAATGATTGGCAAGACCCTAAGAAAGTCGCTACTCTTCTGGCTGAATGGAAACCCAATGTAAAGACAAACTTCCAAGAACCCAAATGGCCAGATAATGCTGGTGCTAAGATTAAGTTGCTTGATGCTACCGGTATTGTGGAAGCAGCTAACGTTATCATTGACGTTCTGTCTAACAACACTAAGACTATTGCGGACACTTGGGTAGCCCAGTATCCTGACCTATCTGTCAATGGGGATATCTACAAACATAAGCTATCCACTATTAAAGATAAAGATGCTCTTGAGGATGTATATCTGCTGGCTAAAAGGGCCGATAATGCCATTCTTAACATTCATGCATCGTACGACGACGCTAAGGTTGAATCTGCATATCGAGTATTTGCTATCGACATGTTGAAACTAATGCAAGCATCTGTCAGTAGCTTCCCAAGTGGTTCAACCGTAGAGAACACCAATGAACGCAATACGGTCATTGGTATTGAAGAATAACTTACTGAGTATGTAATGATATGTAGAAATGATCCCTCCCCCTCGTTTCTACATTAGTCATAATAAATCGGAGCCAGTCCCCCTTCCAACTGGCTCCCAGAGAGTAAAACTCTTTGCTGGGCATTAATGACGATATATCGCCTCCCTTCGGGGAGGCTTTATATTTTGTTTTTACGTATGTATATTAAAATATGTATAAACAACATAGAGTAATTATAAAATGATCAAAAATGAACTTTTACCAGGGCTAATCTATGCCCAAAAAGAATTTGATAAAATTGCAGCTAATGTAAAAGACTATGATAAGTATAAAAGACGCGAAGCTGGTAGGGCAAGTGCCGTTTTAAGAAGTCTAGTGAGCAATATTGTAAATCAGAATAAACCATCCTCACTTGAACATGAAGGCAAAGTTAGTACTACTAATACTAATGAATATTTAGAAGAAGTTAATAATTACTTCTTTAACATTAATAATATTAAATTAATTTCTCCTAAACTCATAAAAGAGAAATTAACAATTGATCTAATGAATATTTATGTTAAATGGAATATGATTGGAGTGGCTGGCCGAAATGATGTGCCAATTATTGAGCACAGAATTAATGATTGGTGCGAAGTGACCGATGTCTACATTAATGGTAATAAGATAACTTCTTTACAATGGCCACGTTGAATTTAAAATAAGTTGTAATAAAATACCTAGCATTACATGTTATGTATTGAAGCACAATGCCCGAATGGTGAAATTGGTAAACACAGAAGACTTAAAATCTTCCGGCTACGGTCTTGTCGGTTCGAATCCGACTTCGGGCACCAATTTAAATACGGAGTGTAGCGCAGTTGGTAGCGCGCCTGCTTTGGGAGCAGGATGTCGGGAGTTCGAGTCTCCCCACTCCGACCATTTTAATAATAGGTAAATAGGATGGATAATAAATGGATATCATGGGAACATCAAATTATAGGAACAGCTCTTTACGCTATTCTTAGTGACCCTGAATTAACTAATATTCAATTAGCTCAAGGCTTACACTATCTAACAGAAGCAAAGTCTTCTGTATTACATGTTTGTAATAACCATATTACATTCACTGTAACCTATCCACATGGCACATTTAGAACCAATGTAATTAGAGAGTGCCCTGCTAGTGATACAAATACATTCAAATGGTCAGGTGTATTAGTCCGTCAAAAAGATGGAACATTCTTACCAGAATAAATAAAAAGGGCCTATAGCTCAGTTGGTTAGAGCAGGCGACTCATAATCGCTTGGTCGCAGGTTCAAGTCCTGCTGGGCCCACCATATACTAGCCTCCCACTTGGGGGAGGTTTTATACTGTCTCATTGAGGAAAACATGAATACAGTAATAATGTTGGTATTATCTATCAAAGTTGGATTATTTGGTTTCATTTCGACTAATGAAAGTAATATCCTATTTGAAAATAGGGAACAGTGTATTTCTCATCTGGATATTCTGGAACATAAATACAAGTCTCTTGAAGTTATTCGAAATGAGAATACTCTAAAGATAACCGAAAGAGATAACCATTCTATTTATATTTTTAAATGTCTCTAGGAAAATACATGGAACATCAAGAACAAAAAGAACTATTGAGACAACCATTACAAACACTTTATAATCTTACTTTTAGTCCCCGTTTACGTAATGGAGCGAAGGCTCCCGATTGGATTCACCTGACCGATGAAGTAACCCTATTCCCAAACGGATTAGATATTACAATCAACGCTGTTACACGTTGCATCAAATGGGAACTTATCGGCGAGGATGTAAGTAACATTACTTATGTTGAAGCTATGTTCTTTAATAAAGGTCTTAAAGCAGTTAAAGCCTATCTCAAACATACGGAGTAAATATGGATCATCTAACCCCAACGCAGAGCGCTGTATATTTCACATTTATTAGCCCTGAGTTTATAAAGCTAACTCTTGTTGAATCTTTTGTAGCGATCCACAAGAAACATCCAGAAGTAAAGCATTGCGTTAAGAAAAAGATTAGTGCTAATGAAACGCAGTTTATCTTTATCTTCAAAGATGGGACTGATAATTTAATCATTACACGTAAAACTGAACCTTGCCCTGAACTGGATAGCCCAGTAGGCGATAGTATTAAGTTGTCCGGCGAAGAACTTAAAAATATTCTTGCTAAGTACGATCGTCCCAAGGATGGTAACTATTTCAAGCACTGGACTGATCGCCCGTAATAAAATATTACTGGTTATGTAATACTATGTAGGAAGTCATGTCCATACGTTTGCGCTCATAGTTCAGTTGGTTAGAATACCCGCCTGTCACGCGGGTGGTCAGGGGTTCGAGTCCCCTTGGGCGCGCCATTTAATTCCGTGATAGCTCAGTCGGTAGAGCAAGTGACTGTTAATCACTGGGTCCCTGGTTCGAGTCCAGGTCACGGAGCCATATTCTAAAGAGTAGCTTCGGCTACTCTTTTATGTTGCCATGGGTTATCTTATGAATTAAAATGATTTACTTGAGAGCACACTCATGTTTGAATTACTATTATCGCCAGATATAGGCGAAGAGTTACCCTTGGTTGGATTTAATGAAATTATTAAATTAGGTGATCTACCTGTAGCGTTAGCTGGTACAATGTCATATGTGGATGGAAATACACTGTATGTTGGATCTGGTCATCATACTGAAGGACAAACAGCTGCAACTGTGTTCAGACGTTTTACCATATCGCCATTTGCCGATATAGGTGCAACTGCTTCTGGAACATTCTTACCAGGGGTATCTTTAGGATTTGGGACATTACATAAGAATAACTTTATTGTTTATGGCGGTATTACTGGATGGAACTCGGCTGGTAATGGTGGTACGGGAACATCTAACTTTATACAACATTTTGATATAGCTACAGGCAATAGGGTTGAGCGATATAGTGGTCCCGTACCACTTTGGGGCACAGCCTCCGCATCAGATGGTAATGATCTTATTATGTGTGTTAACCCAGTTGGGGTAAATGCAATGCGGTTAAAACCATCGGGTAAGACATGGCTTAGTGGGCAAGATTATTCAGGTGGTGCTCGTTCAGGTCAACAGTTATTCTTTTATAATGGTTACTTTTACCATTTTGGTGGTTGGGATAATACAAAGAACATACCTAATCTTGAAGTTTATCGATATAATGCAACTACCTTAATATGGGAGCAAACACCTTGGATGATTATACCTGCTGATAAAGGAACAATCTGGCAAGGTAACGGTTATGTAGATGGAGAATATTTTAATTACCTTAACGCTGTTGATGTCGGCGGTGTAACTAAAATGTTTGCACAACGTTTTAATATTAGGCGCCGGAAATGGGCTGAACCATTTGAACTAGGTATCGGATTCCTTAATATTTCATCTATAGCTAAAGGTCCGGATAATAGCATGATCATTGTAGGTGGATCTAAAATGCCAGTTGGTGGTGGAGCATATATGTTGAAAAGCCAATTGTTATCAGGTATCTATCAGGTAAAACTAGCGCCATTAATCATTGATTAAAATAATAATATTTATAACTATTTAGATAATTATACTGGCACGATGATATTATGTAAGAGTACTATAATAAAGTATTCTTAAATCTATCCACTAAACACACTCGGTGGTAGAACTTATTATAGAGTGTGTCTAAATGCCAGGGGTTTGCCACCCCTGGTTATATTCATTGTTACTATTATAAATTCATTTATAGATGAGAAAAGGTTTTATCACCTTTTCAAAATCGGCATTTAATTCCAGTTAAAAAACTGAATCTATGCTACATTGTAATAAAGGAGTCTATTATGACTAACTCTAATCAGTTTGTAAGAACTATTGTAAAGTACCAAGATATCCTAGATGCTTTAATTCAAAAAACGAATGAGAACTGGGTTAATTATCGATCTAATTCTATTGGTCATATTGTTATTCGTGAATACAGGACTGTTGGATTATTTGTAGGTCGGCAATGTGGTAGTACAACTGCATTGATTGAGTTTGCTAATCGTCATCCTGGCGAATGTCTAGCTGTATTTGTAGAAGATAAAATTAAACAGGCTGTACTGGCTAAGTTCCAGAATGCTAAAGATAATATTGTTTCTTGTTTAATTACACACCAACTCCGTAAATATATTCATCAACCTGAGGAATCATCTATTCAAAAAGATATTAAAGAAGAATTAATATCGTCTGTAAAATATATTCTTGTTGACAATGCCTCATTTAATCTGAACCTACGCGGTATCACTGATAAAGAATTTAACCAGTGGGTTGCAGATACTTTTGGTACAGAGGTAATGGTGGTTCGTTTTAGTTAGAATTAGTAACTTTGATAGTTTCTAATAAGATTAACTACACGTTATTTACATAATGTCATAACAAGAAATAAATAATACTCAGATTGTAATAATATGTAGTTATTACATATCTATATTAGGTTGTCAGTAACTCATCTCTAATATAAAATCGCCATAATTCTTCCGTGATAGCTCAGTCGGTAGAGCAAGTGACTGTTAATCACTGGGTCCCTGGTTCGAGTCCAGGTCACGGAGCCAATTCATAGTTTTAGATTTAGTTATATTTCACTACTATGTAAACTATAAAGGCAGCTAATGCTGCCTTTATGTCGTCTTGTAAAAGTACCCAGTAGTTGAATCTTATAGCTGAATACAAATAGGGTAAAGACATGTCACTTAAAGCATTGCAAGATATAGTTAGTAGTGTTCCTACAAATGAACAAAAGGAACGATTAGTTAAAGTTCGGAAAACGATGGAAGAGCTAAATGAGTCTATTAAGAATCAGATTCGTAATAAACGACCTAGTCAAGCTCTTCTCGACAAAACGATAAACTGGGGTACCAAGTATGGCTAAGACATTAGTTCGTGCAAAGCTGATTACTGAGGCTGGTCAATGGATGTCGTCTGACTGGGAATGTGGTTTCCGTGCATGTCGATTCGTGAAACTTGGTAATGATCATGTAAACATAAAAGACTTTGAGGCTATGATCACGGCATTCGAAGTTGGTGACATGTTAGTGATTTGGCCAAATGGGCTTAGAACTTCGTATAGTGTGGATAATTTCAATAAGTACTTTTCCCATATCAAAGATGAATACCATGAGACTGATCTCCGTCCACTCTTTTACCCCAAGTAGTTGAGCTTATGATAACTATATTCGTGTATAAATACATTACATTCGTTATACCCTTTAATTGATTGAAATCAAGCTACATAAAAGTGATTGAATGGTCCATGTAGGTGATAATTTTAATAAAGGTAAAGGATTTATCAGAGAATATCTCAGTGCATTTAGGTATTTTATCACTCGCCTATCTAAATCACATAAAGCCCTTTACCGAGGAATGTGAGAATGTTGGTTGCGATTGATAATACTGGGACAGAATATGATGTCGACCCAACTGATGAAGTAGACGTAATGTTTGTATTTAGACCCACACTAAAATAACTTTATATGACTTAATACCCCTCTATATAGAGTGGTCTATTTATAAGTAAAATTATACATAGAGTTAATATTATTTGTAGATTAGTTCTACACATAACTCAACTTGAAACCGGGTGTTAATAAAATTTAACACTACGGAAAACATAAAGGTGTATAAAAATGGCTTTTCATTTTACTGAAGTAGATTTAAATGATTTTATCAATGAATCAGGTAAAGACTTAAAAATAAATGTTGGTAAACAAACACTAGCAGTTTATGATATCGATAGGCTAAATATTGTTAATTCAACTATTAATAAACTAGTTTATAATGAACCTATAAGTGAAGAACACATAGATGCATCACTTACAGATAATTCATTAAAAGAGCTTAATGATTATTTACTAAATGTTGGTGTTACTGAAAGCGCTAAAATGATGATTGATGCTGTGTTAGAATTAAGCGATTATCATAAAAGTGATGAATACTTTAACCCAATGATGTATAAATTAAAAAGTATGCACACTAAAAATACAGATGGTGTTTATTTGATATTTTTACCAACGCCTACTATCGATGATCAAATTAACACCATGCAAGGGTATATTATCAATAAATCCGGTAATCTCATTAGGACTACTGTACAGTCATGGCGATTTGAGAAAATTGAATTCAAAGACTTAGCCAAACATGATAGACGTTGGTTATTTATTGAATATTACATTAATGTTAAACAAACGAAAAATAATATAATCAAAGAGCAACAAGATGAATTAACTAAATTTATTTATTATAGTACTCTAAGTTAAAACAAATAAAAAAATAAATATAAGAGCTAGCCCCTAATGGGCTAGCTTTATGTTATCTTACTCTGCTACATCTTTTACATCAGGTTTATTATTCCAACGTACTGCTCTCGCAATACCATACGTAAGAATAAGAGCACCTACGGCGCCAATAGTGGTGCTAATAATAATGCCAAGAGTTTTTGGGTCGATATTCATATTTAGTTTCCTATTTACAATTAATAGAAAATATTACTTTTAGTAATATCAAGTTAATGATATACTGTTTAAATATGTTTGAATATAACTTTATTTATTATAATAAATAAAATAATACTTTCATATACACTATATGTAGAAGATTCCGCCGCTATAGCTCAGCTAGGTAGAGCAACGCACTTGTAATGCGTAGGTCCTCCGTTCGATTCGGAGTGGCGGCACCAAATTTACTGAGGTTTAAACTATTCTTAAATATATTAGTTAGGATGGGATTGAACGCGAAAGACTCAGTAAATCATATTGCCCCTCCATATGGAGGGGCTTATGTTTGTCATTAATCAGGAAAATATAAAATGAGTCATCTATTATTTATCATCCAAGAATACATTACTAATAAATTTGAGGTAACACGAATTGATATGAAGCCAGGCAATCGAATGTTACGCGTATGTGTATACGGTCAACATGAGGAAAAAGGTTTCGTCCGTGTAGATTTATGGTCAGTTGGTTATCGCATTACAAAGAAATAATACTCCAGATTATTTAATATGTATTAATCAAAGGAGTTTATAATGAGTAATGAAACTAACTATCTAGGTTATGAATGGAAAACAGATATAACTACTTCAAATATTAATAGAGTGGTTGATTTATATACACTTGAATTAGCATGGTTAAAAGAAGATTTTAATGATACTCTTTTTATAAAGTCTTATAAAGTTCTAGAGGGTCTATTAGAGGAACCGTCTAGGGCAATCCATGATGATACAGTAACCATTCAAGATCAATTAGATGAATTAAATACTGTTTTTAAATTAGTATTTGGAAAAGATAATAACGTAGAGTTATCAATTAATAATGATTCAATTATTGTGATCGGTGCTACAGATGCAACTAAAGAAAAGTTAGAAGCAGAGGTGCGTGAGTTTGCATATAGAAAATCATTAATTGATGAACGTTATCCAGATATTGTAACGGATTAAAATACTTACAGCTATCTAGTATGTAACTAGGCGGATTGCCATTTGTAAATTATCTATTTAATCAAACTGAGGAAATACTAATGAAACAATTCTTTCAGCTACTTCTAAGCCTGCTTTTCAAACTACCGGTTCTATCATATTTTGCTGAGAAGAAACGACTAGAGAAAGAGAAACAGGAAGAAGAAAAGCGTCAGCAAGAACAACGTCAAAAAGAACTACTTGATGAACAACGTCGCGAACAAGAAGATCATTATCGAAAGACGGCTTACGATCGCCTAGCAAAACTTATTCATACTCGGTGGTATGATGAGTTTAACGCATATGAAAAGAAACTAGTTGATCTTGCCGTGTCGAGTGGTAAAGCAGTTAGTGTTAAGTATGGTAAAGTCACTAAGATGCAACACCCTCAGCAATTTAAACTACTTAATGATTGGCTGGATGATATCCCAGTAGAAGATTATTCTAAGTGAGTTTAAATAAAAAAATAAAGACATAGCCCCTCTCCACATGGAGAGGGGTTTATGCCGTAATTATACACTTACTTTGATAAGATTTTTAATATCAGTGAAATGGGTATATGTTGCCTTTTTATCTTTGTGAACCAGTAGGCAACAGGTGCCTTCATTTACGGTATTGGTTTGTTTTAATGGGATATTTAAAGCATATTCAAATAGATCATCCATCCAGTTAAATGCCATGAACTTATTGATAAGGACATGATCGAAATCAATTAATTCAATAAACGAATCGATCTCAGATTGATAATACTCTACAACCATTTTAGACCATTCTTTGTTTATTGCATTAATGACATTGGGATTATTTATTTTATTAAATAACTCAGTGCGTTCCTTAGTAGGTAAACTGAGATAATAATTAATATTACTTCTAACGATATCTGGATTAGTGATATCTAGTTTTTCTGGTAAGTTATGTTTACTATCTACATATTTCTTGGTTTCTGGAGTCATCCTCCAGCAACCATAATCAGCAGTAGTACTTGATGGATCTATTTTAGTCTCCACTACTTTAGAAAATACATCTACATATAAATTAACAGATTCGTATACATCAGGTCTGATTGGATTAAAGTTTAAACTTTTAATAAGACCCCTAACTGGCCGAGTACCAATTAGACAATGCAATTCAAGCTTAACATTTTCCTCTTTAGCCATCTTAAATATATCAGCAAAACTGAGCTTTACTGCCATTTAGAATATACCTTTTATTAATTGGACAAATAGATTAGATACACATAGCAATAGAATAAACCATAAACCTAGTCTTTGTAATTTATCTATACGCTTAGCTTTTTGTTTCCTCTTTAATCTAACTAATAATGTATTTTTAATATCATTCATTAAATTATCTCAGATTTTTTAGACGGTGTATAAACCCTCAGTATTACATGTTGTTATGATATTGTAAAGACGATGCCAATAGCGATCATACGTATTTTTACGTTTGTAGCTATTGGTACGGATGACTAGATTGGCGACCCAGTGATTCTGATCAATGGTCTCATGTAGATGCCCGAAATAAGCCCCCAGTTCAATTTCGAATGGGATCTTACACTCACGCCCCTTACACATTGCTTCACGCAATAAACGCATTGCAGAATTCTCTGCATTGGTATCTTTAAATAAAAGACTAATGTATCCAGGGCTACCACCAGTTTCTTCATCAACATGGCCTGAACAGCAATAAATAGTTGCAACATTGGTAAATTGATTAAACCATTTAATTAATGGCCTACATGCTTCATCAATAAGATCTTCATATTCAGGTTTATACATTACTTTAACAGTATCATCTGCACGTTGTTTCACATGATGAAAATATTGCTCCCAATTTACATTAGTGTAATATAGCATATCCATATTAGAATTACTCATACAAATCAACCCCATATGTTATTGGCATATTCGCGGTCATTGAAAATGCGGGTAAGATCCATCCGCTTTTGAATGCGCGCTAGTATCCATTTTAGTTGTTTAGTTGATAGTTCTTGATTTTGCTTGTACTCACCTGTAGCATGGATGTAATAATCAAATTTACGACTTACAGTAGTAGTATGTGCACATGCAATAGCAAATGCTTCAAGTGCAGTTAGTTTGGTTGATCCATTATCATTACAATTAGGGATAAACTCAAGTACACTATTAACTGCATCTACACCACTACCCAAATGAGCCCAATCTTTCTTGGTGATGTTGATACCCATGTCTTTAAGAATAACTGTATATATGTCACCATTCTCCATAGTGAACATCATAGAAGTATTACCATTAAACAACCTGCGTTCTATGACTGGCAAGATATTTACTTCAACTTTAAACCAATCAGCTAAATCAACACCTGCGGTAAGGGCATTCAATAGATCATAAACATTATCTATAGTTCCAGCAAAAGCCATAGTTTTAACACGTTTACCTTGCCAAGTAACTGTCGGATGAAAAATTATCTTGTGGCAATCATTGTAATATACATCTACACCTTCAGCTTTAGCAGTTAGATCAATATAACCGTTATCTAATACTGGAAGTCGCCCAATGCTATCAGTTGCATTATTCCGCTCAATTAATAGGCAGTCTGCAATCATGACTTTACCATCATTTACGATATATGTCATTTTCACTCCTTATAATAAAATAAATAGGCTTAAGCGAAATAAAGCCCTCCCCGAAGGGAGGGCATTATCAATAGGTGGGATCTCGGCGGCACCTTCATTTGCGGACGGGAACGCTGAAGGGAGATAGTCCGGGAGATCCCGATTTGGGTATTCTTTACATATGGTATTACTGCAAGTATTTGTTCCCCGCAGTATAATCACCATTGATCCAATTTTTGATTACAACACTGATCCCTTCATTTTCTTTAACGGTAACCCCCAACTCAAGATCGATTGATTGATAAGCTACAGCCGCCAGTGTTAACCGAAGATAAACGGATCCATCTTTTTCGATATCGTAGGATACTACGAACCCGTCTTGTAGATTTTGTAGCTGGAATGTATTAGCATGTTGTGGGTGGAGACGATCCATATTGTACTCGACGACATCTAGTAGATATTGCCGAGCATCAGCAGCATTATCAAATCCGAGATCGCACAGACCGATCGGATAGCGAGCTTGCGTGCATGTAACTTTCATAGATACTACACGATGTTGTTTGCACATTATATTTTCCTCTTAGATGTCAAAAACCCTCCCCGATCAGGGGAGGGTATCTCATTGGTACTTCTTCAGCAAAACTGAAACTAAGATAAAAGAGCAATCGTAAAGGAACTACATAGAATAGTGTATTTCTTTTACTATTTTTTACACAACCTCTTTAGATGGGGGTTCTTTATGAATCCAGTCTAAAGTTGTTGGTAAACTATTATCTGATCTGAAGGTACACACCGTCCGGAACCGAGAGTGATCAACTACAGATAATTGCCCGTTAATCGCAGCCTCATATTGCCTACACAACTTCACACACCTTTTCTCTAGATCAGTTGGTTCGTAACCTTCTTCTCTTGGTTCAGTGTATGGTCCATCCCAAAAGAATATTAATCTAAGATCAATCCCAGATTTATACTCCGCTTGGTATGAATATTGATGAACATCAAAATCATCTAATTCTTCAACTAGATGTGATGTTATTGTTCTAGGGTGTTCATGAGTTAATTCACTGTATATATGTTTATTTCTAGGGTTTTGTAAATCAACTACGATAAGTTGACTAGTCATTTTAACTTTTATCCAGATGTCTATTACGAGTGCGTTCCACTGCTGTAGGTTCGACAGTGGCTCGCGGTAGATAAGTAATCTCCGGGAAAGTCTTATTAAGAGCATCTTCAATTAGCTCTTTAGCAATCTCTGCATCGATGTAATGGTTTAGAATAATACCACGATGATACAGGAAGAAGCTGTATTCATCATAACCATGGCGAAGACTTACTTTACCACGATACCCACCATAGGTTAGAGTATCTTCGTTAATTTCATTCCGATAAATATCAAGTTGGATATTATTTTGAAGATGCATTTGAATGAAGTCATTACCATCGCCACCAAATAGGGTTGGTCGTTTCCGCCCGGTAACAACATCTTGGATGGAATCCATTAGTCGGTTAATGTCTGTTTCTAATCGTTGGATATCACATTGAGAATTCATTGCTTCATGAAAACGAGTTACAACTGCATTAAATTCTTCTTCAGTCCAACCGCTGGTACGTTTTTCATAATCAACAATGATAATACCGAACCAGGCATAACCGTTAGAATGTTTTACTTTAACACATAGATGAGGTACATTATCAGCACCTGACTGATGGTTAACAGTGTAATTATTATTACGGCTGATTACTAGTTTGATAAAAGGTAGACTAATGATTGACGCCATGGAAATATTCCTTTTGTATTTTTTAAATTAAAGTAGGAGTTATTATTGAGTTTCAACTCAATACATCAATAACTCCAGTATGTTTTCAAAATTAAATACATGTATTTACAGTTACATTGTAACCAGTTAGTTTTGCCAACAATACAAATTAGCGAACCTGTTCGATTTTTTCAGAAACAATGAAAATATGTGCAATACGATCCTCATCAACATACCGATATCGAAATGAGGTATAACTAGATGACACATCCGTATCGTTTAAATAGGTGATATTAAAATCATCTACTTCCCTACCATTAGCAGCCGCAACGGTATTTAGAATGTTGAGTAGACTCATTTTACAGATTCCTTTTTAGTATATTAATATTTCAATAGACTATTGATAAAAGCATTAGGGTCATAACGGTTATTTGAAAAAGCCGCCATTACATCACACCCTGGCTGATCTTTAAATCTGATATCTTCAGGAATATCGAAGTCAGGGAACATTAGTTTAATATACTCCCTAACCTCTTGATCTCGTAGATATGGAATCTCCACCATGTAATCAACGCGACCTTTCCTTAGAAGTGCTTTATCAATATTCTCAGGATGGTTTGTAGTTAGAATGGTCATTGTCTCATCTAGTGGAACAATGCCATCTAGACCATTTAATAAAGCTGACAAAGTTAATCCGCTAGCCGGTTGTTCATACGTAATTCCATTCTTCATACACTTCTTTAATTTCCACCATCGGCGAATTGTGGTAAATAATGGATCTTTCTCATCGGCCCATTTTGAAACACCCAATTCAGCCATAGCGTAAGCACTTATCCCAAAACCTTGATCATCGCTATTTTCATCAAAGATATAGATGGTGTCATTAAATCCAACTACAGAGTATCCTTCATAGTCATCTTTAAGATCAACCCATGCAGATGGATATTTCTCAATTAAATCAATAAAAGAATATTTCCTCTCTAATTCTTTTATCTCTTTATCTAGTTTTACAGGATCATTTAAAACGCGATCTTTAACTGCCGGGGTATCATCGAAGTCCTCAATTAAAAGAATATTACCTTTAGGTAGTGTAGTAAATGCCCGCCTAAGACTATCATTAGTCATAGAGGCTAGTGATAGCGCACTAACATTTTTATTAAAATGTGAGGCAATTGCTTTACTGATCGAGGTTTTACCAGTACCAGGAGGACCTGTTAAAACACAAGTGAATTTATAGGGTAGTCCACGATCATCGTACCATTTCCGATCAGAATAGAATTCTTCAATCTTATTAAGGAATTCTTCTTTGATCTCTTTACGCAAAATCACCGTGTTGATATCGCGTTTAGTAACTTCAATCTCATTGCCCCAACGGTTACCATCCCAATGTGAAATAGTCAGACCCCTTTCATTTGGGCGCCAATGGTAAGCATCTACTAAATCAATAATTAGTTTACTACTCCTAGATAATCCACGGATAGTAATATCCATTTGATCTCGACTGGCATTTTGACTATCCCGGCGTGCTTTTACAAACCAGAATAACCTACCTTTAAACAGAAAGAAATGTAAGCCAAAACCAACACCAATTTTCTGTTTAGTTGCACTATAACTTTGCTCATCAACATTAGTTGAAAAACGTCGATTAAATCCAGCTAATGGCTGCTTAATATACCATTCCATGAAACAATCAAAGTTCTTCTCGTTCAGCCCATTACCCATGTTGGTAATATGTAGACTAACTGTAAACTGATTTAATGCGAACCTAGCTAGTTTACTTGGTAAGCCTCTTAGAGTGGTCCAGAATAAACCACCAATTGCCATTCCGATAGCTCCACCCATAACCATATTCTTCTGAGAGATATCGATGAACATGGCGTAATATTGCAATAAGGTTTCTATAATCATACTAGCATCCCTCTGGATAGCTTAGGAAAATATTGTCCACAGATCATGTATTCACGTTCTAGAAAATCTAGAGTATGACTTTCAAATATTTCACCTACATCTTTACCATAGATTTCCGTATACCCATTTTTGAATACGGCCATTACATAAACATCAGACATAGTCATGCCGTAGTTATAAATTTGATTGTCTCTGTATTTTGGATGAAATAGGTCATATAAAAAACGAGTCATTGAACTATTGGCAACAGTTGTCACCCCTTTCTGCTTTAAGGCATAACGTACTTGTTTAACCACATAGTTAACTTTAGAGCGCTCGCCAAATACCGTCAGTTTATCTACATTGCAATTACGATATCCCATAACTTCAGGATTAGCTATCACGGTGTGTTTTGGAACACGTACATCAAAGATAATGCCATTAGGGGATAGAATAATCTTTTCATGGTTAAATAGAACATGAAATAAATGTCGTTCTGGTTTAGTGATTTTGATACTTAACCCAATCACCCCACTAATCTTTCTTTCTAGATCTTCTAGTGACTGCATCACCATGTGATATTGATTGAAGAAAGCATTATTCTTATATTTATCTAACTCAAAGTATTTCCAACTTCCACGAAAATGAATAGCATGACTTTTGGTATAACCTTTAGTTAATTTACTTTTGAGTTTTTCAAACCAATTTTCAAGATAACCTTCGACTGTAAAACCAAGTGGGTTATTATTAATCAGTTTATTGGAATATGATAAGCTAAATCTGTACATGGTTCGACGATGCATTTTATATTCCTGCCAAATAAAGAAAAAATAAAGGGCTCCGAAGAGCCCTTTATATATTAGATTTTTACAGACCAGTGTTGCTCGAATTCCTGATATAGGAAATTGTCGGATGCGTTATCCCAATTTTCTCGATCGGTTACACCATAATAATGGAATTCTAGTTCAGTAGGTCCACCAACAAAACCATTCTTAGCATAGCTATAAACTTTGCCATTGGTTAGCTTAATAAGTACATCCACATAGAAACTATTACGGTTCCATATTTCATTGTGGATGTACTTAAATACCACACTGTGGATGTACTTAAATTGCGCACTTGGTTTTCCGAGTACACTATAATAGAATTTACGGATACCTATTTCGGTCTTGAAATTAAACTCACCGTTGCGAATGTTGTTAGAAACAATACGTGTTAGTTTATTAACCCGATTTTCTTCACCGAGTAGATAGATCCCGGAAACACTACATCCATCTCCTATTGATCCATTATTAACTAGTGGATCAACACCATATTCATCAGTGAAAATGGTTTTGATAACCTCTTTACCTTCTCGACGCACCAACATATTCAGATGACCATCTTCGATATATGACATATGGCTAGGCTGAATATATTCACTTGTATCGACGATAACATCATTCGCCATTATATTAAACAGTAGATGGTTTACCAGATCACTAATACCTTTAAAACGAATGGCTTGGTTCGCTGTATTTAGATCGACATACACCACGACATCAATAATGCCTTGTTTTAGTGATTTGTCATCTTTGTCAGTAGTTGTATCAATTTTTACGTAATTTTGATATAGTTCACTAAAACAAGATATGATGTCATCATGTAGTTTAATTACATCAGATCCATTTCGTTCAAGCGCTTTAAGCGATACGTTAAAACCAATACGAATTTTATTAGAACGACGTGCCATGGTTATATCACCTATGTTAAATTAATGAATTATTTATTCAATTACCGTACTACATCTGTGATTAGAATAAGTTCATCATCACTATTGATAACACTATAGCTTTTTACAATTTCGATGCGCTTACTAATAATCTTATTCTCTAGATCTACTTTTACGATATTAACACGAATTACCTTATTTGATTGATCATGCATTTCTTTAAAAATGCATTCGATATTTTTACCAATGACAGCTTTTAATTTTTCAATGCTGTCAATGGATGAATATTTAAAACTATATGCTTCTGCCAGGGTTTTTGCATTACCCACAACCGTAGTTAGGGTACCCCAATAATCATAAACATACAACGCAGTATCACTATTGGGATTATCGATAATTTCAATTATAAAATCCACTTGTATCACTCCTATTAGTTTATTGATAGTACACTTGTAATATAGATCTTAAATAAATTATGATCTAACCATTTAAAATAGATAAAGCCTCTATATGCCAATGGTGTATTAGTTCTTCTTTACTAATAATATTATTGAAGTAGTTTAACCGATGTGATACCATTAATTTAGAATGCATATCGACTTCACTACTTACCTTAATCACCCCAGTCTCTAATAATTGCAGAGAGCCAACATACGCAAATAAAGTTGGTTTTAAATACCAGTGTTCCCTATATTGTTTTTGATCAGGTACATTTCCTATAATGTAGTCAGTAGAATTACTTCGGTATGCGTAAATAGTTGATTTAGAACCAAGTAAATTAAGATCGATATCATAACTCCCGCTTTTAGCTGCAATACATTCAATAACTGATGGAGCCACACATATACGGTTGGTTACACTGTCTTCGCCATCAGCTCTATTACTTGGAATATATGGCCTTAATAAAACATAATCCCCAAGGTATACTGTCGATATGTGATACATAATTAACCTATTTAATTAAAACAGATAACGCTCTGTTACTGAACGATATTGTGACATGATGTTTAATGGATCAACATCCACTGGTGCTTTAGTGACAGTTAAGCGAGCACCTTTTAAAAATTCACCAATATCTAATTTCCTTACAGTAACATCATGGATAGTGTTTTTCGTAATCCACTCAGTATCAATGCTATTGTGAGGATTATTATTCTTAATCCATTTGTCAGAGTCCCTAAATGGAATGGTATAAACATACACAACCATTTTTAAAATATCACTTTTATCGATATTATTTTGACAATAGATTGTAATATCCCTATCAACAGTAGCATATCTATCACTATCAAATAACTTTTCGATAGCGCTACCAATACCTAAATAAGATGCATCTTTTTCAGATGACGTTGCATATAGGTATTGGTTAGACTCAATACCATCCCACATAACAAGTTCACCAGATCTTTTAAATCCTGGCATTAATTCATCTTGTTTATAAAGAGAACCATGGTAAAGTAATTCTGGTTTATTCATAATAAAATCCACTATGCTTTATAAGAGTTATGGTTATCAATTAACTTCAAGGTAACAGTGTGGCCGTATTGAAGTGATTGGTTACTGCTTCGATCAGCATATGCTCGATGTTGATTTTGTAGTATTCCGGTTCTTCGTTCAATTCCCAAATGACAGTCGCACGTAATAGTGCAGGTGCTATGAATCTAACTACCTTACCATGTGTGTCAAACTCTACATTAAACATTGCATAATGTTCAGTGGTATGATCTTTGTAAAAAGTGAAAGTACCAGCGTAACTGCGAACCTCTATTTCACCGTGAACACTGGAGTAGACTTCCTGGTGGAATACTTTACCTTTAAGGCGTGTATTCTCTTCAATGATATTTACCAATTCTTTCAATTTGTCTTTATCTAGTTGCATTTGTAGGTTCCTATTAATAAATGTATACGATGGATATCTTTTACGATTTCCGGTGCTTATCCATATCTAGTTTTACATCAGCATATATCTTGAATCTATCAGATAGACTATCCATATCTACACGCAATGCCCGAATATGCATATGAGTATCTTTTGGTTTACCTTCAGACTCCCATACGGCCTTTACGATATCAAATACCACATTGTTCAAATAGTATTCGACTTCATGTTCATCAAGCAAAAGAGTGTCATGGAAACCAATACGTGATAAAATGGCGTAATCACGCTGATTAACATCTCTCCAACCTTTACGTACTAAGTAACTTTTACAGATTCCATCTTTTTTACAACTTTTACTAATAATTTCTATAATGAACTTATCATGCCATTTATAATCCATAATCATTACTCCTTCATTTAATCAGCTTCATTACTAGAGGAACAGATAGACTTATGCCATTGGCCATTTTAGCTAGGCTATGATAGACATCGTCTGCTTCTTGATTATTGGTACAAGGTATAGAAATGGCATCACCATAGTAAGGACTGTAGTTAATACGGTCGCCATACACACCACTCACAAAACTATAATCTAATCCATCCGTAGTAGTCATAATAACTACAACATGATCATCCCCAACTATACCGGATTCTAAATCCTCACATAGTTCCAGTTTTTGTTGCACACCTCGTTGACAGATCCATACCTCACGGTATTGATGATGGGGATATGGATTACATGCTACATCATTTTCACTAACGAAGTACATAGTCCCCCAGTTGTAAGACTGGAATTGGGTTGTTTGTTTGTGGGCTTCCCATACCTCCTCCATACAAAAGGTATGTTTGTTAACCCATAGACCATCGTTATTAAGACTATCAACGATCCCATCACGGACACGTACTACACGGAGTGTTTTAGTCATCTACGTAACCCTCATCAGATACATAAGTGCGTTCAGGGCTGAACACATATTTGATGTTATTAATTACAGCTGTGATATAAACCTGATATTCTTTTGAAATAGATTCCATCAGTTCAATAGATACGGAATTTGAACTCTGAATAAGTTTATTTACTTTCTTTAGTTCATCAAATTCTAACCGACCGTAGATTATACCAACATCTCTGAAACTGATAACTGGATAGTGTTTCCAAATATAACAATTCAGTTTACCAAGATGAATTACTTGAATTGTTTCATCGCACCATTGTTTCTTTTTCTTATTGTAGTATTCAACACGACGTTCGATGAAGACGCGAGTACCAGAAACAGAGGTGTACGCATTCAGTTCATAACCATACTTATGGTCAACGTTATTTGGATCTTGGCGCCATTTTGGAATGAATGCTTTCATTTGTATTTTCCTTTTTACGAAATAGAAGCCCTCCCGAAGGAGGGCAATTATACCATTATTAAATTACGAGTCTATATACTTCTTTTAATTTTTCACCAGGGGTAGCTAGATAATCTACATTATATTTAATAGCAATTACACCCACAAGTTCTTTTCTCAGTAGCTGTTCTACCTGATCGCATAATTTATCAATAGTTCCATCTTCTACATCCTCGTATAATGGATATTGACTATAAATATTATCAGGTGTAAGTACAGACAGTTTCAATTCCCCATCTTTACCAATGACTGGGTGATATGTCTGTTTAAGACCTTTACAATGATAGTGATAGGTAATGCGCTGTTGTTTAGTGGTCATGTAAAGATACCTTAAATAAACCGTTGGGTAGTTCCGTCTTTAAAGACAGTTAGTTGATTAACATCTTTCAATGAATTATCTGCAATATTCTTAGCCAATAACAATAGATCATCGTGATATGTTTTAATGAGAACTTTAAGCCTCTCCCTTTGTTTATATCGGAAACCTTTATTAATCACAGTAACTCCATCTGGATTATTTTTATAATTCAGTACAGTGATTGGTGTATTCGGTACAAAGACGGCTAGTTCGTCATCGAATACAATGTAAACCATCACTTTATAATTATTAACCGATTCTTGGAATTGTTGTGTGATTACATTATAGTCTTTTGTGCGATGACTAAGAAATAGCTCTCTATTAGCTCGGCAGAAACTATGTCGTGCTTCTTTATCAGCACTCATAACAGCGATACCACGGATAATGAATTTATTATCTAAGGTATATTTTCTTTGAGACATTGCATAATCGACTACATCAACATCACCGCCGAATAGTACGGCATTTTCACCATATCCACAAATAAGAGCCATTTATAATTACCTGTTTAAAAATTATATTCAATAAATTGGAGAGTGAATAGTTCACTACATTCCCATGTACGACTTGCTAATTTATATTTACCTTTAACAGGTAAGTCATATTCATGTAATGCCTTTTCTACTGAACCTGCCTCATGATTGGCTAATAGCACCTGTCTAGCTTTTATGATTTCTGAGCAATTAACTAACTCATAATCATCTCGCTTTGGTGTCCAAATGGCAACATTGGTGCCTGGCTTTCTAGCATACCAGAGTACATCATGGCCCTCTGGATTAATAATAGAGATATATAGCTGACGTTCAGCGGGTAACCACAAGTTACGTGGATCATACTCTCCATTAACATCAAAGAATTTAAATATCATAGAGTTGGAACCGGTTTTGATGGATCAGCAATTAATGCAGATTCATCTACATAAACCATTGCAAAGTTTTCACCTTCTTTACGAATACCAGTAGAAGGTGTTTTCGATGGATCATAGACGATGATCTGACACTGCTGCCCAGCTGTTAAATAAGTTGGACCAGTTAATGCATTGGGTTTTGGGTGAGGGATATCAATTTTAGTAATACAATATTGACCAGTACGAAACTCACGCATTATATTAACCTCTTAATGAATAATTGCAGTAGAAGGACGACATGTCATAGTTTTGAAAATATCTGTCGGATAGATATTACCAGCCTGTCCAAATGGTTTATCCGCTAAAAGAAATTGTGGGCAAACTGTTTGCAGGTAACCACTGTCGGTAGGTAGGAATCCTTCAATATCGCTAATGAGAATTTGCCAAATTGGTAATTGGTTATAATAGTCATCCATATTGTAATACGCATGTAGTTTACCACCAAAGCCATAAACAAATTGATGTGCATCAATTGGACGAATACCAAACTTTGGTTGCCGACCCATTCGTTGATCTTCTTCGAATGCGCTTAGAAGATCTGCAATTTCTACACCACCTGTAATTTGCTTAACTTCTTTTAATTTTTCAAAAATAGCATAGATGGTGTTAATAGCTGATTCCTTAGTAATACAAGCAGTGATTACTAGTTCGGGAAACAGAGGATCTTCTTTATTACATCCGCACGTGTAATATACAACATTTGAACCAATATCACCATCTCGTTCAAGCACAACAAATGATTGCTTGGACCGTTTCATTTGTTCTTCGATTAACTTCCGACTATTTTCACGAATAGCTGAATATTCATTACTAGTCTTAAAAATAGGTGCTTTATAGTCTGTTCCTTTCGGCTCTACTAAATCACTTGCCGATTTGATAATTAATGGATTACTCATTATATATTTCCTTTTCTTAAATAAGAAAGGGAGGTATTATCCTCCCTAATTAAGCATTAGATATTTAGGTTCAGTAGTGGCTCGGATCTTAGCAATAAGTGCTTTCTGATCACTAACCTTACTAACGGGATATTCTAATAAACGTAAATCCATATCCCGTTGTACTAAACCCAACATTGCCTTATTTTGATGACTATTCCTACGTAATGCTGCGATATGTTTATCAACTTCATTACTAACAGTCTTTGAAAGCCCTACCAAATACTTCCCAGTTGCAATGTGTTCAATAACATAAACACCTGCTCCAACTATTTCGCTTCTTTTCCCACGACCGTGCGAAGTACTTGACCAACTATAACACTTATCATCAACTATAAACATGGTTAATTCCCGTCCTATAACTATCTAATTGGACGGTCAAGTATTAGCTACCAGTCCATGAATACTTATCATAAACTAACCACATTGAATGGATCTTATTGATGATATTAAAAATAGGTTCTTGGACCTCTTCAAAATCACCTAGATCAGCTGCCAGATTGGCCATATATTGGAATAGCCACTCAATTGATACATCCACTAGATTGGTAAATGGGATACTAGTATATGGGATTTGCTTTGACATACCAAACTGATAAATCTTAGCAAACCATGCATCCAACATTGCAACATCTGCTTTAAGCATCCAATTAATTTCAGCAGGATGTGCACCATAGGTGATGTTAAACAAATCACCAGTAACTGTTTTAACTAGCATCTCTATTTCAGTCGCATTAAATTCAATCATCTCAACCCACCTTTAGTTTACTGCAATATAGTCTAAACTTAAGAATATCCTCTACTAAGTTAGACCACAGGGTATACCTATTTCGTGATGCATTTACTTCTTCAATCTTAGCATTTATATTTTGGCGAAGAACTTTGTAATGCTGATATGCATTAGTCGCATGTTTAGAGAACATGATAATAATATCATCAGGACTTTTATTTAGCACATCAGCTAGTGAATCATCGTCATATATTTCAATAAGCGTATTAACGATACGATGATGAAGATGGGTTAGTAATTGGTAAATATGATATTCGCTACCAATATAATTACCTTTTATAAAAGCTCTTTTACTGTAGAAGATCTGTGCAGTATCTCTTACGCATTCAAGTTTCATTGTGCATTAACCTGATGTAGATGAACATAAAATCCATTACTAGGGCCACTATTAGATGGATAAACTAACAGATGGTCTCCATTAACAGATTCGACTATAACTACAGTGCCAGCTTTGCATAGTGTAAGATCATAACCGCATTCACCGGTGCTATTAATAATATCTGTATTGACTACAACTTTGTCACCGGCTTTAAATGAATTTGACATATATCACCTCAGTTATATGCGTGAAGAATATCATCCATATCTGTACATTGTACAGTTTCAATTTGATTATAATTGTCGGCATTTAAAACTCTAAAGCCGCCTTCGGGATTACCCTCATCAACACCTAATACGGTTAGGTCATCACCTTCATTAGCAAACTTCCATTCTAAATAGCCATTCTTTTTACAGGTTCTCATGATCCATATGTCTTGTGTTGCTTGTAGGATCATACCAACTTGAACTTTATTTTTAGCAATAAGATTAATGCCATTAACTAGCGCGTTTGCTAGACAGCTCACCGTTGTACTCATTTCTTTTTACCTCTTTACCACTTTTATCTTCAGTTAACCATGACTTGTTAAAGATACTATTTATGATGGGATTGAATTTCGGTGATTCTTTCTTTTTCTGATCTGTATCCATCGATATCACCTATACTAATAATTTTATTAATACCAACTAATGTATTACTTAAAATAGCTATAATCAAAAACAGTGCTACATATTTGATTCCTTCCATTTTGAGTACCTCAAATAATGATTACCTAACTTAGCATGGTTATTATATATTTTTAAATTTACTTATAATAAACCATTTATGCATTATGGTAATAGTTCACTGTATTTAGGATAGTTATCAACCACCCATTGGTTAGACATATACTTAGGAGTATCACCTAGTAGTTTAGTATAGGTTAGAAGATAGATTATCTGCGCTTTATTAAAGTCTAATCCAACCTCTTCCCAACCAGCGCGGTACTGCTCCACCTTATCACCATGTGCGCTAATTAGCCCGGCACAGGACTCAATATACCGATCTTCACCGGCGAATACAGTGCTAATGAACTTATCAGTATTTGCCAACATATACGACGCCGAGTCAATTACTTTATTTTTCATGTTCATTTTTGAGTTACCTATGTATATTAAAAGGATATAAAAGCCTCCCCGAAGGGAGGCCATTATGTTGTTACACTGTGAAACGAATTGATACCCCACAAATAGGACTATTTGAATCGGTCCAAATTTTAGCTGTACCGTCATTTTTAATAGTTACACAATAACCCCAGCGAAGATTATTTATTTTAGTGGTATACCCACTTTTAAATACGGTCATGTCTTTATAAAGCTGTGGGATAGTTGGTACTTTTTTAGACTGCATTTTACCAGATAAATCACGATAGTAGAGTTTATCTACAATCACATTATCAAATTTTTTATAATCACCAAAGACTTCAGATAGATTAAACGTTACCCCATCTGCTTTTAGTGGGGCTGTCATAAAACTACCTTGCTCAGTTGTAACCATACTGATAGCAACATCATGGTCTAATAGAAATCGAGTTTCACCATTAGTTTTCTTATATACTGGGAAACTTCCTAGCGGTTGTAGAATACTCATCATTAACTCCTGATTGACGGTCTATAAAATTGACCATTATAAACCTTTATAGCATTCTACACTAATTTTCTTTATAGTCATATCAAACTCACTATCAACATACTCATTGTCATGATAGTACTCATCTGAATAACCGATGAGTTTTTTCTGGTTATGATAATTTAAAAAGAAAATAACACGCATTACAATACAAGCGTGTTCGGGGTGATTAAGATATAATTCTTTCTTATTTAGGTCTAAATAAAGTGTTTTTATTTGAACTGGTTCATTAGTGAAAACTAGTTTTACAGGGTTATCCAGCTGTATTACTTTGGGTTCACTATTAAAAAATGTATCACCGGATTCACCTAAGTAATATGTAATTGATTTAACATAATAGGCTATATCTTCGGTTTTCTCTAACCGGGTTATACCATAGCCGGTTATGACTGAAAGAACAAACAATGATAAAATAACTAATATTATCTCAGTCACATTGACCACCCATATAAAGTGTTGTTATATCGATACACTGTGAAACAGAATGTTTACATGGAATAAATATTTCATCGATGGTTAAATCATCATCGATAGGTTGAATACTTTCTAATCTACCAAATCCATCACAGTTAAATTTAAGTGCTGGATAACCTTCAATACCCATGCTAACCCAGCTATTATTCTGTTTAGTTACATGGTTGAATTTAAAATTACGCATCTTTCCTAGAAATTCAATTGTCCATGTAGCATCCTTCTGTTTCTTCAAATGGTAATATTTATTCATTAGTATTCACCATTATTAAGATTAGTTTCATTCTATTAAATAGATAGGGGGTCTAAAGACCCCCATTTTCATAATTAATTAGAATGCAGAAATGGCCAACTCATTGCATTTAACGGCAGCGAGTTTTTCCCAATCTTCTTCATGTTCCATCAAGCATTCAATTACAACATGCATGGACCATGATTCACCGTCAATATTTGCAAATACAAAGAAACCATCATCAAGCTCAGTGATACCACTAATCAGATTATTTTTGATCAGATAGACCAATTGATCATTAACGATTTTAACTTCATTATCAATGAGATGGCTGACATATTTGCTAGTGATATCAAACACTTCTTTTGATGAAAGTGACCCATCCCGTTTGACAGCAGTTAGGCTCCAATTAACCAAAGACGGTGAATACCAATGAAGACCATGTACATTCATCAAAACTGGATGTTTGTTATCCATAGCTTTTACAGAATAAGCCCAATACTTTTCATCAAGATACATTTATATTTCCTTTTTCCAGATTGATTATTTTATTACAATGCCTTCAGCATTGCGTACCGCTTCTTTAGCAAATTGAACATCTCCAAATACATGTTCAATAAACTTTGATGCATCTGACCCAGCTACATTACTTGATAGTAGTTTTACAGTCTTAGTAATCTTACCAGGATAATAGAGGATGATATCCCATCCATCACTTTCTTTAACAGAGCGAATTTTTAGAATAGGTTCTTCTTTATCAAGGTGTTCAAGACTAACGCCACTTTTGACAGCAGCTTCAAATACTACATCAGAGATAGACATATTAGTTACCTTCTTGAAAGAAAGCGGTCATGCGACCGCATCTTTAATCAGCGAGATAATTCGCGCTGATGGTTCACGCCAAAATTCAATACGTACATTATTGAATTGGCTATCGTGATGCATGAAAGCTGATGATTGCTTTGCAGCATCGTGATTCATAATAGAACGTAGCTGGATAATATTTTTGTCTTTGAGTCGGATACCATCCAGATCAATAACTTTCAGTCCAGAGTTCATAGTTTTTACAGTTACATGTTGCATTTACAATTTCCTTTTAGTTAGATTAAAAATATGAATAAATTACTTCTTCTTCCACACGTTTATTTCTACGATGGAATTACGTTTCATCCGACGGCGGATAGATTTGGCAGCCTTCTCTGTTTCCTCAGTCCAACCACCACCATAGATAGTGTGATGTTCATTGATCTGAGTATGAAGGTTATGAGTAGCCATTACGCCACCAAGACCACGTGATTTATAATACTCGATCAATAGATCAGCTTGGTCATTCATGTGTTAACCTTATCAAATGTAGGGATATCCTCACAAGAATGGGAGTTTAGATGTTGCTGTAGTTCATCAACTATTCACTAGTTTGAAATAATCGACTAATCCATCGGAAATGTCGATTGCTTTTCACCGCGTCTACAAACAGATCACGTACTTCACTGAACGTGGCTGCGCGTGGTTCACCAGTGCCTTCGAAATATATAGTCATGATTTTGCGATAGCCTTGATAAGTTCCAGTTCAAGTTGCACGAGTTCATGATCTGTGATTTCGCGTGAAACACACATGCTACGCCCTGGTCGTTTATACCACGTGATACAGACATCACGCCAAATAAGCGCACCTCCATCAATATCATTGAGCCTGAAAGTCTCTAGCTCGTCAGTGTTAAGAGAAGGACCACCAGAATGAGGATAAAACCTATCGTAATCAATTTCACTATATTTCATCACTAGGATATATAGTGGTGGTGGGACCATTTTCCAATATGAAGCTAATTTAATATCCTCACTTGGTACAGATGTCCAATACTCTTTTACAGCCTCATTCATTTCTTCTGGTTTAGGAAGTCCACCAACCAGACAATGAACATATTTTGCTACTTCAACTAGACGTTTATTTTTCATAGTTTGATCCTAATTAAATTCTAGAACATCAAAACACCTACATCAGTATCCTTAAGTACTGGTAGGCTAGTAGTAATGATTAATTTGATATTACGTTTGGCAATTCCTTCACTGGCATTAAGGATAGCTGCCATAACACCATTACCACCTGTGCGTGTACGCACTACGTTATCAACATCCTCGGCAATAATAACAGACCCATTTGGAAAATCTCTAATGAGATTAGCAAATTCAGGATGTTCTAAAACATCAGACCGATCAACTAAATAAATTTTATCGTCCCAGCCTCGATGATTCAGCATTTCTCTAGTGAGGTTTGACTTACTGGTATCAGGTTTACCAAAAATAGTTAATACATTAGAACTAGATTCAGAAAATATATTCCAAAGTTCTGCTGGTGTAAAATTGAAGTAAGGATAAAACTTATGGACATCACTAACTGGTTGATATTCTAGACATGTTTCTACAGTTGTAGTCAGTGTACCATTTGCTGTAAGGTGAATCCTCCTAAGATATTTGGATGGTTTATTATTTAAATAATCATTAGCCATTGTATTTTCCTTTTTAAATAAATAATGAAACTAACTATGGTGTTATTATTTACCAATAGATACAATTACCTCTTTTAATTTACCATGGTCATTAATTGCCATTTGACAAGTGGGGCATGGGTATGCATCCAGTGGCCTACCATCAGCACCGACACGTGCAACATAGATCCTATATCCTTTTCCCTTGGAGAGGATGATAGAACGCAACTCACTATGCATCTCACAACGTAGATCGGACAATCCTGCTTTTAGAGAATAACGTTTCTGAACAGGATGTGTTTTACCATACATATTTTGGCTTTCACTAATGATCCTACCACGTTTATCAGTAATGACTGAATAAACACGTTGACGATGTTTTACATAAGGGATCTCGCGACACTTTTCCAAAGCATAATCCAACATAATTGATTTACCTATTTGAAATTTAGATAGTTTTATCACATTTGTAATATACTGTTTAAAATGCTTTAAATACAAAAAAATAAAATATAAGCCCTCCCGCAATGGGAGGGCAATATAATAACTATTACAATTTATTCGCCATTTTACCTGGTACTATAACCCAGTGTAAATTACATTTAATGTGTTTATTTTTAAGAGACATTCCTGAGATACACACATCCTCTTTGGTTATGCTAATTTTAAATAAAGCTTCCCATTTATTAGCTGTGATGATTTCATCAACAGTGTGATGGAATTTAAGTGTGTTATCTAATACTGAAATATAAAAGTCTTTATTGGGTTGACCTTTAGTTAAATCAATTATTAACCTATTATTTAATTTAGGTGAAAAAGTTGTTAATGTACCATCTTCATTATTTTCAGATATATAAGAGCAACCAGTAACAATGAAGACATTATCATTTACACTATTGGCATAAATTATTTTTGGGTGTTTAAAAATATTAATTAGATAAACAATAATTGCTGACAGGATTAGTGCAATTACTATATCAGCCATTATTAACCCCTATTAACAAAGATAAAATAATCTCGTAGTTCACCAGCTAAATCTAATGGTTGATAATTATCACTACCATCATCATAAGGGATATAATCAGCACCTGCTTCTACAGCCGCTAAATATTCTTCCTCACCAACTGCTGGAATTAAATGAAACGCTGGGCAATCGTCATTATTGCCATCTAGTATATCTAGCATGCCTGTAATGACACTATCTGCTACAGCCCTGTCCCGATCAGCTGGCTCTGTAAATTGATCAAGTTTAGAGTTATTGATAGCATTATCACGCATATTGACAACACTACTAATAAATAGTTCTTTAACTTGTTCCTGTGTTACAGGTTTAACATTACCATCGCCTTCAAAATAGATCATAATTACATACCTTGTTATCAGTAGCTTATAAATTTATTAGTTCATTAACGCATTATTCGACTGATATCATCAGCTATTTGTGATTGTATCTTTTCCGCTTTTTCTTTAGCTTTTTCTACTAACATAGCAAGTTGCTCTTGCGTAAAATTACCCGAGTAATACTTAACAGGTTTCTCACCTGCTAAACTAAGGAAATGGTTCAATAGTGCATGTGGTCCTTTGAAAGGTTCCGTAAATGTCTTAGAAACTTGATAACGTAGATTACCAGAAATATCAACTGCATCACACTTTGCACGGATATTATCTTTTAAATTTTCAACTGGGTTTACTGGCCAATAATTCTCACCAATACTTATTAGGTAGTCAATATCCTCTTGAGTAACATTAGGTATAAGTTTGAATCCGGGTATATTTGGATCATTGCCATCTAGGCCAGCTGCGATGCTATATATAAATCCATCAAGCATATCTCTGATAGATAGTGCCTTATCTGTATTTTGAGTATCGGTATACTGTTTATGCCAGTAATTACGTGTGCTTTGAAGCCAATTTACAAAGAGAGAAGTTTGTTCCTCTTTTGTATATTCTCTCGGATCATCTACTTTCTCCCATTCTTTTTGTTTATTTATCTTAGGAGTCTTAGTTTTCTTTACAGGTTGTTCAATCGGTGAATCTGAAACCTTTGTTTCAAATCCTATACCAACTATAGTTTTATCGGTTGTATTGATCATAGAACATGAAACCTTTGTATATAGTTTGGTTTTATGCGTTTAGTAAATTGCGCTGAATGCTCAATGTAATAAATGCATTTATCATTAAGTGAATACACTGTATAATAGGTTTTAGCACATATATGTCGTATGCCAATAGTAACACATATTTCCCAACCGATCTTTGTAAATACATAACCTAACTGATTAGGCTCTATTTCTAAACATCTTTTGTCGAAGTTAACCATTGTGGCTTCCTCGGAATAGTTCGCAAGTACTGAACAATAAGTCGCGCGAATTCATCCATATCGTCTTCAACTAGAATTAACTCATCCAATGTATACCAGCCATCATCAGTTGTTTCAATTAGATTAGAATCATCTTTGATTTCTCTATCTAAGATGGCGTATAATCTAGTTGGTCCAAAATCAGGCTCTTCTATAACCCCAAGATGTATCAAAGAATTTCTATTATTAGTATCATCTGTGATAGTTGGCTGAACACTAATATTGGAAGTTTCCTCTGGGAAGTTATAACTATCTAAAATAGCAAAATCAGTTAATTGTCTAATAGCCTTTCTAGTGAAATCATAAACCTTCACTATGGGATGAATCACATAGGTTAGTTTATCATTAACTAAACGTTGCCTTAAATTAATAAATGCGCAGTTATTCATCGACATACTCATGTACCATTTTAATAGTTTTCAAAAATACTTCTTGATTATTACTATCATCTGCTTTTAGAATAACAGGATGACACATAAATTCATTTTCCAATGATACTCGATAATATTCATTAATTGTCTGAATGAAATCAAGCGGGGGATAAATAATAATATCCTTATCTGTTTCGGCGTAATTAACTACATTTGGTTCATGTTTAAATTTGGATTTATTTAATTTATAAACAAAGTATTTTATATCATTTTTATCTACTTGTGATACAAATACAATTCGTTCATACATTGATAAATCAATATCTTTACCAATATTGATAGACAGTGGCATACCAATAAATGAGCGTTTAATATTTTCATTCATTTTTTAATTACCTATTTAATAGTTTAATGTTGTATTAGTGTAATATAGATTTCAAAAAAAATTTAATGTAAAAGCCCTCTCCTTTGGGAGAGGGTTTATGACTTTATTTATATTTTTTCTTATGAGTGTGATAAATATAGCTAAATAGCATACCGATTGACATTGATACAGCTACCATACCCACATAGAAAAGTTCATTACTAAGTTGCATTAGATTTCCTCAAATAGTTTAATTTATCCCACCTAGTTTTAACCGTCCAGTCGGTTAAAAAGAGGACCCGAAGGTCCTCTAATTATTTCTTATAACTCTCAGGGCATCCCATTTTGAGTTTGCCATCCTTTGGGTCTTCAGCGAATAATACTTCATCTGGACACTTCTTAACAGGAGTGTCCTTCGCCTTATCTTCCCATTCTACAACAGGCATTTCTAATTTCTTACGAAATTGATACGTATCATAAAGAACATACGTAATCATTCCCATAAGAGAGATTACCCATACCCATGCAACAATTAGGATGATTCTAGTTATCATACAACTCCTCGCCGACTATATTGAAACACCCATTACTGAGTTTTTCAGTCAGCATCTCACCAAGATCACTTCCCTCGCTCTTTGCCAAAAGCTTAAGTGCGGGATCAGTGAGATTTTGGTATATTACATCGACATTATCCAATGCGATATTAATAGCGAGTGCCTTATCACTCTGGTTTTTATCTATGGCAATGGATAGTTCATCTTGCAGTATTGCATACATCTCCAATGGCTCACCGCCATTAGTGTAGAATTGAACCATATTCTTTGCCAAGCTGTGCAGCACGTAGCAAGATGACACGGTTACGGGTTGTGCATTAACCGACATTGCTACCATAGTGATAATGAGCGAGAAGACGTATTTCATCCTATTTTCCTTTTGAAAGTATTCGATATGAATTAAATGAGTTCAACAATTACCATGTGAGTGAATTTCTCACCAATATGCTTCATGCAGTAATTGCCATAATACCCGCTGATAAAAGCTGCCAGATTAGGAGTAGTCACATTGTAACCTTGACTACGGATATAATCATGGATCTCTTTACTGTTAAGGTCATTATTGATTTTATTAAGACTATTGAATACGAATGTTAACGCAATCCAATTATTGGTATCCAACTCATCTTTGAGTTTAGCAGAGTTGTTGAGCATAAGCACACCAACTTCATCTGCGCTATGACCTTCACTCATTCGAAATACAGCTTGTTTAGTAATGGTTTCAACCATTGCACACGACTGCACAGTGAGTTGAGCATCTTTTTTACCAATCTTGATTTCAGCCATTGCGGTATTGAACATGATACCGGTAATGGCAATGAGACCAGCGAAAGCTGCTGCAATTACATTTTTCATTTTAAATCCTTCTTCATTTATTTAATGGTAAGAATAGTAATTTTTTCAGGATTTACTGGAACTTTAATTTTAGATTTATGTTGGAGAAACTCAACAACCACCATAGACTTATCCATTTTATACACTTCACATACTTTGACAAGCCTATCTACTACGCAACCAATTTTACCGGCATTTTGAGAAAAGAAAGATTTTGCTTTTCTAATAGCCTCGCGTTTCTCAAGCATTTCCATATGCATATTTTCAATATGTTTATCGCGTTGAACACGATTAAACTTACGCATATGTCGTTCGATCTTACTAATTTCAGAAGAGTGTAATGAATAAGCAGCAGCTTCTTTCAGTTTCTCATATACTTCCACTGCCATTACCACGTGATCATCTTCAAAATTTCTTTTCATATCTATGCCTTTTTTACTGTTTGATTAAATTTGACACTGCTTCTTGTTTACATTGAGTATTCATCCATAATGCAATGTCTTTGGGTTCTTGTCCAGTTTCCACCATATCGATAATGATACGGGTATTACGTTGTGCTTTCTCACGGGCATTTAACATATCAGGATCATTAATAATGAATTCCCTACCCATAACTGGATCTAATCCAATATAAGCTTTAGATGCAATAGTTCTCACCATTGCTTCATATTGATCACATCCACGTTCAGTTAATACAAGGTTATCTGCATTGGCACTACCGCCAAATAGCAAACCTAGGAATCCATAGAAAAAAGTGTGACGTATTGTCTTCCAACAAATACGCATCTCTTCATTTTTTGTATAAAGCTTTTCCCAATCAAACATTAAATAGAAACTTTCTTTTTGGATAGAAGGGTGTAACCAAATAGGTTTAATACTTACTTCAAGAAGTTTACTATTTGGATTCTTACCGATAAAGATAACTTCAACAATGGCTCGTGCTAAAGCATCTTTTTCTTTACCATTCCATCCAAATTTTATTTCATCAGCCGTAATGTAAAGACGTATTCCATCACCCACGTATTTGGGTAACCAAACAGCTTTACCTAGTTGCACTGGAACATCATTAGGGATTCCCCCAACCATCCAGGTGGCCTTGGTGAAATGAATAGCAACATCATCATTCAACCATTTTAGAATAGCTGGCCTTACCCAACTATCTACCAAATTACCACATGTCAATGCAGCTAGCATAGCCATGAGCATAATGACAATATAGATACTAATCATAGTCTACTCCAAGTTAAATTTAGTACCAATTGCTTCAACACAATTTTCAGCTAACCTATCTAGGATAGCTCCATTGGTAAATCCTTTTCGTTTATTTACTCGAATATCAACTAAGTTTAACTTGGCATATACCGCACCTGCATAGAACTCCAAGTCATCCATATCCTTACGAGAGATCATGTCTAACTGCATCATTATCTCAAATTGGGATAGGTTCTTATCATAAAGCTCAGTTGCTTTTTGTGAAAGATTTACTGCCACATTACATGATTTCTTAGTAATACCCACTTCTACAGCGTGGGCAGGCTGACATGCAATGGACAGGATTGGCAGGAAAAGGAATAATAGCCAATTCTTAAGCATGTTGTACCTCCATTATTTTAGAGTAAGTGGTTTTGCTTCAAACGCACCTGCCGCTACACAACGCTGGAAATAACCATCAATGATGAATTTCTCAGGAGTGGTCTTATAGACTTTAGCAGCATTTGTTGCACGTGGCAAACTTGCCTCAATTGCCATTTTATCTACCTTAGACCATAGGTAAAATAGACCAGTGAGTTCTTCAACTTTAGACTGGTTGGTCTTTAGATCTTTAGTGTTATTAAGGATATAATGAATCCTTTCATAAGTCTTCATTTGCACTTCAGTTACAGATGCACCTTTTACAAACAATTCATCTGCCTGTTTTACAAACTCGATGCATGAATCACGATTAGTGTACATGACAGCCGAGTTAGCAGTGATAGTTACAATAGACAACATAAATGCAATTACATATTTCATAATGAATTACCTCAAAATTAATTTTATTAACTATTGGTTTCACCACGAGTATTGAATTCTAAATCCAATACAACTTTAGTAAATTCTTCCAGTGCACCACCCTCGTAGATGAGTGGGTCACTGTCACCCCGGTACATGCTACCTACCGGTACTTGACCACGAAACACCATCAGCATATCGTTTTTTACTATGACATGATGTTCATCCCCGACAGCAATGTCTTGGATGTGTCTCCAGCGTTCACGCAGTAAGCTGCAAGCGCACCATACGGATTTCAAACGTTCAGTCATTGTATTGCCCTCTTGGTTATTAAATTCATATTTGTAATATAGCTTTTTAAATAGTTTAAATACAAAAAAAGATAAATAAAACCCTCCCCGAAGGGAGGGTGTATATTAAGTAATTATTTTAACATACAATTTCATTATCAGAAAATAGTTTATTATATTCTTTTAGTGCATCCCCACCAACCATAGTACACCTGCCATAGAGAACAGATATAGCCAGATCTTTAATAGCGGGGTGACAATTATTTAACTTACTGATTAGTTGAGCTTTCTCAGTCAGATACAGTTCAGCAAAATCAGGCTTATCATTAACAATCGACCACATGTTTGAAATGGAATCTAGTAACTTAAGAGATTGACCACTCCATGAAATGCGAGAAAGTCTTTCATGTTGTAAACTAATCCTAGTTTTACGATTACCTTCGTAAGTTACATTTGTTAGTTCAGTTACTAAATTAACAACAGGGATTGAGAATAGTTTAGTTAGATCAGAAGCAGTTACAGCAGTATCCTCAATTACATCATGTAACCATGCTGCTTTATAAGCAGCGTGAGATAGGTCGAATAATTGCGCCATCTCAGCTACTTGTAATAAATGATGCCAGTAAGGTTTTCCTGAACCATCTCGCAATTGACCAACAGCAGTATGTGCCGCAATGGCATATGATGCAGCCATTGCATTACCCGCATTGGAATATTTGCCATTACCTAGATGGTTAGTTAAGAGAATATTCTCTTTCCCTCCTTCTAGAATATCGATAATTTCATTCATTAGCATAGCTATATTCCTATTTAAATTATTGGAAACCTAATATAGGTCTTCACTAAATAAATATTTAGTTACTAATCTATTTTCTAATTCAGCTCGATATAACTGATTATTATTCTTAGCGATAATTACTGCTTCTTCCCTAGAGTGGAAGTTTTCATACTGATCAATAAAACCTTGTTCATGATCATCTCCTGCATATTCATGCAATACCTTAAGACCACCATACATTAGCTGTTGTTGAGTCATTATGATTGATGAATGCCTCGCTGCAATGAAATAAACATCCTTCCATCTATTGCAGGCGGCAACTATCCTTAATTTCACATCGGGATGTTGTTCCCACCACCATAGACCAGTTTCCTCATTCCAATACCTTTCTTTCATTTGAGTTTTTCTAAACTCACCTTGTATGTCTAAAAGTCTAAATGCCTCTTCTTTAGACATAGCTTGTAGAATAGGATACTTATCCATTTAATACAGATACCTAATTGCGAAATAGAAAGAGCCCCGAAGGGCTCTTATTATACAAGTAGCTTTTCAATAGTGAAGCTTGTCCAGACCATTGCCCTATAACCAACACTCTCTTCAGTATAAGTGATATCATCAAACTTATTAGGTGGCATGAAACCACGTTGTGTACTAGCATCAGTCACAACAAGATTAGAATCTTTTAAAGTTTCATTTAGAGCCTTAAGTTTATCCTTACTAATTGATCCCTTAACATGGAACTTAAAATAAGCATAGCCTTTATGATTGATACGACAACTTTCAAGAACAGTTTGTTTATCATTCATTTGACTCATCAGATCACTAATAACTGCATCATCTACAGGAGTATCATCATTGACAATATTGATTAATTCAATATAAGTTGGCATTCTTTTTGTTTCCTTAATTAGATAAACTACATAAGATAATTTTTAATTGATATTCTATTAAATTTTCAATAGGAACCCATTGTGATTAAATGAGATAATACAGTTATGCCCCATCATGACAGTATGATAAGATACTATATTGTCACGTGTATTATTTGAAATCTTGTTCACCTTAAATTCATTCATGATAGCATTATGAATGGCTAAGTCTTTTTCTCGATACTGATTTGAAAAAATAATAACAGCAGGGTTAATATTGATAGTATCCATTGCATTAAGAAAATATTCAACATCAAACTTTTTAATAGTTTCAGATTTTCCAACACAACCCTTAGTTTCATCAATTAATGAAAAACCAATAGTTCTAATTGGTTCGTCCTCATTATGGAAGTCATAATTGGTAATGCTCATACCTATCAATAGTCCATTTTTATCTACATTAACTACTTTAGAATCAGTGTACTTATAAATATCACTGATTGCATAACCAGCCGAATACAATACATCTTTAAAATGACTAGTTACTTTATCAATAATAAAGTTTTGATAATCTGTTTGATATAGTTTATCACTATGTTCAAGCTTTTTGATAATATCACTTAGTTCATGATACACGTTGGTAAAACTATTCGAAAAATAATTATCTTTTATTCCTAACCTAGTTAACAGATCTAGCTGGATTTCTTTTTTAGATAGTTTCGTAGAATTACTAAGTTTTTCAATGACGGATGTAATTGTACGTAGATCAATTGCTAGTGAAAGTGATTTAAAGATATTATTAATTGGTGTATCAGATAGCTTTGAAATAGCTATTAGTAGATTATCTAATTCATCATTAGTAATTTTCAGTTCTTTCACAATATCATTATATTCAATTAGTTTACCATCAATAATATTACAGATTAAAAGTTTATGTAATTCTTTAATAGTGGTATTAACTTGTAGATTATTCATTTTTTTACCTTTTAGTTAATTTAAAATTTATTTACAGCTCTAAGAAAATATTCAGATGGATCATCGAAGAAGACAATACTATCAACAACACTATTTTGTCGAGTACACCTTACTTTGATAAGATTATATTCTCTGAATTTATTAAGCCCCCAAGCTTCTTTAGCACGATGGCGTAACCCACTACCAACAATAGCCCCATACCTAGTTTGTTCAACAAATAAATAAACATCCCAGCCATGATGATTATCATGGTATTTTGCGTAGTATTTATTGTCTTTAGTTTTGTTTAAACTAAGACTATACCTTTCTGTCTGTAGTTGATTAATATTCGATTTAATCATTTCATTTAATTTGGGTTCCACTGTATGAATGACATCGCCAGCAGTAGTGGCCATTACCTTTAGTTTGTGATGCACGTTCGTAAGAACGTCCTCCCAAATGTTAGTAACTACGTCCATCTATTAAAACCTCGACACATTAATTTGATTTTGTAATACACACATGTAATATATATCTCAAATAAAATTTAGTGCAATAGCCCTCCCCGAAGGGAGGGCCATATGCTCTTATTATCGATTAACTACACGATAATTATCAATAATAAACTCGATGTACTGTTCGACATCATGTAAGAAGCAGCTGTAGCTATACCGATCAAGTTTATTTAAAGCTTCAGTTAGAACTGGTTCGATATAGATATTTATTTCAGCTATTGATGGAATCTCAACATACTTATTTTCATATTCGGTAAGCTGCTCCTTTACCTTAGCCATTTGCTTTTTGTAAATGTATTCCATAGACCATTCTTTGTAAATGGAGCGCGCCCCATCAAAGAGATGGTAACCAAATGCAATACCACCAAGCACCAGAACACCAGTGGAAATAGATGACATATTCATGACATATCTCCTTTTTTCAAGATTGAATTCATATGTGTAATATACTGTTTAAATATGTTTGAATACAAAAAAACACAATATAAAACCTCCCCGAAGGGAGGTATTTATGGTAACTTTGTAAAAGACTTATTATAGTTGAAAGTCTTTATCTTCTTCAATGATTTCATAACCTGGTGAATTAACTATATTTTTATTTAAACGAACTCGTTCATCTACTAAGTGTTTAACTACTTTAAGTAATTGACTTATTGACAGGTCATTATTTTCATCGGTATCTGATTTAAAAATACGACCACTGGTAGGTGAAGCATTTGTAAAACTAATACCTTCATTATCTTTATAAATATCATAATACCATACGACATATGGACTATTGGTATTACTTATGACAAATACTAAAAATAGATCTTCATCATCACCTTGACCACACAGGATCCCGATATTTTTCCGATGCGTTATACCACCTGTAATAATCAGGCCATCAGCATCACCACCGAATTTAAATATATCATAACCACCTTCAAGTTTACCATTTTCAAAATACTGTAATAGTGCACCACCTACCACAGCACCCCATGAAAAGAAGTTATCTTTGTTTAGAAACTCAATCATCTTAAAAATCCTCTTTAGGTTCAGTGATTCGAGAATAAAGAATAAACATATCGGTTAGGATATTTCTATCTAGTTCATAATTATCTTTAATACTTAATTGAATAGTTCCATATTTAACATTGGCACGTGTAAATAAGATTCCATATTGAAATATACCTGTAGTACACAAATTATAAAACAACATAAAAAGAGAGAGGAATTTATCCTCTCTCTTTATGCAACTAAATAGTTTTATTCTTTTTGCTTTTCTTTAGCTTCACGTTTAGCTTTGAGTTCTGCATTATTAAGCCGCCAAGCAGCTTGCATAGTAGCTAGATTGACAAACTTAGGCTGTTGCTTATTTTTAACTTTCATTTGCTAATTCCAAATTTATTTCGAATGGTTAATTTAAACTATTAAATTGCTTCATATTCTTCATGCATAATTTAATCCTCAGTCAGCGTAGCATAATCTACATAAAGATCATTGAGTTGCTCTTTTAATGAAATATTTATTTTTAATTCATTAAGAGTAATCCTATTCCAATGTTTACGCGGATTACCACATAGCATACAACGAGACCTACCGCAGTTAAACGGATTATGTTTACGCCATTTACCTTTAGCCTTTGCTGAAGGATTAGTGTCATTATAACGACTCTCGGCTAGTGAAACATAATAATTAACTATACGAGTATTGTGATGACGATTAAGTTGTGCAGATAGTTTGTTGCTTGACATATTTATACTCCACCTTAATACCCCTACCCCAATATGGAGTAGGGTAAAGTATGTAGTAGAGTAAATTTAATACATTAACTTTTAACATTCTAAACTTCATTAATTTTCCACAATATCCTGGATGGTACGTAGACTTTCTTGCATTGTCAGTAAGAAATTACGATAAGGTTCACTGGTGTCCAAAAAAGGTGGCATGTTTAACCTATTAGTAACCTCTTCTAGAAATTCTTTATACTTATAAAGATTAATAGTGAATTTATTACAATCTGGATCAGTAGTAGTTGGGATAATATAATTACGAATAATGTAGTAAATATGAAAACTGCTACCATATTCAATTAAAGTATAAGGATTATCATCAATGAATTTCTGTGCTTCTTTTCCTTTTAAGGCGAAATCTTCTCGTTCAACGATTTCATGAAGTAGCGGCCCTAAGAATTGCATTGGAATCACACCATACATTTTAGCGAATTCCTTAATATCTTTATATGTTACTTTTGGATTAGGATATACCTCACGATTCCTACCAATATTTCTAACTAGATATAGTTTTTCTTTTACTAAGATATTTTCGATGCATAGTTCATCTTTAAATAGCATAAAATATTTTCCTTTTAATAAGATGGTATTAAACTTTTTTCTTTATTGACTAATATTTTCTTCGTTCGATGCCCTGTAGTTTCGCGAATGTGTCGATCTTGTACTGGTCAACAAAATGCCAGGCTAGATCGGTAAGTGCATAGATGTCCGGACGTTCGTATTTACCGAAGTCTGGTTTCTCACGACTCAATTGAAAATCGATGAACTGATCTAATATAGGGCAACGATCTATCAGATCCTGTTCAGTAGCCCCAACCTTATCATTAACCAGTTCTTGGATACGTTTATAAAGGATAGGATCTGTTAGAAGAGGCAGTAGATCATGGAATACCATCGGTGGATGTTCCAGACTTTCACGGACCCAAATTGCAGCCAACAGAGGACGAAGAGAATAGAAGTATTTCTTCATCCGGACTTTCTCATCTGACAACCAACGCATTTTGGTTTGTTTGGCCATCGAGATATAATGCATGTAACTCGATTCAGGGATGAAGTGCTTTAGCGCAGCATCACGGATTAACTTGTAGTCCCGATCAACCTTACGGTAAACGATTGGGGAGTTTAGCCATTCCAAGAGAGTGGGGTTAGACTTGTAAGCAAGCTGAAGAGTCTTAGTGATACTCCAACCAGCTAGGTCTAGTTCTTTAGACACCATCTCTTCAATAGTATCACGTGCTTCATTATCCACACGAACATAATGACTCGGATGGTTAACGTAAATGAAACGAACGTCATAGTCACTATTGGTTGAAGCAAAGCCCCATCCACGACTACCGGACTCACAAGCATAAATAATCTTTACACCATATTTCTTTTCGATACGGTCTAGTTCTACATTAATCGTTACCCGCATCTCATCGTTAACTGGATGACGTTGATCCATTATCCACCAACCTTTTCAAATTTGAGTTTTTCTTCTTTACCTGTGTCCAGATACATGAACATCGATGTACCCAGCAAGTTGTATACAAACCAACCTTTGCTCACAAGTTCCTCTTCGAATTTCAGTGGTGCCGATAGTTCGCATATAGCCTCGTACGGGATGACAATAGGCTCTTTCTCGGGCTTAGTAAGAATCAGTGCATGATCTGCAAGCTTCAACCATTGCTTGCGACTACTGATACCAAGACCAATACTAAACTCTTCACCTGGATCTTTTCCGTTAAAAAGGCTACAGCGAGTTTCTTTGGTTACTCTATTACCGGCGATACCGATCGTGAGAGGATCAGGAAAGACCCCCATCAGTTCAATAACCATTTCAAGTTGACGCTTCAGTTCAGTGTTGTTCATAGGACAAATTCCTTTGTATTGTATTTACGTACTACATCGGTCCACTAGGCAGGAGTCTGTGCATAGTAGTATTCGCTGAATATCCCAAATGAACCATAGGGAAATAAAGCCTCCCCAAAGGGAGGCATTTATGTTAGACAGCAACTTTACCAGCAATGTGTGAATGATATTCGTAGTTTTCGATAACAAAATCATCTACACCAATTTCCCGAATATCTTTACCAATAGCTTCTTGTTTGAAACGAATAGTTGGTAGAACCTTCGGTTCACGAGTTAATTGAAGATCAGTCTGTTCTTGGTGATTAGAGTAAATATGTACATCACCACCAGTCCAGATAAACTCTTCAGCAATCATATTCATTTGGTTAGCTAACATGTGAGTCAGCAGACTATAGAACGTGATGTTAAAGGGTTTTCCTAAGAAAGTATCACAAGATCTTTGATAGAGTTGACAACTGATGGCTCGTTTCGGAGCACCATGTTGATCCAGCCATTCTACTACTGCTTCATCTGTAGCCTTTTCATAACCACGACAGACACGCAGAAGTGCTTTAACCTGCTCAGCACTATCGAATGGAGGTTGACCACGAGTAATCTCACCACTAATCTTATCATGATAAGCATCAGCTTCGAACTGGGTTTGGTCTAGAGCTTGCACTCGTTCATCTACGGTCAGTTCACGGGTCCAGAACTGAATAAATGCGTGGCAAGGTGGGAGTGCCTGCTCATCAATAAGATGTGGCGCCCATGCACAAACAATGATCCGACGAGAATCCGGGTTGGTGCGAAGTTGATCGATGATGTCTTGGATTTGGTCGATACGTCGAGTAACCACGCATCTATCGGTTTCCATGGTTGTACCTGGGATATCCGCCACGAAGTCAAAACCACGCTTCTCATAATCAAACCACTCATATTTAGGGATTACACGAGTGTCTTCAAGATTACGCCATGTCTTACCGTAAACAGCACCTAGATCGCCGCCGACCAGACGCTCTGGTTCTTTATGCATCAAAGCACGATACAGTCGCTTGTTATATTCAGCACGAATACCTTCAGGATTTTTGGCTTCATCGAACCCTTCAGTAGCGAACCTATTCCACGACGTTACGCTAACTCCAATGATGTATTGGATTTCCTCACGGTTAACTGGATATTCATCCCAGAAGGCCTGAATAGTCTCTGGAGTCATACCCGACTCGAATTCCGCTACAGTCTCAATGAATGGAGTAGAGTCATCGTTCATACAATGTAAGTACATTACGAATGGGGCACCAATGAGAGCAGTTACTGCTTTAAGAACGGCCTCATCGGTCATCGGCTCATATACTGCGGTTTCAGGTTTAACCCACTCGTTCCAGATGCGTACACCATTAGCGATCAGGTAATCCACCTTAGTATCACCTGACAGCATCCAGAACAATTCATGAATTACAGAAGCTAGATGAATCTTCTTGGTGGTTACAACTGGTAGCCGATTATTACGCAGACTATAACGTTCTTGTTGACCAAACATGCTCTGAGTACCAGTACCAGTACGGTCACCTTTATGTACACCGTGTTCTTTAACTAAACGGATTGAATTAAGATATTGTTCCATTACTTGATCCTCGGATTGTCTACTAGTCCACAGTTGAACCAGAGATGTTTATCATGGCGGCGATCATCACTAATAGATACGATCGTACCCTTACCATCTTTAAAGTTAATAATCAATGCCCGAACTCGGCCATGGGAGAGAGCATTGAAAATTTTGTACGACTTTACACTGAATGCGATTCTTTCATCAAGACGATCCATACTTCATTCCTCTAACCTTACTGGTAATCATAGATCAACCTCTATCCGTTTGTATTTGATATTAACTGGAATACCTAATTCATTTTTTACAAGATTAAATGAGTTTTTCGATGGAGTGTATGTAGCAACTATAACGGCTTGACTATCAACTACAGCTACATCTCGCCATTCCATGTGCATGTTATCGAAATCATCTTTACCCATGATCAAGTAATAAGACGTATCATTATGCGTAATGGTATTTTCAAACGGTCTAATTACAAAAGCACTTAAACTAGACGGTATACGGTGTCCTACTTGTTCAAGTGTAACTGTATACATAAAACCTCCTAGACGATATACGGGAGTCCCGAAGGACTCCCTAAGCGCAACTAACCAATCGGCTAGTATCTTACCTATATTATTAGTCTATAAGAAGTATTTTTATTACAGACCAATACGAGTCAAAATTTCAGCCCAACCTTTCTCTTTAGCATATCGCAATAGGCTATTTTCAATATGGGTCTCACTATAGACAATAGGCTCATGACCACCTTGCACATGATACATTGTTAATGGTTCCACCACATGTTGACTAGACCAAGCATCGTATAAACGATCATTGATTTTAATCACCACATATACCATCAATTTATCGTCGATGTCAAGATCAATACCTGCTACAAATGCATTAACATTGGAACGCACTTGGTCAGCAGTTAGTTGCACTTGCAGCCCGCCATGTACTTCAAATTCGATATCACAGATATTCTTATTTAACCAAGTATACACTGCCTGATTAGCATATGTCTCAATTGGATCACTACTACGTAAATCTATTAATGGACCATATGTTTCTAATGATGAGACACTGGTATCAACTAAGTCATTCAATGAGTATTCGGTACTAGAACAACTATCTAAAACACAGATAGTGTTATCCTCGATATGGATAGGTAATACCTTGAATACCACATTAGCAACATTAGGTAATGAGGTACCTGGTTCAGAACTATTGAATGGAGTATAAAATAATCGATCAGCCACTTCATTATCAATAGTTGATACATCCATTGGAACGAATCCATTAAGATCTTGTTTGATTACGTCATTGTGTCCAATTCCAGAAAAAGATAAATACATTTTCTCAGACATATCCGTACCTATTTATTTACACAGATTAGAGTATGTTCTACTTTACTAGTACTAGAAGAAAAATAACGTAATAGAACACCATCACTGATTTTTACAGTCTCTACATTATTACGAATAGCACTTGCTTTAGCTAGTTTTTGAATGCGCTCAATCGCGCTAAAACAAGTAGCCATGTCAGAGAACTCAGCGGTTGACTGCGATGCACCATTGGCTTGATAACCAGCGATACTGATACTACTAAAAAGAATTGCTAAAGTTGCATTCATTTCTTACCACCTTTAATAACAGTGAGTTTTGGTGTACCGGTAGGACGAGAAGGTTTATTAATAATAACCTGCGAATTGGAAGAATTATTGAAATCCTCAACCATCTTATTTACATCATTGTCAAATGAATTAGATGTATTATCACCCGAGTCCACAGTTGATTCACTAACCACATTTGAAATAGGGTAACTGAGGAGTTCCATCATAAGTACATTGATGTTATCCTGATAGTTTTCATTACGTGTACAATTAATAACCCGCTCACACCAATCCATAATTAATTCTGGTGCATTCTGTTTAATTACAGTTACCGCTACTCTAATATGTGCATCTAATTCTGGATTACTAAATTCAGTTACTCTGTTAATGGCGCTTTCAATCATCTGATCATGCTCATTCTCAGATGTATTCCTTACAACTAACTTACCATTAGTGGTATCGGCTTTATTTTTAAAATTAACCTCAGTGACATTACCTACGGTAGTTAATACTGGGTTTTTGTCAACTACATTATTAACAGTTCCTTCTAATGTTGCACGAATAGTATCTGCATTGAGATATCTATCTACTAGTGGCATTTCAAAGAATGCGTTAGAATTATCATCAATAGGTGTAACTACACCCAATACTGCATAAAGAGGAAGTTTAATACTGACCCCAACTCCATTTACTGTTACATTGAAAGAGATATATTCGTCACTGATATAAAAATTCTTTGCACAGCGTGGATGGATATTGAAAGTGATAGTGTGATCTTCTTTCGCATGCTTTAGAGCTACCTCAGATAAATCAGGTACTAATTGAGTATGTGCTACAATTAGAATATCTCTGAAGTTATTCTCAAGAAACCAATCATAGGTAGCTCGAAGAATATGGCCAGTGAGTAATGATTTTACCTTTAGCATATTTGTATTACCTTTAAATAAATTATAGGAAGATATCTTCTACTGAGGGCACTATATTCTTTTCTTTTACAAGTTCAGTAGATTTGGTATAATGTGCATTAAATAGTTTCTTTAAATCTGCTTTTTCATATTTTACAGTATCTGCTAATTTCCAAATAGTAAGACCTAGATGAATACTAACTGAATTAACATGTTTTACGCATAGATCAATTAATTTGTTAAACTCTTCTAATTCATTTTTAATCAACGTTGCATCTAAAGCTTGGTGCAAACGATTAGATAATTTAACTTTATCTTTGTCAATTGTAAAGTTATTTTCAATATCCTTAGCACTCATCGGTGGTTCAACTTTATACCACACATTGGTTAGTTTACCGTCCACACGCGTCGTGATGGGATGTTTATAATCAGTCCAACTTCTATGTAGATTATGTTTATCATCAAGAACATCTACAGTAACTTTCTCATTACCTGTAAAGAATGGATACATTAGGTTGCCTTTATTTTATCAATGAGTAATTTTAATAGTTCATCATTAGTTAAATTGTCTTTATTTTTAATAATGTCTTTTAGTTTAAACATATTGAAAGTATACCACAACCACTTATGAATTATATAACAAATCACTATAACTAATAATAGTAGTGAATGTAATGCTAGCATTATAACTACCTATTTTGATATGACTTGACCAAATATGTAATATAGATTTCAAAAAAAATTTAATGCAATAAAGGAGAGCTAAATAGCTCTCCTATTTATGCTTATTTATTTTTCTTTCTTGACTTATCTTTAATAACTAAGTCTAATGCTTCAAACATTTTAACAGCAGTTAAATGGTCGATAGAGTATGCCTTTTTACGTAAACGTCCAATAGCTACTGTATACTGGTATTCAGATAAACCATCACTCATATTGTCAATAATTGATAGTGCTTCTTTATAAAGCCTGTTACACTTTATCGTGTGTTTGATGGCATAATAACCCCAGTTAATTAAAGCCATCATTATAATCAGAAACAAAATACCTATAATTACTGTCATGATATCATTCATTTGCTGTTTCCCTATTATTACATTTTAATATAATCAATGAGTTGATATCGTAAATAAAAGATGTAAAAATATGTTGATTTGTTATTTTAGATGATTCTTTATCTATAATGTCTTGGACAGCATTTTGATAGAAAAAATAACTTATGCCATTGGGCATTTTATCTAATACATATCTAACCTTATAAACACCCATCCAGTGAATATAATGATTTTTTATATTAATAATGAAAGTTACACATGTTGATATAGCCGTTAGTGTTATCATTGATATAACAAATACTTTATACATTTGCAACCCACAGATTCTCATCTAGATGAAATAAACCAGCCCCGAAGGGCTGGTATTTATTTTACAACCACAGCTTTACCGTAGTTGTTATCCATACAGGTTTTAAATGATGTAACGTATGCATCACGTGGGCTTTGTCTACGTGAATACACAACGTGCACCTCTTTAATTGCTGCTGGGAGAACATTGTAAAGAACGTTATCTTTGTTCTTCACGCCGTACCCTTTTAGGGATCGTAGGTTTTCTTCCCATTGTAAAATGGGTGTTTTACGCTGACGTGCTTCTGCTGTGGCATGTGCTATAAGTGCAACACCATTACAGTAATTCTCGTCAACTACCAACGATGCAGCTAGTGGGTTTGATACGTATAACAACGTACTTAATACGGCCACTAACTTCATTACGTGTGTTAAACATTGCATCACGTTGTACCTAGGTTGCTAAGATCAGAATATAAAGCTACTAAAATAGCCTTAAATCATTCTACAACCTTAACGTTACCATCTTCAATAACTAGATCTTTACCTACAACATCGGCAAGATCTAACTTATCTTTTACTTCCAGTTTCTTGATACTGTGTACAAAACGGAATACAGATAGACGAAGAATTAGTTCTTCTGGTACATCAACAACATCAATAAAGTATTCTGATGGGTTGATATCACAATTGACATATTCCCAACTTTGTCTTAGTTCAGTTTCATTCTCAGTTACTTGTGCATCAAGAACTTCTTCAAAGTTAATATTGGCAATATTAGTATCATTATCATTCAGATAAGTAAATTGAAGACTAGCATTATTAATGAATTCTTCTTCAACTACAGTTAGTGCACGTTGAGCGTGAATGGGTAGATGATATCGAATACACCCATTAATAATAACCTCATTTGCCTTTTCAATATAACGTTCTTCTTTGAATTTTACATTAGATACGACGTAATCTAGGATTGCCTTGTAATATTCTTTATGATCTGGGTGGCTCTTTTCAATCCACTGTCGGCTACTTACGCTAATTTTTTTCTCGGCTAGAAAATCTCGGAATTTAGCACGATCGATATAAGCGGTACGTTTTTTCATCAGTAGTTCCTATTATTTAACATTTCTAGGTGTTAGTTCGATATGTGAACAGATCACATAAGATGCACATGCCAGTACATCTAAACCATAATACTCATCATAATGGAAATATCCTCTGAGATTACCTTGTTTAGTAAAGGTGTATTCATCAGCTAAATCTAACTCGTTACTTGTCTCTAGCACATTGATTAATTTATCATATTCAACTTTTAGTGCTATATCAGTACAGATTATTTGCTTGATATATTTATCAGAGTTTGGATCATTTTTATAATCTAAAGTATCAGTTAATACAGTGGTTAATGCTAGAATAACATAGTCATGGTAACTTTCCGGTTGTTTAATCTCACCTTCAGGTATTTCAATCCATTCCCAACCATGTCGTAATATATTTAGCATTACATGCCACTTACTGGTTTCATTACTAACCACAGCTATTGGTGAATCATTATAAGGTTTATACAAACCTGTTGTTTTTAAAAGATCTTTTTTAATAGCAGCTATATATAACGGGCGGTTTTCTGACATTTTTATAACTCACATATATTTCAAATGTTTGCCAATTGGTCTGTTAGGGTTATACATATAACCACGACCTGCTGCTGCCCTAATTACTAATTTCTGCATATCTGTTAATTTTCTATAATTATCACCAATTAATTTAAGTATAATACTTTCTATAGAATCATTAGTTAATTCAGAAGGATCTGTTACTTTGAAATAATTATATACTAATTCTCTTTTAACTAGAAAATCAACTCTTCGTTTTTCTTTAATTCGTTTATAACGTTGCGATACATGGATAAATGAAAATAAAACAACTATCCAGAATAAGGTCAAAAGTAGGTACTCATCAACTACATTCATTTTTAATCCCTATCTTTTTTTTTCAAATTATCTTGTAACTCAACTAGTGTTCTGTTTAATAAACTAATTTGTTTCTGTTGTTCACATACAAGTTCACTTAACGTATTAATCTGTGCCTGTAGTTCTTTAGTATTAGTATCAATAACATCAAGAATATATTCTTTATTTTTCTTAGGCATTCTTTGCTTCCTCAACGTTAATTCACCAAACGGCAGAAAAGATGACTGGGCAGCCAACACTCTTTTAGAATGTCTTTTGCCCAGTCTTTTAAATGTCTTACGAAGTTTAATTGGTATAAGCATTAAATAATATCTCTTGATGCCCATGCACCATCTACAGAGTCATTTACAAATGGTGCACGGTCACCAGGTATTACTTGAGCCCATAAATCCACTTCAAGTAATATCCGACGACATGCATAAAAAGGCTCTACTTCTACCCTGTATGAATTATCTTTAGGATCAATATACACAGTAGCAACTAGCTTAGGCTGGGCTCTTCGCCATTTATCCCATACTTTAAGAATTACTTCGCCTTCCATTCTGGCTATACGTGGAGTTATCTTTACCTCACTAATGATTAGCCCATCTGGACCTACCACTCGTTTAGGGGATAGCCATTTATGATAACCAATATCATTAATCCCATTCTTTGAAAATACCGAGTCTTCAAGATATCCTCTCACACCAGGGTATAACGGAACCATTGTAAGCATATGACACCTATAGTGATCCATTGGATGCCCATAAAACTGAATAAGGATTTTGAGTTAATTGGAATCTAATTGCAAAGTTTTCGATTTCCCAAAAACGATCAGTCTTATTCCACTCTAATTCCTTTTTCGCCAGATCAACATTAATTGTTGATATAATACGATTACGCTCTTCTTCAAATACAGTAAACCTGACGATTGCTGGAAATAAGCAATCTCTTTCTTTATAAAAGTTTAGAGTATTCTTATCGATATAACCTGGTCCTGGAATAATTTCAAGGATATTAAAATCAGTCCATCCTAAGTCTGGTGTACCTAGATCAGGTAAATGTTTTAAAACCCCATTGCGTATAAAGGGTTTTCCATATTCTAGTGTGACCTCATGAAAAGAAGAACCATAGATTTTCATACAACCACCGTGCGTTTTAATTCATAGGGTTAGTATGTTTAGTACCGTTTGAATTTTATTTCATTACAGATGATCGCTTTGTTATATTTGGTGTTTGAATATTTTAGACTAGTTTCAATAAATGCTTTCTTTTTCATATATACACTTACGCAAAATAAATAGGGACTCTCATTAAGAGTCCCTTAATATTAAACGAATAATAACTCCAGTACTAATACTGGAAATTTATGCCGATATTGTGGATGTACATACGTATGAAATTTATGTGTGCCTAAATGGAATTCAACGTACAGTACAATAAAATCTTTAGCTACATTTCGATCATGTACGTAAATAGTGAGTATTTCACCATCATCATCTTTCTTACGTCCATAATCAAAATAGTAATTTTTGTTATCAGCTATCCCTTCAGCATTTAATTGAATGCCCCTTACATCAACAACATTTAAACTAGAATCTTCATTAAATAAAGATCTAGTGCTACCATGGTAAACCATTAATGGATCTAATTGAATCTGCATGTGTTAGTCCTCTACTATGTAGTGAGGCACATGCCTCACTTATATTGTTTTAATTTTCATATTAATGATCAATTAAAGTTAACAGTGCTATAAGCTTTGCCTAAAGCTGTAAATAGTTCTTCATTAAGTTCATCAAATTCTAACCAACCATTCATTTCACCTAAGATAGTTTTAACAATCGTAAGATTAACAATCTCAGAGCTAGGAATGATATCTCGAATTCGCTCATGGAAATTAACTACTTGTTGAATACTTACTTTAGTATCATTGACTGAGATATCATCATCAGTTAACTTATTAATAGCCATCATCGCTATACGTGAGAATAGATCAGTATGTTCTTCCTTAACAATTTCCCATGCTGCATTAAAGGAGTCAAGAACATCTAGATCATCAGAATTTAGTTGCTTTTGCATTTTAACCTCTTAAACATTATAACACATATACCCCACAACATAAGTCATGGAGTATATGCCTCGAAAGGTACGTAATAGAAATACTACTACATAGTATTGTATTTACTCATTAATAACAGATACTTTGTTATTCTCAGCTTTATTTTTAGCCGATAGGGCTAAATAGAGACAACTATACCAAGTGAAGTAGTCTCTTGGGAAATAACCCTTTAAAAAAGTAGCCATATTTTTAGCACACGCTTTATTAATATTCTTATTAATGATTTTCCTCTCATTCATTATTTTACAAGCTAACAATGAATAATGTAGTTGATTATTAGTACTTAGGTCTTCAAGGAATAGTTCTTTCACTGCTTGTGGCTTAGAACTTAGACACATTATAATTTCTTGAACAATATAGTCATTCGTCACTGAATGAATGAGTTCAAGATAGAGTGAAAGATTAATCGAATACAGATCTTGTTTATTATTGAAAATGTATCCATTTCTATCTAATGTAACTAATTTCTTATATGTGGGAGACATCTTTTCATTAACTATTTTATAAAAAAGACTAATCACTAATTTAATCATTTTAATAAACTTCCATCTACTCTATAAAAACCATGGACATCACGTTTACCATTTAGACTAGGTATCTCATATGGATCAGTTGATGGATTTATCAGTTTGATTTTGCATTTATCTAAACGATCACGCAAGCTGATATTACCAGATAATGTTAAACCACGATACTGAATATCGATATTATCTAAATCAACAATGAGCGTACTAAGCTCCCCATTTGTTAAGTATGGTACCACAACCGAGTCAATTACTTTTGCAATTGTTTTAGCTTCAATATGTATCCAGTTTCCAATATGATTAACAATCTCTGGAAACTTATCTAGATTTAATGTGATGCTATAGTCACACCTAATTTTGATAATTCCATTACTTGACCAATAATGCATTGCACTATTGATGCCACCTAGATGATTCTCCATAGGTGTGAACTTTAGCCGTCCATTGAAATCTATAAGCACTTTTGAGTTATCACACGCATCAACTATTCTTGACCGATACATAAACATATTAAGTAGTTTTCTATTGATGGCCACAGTTGTACCATTAGTTAGTTCAACTACGACGATATCACCATCTGCTTCATAAGACTCTACAATTAGAGTTATTGGGTTACTATCAAATTTGGAATTATCAGATAACCCATCCATCACAATCTTGTAATTACTATTAACTGATTTAACTTGATCTATTAAAGATGGATCAATGAAATCCTTAGTGAGTGATTTTGATGTGAAAATTACAGCCACATTTAGATCACTATTGATTGGTGTATTTAAAGGTAAGTATTGTTCATTAGAAAAATAGAATAATTTAAGATCTTCTATATCAGTTAGATTAATAATATCTAATGAATTATTAGTTACTTTATACATGAATGAATCAAAATTTTGTTCAACAAAATAAATCATCCATGTCTTAGTTTCTTTGGTATAATAACCCCATGCTAAACTTCGATCATGTAATTTACCAGATAGCATTCCTGTGAAGTAACCTGACAAAATATCAATTTTATCAACATCTACATTTTCTCTGATGTATTTATCATTTAGATCAGCTATCTTTTGTTCTAATGTATCTACCTTTTTTGGTTTGTTAAAACTATCAATAACATTTTTTAAGTACTTAAACATAATCATAAATTACCTTTTGAGTATAAACACGGAATAAAAGCGGTGTACACACCGCTTATTGTTCAAATTTGATTTTGATATATCCACCACCGACATTAGGCTGCTTAGGTCTTAGCCATCCTAGATTAAGATCCATATTCAAAACAAACGTATACGCTGTTACTCCATTTTCATCATCAACACTAATGGAGTGCCATCCATCATGATTTTGATCTTTAAGAGAATGGATTTTGGGATATAGTTGATTATGATTCAAATCAAATACTGTAACATCTCCAATTGATCTAATTGGATAACCGCGAGATCCTAAATGATGGGCTCCTCTGCGGTCCAGTGAAATAATAGCTTCGTTCACGATAATTACCTCATGTAGATGTTTCCATTAGTATATGCTAATCTATAATGTAGATCTCAAATAAAATTTAGTGCAATAGCCCTCCCCGAAGGGAGGGCCATATGACAACATTACCGCTTACTCATTATCGCAGCTAGTTCAACTTTAAATAATGCTTCTTCGACTTTACGAGAAATAGCATTTATTTGAACACGTTTATTATTTTCACGATCTAATGCAATTGTATTTTTTCGTGTACAATAATCGTGTAAACCCAGTTGTCGCCTAACATAGAAAATAACAATTAATTTCAAAACACGAATATATCTCATAACGCGCTTGAACATTTTATAAATCCTCAATAATTTAAGGAATTGCTTTTAAAGCTTCTTCGCGTTCAGCTAAAAGCTTATCATATTGTATTTGTAATCGGTTAATTTCCGCACGAGTTAATTTTGTCTTAGCATTAGGTTTCAACTTATGGTTAATATCAACGGTAATACCATGGTACCTAAATAGAGCTTCCATTTTGGCTATTTTCTTTTCAATATCATCCATAGCTAAAATCCAAAAAAAATAATAATGACTAAGGGGACCAGAAGGTCCCCTATATCGTTAGGCAGTAATAGCGCGGCGGAAGACTGAATCAAACTCTTCCTGGTATGCTTTAATCAGCTTTGCAGTTTCTTCACAAATGGTATTATTACCATAAAATGCATCTGCAAAAGATTCTTGCTTACGTACTTCACAACCGAATAGCTCAAGACCATTTTTTGCTAGCTCAACTTTGAACTTAGCTAATTCGGTCATACCAATTGGTTTGGCCCGCCCTTCTTCGATACCATTTTCTTTTAGTTTAATATTATCACATACACTGCAATGACGAACATCTTTTTGTTTGTTCTTACGGAAGTTAGGACTTGATTTAGTTTGTTTTGCAGCAATGTCCATAAAGGTTTCCCTAGAATTTTTACGAACCGCAGCTTCATGATTCTTTTTAGCTCGATTTTTCTGTTTCTTCTGAACCGGCTTCGGCTGTACACCCAGCATTGAACCAAGTTCACTCCAGGAAGAAATAGTATTGCGTGACATGTATTAGAATCTCCTATATATGTTGATTATATCACATTTGTGATATACTGTTTAAAATGCTTTAAATGTATAAACCACTATGTTGGTCAATCATAGATAGAATGGTTCATGAATAACAACCCGATAACGAGTGTTATATTGGTTAATTGGAAACATATGAACAATCTTAAAATGCAGTTCAGCAACCAAATTAAAGAATTCAGCATGCATGTTATCAGTTGAAATATCAAATGAGATTGTATCATTAACTGCACAAAGTTCTGAATCAGATGCCTTTGTAATTTCAGTTAGCCGACTGACAAACTTTTCTTGGTTAGGACTAAGCATTATTAAAGTCTCGCTGTTGTGATACCAATTTGATTTTGATATTTACCATTACGTTTTGCATAACTAACTTCACATGGGGCATCACCTCTAAAGAACATAAACTGAGCAATACCCATATCAGCATAAATTTTTAGAGGTAGTGTAGTGCAGTTTGCAATCTCAATAACGACTTGTCCTTTGAAACCTGGTTCAATAGGAGTGACATTAACAATTGCACCTAGTCGTGCATAGGTTGATTTACCTGTGCAAATAGCTAGGACATCATCTGGAATATTAAACGATTCTACAGTATGACCAAGAATATAACTGTTAGGTGGAATAATACAATAATCACCAGTCCAATCTACTAAGAATCCATCACTAGGGTCTAATGGGTCAATAACTGCACTTGTTACATTAGAAAAGATCTTAAAATTACGGGCTAGCCTTACATCGTACCCATATGAACTAAGCCCATAACTAATAATCTTTTTACCATCTTTTTCACGGACCTGGTGACCAATGAAATCCGTAATCATTGGTTCACGACCTTTAGATAAGTCAGTGATTGTTTTATCAGATAGAATAGCCATTTTTAACTTTTCCTGTTAAGTAATCATCCCCAGAATCGGGCGATGAAGTGAACACACTCCATCTTTTTAGTTTCTTCCAGGAACTTGAAATAACCATCATCCACACCATTGCTCAAAAATAGCTGGCGATAGGTTTTTTCCGAAATGACTTCACCATTAACATCTTGATCGAACATCGTTGGCTTCTGATCATAATCGAAGTTCCAGAGGTCTTCCATATTGAAGATCATTGTAAGTGGGTACCAACCATCTTCACTATAATAGGCGTACGGTGTTAGATTGTCCTGTTTGGAATTGACAATTTGTGAAAGGCGACCTTCAAAGTTGTTCCATACTGGATGCGAGTCATCACTGACGAGTGTACCAAATCCACAGCCTTTAAGAGTCGGTCGACAGAATCGGTTGGTATACTCATTATTATCGGTTAACCAATCCCAAAGATAATAGCAACGGCTAAAGTTAAGAGCCTCGCATGTATGCATGTCAATGAATTTAAGTACACGTGCACCATCTGAAGAACGTGTGGAACGTTTGGTAACTACAGGGAAAACATCAATACCCATTTTAATCATCCATTTAACAGAATTTTTCTTGACCAGGGATTTTACCGTCCATAACCTCTAGTACCCAACGACCAGTCATCAACTCACGTGCAACCTCACATGCCACCCCGCCAATCTTCTCAGCTACTTTGTCCAGCAGAATTGGATGATAGTTGTGATCACCCATTACTGAGAACTTGCTTTCCCGTTCTATTTCAGCAAGTAAATCAGTGTCAACCCATTCAACACGCCCATCTGGATAGACAATATTAAGACCATACCACTTACAATAGTTTTCGATGGTTACAACTGGAATGTCATAAACACCTTTAAAACACAGCGGTAACTTACGATCTGAGTAATGAATACGTTCAGTCATTTGCCATTCACCAATTCAAAATAATTTTTTAGTAGATCTTCAGTTATTGGACGAGTATGTTCTTTAATCGATAATTCCTTACTGTCCATTTCAATTTCATATTCAGAAATTTGAAATTGCTTATATGGCACTGAACCATCTAACATAATGATCACATCTGCTAAGACTTGATCCACTGCACATTGCAACAAATTATTAACTTGTTGATTATCAGTAAGTGAGTAATCATTGATGGCTTTATTACGAATGTCATATAGCCTTTTACTTAAAGGAGTATTACGTTCAATATGTTCTGTTCGCCACTCTTCTAAAATCTGTTCTGTACTTAGTTTGGATAATGACGATCCGCCAAGTTTCTTCCTAACTTCATTTTCTGAAAATGGTTTATCATGCCAGAATTGATGATCTTGTTTCATAGTAAATCCTTTTTATAATTTAGAAATAGGTTTTAATACCGTATCTTTTTCATTGAATGGATTATAAACTTTATGCGGATTAATCATCTTTAGTTGCTCATTCTTTCTTTCTAAATAAGCATCTGATGGTTTAATTGTTTTAGTTTTCCAAAAGTCATCGATTGGTTTTAACTTATCCATTTCTGACTGTTCGTTATCAAAAGGAGTTTCCCGATTTCTTAGTCGGGTCGAATTGAATAGGAGTCGTAAACTCCCGTCGTAATTCCTCATCTAAATTCTTCTCTTGAATTAATTTAGGAAAATGTTTTCTAACTGTTTTAATTGAAGCTATTAAATTGGAATAGGCTTTTTCTATGGACATTTTTATAACTCAAAATACATTATAAAGACAGTGGCTAAAACCACTGTCTAATTATTTCCCATAATGATCCACCTATAACTGCACTTAGAAAAAGCATCTTGAATATGGGTGGTTCTTCTTGTTCATGTTGTATGTCTGATTTATTATTTTCGCTAGTCATTTTCTTTTACTCTAATACCCACCATATTCTCTAATTTTCTCACCATCCCAAAACTCATAACCAGTCATATTGTGATTAAATGGCTTTATTTTAGTAAACCCACTACGATAGATCCAGAAATGACCAGTGCCTCTTTTTAAGCGGCACTTATACATTGCTTTTTTCTCATATTCCGTGGGAGGGCTAATTTCTAGAACTTCAAGTTCATCACCCCGTATACAGAATAGCGCTGGTGGATGCTCACAGGATGCTTTCATACCGAGAACACCTGTTGACCAAACTGTATCACCTGGCTTAATAACAGTGATGTCATTTGATACAGGTATTACAGGAATTGCACACATATTAGATGCTCCAGAGTAATTACCTCCAAAGAGCAAACACTGATATATTCATAGTCTGCTCTTTAGTAATATTTAAGAAGTTGGAATACTCATACTGGAGATAAACTAATGTCCATTTATACTAATCTCATTGTGTATAATAATTCTTTTTGAGATTATCCATATCGTAAGAATCATGTTTGAACTCAAACTTCTTAGCTATCTCACTCGAAAAAGCTTGTTTACGTTTTTCTTCTTGTTCACGGATATCGTAAGGACCATTCTCTTTAACAAGATATTTTTTATACGGCCCAGTTCCTTGGATATATCCATCAGGAATAATGGTTGTGAGATATTTAGCCTCTACCAACCGGATGCACCGTCCATAACCAACTTCATTGGCATGACGAACTTGGATTAGTTGTCTATTCTTGGCAATACGTTCAGATATGCATGGGAAGTAAACCGGATCATCTCCTTTTTTACAGTTACCCATATCAACCTTTGCGTACAGAATTTTTCTATGATTGGCTTCGAAGAAAGCCCGAGCTTCACGAATACGTTGGGACCGAATAGCTTCCTTAGTTCTGACATTCTTTAGATGTGCAGGTTGTAAAAAAGGATTCATCTTTCGCACGTGACGTTGGATAAGTTTTGTCGTGTAATGAGGTGAATCATTAGCCATAGCCAGTAGGCTATTGTACATCTCAATCGACATGATTACTTGCTGCGGGTCATTATTGCGCTGCATGCTGATCTCCGTATGTGAAATAATGCTTTACTTTAAGGTCATCAGGATTATAAATAACACGTTGGAATTCATGTTTCTTCGCTAGTTTAAAAGCAGCTTACTTTTCCTTAGAAACCTACACGACTTGCTTTGCGTGGGCTACTGCAAGAACTAGTATTCAATGCTTCAGCTAAAGTAAGATTATTACCGACAAACTCAACTGGATCTAGACCATTAGCTAAACGAGCTGCAATCGCTTGTTCAGCAGTAAGTGTTTTGAAGGTAAGAATATCGAAAGCACGGCCAGGTCGAACTAAAGCTTCATCAACATCACGAAGAGTCGGAAGATTAGTAGAAATGATAATCTTGGTCTTAGTAGATACTAGACCAGCTGTAGCATTTAATAGCCCTGACATATTACTATTACCATCTACACGTTTAGCCACCATTTTATCAGAGTCTTCTGTAATAATGAGTGAATTATCCTCAACACCACGAATAAAATTAGTCAAACCGGCGTGGCCAAGTACATCATCTTGATCAGCTAGATACACATTACGATCATTATAACCACGAGCCCGAATAATCTCATTGATATAATTAGACTTACCAGTGCCAGGAGGACCAATCAATAGTAGAACATTAGATTCAGATGCAGCGAATTCAGTCCAGATTTCAGCTGGAGATCGATCTAGGAATGGATACATTTCCATCATATTTGGATTGTAGTTACGAACAGAAATAACTTCACTAAAGCTATATAGTTCATTATTTTGATAGTTAACCCGAATTCTTTTAATACTAGGTGGACGAGTCTGATCAAATACTTCTTCAAAACGTAATTTAAATACTTTGATCAGTTCTTCATTGGAGTATAATCTAAAGTTCTGACTAGTGGTACCTTCCATTCCATTCATTAGGAAACCAATGATTCCTTCATCATCTAGTAATGCAAAACCACCACTAATTCTGAATGCTTTCAGATTTAAAGGGCTTATAACTTCATCACATAGTTTGTAAATTTGTTCTTTGATGAATTCTTTTCTATCAACTCCAAAAGGATAGTGAATACGTAGATCTTCACTATCTGAACTAATTCCCTGTTCATTAAGAGTATAGCGATATGCATTGGAAATTGCACGGCCATTATCAACCTCCATAGCAATGGAGATAAAACGATCAATCCACTTCTGCTGGACTAACGTAAGTTTGCTATTACGATAATTCATTTGATGTTCCTTTTCTAATTGATAATCTAATTTGAGACGATATAAACCCTCCTACTAAGAGGAGGGTTTATTTTGGCTATTATAACTAATTCATTTGAGAAAATTAATTATTATATTCATCCATCAATTCAGGTAGACGGCTATCTCTAGGATCTAAGATTTCAGACCAATCAATTGGCATATATGGCTCATCAGATTCATTTTTATTTAACCATTCTTCTAGTCTCTTTACATCATCGGACCAGTATAGGTTATACATAGTTGGCACATTTGCATCTAATGCCAACTGCCACGCTGTATTAGTACCACCACTAATTACAGAGGTTGGTGTCTTTTGTTCACCGTATGCAATAATAGTTGAAACAGGTTCACGTAAAGTATGGCCATGAATTTGAAATACATTACGAGTATGTAGTTCAATACCTGTTCTACCTAAACCATTGAAACTTCCCCGAGCTGCACAGGCCATTGCCATAGCTGTGGGAATGGTATCAGTATATACGGAGGCATCATGAAACCACGCTAGATTCTCAATTCGTCTTCCAAGAAATCCATTTCGAATAATGTAAATACGACTTTCTACTGTATCCCATTTATCAGACTGAATTGCACCATACCAACCAGCTCTATCTGATCCATATGCATCGCCTGATGAAATACCTATACCTAGATCAACAAATGTTCTTCCTGCGCGTATCATCAATTCTAGGGCCCATGTAGGGGCATAGCGACTACCGACAATAGCTGTCATTGCCATTATCTAACCCTCATTAGAAGACGGATATCACCGTACTTAAGAACGGCATTTCGGACTTGATAAATAAAAGGTTTAAATTCTTTTCGCTGTTGATCAGCCGTGAGTGTATAAGTTACTTTGATAGGTTCATTAGGAACATTGCAGAAAGATAGATAACGCGATACTCGACGTAGATTACGTAGGTGATTCTTACCACATTTAGGCCCGACTCGTTGTAACCGACCGTCGATAACCTTCCAATCATAATTAGCTTTAAGGTTTAGAGAATAAAAACTTTCAGTTAAATTCTTATAATACTGTAATTGTTTTTGAGAGATTTTATTAATTTTTGGTTCATCTGTTACAAGACGTGGGCTATACCGTGAATAACAATCTGGTTCTGACATACGATCCCAGGACATATAAGTATATAGACTCATATATACTGTTTTAGTAACTGGTTTAAGCTCACTCATACCTTTTAGAATAGCTTCACCACTAATCCATGCATCACAGCGTGGATCATCATCATAACTACTCCACCATTCTGGTTTCTTTTTCAGATCATCAGGAACACCATTATGGTAAGCAAATGGTTTTACATCCCAATAATTGCGAATATCAAGTAGATATGCATAAAGATCATAATTCTGTGTTAGTTCAATATCTTCGATACCAATCCATTCATTATTTACTTTAGCTTGAGTTTCTAAATATACATAATCACCCATTTTCTTTATTTCCTGTATTAGATTAATATAAATGTTTTATAACAACTATTTCAATATTGAATAACGTATTATTGGTTGTTTTAATTTACTACTCAACCTGATAATGTGTAATACGTCTATCTATATATCTCTTTTCTCTGGTGAAGAGCATTAGCATTATTCCAAGGTAGAGTCCTTATTCTATTAAACATATAAGTAAATAATCCCTCCCCAATAAAGGGGAGGGTATATGTTATCTTAATTCATGCTTTTGAAAGATCATATTTAATAGCTTCATCTTTCATAGGAGTTAATACAATAGTCACTTTTTCAAAACCATGTATATCCCTACCATTATAAGAAATATCAATACTCTCCCAATCCTGGTTAACTACTTCAGCATGAAGAATATTTTTAATATTGATAGCATCTGTTTTATCAAACCATTTAAAAACCTTTGGGTTAAATACAAGTTCGAAAGTAGTTTGATATGGATAGCTTTTCTGTTTAACAAGCCTACTAGATGCTAGTGATGTATTCTCAATGTTTCGAATAACATCAATCATTGCTTTACGGATAGTAAGTAATTTACTTTTCAGAACCAAATCAATAAATGCTGGATCAGTTGTCATTACTTCTTTTACAGATGGAAATGTGATTTCCATAGCATCCTCTTATAGGTTAATTATTAAAAGATAAATCATAATCACTTTGTCTGCGATTCGGATTAACAGGATCAGGATATTTTCCAGTTTTGATAACTTCTTTTATAGCTCTAAAATCACGTTCTAGAAAATCTAGTTTTTTAACTAACTCTTTTTCTAATTCTTTATTGAGTAGTCTTCTTAATTTGCTCATCTACGTATACTCTTACAATGAACCAATTGATTAGGCCAAAACCTTTTGGTGTGATGGTAATGTCATCTTTATATCCATTTTTAGTGATTACATTACGTAATACTTTAATTGCTTCAGGTGGAATAAGATTAGCATTACCGGTAACACTATACTCGAAATAATAACCTACACCTGGTAAATAACCTGATGCAATCTGGTTAGTACCTGTGATATTACTAACGTGTTGGAAGTCACTAAAAGCATTCTTGTAGAATAACAAAATATTAGGAATTACTTCATCCCTAATAGTAGAACTAGTAATGGCATCCGCCGATGGAAAATAAGGTACTAATTCATCTGTTACATTGGTGCTATTAATATCGGACATAATCTTTTCCTCATTATAAAAGGATAAATATCTTTATGGTAATCCTGTAATATAGATTTAAATTAATTTATAATGAATGGCATAAAGGAGCCCCTGGTGGGCTCCTTTAATGTAATAGGTCCGACCCCTATCTAGAGGTCGGTGAGTAGCAAGGCACCGTAGTTGGGGTTCGTGTCGTTCCTGACGATACTTTAGTACCCCGGTTTATTTACGACTGGATCACCCCCTTAAAGTGCAGTGCGTTTTACGCAAACTGCCTTGCTCTATATCATTGCACTGTGCGTATTTTTATTCGTTAGCTAATCTTATGACTTAGAGTTATATTTACATACCCCTTAAGGAAAAATGCAATGATAGACTCATTTAGGAAGCTAATGGGCTCGCTATCAATTACTGAAACTGATCAAGAAATTATCATCAGTGGTTTTGATGGTGCTGCATTCATTAGAGATATTAACAAGTATTGGCGAACCACTAAATTAGCTACGCAGTTATTTAACACGGTTAGTCGTCGTAGTATTTCATTTTATAAATTCTTTGCTCCTGAAATATATTACATGCTAGAAGCAGTAAAGAATTATAGAAGTAGATACATCTCTATTAAAACTGTTAATGCCATCCGTGAAGCAATGCTTCAATATACCTGGTTAAAAAATACTCGTCCTGTAGATACCAACTCTGTACCAGGTAGACTCAATTTCAAGATGTTAGACAAATTGACATTTACACCAGATGAGTCTCAAAAAGCTTATTTTGAAAATTATAATTATCGAATTGACCAGTATGGTTTACGTGGTGATATTGTTGCAGGTAAACCTGGTACTGGTAAGACATTCATGACGATGGCTATTGCTGAAATGGTTGAGTCGGATATCATTATAGTTGTTTGTGAAAAGAAGTCTATTGATCTAATATGGAAGCCATCTATTATTGAGATGTATAAGGAAAGACAAAAAGTATGGTCGACCATTGATGATAAAGCCTACAACGGTCAAAGAATACTTATATCCCATTACCAGGCGCAAGATAAAATAATTGATCTATTAAGAAGCGGTATATTCAAAGGTAAGAACATTACGGTGATTCTGGATGAATCACACAATATGAACGATCCTAATTCTGCACAATCTCTTAAGTTCCAGCAAATATGTTTTATGTCTAACTCTAATAACAGATTATTAGCGTCAGGTACCCCTGTTAAAGCACTTGGTTCTGAATTAGTAAGTGCATTAAGAGTATTAGACGATCTCTTCACCAATGAGGTTGAAGAACGTTTTAAGAAAGCATTTGGAAAAGAGACACAGAAAGGATTAGATATTGTCCAACATCGCTTTGGGTTAATTGCGTACGTCATTGAAAAGAAAGATACTGAGGTTTTACCACCGAGGATAAAAGCGTATCGTATCAAGATACCAAATGGATCACAGTATACTCTTAATGCCATTAAACGTGATTGTGAAGCTTTTATTAGAGAACGTGTAAAGTTCTATGCTGCGCGCCGACCAGAAGATGAGAAGTATTGGGCTAAACTAATGGCGATACACGAGAACTCTCTTAAGACCCAGGCGCAGAAAGATGGTTTCGCTCGCTATAAGAATTTGATTAAAATAATTCAGAAGAATCAAGACCCGCGATACATTGGTGAAGAAATTAAAGAATCTAACCAATATGAAAAAATGTTTATAGAGCCAACTTTACCTCGTAATGAAATAGCTGCTTTTAGAGATATTAAATCAGTTATAAAATACGTTATGCTAAAGATACAAGGTGAATGTTTGGGAAGGGTTTTAGGTGCTAAACGCATTCAGTGCCATGTGGACATGGTACCGTATATTGACTGGGTTGGTATCACTGAATCAACTATGAAGAAAACGATTGCATTTACATCGTTTGTTGAGGTTGTTGATACTGTTGATAAGTACACCAATAAATTAGGTATGCATCCGGCGGTGGTGTATGGTAAAACCAATGACAATTTACCTCAAATAATCAGTAGATTTGAGAAAGACCCTAAATTAAATCCATTGGTAGCTACATATGCTTCCCTTTCAACAGCGGTCCGTATGACGATGGCTGATACTATGGTGACAATTAATTCACCGTTTAGGCATTACATTCTAGAACAAGCTATTGCTCGAATTTACCGTAAAGGTCAGGATTCACAAACAGTCGTATATCAATGTACTCTCGATACAGAAGATGAACCGAATATCTCAACAAGGTCAGATGACATTCTAAAATGGAGTCAGGCAATGGTTGAAGCTATTATGGGTATTAAATCTCCATTTGAGATCACAGAGTCATTAGAAAGTTATGTTGATAAAAATAATAATTTTGATGAAAATAAAATCATTTATCAGATGCTAAAAGAATCATTTGAGAAGTATGACATCGCAATTGATTTTAATGACTTTGATACACGTATGTATAAACCATATCAGCCCGCATATATGCGGTTTTAAAGGAGACAGAAATGTCTGATCCACATTCATCTAATACTGGTGAAGATCTTATTCTTGGGCCTGAAGCCACCAGTGAAGAAATGTATAATGCGATTTTAAGGTGGGTTGACAAAGTAACAACCATCCTAGAATCTGGTGGTGGCCCTGGTCCAGGTCCTAGTACTGGTTTAAAACCAATTCTATTTCAAACTGGTACATTAAACCCAGGAGATGTAGTTACTTATGATCTTTCCAAAGTTATTACTTCTATGGGTGATTATACTCTGGCTACAGCCATCGTTGATCTCAAGATTATCGACCCTGAAACTACTAGTCCTACTAGTGGTAAGCTTATTAGCGCTTCTGCTAGTATTGGTTGGGATCTCGATTCATCTACAGGGATTTTAAATATCCGTGGGTATAGCCTGTCTGTACCAATCACTTATTATATTCGAGTTGACTCACCTATTAAGACGGCTGATATTCCCGTGTATACCCCGTAAGGAGTGAGAAATGCCTTCTATTGTCCCGTCGCAAGTGCCGGGTCCTGTGGCACTAAACTCTAAAGTTAAATTTAACTTTAGTTCAGATATTCAGAAGGTGTATTATACAGTGAGCCCGGAGTTACCTCCGGTGCTCTCTGAATACATTGCTTATGATGGTGACCCTGCAACAGGTGGTAGTCCATTTATTGCTGTTGTGCAAGATGGCACTAGTAATGTTCTTTATGATTGTAGTTTTCCAAAATTCTATAATTTAAACTATGATACTTACCAAATTCCGGCTAATACAACAAACCCTCAAGATCTATGGGGATGGGTAAGATATTTTTATAATGCTATTGGGTTTATTAGGAATGGTAGTAAGTACGAATCAACTGGAAAGAAATTCTTAGTAATCACAGATAGTAATCCTAGTGAACCTTATTCAGTCCTCAATACGTCAGGTAATGGTTTTAAAAAGATACTAGATACGGCTGCTCGTGTACAAGATTCTACCTATGATGTTTATTACCCAGAAATGATGGGTGGCACAGTAGACCTTACTTTAACAGATCTTAATAAGTATTATGCATGTATTCTATTTTCTACTAAAGATCATAATACTGGCGCATTAACTCCTGAAAGAGTGAGTCAGGCGACTATCGATAATCTAGCTACTTGGCGTAAATCGGGTAATGGTATCTTTGTTATAACTGATTCTGCTTCAAGAGATTACACTAATATTGAAGATGCTAAAGAAAATAATGGTAGTTTTGCATTTACCGCTAATAGACTAGCCTTTAATTTTGGTTCTTATTTCTCTGGTGTTGTTGATAGGTCAGATGTTCAATATACTGTAAATCAGATGCTAAGCTGGTCACCAAAAGCTGCATCATCTGGTTTGTTTACAGGTATGAATAAATCTATTGGTAATGGTCAAGTAACTGACTTTGTTATCAAAGGTGATTCAAGTGAAAGTGAGATTAAGCTTGTTACTTTCCCAGCGTATAACAAAGAAGATATTCCTGAATTTACCTTCGATCATACTGGCGAGTACATTTACAATTTTCTGTGTACGACATCTGAAAATCCTAATAAACCGTATGCTATTTCATTTAGATTCCAAGTTGGTGTAGATGATGGTATCTTTGTTGCACGTGATAATGGCCAAGCTATTGATACTACTCAGATATTAACAGCTAAGCGTTATTTTGATCTTAATCTAGGTTACTCAAATGGCACTGACCATCAGGATTATCTAGGCGATATTCAAATAAATGGCTATTTAGTTGGATCATTCTTATTTAGTCAGGGCATTACTCAGTGGGATCTGATAACTCATGGATCAACTCTTTTAATCCATGATAATGATCAGATACGTATTAACGTACGTGTACCTTATACTTACACAATGCAGCATCAAGTGGTACTTAGTTCAAAACCTGCTTCTCTTTATAATGAAGCATCCCTTATAGGTACAATGGCATGGGATGATTATAAAGGGATAAGTAAAGCTAAAATTTATGAATATATTAATCTTAGCATGACCAAGTATATGTATCGTGTAGCGAATGCATATAAGAATAACATTAATATAAAACCAATAGTATTGACTGCATTACGTCGTACATTCCTTGGTGAGACATTGAATACAGCTAATGTATATGTTTATGATAATAACTCCACATGGGGTAAACTATCACAACGTGTCCAGAACGGACGACATGGTGATATTGTTATCTTTGCAGATACTTCTAAAGTTGTCCAGTATGATGAACTGGCTTCAACACCTGGCTGGTATGTAATGAAAGATCCAGGATTAGCTGATGTAACAGTAGCTAAACTAGTTCCATTCTTTGGAAATAACCGAGCTATTAAAAATAGGTTAAAGACTGGTGACATTCTTGATGAGACCACTGGTCAACCAATTTCTTTCCATGCTAATTGGAAAATAGAAAATGATAAACTTGTAAAAGTTTAACGGCATAAGCCCTCCCGCAATGGGAGGGCATTATGTTGTTTTAACCACGCGTTATATTAAATAACCGTCTTTTCTGATCAAGTAATAAAATAGCGCTTGTGGTAATTTTAATGTTAAACCTACGTTTAGCTAAACTCTGAGCTACTAGTTCAATAGCATCAACTAGATCGATTGATTCTATATCACCTGTATTTTTAGATTTACTAATTGGTTTACTAAGAATTTTCCATCCCTTAGTAAAATTACTAGCTGATGGCTTTTGACCTATCTTGCTACGAAAAAATAGTCCAACTAATTTACTAGCCAGTTCACGTGGATCATTAAAATCTGCTTCTGGTGAATGTAAGGTAATATTACTGTTTGCCAGGAATTCATGGTTCTCCGCACGATCCTCGATAGTTTTAGCACGTGGATCAAAATCCCAACAATTAACAGTTATATTTACGTCATTACCATTACGACGTAGATCAATACATCTAACGAAATCAGTCATGTCAAACTTACGTTCAACATCACGCATGTCATTAGCAATCTTCTCTAATTCATCGTTATCAGTAATACCAACTTGCTTAGTAATATCAAAAGTCAAATCGGCTAAAACGGATTGAGGAAAACTGGTTGCGATCAGCAAACGCAGTACGATTTCTGGACGACTTTTTCTATATTTGTCGCCTGACATCTTCTCAAAGGTGTTAGTCATGATGGCTATCCCAAAAAGGTTAGTTCACACCATTTAAACGCTCCCAGTCATCTAGAGTTGCACGAGCATCAAATAGTGCGTTGTGAAGCATTTTAGAACCTTTTCCACTTAGCTCATGATTTAATTCAAATATAGTTGGTAACTCAACAACTTGTTTACCTTTACCCATATCCATAGCTTTACCAGTGTAAACCATATCGTTAACATGATTAGCTATAAAATGTAATCGAGCAAACTGACCAAGAAACTTGGCTAGTCTATCATGGAATTCTTCTAAAGAGATTGGTTCTTTTTGAAGAATAGGAATAACGTTTTCTTTAACCCATTCATCTTCAATATTGTCATATGGTAGAACTTCGTAGAATTCACAACGTCGATCTTCACTAACAATACCAAGTGAAATAAGAGTACCAGTAGGCGTATCAAATTCTGTATCAACAAAAAGTAACATAGTAGTTTTCCTTGTACGAAAGTCTTATCATAACAATAATGCACTTACGTCAAAAAGAGAGAACCATCATGGTTCTCTCCTATAAAAGTATTAGACTTTTAGTCCACGAATATTGAAGATTATTTGACAAGCTGCAATTATTCTATTTCTAGAAATCTTTACAGGAATTTTATAGTGATTGAGTACAGCTTTAGGATTCTCAACACTCATCAATTCTTTAAGTAATTCGTCGCTAATTTTATTATGTGTTAGGACAAAGGTTGCGACATCGTGGTCCCAGCATCGTTTTATTGCACTACAAGCACGAATATACTTCTCGGCTAATTCGGGGCTAAAATCTAATGCTTCTAGCCATTTCTTACGACCAGCAGTGTAAATCACTCGTGTACGAGTATTCGATGGGACAGCTACAATATAACCTGTACCTAGTGTCCTACGCTCTTCAATGGGTCTGATGTTCCAATCACCAATCATCCTAATTAATGTAGATAGATCATCATTAGCACCATAGTAACCAATAGGTAAACCTAAACTCACTTGTGTATCTATCTGGTCTACAGTTTGATGTGTAATAACCATTGTAGTTCTCTTCCCAATAGGGTTTTATAAACTTCCACAAGACTAAACTCCATTATAGCCCTATCAGATTGGGTAATAAAACTTAACAAAAAAATATTAAACATAAAACCCTCTCCCGAAGGAGAGGGTAATATATAACTTTATCCATACATTACGAAAGGTACTTCGTAAACAATTAGATAAGTATACATCAGTTTAAAACCAATGTGTAACCACTGATCTTGATTAAATGTAATTTTATTATCACATTTTAAATAATCAATAATGCAATGAGCAATTGCTTCAATAAGTCCTAAAACTAATGAACCAGTGATGAAATAAACTGCACCGCCATGCATAAAACTATGCGCGGGTAATACCCATTTCCAGTATAGCGAACCTAGTTCAGTAGTATGATTTTTAGCCTTTGCAATGAAATCATTTTGCAATGAAAAATCAAAGATGAAGTGTGCCACAATTAAACCAAAGAATAATGCCATTGAGCTGACACTGATTAATTCCATTTTATTTCCGCCTAGAAAGGTATCTCATCTTCAACAATGTGTGAATAGTCGATATTATGTTTTTCACATAATTCTTTAAATTTATCTATTTTGGTTATAGCCTCTAATAGATCAGAATGTAATTTATTTTTATAATTCTTACCAAAATCAGCAGGGTCAAATACAGATTTATAGTAGGTATATATTTCAGAATATTCTTTCTTTAAAAGATCGATAACTACTGGATCATTGCCATCACCAAGATAACTAATCAGATGACATAAATCATAGTTTTGACGGCGAGCTGCTTTTAAGATAAGTTCATTAATTTCAATTAATTCAGACTTATTACATCGCCTTCTTTTTATATATCGAATGATTTTATTAAATATCATATTAAGTGATTCCCAACCATTGTAGATAACCACTATCACTTAATCCACGATAATAATCATCTTTATTTTTACGTAAATAACAATAAACTATTTTACCCATTAATTGATAGTTAGCTTCATTATCAAAGGTAAATTCTTTTTCTAATCTATTATTACTATCCACTAATGAGATTACTACATTACCGTAACGTACTGTTAATTTAACTGTACGAGTAGAGTCGGTATCATGAAAGATATAAGTCAACCCATAATTCAACTCATTATTTAATACTTGAATACTAGTAGATCTATTAGATTTAATCTGAAGTGGATGCTCAACAATCGCCTTGAATGCTTTATTGCATAAGAGAATATTTTGTATTTTTAATGAATCCATGACATTACCTGACTTTGTATTTATAATTTACCTATATCAAATTAGAAGTAGGCAATAATGAGCTGACCCAGTAGTCTTCAATCTCAGCCTAATTGGATCAGTGTTTAGACTGAGATTGAATATTAAGCTGTAGTGGTACTTTAATCAATGATGTATTATGGATTTCCGGCAAGCCAGCTTACTGCACATATTGCTGCCTCATCAAATTGATTCAATGAGAATTTGGTTATCCGAACAGCCTGTGCCATATTAAGAACTTTAAATTCACTATCACCAGACTCAATATGAGATATCATGCCAAGATGATCATTGCTGGTATCATAAACTGCAATGCGGATATCCTTGCCTCTCTCAACCACATATGCAATAGATCGTTTTGTTACAGGGTTATCGATGACATTAACTGTTTCACGCAATGTAGCGTCAATCCGGGATGCATTAATATGAATGCTAATTGCATTCAGCAAATGATGCTCAATCTGTCGCCCTGTTTCAAGAGTTAGAGAACCCATTATAATCTCCTTTTAGAATCCAAGATAATCAAAGAATCCATGGTAATCGAATGTGCGTGTTGGGATACTTGTATCCGAAAAGAACGTATTTATTTGTTTGGCTAATTCAGTGTAGTAATGTGAATTATATTTGTTGATCTTAGTAACCATCTTCTCATCAAAGAGATAGGTTACACGCATATTCAGTGGTTTAACTACATTGATCTCAATAACTACCTTACGAACCATATCCTCAGATAAGAGTATACACTTAGCGTCACATGGTGAAACCTCTATTTTAATACCTACACAAGGCTTGAGGTTATCGTGATATTTCGTGAGTTCCTCTAATACAGCATCCATAGTTTGGATGAGCTTTATATTGGTGATGTTCATTACAGCCCCTCGTAAATATCCTTTCGTTTTGGATTGATGCCTGCAACCTTACCTTTATCATTATTGATGTAACAAAGGAATTCATCGCAAGTGGTGGTCTTTACAAATGGGATAATTTGAATGAGTTCTAGTAAAGTATATTCTTTACCAAAGTATTTACACATTTGTGTAAGTTGACTACACACTACATTATAAAAGCCCCTAGTATTTTGTAGTGTAAGATACTCACCATCAATCACTCTATCATTATTTACCATGTATACATCACGAATAGGATAAGTGTCTTTTAAGGGACCATTGCCAAATTTGACACCATGTACCCCATTAGGTCCATTTAGTAAATAGTATCCAGTTGGTACTGACCAATAAGTAGTTCCTTTAAATCCCAATAGATACCCATATGGTTCATGATAATCAGATGTATAGCACTGATCATTCTCACAAATAACCTCTTGATACATCGAGTATTCAACAGGTAGTTGTTTAGTTGGATCACTAGGGTGAACCACCAATATTATTGAATTTTCTGGATAACTGGTCCAACCGCAACTACCCAGTTTGGACTGCTTATTGAAATTACATGGAGCAATTCGCGGAGTATGATTAGAGTAGAATAATGGTACTCCATAAAAAGCAAGTGGTTCGTAATTAACACTAGCTTTAGTATACATGCCAATACTAATCAGAAATACTGCACAGAATATACGCATCGATAATTTAAACATCAGTGCATCCACCCTCGGTTTCCTTAATTGCTAATTTTACTAATACACTTACCCATGCGCCTTCATCGAGTAGCCAACCAGCTGCACCCGTGCCATGCTCGGCAAATCCAAGACTATCTAAATAATGTAGCATGAATGTAGTTGGACCAAACCCATATTTCTTATTACATTCATTACGTTTAGAAGTATTCCGACCTTGGCGATATATATCCAATACATCATCAATATAACGCAACTCCGCTTCTGGATAACCACAGCCACACAGGTTAAATAATTTGCGTGTAATGGTATTGTATGTATCACTATATTCTTTTTCATTATAATCAATGAAAGAGCCTACCCGTTTGAATAGTTGCTTATCGGATGCTAAATCATCAAAATGACCAGGGTAATCTTGAGATGGAAGTGCACCTAGCGCCATTAGTATAATAACGCGCGGGTCTTTACGTTCAACTGATTCAATGAGTACTTCAAAGTTAAGTTCTCGTTGCACCACATTGTTATTGCTGTTGATATTATTCAGCAGAATGTCCATAGCTTCTTGACCATGCCAACTACGGATGTTAGGTTGGTTATTAGTATAACCAGTAATGGTCAATTGGTTAGCTGTATTTGATTCACCAACAGTAACATGTAGGTAATAAGGACATTGTTCTAATTTATCAGCAATACCAGTTGAAGATTTGTTACCCTCAAGTAGTCCAACATCGCCATGACCGATATACAAACAGATACCTTCTGTAGAAGGTTGAGTAGTATAGTTAAAGTTCAAGGATTTAAACATACTCTTTCCTCTATTATAAATGATTAGTTATTTACCGTTTATATAAAGATTAAATGGACATTGACACATGAATTCCGCATTTAGAATACTTTCAATATTGTAACTAATTGATTTATCAGTGATGATGTTGATATCTAAATACCACGTTTTAGTATTTTGAGTAACTAGTCTGTATTCAATGTCAATACTAAAGCCAGGTGCATCGACTGGGTCATTATCACCTTCATGCTGATAAATAAAGTATGAAGATAAAGTATACCTGGCTTTAATATATTCATCTGGTTTTATAACTTTTAAAGGGGCATTGATATGTGAAATAAAACCATGATAATTAAATTCTTTATCCCTAATATCGATAACTTTAGGAGTAACCGATACATAGGCTGGCCATTGTGGTAGATCTAGTTCACCATGTTTAGATTGGTCTTTATCGATAATGTGAAAAGCTCTAACAATTCTATTGAACACTTGATATACCTTTTAACAAAAAAATTATAAAGAAGAGTCCCCGTAATGGGGACTCTATTATATCGTATTTTATTTTTTATCGCGATTAGATGGTGCTAGTTTATAAAACTTCCGGAATTTATTAATAGACAATGTAAATGAATCTTCCCTACCATCCGGATAACCAAGATAAACATCTCGGCGAGAGAGTTTAATTAGCTTATGCGCTGTAGACACGCCATTTCGTTCGACTAGAAAAGTACGACCAATATAATCTTCTAGGTTATCTAGATTAGTTGCAGGGATGTATTTAGATTCTTTCAGAGTCAGGGTAGTGCTCATTTAATTTCTTCACCAATTACGAAATAATAAATTAATTTTATTTCCAGAGTGTTTTACCAATTAGATCATTTTCTGCAATGAATGCATCTAATTGATGTCCATAGTAAAGTAAACTATGAATTTGTTGATTTAGACGTTCTTTATTTGAACCTAAGAACATCTTGTGCTTTTCACTATCAGGTAGCTGATCGTAAACTCGTTGGCAGTACTTCTGTGCCACAACCTTACCAGATGCAAGGAAACGATCATCACCTTCGAATAACTGAGGGATAATATTTTCATCAAGATACTTACTGATTTCAGCATCTAGATCAAAATTAATAGTGTCATCGGTTGTTGCGACAGTATCTTCTTGCTGTTCATCATTCCATGGTATTTCAGAACTTACACTATCATCAAACTGATCACTAGTTGTAGTTTTAGCTAGTTGTTCATCAAATGATGATTGTTTATTTTTCTGTTTATCACGCAGGAAAATAATTGATTCAACAATCTCATTAACAATGATGTCTAGATCGCGATTGGTATCTACAACAATTGAACTAGGTTGATTAATTAAGCGTCCATAACCTTCATCTACTTTATTAAAGTAACTGGAACCCTTAGACTCATAATAGTCAAGACCTCGGTCGCGCATTTCAATTCGTTTTTTACGAACTTCTTCAGGAGCAGTTAAAAAGAAAGTAGCCGGTTCTGGAATAGAATGTAGTGTTCCTTGAAGAATATCCATAAATAGTTTTGATAGGTATGGATTAGTTTCTTCAAAAGGTACTACATTAAGAGCATAAGTAGATGCAATGAAACGTTCAGTGATAACGATTTTATCATCTTTTAAAGCAGGTCGAATAATGTTTTCTACATTAAGCATCCTACCTGCACTATGCATCAATACATCGAATTCTGGCGGACGAACTTCATCTTTAAATTCTGGCCAAATTAACATTTGTCGAATCTTTTCCGATGTAGCTGTACCACCTGGTTCACGCATTGCTACTACATCGTAATTGCGCTTACGTAGTTCCTCAACAACCATCTTTGTAACAGTTGTTTTACCAACACCTTCAGTTCCTTCGATACATACAAATAAACCATTCATTACTAATCCCTCATCTTAAGTTTAATTACTGCTTCAACATTATCTTCTAAATCTTGTTGCGATAATTCTAATGAAGCTCTATAACCTAAGCTATATAGAACATCAACTAATACATCAATGCTTAAAGCTGGTAAATTAAACATTTTAATATTCTCACTAAGTTCATCAGAGATGCCTAGTTTAGTGAAAACATCATCAATCAATACTTTTTGAGAAATGGCTTTTTGACGGGCAGTTTGTACAATTGCAATAACTAGATTATATTTGATATTGTCAGAATGTGATTTTTTATTATCACCATGAACTTCTTTAAATAAATTCTGATCCGCCATAATACTCAGTTCCTTAAATTATTAAAATGTACTATTTAGCCATTAAACTTTTTTAATATAAAAAATGACCAGTGGGCAATGCACCCACTGATCTTATTATATTGACATAGCTAGTATATATTAGCTATTGACATCTTCAAAGAAGCTGGCTACACTTTCAACAACATCATTCATAGCGCTGCTCTTATATTTGGTATCTACCACCGTAACAAGCTCGCCTTTACGATCGATAATACCAGAAACAGTTGCACCACCTGCATTATAGGAATAACCCAGTTCAGCAATGTTTTCATTTTCTTTCATGTACGGTGCAGCTTTTTCAGCAAATACATAACTTACAGCTGCTGCCAGTTGCCCTGCACCTTCATGTACCTGAGCATACTGCTCGGCGGTCACGCCTGCCGGTTGTAGAACAACTTCTTCAAATAGGCCATCCGGGATTTCGAATACCCCGGCATCGGACATGCTTACTTTTTCATTTAGGTTGTGAGTTTCGATAAACTTCTTGGTGGTTTCGATGGACATTTTAGTACTCTCTCTATTTAGGGTGGTGGTTTAATTTACATCTTTCATTACAAAGCAACTACCATCATTAAAGACAATCTTAATTAGATTGTCAGTTAATGGTCGTTTATATACAACACATTTTACATCGGGGAGTTTAACTACTTCTTTTAAAGCATCTGGCATACCAATTAGATTAATGGTAGCTGCTACTTTATTTAGTGTGTCAAGATGTGAAATCAGCTCATGTGCTGACTTAACCAAATCTACCATTGTTTTGTCTTTATCTACCATGCTAGTTACTCGATTTGATATATGAGGTACATACATCGCCAAAGTCTTCACCACTAGTATCAGCTACAATTGCAACTGGCGACCATCGAGCGGCAACAGCCTCACATACACCGATCGAATTCACTCGACGAATCGCATGAGCACCAGTATCAATTACACTGAAACTGAGTTCACTAATGATTTCCACTCCTTTTAGTTCAGCGCTACTATCAATAACCTGGGTACTAATTAGATAGTTAGCTGTATCATTATTATACGCAAGTACTAGTCTAAAAACCATGAGGGAGTTATCATTATCGGTGATGCCAGCGACTAGCTCATGATTCGAAGTGAGTGTATAGATACAACTACTTTCTTGAGTGGTAATTGGTAATCCTGGTGAAGAACTATATACACTAGGTGCATTAGCTGTATGTAGTTCAAACTTATTTACAGCGGAGTTAGGACCAGGAACTTTATAACCAATAGGTCGGGCAGTGAAGATTACAACGTTCATTATGATTCCTCTTTACTAGATAGTTATTTTCCTAATTGCGTATTAGTAATATAAATCTCAAATTTTTTTCATTACGATATAAAGCCTCCCCGAAGGGAGGCAATATGTTAATTACCACTATAAGTACCTTCAGTACCCTGTTCTTTACGTCGTACGAAGCGTTGATGAATTGCACTAAGAGCACGGTCCATTGAATTAATCACTACCTGATTCTCTTCGCATGCAAATGGGCCTGCTTGGTAACCTTCAAATAAATCTTTAACGATTTTAATTAGACAGTCAGCAGTTAGGCCATTTACACCAACTTCTGGAATAACTCCATTCTGCATTAGAATAACACATTCAGTCAAGTTGTCGCCAGGCATGGCAGCTGGGTTAGTCTGAGCATTATAACCAGTTACTACATAACGTTTAGTTGCACCTGATTTCTGGTCAATACCACTTGCTTCAATATTTAGACCATTCTCATCAAAATGTTCATGGCCATAAATACCTTGCATGGTTACCCATCCACCATCTTCTTGATAAATCCAGTCTACCCCATTTACATGATAAGTATCACCTGGTTTAGGGTCAGCTGGAAGATCTTTAGTAGTGGTTAATGCACGGATACGTGCATATTCTTCAATTGCAATTTGTATATCAGTTGCAGTTATATTCTTCTCAGATTCAGTAGCTTCATCTTGTTGAGACTTATCGCTACCTTCCTTTTGATCATTATCCATATCGGAAGAATCTACTGTACTTTTAGCTTCTTTACTTTCTAAGGAAGCTAACCACTCAAGATTAGGTTTAGACATACTTACCTCAATAAATGAAACCACCAATGTAAAGTGACACTACTACATCGGCAACCCGAGGGTCTTGTGAATATTTAGATTTGACTAGTTTAATAAGTTCGGCTCGATTTTTAATGAAGCCTAGTTTCTTATTATCAATTTCTTCAGCTTTAATTAGGAAGTCATCTAACTTCTTCTTACTACCCAGTAAATTAATCACCATTTGATCAATAACTGCATTAGAATTTGATAGTTTAGTTAATTCTTGTTCAAAAACTTCCTTACGTCCTTCTGATCCAATTAAAGCTAGACCGATCTTTTTAAGTAGAGACATGTTAATTACCTATTACATTGGTTTAAGAATGGTTACAATAAATAACTATTCCAAGTATTTAGAAGCGACCAGTGGTGTTAGCAAATGCGGATAGTGCACGTGCTGGTTCACCATCAAGAACCCAAGATAAGAAGTTAGATGGGCTTCTCCAGTTCTTAAAGGATTGCGTAGCTCGTGTTATATTTAGGTTCATACGTTTTCCAACATAATAGAAATCAGACCATGACTGAGATGTCAATGTGGCTGTATAATCTTGGAATAAACTTTGTTCATCCCATACTGAACCATCAGTTAATGCTAGACCTACACCAATACCACGATCACCATCTGCACCAATCCCTTCTGCAACTGCTTCACCAATTGTTGCACCAGCTGCTTTAAAAGCAGTGTCAATAATCGAACCGTCAGCAAAACCTGCCTTTAGTGGGATGTGCATTATCTTAGATAGATCTTTAACGTTTATTTGAACTTCACAGTTAAGCATGTGATTTTCAGCATTCCAACCAATATTACCAGTACCCCTTCTAATGGTAATTGAATCAACAATACCTAGTTGACGCTGTACCCGTCCTTGATGAAATATCTGACAAATAAATGGTGATGTATATGCTGACCTACCAGCTGAACGAGGAAGCCCCATCGGTAAGATCATGGCTAATGGGATAAAAATATCCAAGAAGCGCGACATCACATTGCCATAAGGACATACTAAAGGAATTGTGTAAGATGCTGTTGGCAATGAAGCAACTGAATTTTCCCAATGCTCGGGTACATCAACAAATGCGGAACCCGCTAATGTAGCCAACCCAGCCATGTTAACTGAATCTAAAGCACCACCAATGAAATCCATTACGCCTCTAGTAACATTACCCATCATTTCAGTAACATTACCTTGCATAAAGTTAAATTGAGCAGCTCGTCCTTCTTGTACTTTACTATTTAAAGTTTGAGCTACACCAATGTCTGTTGTGGTATTGGTAAATGATTCAGATACTTCTCCATTATGCTCAACCCGGAAAGTTACAAATTGTGAACCATCCCGCTGAGCGCCAACTACGAAATCATAAACATTTTTCAACTTAGACCATGATGAAAAGTTTTCAGAATCAATTACACCAGCACCAGGTTTTCTATCAACTTCAATATAACTTAATAGATAATCCCGCGCAGAAACTTTTGAGTCGCCATTATCTTTAAAAGAGCTACGAAGATAGTTATCTACCACATTATGTAAATCATCTTGGTTGCGTGCTTTCTCAACCAATGTATCCCATATCTTTTTGGCTTCATCGGATTTACGCTGTGTTCTACCTGATAAAGACATTATATCAAAAGAACCATCTTCCCTTATTAATCCAGGGAACATTCGATGGAAGTTAGCTAGATCGGCAGGGGTTACTGTTTGACCAGGTATTTCTAGGTCTTTCTGAATACCATCGAAAACACGTGGTCTAATACCTAAATTAATAGCAAATTCGTTAGCTAATGTATTCACAGCTGACCAGTAAGCATGCATAGTCTGTTTAAAATAATACCATTTAGAAGGCTGTGTTTTGGCTAGAAAGTTAATAACCCTATTTGCTGCCGTGACTCCAATGATAAATGGCTGTAATGGCAATGATACTAAATAACCGGCAGCATTACCTAACTCGTACCAAGCTCTTGATGTTGTACCAGAGTTAGCGAATTGTGCAGCTGACCGATCATAGAAGTTTGTAAAGAAACTAGCCCAACTACTAAAACGAGGAACACCGAATGACATATGGATTAATTGGGCTGTGTCGTCATGCGCCTCACTATAATATCGACCCATTCCTAAATGTCGTTCATCATAAGTCCTGCCAATTCCTGGTAAGCGTATATCTGCATAACGGGTATACTGGGGTAATGGATTAATTGCCCAGTTACCGCCAGGAGATGTGTTAGTGAATTTAAAAGCAGCTGAGGCAGCATTACGTCTTTTTGATCTTGAACCAAAACCAACTTGGCGTTCATCTGGAGTAGGCAATAAAAATGCTTGCCTTAACCAAATTGGTTTACTATCTGTCGCCATAGGAATCTCCTTGACAAAATAAGGAACCTCCCAATAGGGAGGCTCCTTTAATAGATTAACGTAGTCTAATTGGCAATGGACGGTTATCCACTACCCGACCAGGACGTTGAGAGGGAGCTATAGTATTAGCTTGCTCTTGTCCAGTTTGTGCAGATGGATTAGCCGCTTTGTTTTTGATGTAATTAAGCATATCGGCATGGAATTGCTTCAGTACACTTAATTGCTCGCTTGCTATATCTAACATGGCTTTATCTTGACTGGTAACTACTTTACGCTGTTCCTCTATTTGAGATGCGCGTACTGTAGCCTGTGTTGCTGCACCTGTATCTACAACTGGTTGTTGGCCAGAAGACACATCGGCCGCAGATGAAGGTGCGCCAGGTAACATCATTGATGGAGCATTCGTCCTTAATGGTGACGCCATACCAGACATTATCTTCCCAAGTCCAATTTTATTATTAGAACTATCTGTCATCGATGTATCCGCAGCACCGCCGATAAGCTCCTTATCAGTAGCCATATCTTTTTGTTTAGCAGCAGCTGCATCATTCATCAACTCTTCTGTTGATTTTGGTTTACCAAGTGATTGACTATTGGCATTCTTACCGCCACCAGTTCTAAACTTAGCAACCTTATTCTCCATGACCTGATAGATTTCACCTAAGGTTCTAGCGCTACCGTCCGTTTTAAAGAAGATAGATCTATTAGCCCTAGCTTGGTCAGGGAATATCTCAGCACCAATAGAGTTCTGATCACGTGTAAGGAACTTACGTGCACCAGCTGGACCCATGAAGTGCGCTAGATAAAGATCCACATCAGTGGGTGCCCTACCTAATGCATTTTCTAAATACTCATAATTGTCACGAAGGAACATCGCACCCATAAGAGCATTTATACGTGGGTCAAACCGTAGTGAACCATTTTCATCATCAGCAGGTATACCAAACTTAGCTCCATATTTAGCAAGCATCCCTTTCCAGGTACTCTTAATAAATTGGAACCAGCCTGCTGCTGATGAGGTTGGTGCCTTGGCATTATAGTTGAATGATGATTCAATGCCACAGAAAATATTTAATAGTTCCACTGGTACGCCAGTCATTTCTGATACAGCTTTAAATGTAGCTTGAGCTGCATCTCTAGACTTATTAGATTGCGGCATTGGGATATTCTCCCATACACCACCATTCCCAGTTGCTAATTGACCATAAGTCTGACCAGTTGGTGTCAATTCACCGCCTGCCCCTAACTTATACTTAGCCGTATAGTAAGTATCAGTTATCCCTTCTTGGGCTCTACCAATAACTTGACTAACTCGTGCTGATGTATTTTCCATCCAGTTAGTTACTTTGGTCGTGGCACTATTGAATGTTGATTTAACATTATCAATAATCCGACTAGCAAAACTACGTCCTGAAGCTGCATCATTCTTACCTGCTATCTGTGCAGATTTAGATTTACCTGGAGCTTCAGCTACCTCAGTTTCAGCTTCTTTCTTTATCTCATCAAGACTTATTTTAGCTAGATCTTCTACCGAATCCATATCGCCAACAATATTAAATATTGATGGTGCTTTCCATATTGAAACACCTTCATCATCAGTAGCACCCATTATCGCATTAGCAATCTGGAGGCGCTGAGTTGCTGTTAATGTTTCTATTTGACTAAGCGTTATCGATGTAGATACTGATCGAGCAGTAACAATAAATGCTTTAAATACAGGTAGGAATCGACGATATAACCAATCAACCACTTTAACACGGTCAGGACCATCGCTAGTCGTAACCATACCAAATGCTTGGCCAGTCCACTTAATTAATTCCTCTATATCACCTGTATAAGTAGCTTTACCATTAGCTACTCGCATTTTATCATTAACAAGACTTTCAATCGATAGTAATCCATTTACAGCAGCTAAGTCTAAACCTTGCATCCCATAAGCGTGTACACGTAGCGCTTGCAATGAAGTTAATGAATCACTTGCATTTGCTTTAGGAATAATTGTGTCTACTACTGTAGTTACCATTTTACGTATAGATTCAACTGGACTAACTGCTTTAACTGCTTTTCCAATAGTTGAATTCCTAAACCAATTAGTGATATCAGTTGACTTAGACTTAATCGTAGTAATGGTATCATTTATTACATCAGTAGCACTTTCCTTAAAACTACTGGAAGTTGCTTTAGGTGCGGCAGGTGTTTTCTCTGTGGAACTATACTTATCCAATAATTCCTTTTCTTTCATCTGTATAGAAGCAACATCAATTGATAAGTCCTCTTCACCAAATGGGTTATTAAGAACTAGATAAGGTGTATTACCTTCGTATGGGAATGATACTGATCTAATGAGCTGTCCTTTTAGTTCATTAGGTACTTTACTATCAACCTCACTGATATCTACATCACTACGATTAATTTTGGATAGTCCTTTAAGCCATGCCTCAAAGATCGGTTTAAATCTGAAGTCGATCCAATTGGCTAAACGCATGATAGCTGGGCCATCATCAGCACCATATCCAAATATCTTAATAATGTCACGTGCATTAAGAGCCCTTACATCAAAGGAGGCATCTCCACCACGTGTAGCTACACTAGATACAAGTTGTTCTAATTCAGTAACCTTGTTCATCTGATCAGTTGTTGTAGCACCGTACTGCATCATTCGATAACTGATTAAGTCATCTTTGAATTTCTGACTTCCTCTCCAACCTAATACAGGTTTTATTAAGAAATCTTTAAGTGCCCACATAATCGGATTACTGGTTACAATAGCTGCACCAGCTAATTTATCATTTGTTGATGCACCAGTACCACCAAAACTAGCATATGCAGCAGCTGTTGATAATGCTCCACCACCAATAGCTAAAGCACCTCTACCAAGTATTTGGCGGGCAGCAGCCCATTTCCCACCTTTCTTACCACCAAGACCTAGGTCTTCCAATAATCCTTCATCTTCCTCATCGCCTTTCTTCTTACCAAAGATATTCTTTAGGGTATCACCAAGTTTACCAAAAAGACCTTTTGATTCAGTGGTTTCTTCATCACCGTTATTTTTACCATTTAAAGTATCGCTAACACGTGATGTTAGATCTTGCCAGGAACCACGACGAGGTTTATTAGCATCTGGTTTCTGATTACGTAGTTCTTCCCATATACCTGCTAATAATTGATCAGTGGTTGTATCTAGAGCTTTCTTATCTATCTGTGTTTCTACTTTACCAGTGAATGCACTAAAACGTTTCTTGAAAGGTGATCCAAGCAATTTATATCCTAAACCCGCCATTCCTTTAGCAGTGTCTACAGATTTCTTACCTAACCACTTCCAATAACGCATTGACATATTGGCATAACCACGGGCTAGATTACCTAAGCCAGTTCGGAATAAACCCTTACTCTTAGCAGCAGTGTGTTTAGATCCATCAGAGTTGATAAGCTCAGAGATTTGTTCTTCATCAACAACAATGTTACCATCCCTATCTAAAACTGGTCCATTAATTTCATCGAATGATTTTAATAGGTTACCAGCTGTTGTATAATACTCGCCTGCTTTTAGTTTAACTTTCTGTAATACTGGTTTTAGCATACCAGGTAAATATGCATCTCGATTACTTAGAATATCCTTACCTAATCCAATAGTAAAGTCTTTTGCTTTATTAGCGACTGTACCCATTGCATTAAAGATTTTCTGAGTAGTTGATCCACCACCTAGTACATTTCGTTGTATCCAGTTAGATGTATCTGCTATATTCCTTCGTAGATTGAAACCATCTGACCGTATTAAACCTTTAGCCAGTTCTTGAGCAGTTACGACAACATCACCAGCCCTATTAATAATAGTGCCTTTGGCATCTTTCAAATTAGTTATAATTTGATTAGTTGCTGTATCGATATACTCACCGGCTAGTAGATCACGTCCAAGAATAACAGCTTCTTCACGGCCAGGTATATACCAATCTTTAGCCATATCAGAAACATTATCTAAACCTTGAGTTAACCGTTCTCTAGCATCGCCAGCAATCTGCGCTGCTTTATCACGTAATTGACTAGCAATATCAGTTGCCTTGGTTAATAAGTCACCACGTTGATTATAGAGACCAGTAGCTACTTCTTGAGCGGTTACTACAGTTATGCCAGCTTGGTTTTTAATTTCACCAGTAATATCAGATATTTTCTCTACTATCTTACCAGTATTAATATCAATTAAATTTCCATTTAAAAAATCCATTCCTTTGATAACTGGAGTAAAAGTATTAGCTTTGGTATATAGATCAGCTATTGATTGATTGATTATATCAGAATATCCATTGAGCTGATTACTATAGTTAACAGCACGACTATACATATCGCCGGCTTGGCCGTATAGTTGATCTCTTAAATCACCAAAGTTCATTGACGCCGGTATGTTTACATTCCTGCGTAATTCGCTAAATTGATTAGGTACATTATCCCTTACATAATCCGTAGCTAGCGATACTTTTTGTTGCGCGTAATCATAACCTTTATTAGCTTGCTCTTGAGCCAGTTTAGAGGCACGAATAACTTGCTCTTGAGCTTGACGCATTTTTCGTTCAGTTTGTGACTGATACATTGGGCCAATAAAGTGCGGGTTATTCTGATCACCTAGTGGGGAGAGTTGCTCTGGACCACCATTATCAGAAGGTGGTGTATCACTATAACGATCAAATGGATTATCATTACCCCATCCTTCGTATTTTACTTCTGAACTCATTAGTTCCCAAATACGTGGGTAATTAATACGGTCAATACCTTGCTCAGTTATGATAATACCCATTTCACGTAATTGATCAGTTTTACCAGCATTGGTTAAACGCTCAATTTCTTTAATAGGATCACGTGAGAAGTTTCTAACGTCTAAGAATAATGTAGATATTTCTTGACGCCTAGCAAAGTTTTCATTAGTGCTTGCCATCCTACCATCAGCACCAATGTTGTATTGCCGTTTAATATATTCCGTTAATTCTTTAATCGCCTCACCGGATACTTTAGAACGATCATATCCACCAGCACGAGCATATGCTTCGGGGTCAAAACGTTTATTCATATTGGCATCACGAATTAAACGTTCAGTTAGCGCTTTCCTAGCATCTATTGATAGTTCTTTATTTGGGTCAAATGCTTCAAGAACATCGGTCAGAGCACCACTCACACCTCGTACAGTAGAACGACTAACTAGACGACGTTCTGTATTTGCAGCTGAATCCTCTACAGACATGAATGAACCAGTTGAGAGATCAAACACTTCACGTGTAATATCATCACGACCAGTCCGGATCATTCTTGTTTCTTGTAGTAACCTAGATAGATATCCAGGAATAGCTTCAACTATAGTACGTTGTGTTAGTTGATTAAAGCCACTGTCCTGACCAATTGTTTGATAGGAGCCAGTCTTTAATCGATCTTGTAATGTGAACTGTGGAATAAATGGAGCCATAATGTCACGAAGAATACCACGAGCACCATAAGTGTTTTGGTAATTATTCATGTATTCTTGTGTCCAGGCAGGGAAGTTATCAAGTAAATAAGATGCTTGATTGTGTCGACCACCTAGATAGTTATTTGAAAAACGTTCCACACCAGGACGAACCATTCTACCTAATACAGGTATAACTGAATTCCTTGTCCAATCACCAAGATAAGAGCCAGCGAATTGACCAGCTATATTGTATCTATTCTCCCATGCATCCGCACCAAACATGTTTCCAGCGCGAGCTGCATCGGCAAAGTTACGGATATTTTCATTCGCAAAGCGAGTAGCATTATTAGTTACGGCTGATCCAAAATTACCTAAGAAATTTGGTAATGTTTGAATAGCGTTGTCAACAAAACTATTCGATACCCGTTGAGCTGCATTAAAGCCAACAAGATCCTTCATTGATGACTTTTTATGATCGGGAATCCCTGTGTTTCTAACAAGTGCTGCAAAACCATTATTTAATAATTCCATGGTAGCTTCGGTTTGCTGTGCAATTTTCCGAAGATGCAGCATAGAACGAAACTGGATTTCTAATCCTTTCTTTTGAATACTGTAATTAACTTGTTCATTATAACTAGCTAATTTAGATAAATTATCAACTGTTTGACCCATAGCCTTAGCCATCCAGTCAAATCTATCAGCTGATACCTTATCGCGTATTCCACGTTCAGCTTGTCCAATAGCGAATCGTTTAACTTCACCCTGTTCAGCTTTTATAGCTAAATCCCGTTGAACAAGAGTTACTTGATCTATAGCAGATTTAAGTTCATCCTCGTCACGTTCAGCTTCCATGCGACGACGGATTTCTTTATAATTTCTATTTGAATCTTCAGCGTACTTATAGTTTTCGATTTGACTTTCTAATCGATTATTAAGTCTGTCAAAAACAGAAGCTGGAACTTTATCTTTTAACTTAACTGCTAAATCTTGTGCTTCTCTTGTTAAAAAGAGTAAATCACTAGCACTCGTACGTTCTACAGAATCTTTGACATCCCGAATAGTTGACATCGTATCTTCATATACACCGAACATACGTGAAAAGCCATCTGGTGCCGCAGACCGCATGAATGCTTTTAAAGCTTGTTGTGGTTTAACAGAGTCAAAGAGTCCTTGTTTAATACCATTAAAAAATTCAGTGACAGGTGATCCCTTTTTAGCTTTCGGTGTATCACCAAAAATATCATCGATATCACTTAAGTCAAGAATATTACCGGCTTGCCCTAATGTTGTACCGGTTGCACCAGTTTGACCTTTGGGCAATGTTACCTTCTTGGCCATATTAAACTCCATTGACGATTAGTAAAGTATCATATCGTTGTTTAACTTAGTATTACCAAAATAGGAAAATAGAAAATGAAGAAGGCATTAGTTCCTTTTAATATTTCTTTACTTATTCCCACTAAAGAACAATTAAAGTTCTTAGGTCAAGTAAAGAGTCATGAGATATTTGAAGGTTTAGGTGGTAACTTTCATGAAGATGGTTTGTTCTCTGTTTCCATTTTTGGAAGAGTTGGATCAACTGATCGTGAGAGTTTATTTGGATATATCCATTTAGGTTTAGAACTTATCCATCCAGTTGTATATCGAAACTTAATTAAATTAAAAGCTTTCTATGAAGAAATTATTCTTGGTAAGGCATTTGCAGTATTTGATGAATCTATTAAAGATTTTATCCGCGCTGATGAACTAACTGGTAAAACTGGTTATACATTCTTTTTTGATAACTGGAAACGAATTGACTTTGGGACCACTAAGTCAGGGATTCGGCTATCAAGGTTACAATTAATCGAAAAATATAAAGATAACTGTATTTTTAAAGACATGATTGTAACACCTGCTGCTTATCGTGATGCAGAGATTGATGAGAATAATCGTGTTGAGATGGATGAGGTCAATGAACATTATAGATATCTATTAAATCAGTCGTTTGGTGTACCTGACAGTTTTGGACCAAACGATGACTTGAGTATCTATGATCGCAAACGAGTAGCGATGCAAAATACAGTATTAGCTATTTATGAACATTATGAAAGGTTATTAGCAGGTAGTAAACGAGGTTATATCCAATCTAAATGGGCATCCCGTCGTATTGCCAATGGTACCCGTAACGTCATTAGTTCGCTAGATACTAATGCGGCTGATCTTGATTCACCTAATCGACCAACATTCAAAGATGCTGTAGTTGGCTTACATCAAGCAGCTCGTTCTGTTGCACCACGTACAATCTTTGCACTAAGGCAAGGTGTAGTTGGTGAAGTGTTTGATACAGTTACTAACACTGTACAGCTCATCAATAAGAAAACACTACGTTTAGAATGGGTTGATATCTCTAACGAAGATATGGATCTATGGGGAACTCCTGAAGGGCAAGAACAAATCATCAATGAGTTAGATGTCATTGAAAAACGTTCACGTGCAATTGAAATTGCTGATCATTATCTAGCCCTTATTTACGTTGATGATAAACAGAATTTTAAAATATTCCGCAACATCGATGAGTTACCTACTAATCTAAATAAGAAATTTGTTAGACCTATTACTTATGCCGAATTAGTTTACCTTAGTGGATTAAGTATGTGGCGAACAAACTCAGCGTTTGTTACACGATATCCTGTAGAAAACTACAATAGCTCTATCCCCTGTAAGATGTATGTTAAAACAACCGTAGTGGGTGAATTACGTTATCCGTTAAATGATCAATGGGAACGTGATGATACGTTGGAACCAGCCTTAGAATTCCCTGTGTTTGAATTAAATAAACCAGCCCAGTGGCATGACTCAGTATCCATCTCTCCTTCTATTCTCGCGCCATTGGGGGCGGATTTCGACGGGGACACTGTATCATTTAACGCAGTTTATTCAGAGGAAGCTATCGCTGAAACAGATGCTTTCTTTAAGAAACGTATTGCATATATACATGCCGATGGTCGACTGGCATTTAGTGTTGGTATCCATACACTCAATTTAACTCTTCGGTACATGACTGGGGAACCCAAACAAAGGGATTAATCATGCGCTTAAATATTACACAGTTTCTGAAAAATTATAGTGTACGCGAATATGCTAAACTTCAGTCACCTAAGTTGCATGCTCTAAATAAACTTGATCTACCTTTCGAATCCATTTATCAGTTCTTCGATGGTAATAATGCAGTAATGGGTCCTAGTCAAACAGACCCATTATTCTCCAAACATCAAGGTAAAGTATATATTGAGCATGTTACTGATATGCTTACATTTGAAGGTAATCCACGTAGGACTTCAAATATCCCAGCAACAATGATTCAAGAGTTTCGCCGCCAGAACCGTTTCTTTAAACCTTTACGCAGTGATACCGGTTTTAAATTATCAAACCAGAACATTCTGGTAATGAATTATAATTTAATTAACCCTCAATGGAATTATATGGCTTCTTATAAAGCTACATGGTTCCGTTGGTCAAATGACATGCGTACATTCTGGAGTGGCGTAGCGGCTGCATGTGAACGTTTTCCTGGTTGGAACCAGTTCATTGATGTACACTTACCTGAGTTAGTTCCACCTCCTTCTTCTTTTAATAAACTACGAGGGGGTTTGACTCAAGATCTAGCTAATCAATTCAATACACCTGATATTCTAAATATATTTGATTTAGTTCGCTGGGTTTCTGATGATCGTGAAAGTTCTTTCATGAATGTCATCGATGCTAAGTATTACGGTAACATTAATCTTTTATTCCGTGTACAAAGTTCATTCTTTGTTATTAACTTAGGGATGCTTGATCAATGGCGTCGTGATCCAGAAATTAAAGATGATAAAGGTTATGATACCCAGCAAATAGCTAGGCGCCTTATTTCACTAGTATCAGCGATGGTTGAATATAACCAAGGTAATACTTCATTAATTAAAGAAGATACGCCTATCTTTAATGAAGATATTATTGTTGATGAAGAAACTCCGGTTAGTTATGAAGAAGGTGAAGCAGAAGAGGTTGAGGATGTTGAGTCTAATAACGTTGAAGAAGAAGTAACTGAAGTTGATGTTATTGATGATGTTCAATTTGACCCAACCAACTTAACTAACTTAATTGATATTGGCGCAATTGAGGTAACATATACCCCACCACCAGAAAGTGATCTTGAGGTAACAAAGCTTATCATTGAAAAAGATCCACTGGAATCTTCACCTTCTCGCCAAATTAAAGAAGAGAAGGAACTCATTGTAACAGATGTACCAGAAGATGAGTTATTCATCAATACTGAAGTTGATGAAGAAGATAAACTAATCGATGCCATTAGAGCTAAAGCATACGACATGTATCGCGTGAATATGATTTCTGCGAATACATTCGAGCAAGCTCAAGAAGATTCGATTATGTATCGTCGTCTACCTGATCCATTTACCGATCCTAATGATGAATCAGTAGAACCTATGACGATCGCTGAGGCGATGGAATATCATCCAGATGATCTTAAGATTCCAGAAGACACCACTTTTGAAGATAAGCCAACCATTGTTGATAAATCAATGTTGGGTAGTAAGTTAAAAGCCATCCAACGCAAATACAACAAGGTCTTATTAAAGAAAGATATTTTAAACAGTGTGTTATCTGTTCAGAAACAAGGCGTATCAGTAACTAATTACAAAATTGAAACTGTACGCGATTCTGGTAACCATTACCAAATCCACAAAGTTACATTAAAGCCTATTCGTGGTAGAAGTTCACAAGTAATGTTCCGTATCCCTGTCATTGATAATGACGGTAGGTTCATGTCTAATGGGGTAACATATCGCCAACGTTTACAACGTGCTGATATTCCAATTCGTAAAGTTAATCCACGTAAAGTTGCATTGACCTCTTATTATAATAAGACCTTTGTGACCAGATCTGAACGTGCTGAAAACAACTTTGATAATTGGTTAATCAGAGCGATTACCAACCGTGCATTAGATGGAAGTGATATGTCTGTACATTCAGTTACCTATGCTGAATTAGATCAATCCAACTATGTTCTACCAAGGGTGTACACTACTTTAGGAACAGCTTTTAAAGGCTTCCATAATCACCGTAATGTGTTCTATTTTAATTTCAAAGATCGTAATGAATTCTTTGCAAAACAAGGATTACATATCGAAGATTATGAAACTGATGATTTGATAATGGTGGGGTTCAATGGCACTGATGCTATCTTGTTAGATAAGAATTCCATCTTTTACATGAAAACAGGTAATGAGCTAGAACCTATTGGTACCATTACAGATATACTTGGCTTAGATCTAACCAAAGCGCCGTTAGAAGCTATTCTAATGTCAATTGGTGGTAAAGAGCTACCATTAGGTTTCATTTTAGCATATCACCATGGCTTAAACAATCTACTTAAGAAGTTGAATGTTAATTATCAGCGTCATCAGCGTGGTACCAGGATTGTTGTCAATAGTACGGATTATACATTAGCGTTCGCTGATGAGATCCTAGTATTTGATCGAGCTGATTATAAAGCAATGCTTGTATTAAGTGGACTCAAACGTTATCATAAATCACTGCGGCGTTATTCTGTTTATGATTTCAATAAACGAGATGTTTACTTCAGGGTTCTTGAAGAAGCTGGATTAAGTAATAGATTTACACGTGATATTGATACACTCTTCTCAGCATGGGTCGATCCAATCACTGAGGGTCTACTCAAGGAGATGGGTGAACCAACTACTTTTGAAGGATTGCTTTATCGGTCTGTCGAGTTATTAACGAACGACTGGAGTCCAGCAGAAGTAGATGGTGCATATATGCGCTATCGTGGTTATGAGCGCATGGCAGGGGCTATTTTTAATGAACTCAATAGAGCGGTACGTGTATTTAATATGCGTAATGGTGGGTCAGTGCAAACTGTCGAGTTAGATCCACACGTGATCTGGCGCAAGATTGTACAAGATCCGACAGTAGCCACTATTGAAGATTCTAACCCCATTGCAAATATCCGTGAACAAGAAGCGATGACTTATCGTGGAGATGGTGGACGCGGTCCAACTTCAATGGTTGCACGTACACGTATTTACGGTGAAGCGGATGTTGGTGTGGTCAGTGAATCAACTGTGGACTCAGGTGACGTTGGTGTTATTGCTTACTTAGTACCTGATGCTAACTTTGTAAACATGCGTGGTGTTACGCGTATGTTTGATCCAAAGACAGATGGGCCAGCTAGACTACTCTCAACTAGTGCACTGCTTGGTGTTGCAACCGAACATGATGACCCTAAGCGAATTAACTTTATCTCAATTCAGCAGCAGCAAGGTATTTATGCTGATGGGTATACAGTTACACCAGTTCGTACAGGCTATGAACAAATCATAGCCCAAAGGACTAGTTCTATCTTTGCTGTAGCAGCAGAACAAGATGGTGAAGTTGTAGCTATTGATGAATATGGTATCCAAGTTAAATATGCTGATGGTAATGTATTTGGATATCAATTAGGTACAGTTCATGGCACAGCAGCTGGTGTTAACTACCCACACATTCTTGTTACCTCATTAAAGAAAGGTGATAAGTTTAAACGTGGAGATACTATCACATATAACAAACGTTATTTCTCTGAAGATAGGTATACGCCTGGGCAAGTATTATGGAAAGCCGGTTGTATGGCTGTTGTAGCATTTGATGATAACCTTGACACTTTAGAAGACGGTTCAGTTATTTCTGAAGACCTAGCTAAAAGGTTAAATACTCAAACAACTGCAATCAAGAATATCGATGTTAGGTTTGATCAGACTATTCGAGATATGGTGAAAGTTGGGGATCATGTCGACTTAAATTCAATTCTATGTATAATTGAAGATCCTGAAACAGCTGCTCACTCACTATATGACGAGGCATCTATTGAGACATTACGCAAACTATCAGCATATTCGCCACGTGCTAAGCTCGTAGGTACAGTATCAAAGATTGAATGCTTCTATCATGGTGAAATAGACGATATGACACCAAGTTTACAAGCATTAGCTAATACGTCAGATAAACAACGCGCTGAACGAGCTAAATCATTGAAAGAACCTACTTTCACTGGACAAGTAGATGCTAACTATCGAGTGAAAGGACGAGCCTTAGAATATGACCACATGATTATTCGAGTGTATATCGATCATGATATCCCATGTGGTGTTGGAGATAAAGGCGTAGTAGCTAACCAGATGAAAACGGTATTCTCCCGTGTAATGACTGGACGTAATGAAACTGAAGATGGCCGTAATATTGATCTACTATTCGGTAATACATCGGTAGAAGAACGAATGGTTCTATCTCCTAAAATCATTGCTACAACAACTGGTATCTTGTGGGCAGCTGGAAAACATCTTGTAGCTGTATATAGAGGAAACACTAATGCAAAAGCTAAGTAATAATGTAGCACATGGTCAGAACATTGCTGTTCTTCATGCTGCTGTTAAACTAGGTACTCAAGCAATTCTACAATCGCTTGGTGGCACCACCAGCTCCCCATCTCTGAATGGGGAGTTTTTAACTGAGGCTGATATTGCAGCAGCTTTAAACGCTCGCTTAATGAAGAACCTCAATATCTAAGGAGTGTTAAAATGTTCTGTAAAGAAACCCAAGCTGCGATTGTTGGCTCAGCACGTAGTCTAACTGAGGATAACCTTGTTCTAGTTATCCCTAATGAAACATATCCCCTTGCGGTCTTTGCAGATGGTTTCAGTGTAGATGGCAACTCTAATAAAGTTGCCCTCTCTGAAGAGCTGGAAGCATCTGTAGAAGAGTTCTTCGAGGAAGCTAACCAAGAGCAACCTGTTAGTGTAGAAGAAGAGCAAGAAGCTCTGATTGCACATGTCTGCTCATCATTACAAAAGATCCAATTCAATACGCAGAATGTTATTTGCCCTGCAATTGAATATATGGTACGTGTTTTTAATGAGCGTCAAAGCATTAGTTGTCAACCAGATGTAAGCGCTACATTCTACCACTATAATGCAGTTCATAGTGATCCACGCTTAACTGCACACGTTAGTACACGATACAATAATTTACAGCCGCTACCTGAGTATCGTACCTTTATTCTAGAATCAATTGATGCTAATGAAATTATTCGGTTAGTGTCAATGGGTAATCCGCATCTAGATCAAACTGAAGTTGAAGAATGGCTACTATCTATTCCTAATAGTGCCGCTGTTATTGAAGGTGTGTGGAATTCTATCTTCAATGATGGTCGTCTTCTCATTCCAGGTGAACTTGAATATGTTGTGGGTAGGTCCTTCCCATTCACTGTTGATTCACTAGCTCTGGCTTACATGATTTGCGGTCACTACATCGATAACCCGGTTGAAGTTATTGGCGAGAGTGATGTTGACCTAGAAACATGGTCACTAACTATTCGTAAACTACATGAGATGTTTGGATTCTATCTCAAGCGTGCTTATGAACGTCGTCAAGCTGATCGTGATGCAGGTCTACTCATCCTAGCCTCAGAAGCTAATAATGTAGTTGCTAATTCTCGTTGCAAAGTAATCATTAATGGTGATGTTGCACCTCAATTTGAATTAGCCGGTGGTGACATCCAAGCTATCCTTGGTGCAGCTGTAGCAGGTAGTAATAACATTTACCTAGAACAGATTCTTAATAACTCAGAACAGTTTATTCAACGTTGGCTATCAGTATATCCGCTGATTAAACAATCGGCTATGGATAAAGGTTTACGTAAACTACGCAATGACATTCATGAATCATTTATGGATGGTGTCATTAATACTGAACTTAAAGATCGCCATGTTAATGAACTCGAATATCGTATTAAAGAAGCAATGAGTACGATGACGACTGAAGATCTTAAGAATCCTTATATCACCTTTGGTAAACTTATCTGTAAAACATTCTTTACAGAAAATGTTTACTGGCAATATCTGCTAGCAGTTGATGAATTTAGTCAAATGTATCCTGAGGCCACTCTACGTGAACTCAATACACAATCACTAATTTCACTAATGGCAGCATGGCTGTCTCAACAGATTAAAGTTGAGCGGTTCACTGGTGTTGTTGATCCTTATGCAAAACTACCAGTAAAAGAAGTTATTGAAACTGTAGAAGATGATAGCACTGAAACTTTAGATGATGTTGAAATCGAAGAAGAAGTTTCTAATTAAATTATCTTAATGGTTAATAATCATTAAAACATGCAATCGATGATAAACTCCGGTATTTGGAAGGATACCGGAGTAATACAGCGAATATTTAAAGGTGCATGATTTTGATTAAGTATTTTAATCTTTACATAAATGAACAATTAGGACATGATAATGGACGTACGTTCTCTTCGACGGGATCCAGAACGGGTCCACAGTCATCTAACTGATTTAGAAGATAATTCAGTAGTAACTAATGCCCCATGTAAAATACAGATTCCAGAAAGATTTACAGGAAGACATCTAGCTGTTATTGGTAGTGAAGTATTCACTATTGGTATATTTCCTATTATTTTTAATGATGAATATTACGCAGTAAATAATACCATTGCAATGATGCGGATAAATCCAATCTCTACTGAACGCGTCCACATCAATGGTGAAGTTTATCTAGAATTTCATTTTGATAAAGGTAGTAAGATTTTCCAGAATACTTACTTAGTTGTTAATGATACATTAACTTACTATGTCTATGATGAGTTAATTAACAAAGGAAACTTCCCTTGGTATATTAACTATTATGACAAAGCCAAATTATTTGAGACAGCTAATTTACACGCTGGTGTTAACCTTGGTGGATGGCCTACATTACAACTTATTATTTCAACCACTCAGCGTGCCTCGGATGATATATCACAACTATATCGACATGTGTTAACTAGACACAGTGATATCGTGGATAATCCACCAGTCGACGTACCATTCCGTTCAGTTATCTGGAATACTTCAGACACAACATCAAAACTCAATGGGGCTTATTTTGATCAAGGTATCACATCAGCACTTGTTAACCCATCTGAGTCAGTAGAGCTTATTGAAGAACTCCTCAGGACCTAAGGAGTTGCGTTATGCAACCATATTCTAATTTTTCTGGTTTGCAACAGCGTACTAATAACCAAGTAGTTATCGGCAGTGATATGTTAGCCGGTACTAATAAAAAAGGTGTATTAGTACCTGATGCGGATGGTTACTATCTAACTCCACTAGGAGCTTATGGTACCCGAAATTCAGCTGGTATGTTCTATGAAATGGCATCCGGCGTATCTATGTTTAATCCAGACTCACCTTTAATGCGCCGTGTTAAAAAGGGTGTTCTATTCATGGAATACAAACACCCTGAACCCTATCGTAAAGATGGCACACGGATGAATGAACATGAGTACCTAATGCGAATTCGTCAAATCGATGATGATCGTGTGTGTGCGCATATTAAGGAACTTATTCTGGTTGATTCTACAGATGAGAAAGGTCTTCCTATTAAACTAGTACTTGGCAAATGCAAACCATACGGTCCTTTTGGTAAGTACTTCGAAGCATCTATTACCAATCCTTCTCAGAATACTTATTGCTCGGTAAGGTCAATAACTCAAGATGATCCTATGCGCGGTATCAAATATACCCGTGAGATTTCAACTTGGGATATGGTTGGGGAAGGTGGTATTTACGGTGCTAATAAATGGAATTCCCCTGCATTAGAGAACTATGAAGATCAATTAATGGTTATCACGCCTGATACTCTATATCAGGTACAGCGTGAACGTGAACGTCAAATTAACATGGGTTTTGAATGTTCTGATATCACCAATGTGACAGATCTAGCGAAAAGTCTTGGCTGGGATATTTCACCAGTTAAACATAGGCGCCCTGGCTTCATGCGTTAAAAATAAAAAAAAGACATAATGCCCTCCCGTAATGGGAGGGCTTATGCTGTCATGTTGGAATAGCGATCATTGGATACATATCCCTAAATAACTCTAATGCTTGAGCTGGCTTATAAAAGGGTGCCACAAGCATAGGTGTCCTATATGTATCATTACTTAGAAACAGTGTAGTAGCATCGTCAGAGGCTGTTTGCAGTACACCGAAATTAAATACTTTTTGAGTATTACGTAATGTCCAAAACCAATCTGGTTTTAGCTTGTCCATGATACTTACTAACTTACTTAAAATAGTTGGATAGTCCTCAGGTTTTGTACCTTCAGGAAATACATAATTAGCAATTATCCTATTTGGATAATCTGGTACATCGGCAGTAAGTGCCTCAGCTCCAGAGTGTGTAATTATTCGATCAATTACATCTAGGTCAATATTATTACCCAATGAGTCAGCGGTACGTTTAGTTAATGTGAATCTAAAATCATCATTATACTTGTAATCATATCCAACCCAGTTACCTGACCCATCATAACGCTTTGTAGCGCCGAATGTATCGTCGATTAGGTCAGGGATACCCCATTGTGCTACTTCTTGTAATACCCCTCTTAAAACGGCTGCCTCGGCCCCTAAATCAAAGAACTTAATAATGGCGTTAGAACCAGACATGTCTTCTAAGAAACTAAGAATAGAAGACATATTCTGATAATTACTGTTTTGTTTATAAATGTCCACTCCATTAATGATCATCTTTACTTCATTGGCCATTCGAGTAGCTTGCTGTACATACCCTGGACCACCATTTGATCCAGTTAGCTCACCGAATATAATGTTCTCTAAGCTTTGGGCAATATTCTGTAAATCCGATCTAGAGCCTTTTAAAGCACCTTGAATACGTCGTGAAGCATCTGCTAGATTAATCCCATCTGATGGGATTAAGTCACCAATACCACGAACAGCTTTAAGAGTCCGATTAAGGATACCGCTAAAACCTTGTTCAAAATTCGAAATACCTGATACTAAAGAATTTCGCACATCCGAAGACACTTCGGTATATGCGTCGATCTTAGCAACTTCGTCTTTACCTGTACCTATAAATGAAGGTAATGCAAAATCAACCATGGTAGTCTCCAACAAAAAAAATAATCTATAAGATTGGGGCCAGATACCCCAAAGGAATATCAAGCCCCAATATTAAAAACTACTATTTTTTATAAGCAATAAATTTTCCAATATGCTTGAATCCCTTACAACTAATAGTAACTTTAATCGGATATTTAGCCTTCATTACATAAATTAACCTGGACATATTAAACGGCGCATAAAGTATAAAATCATTATCTACCATTTCTTTATGGAATGCATTAATCTTATCTTGGACTAGTTTAATATAATCCTCATCATTAATAATACTTTGTTTATCTGAAATAACAATCTTATCTACAGTATCGCCTTCAGCACATAGTCTTTCATATACCTCAGTACGGATAAATGTATTAACTGCGATATATGTATTTTCTGTTACTTGTGTAGCTTGTGCACTATAAATATCACTAATACAGTAATTAGGTTTATATGGACCAAATGGATCAATAATATCTTTAATAGATACACTCTTTTTTGGTAGAACATGGGGTGTTTCTAAAAATGAAACACTGTCATGTGCATCAATATCTAAATACTTATTGACTAGTGGGGCAACGCGGTTGAATGCCTCTTCATAGATAGCATACATGTAGCCACGGTAATCTGGTAAAGACGCATAATAATTACGCTGAACAACAGTCTCGCAACTACTAACATAATTATAAAAAATATCTGCGTGCCTTAAAACATTATTAAATTCATCTACGCCTAGAATTGAACTAATCCAACTAACATCATTATCGTGGATAAATATAGCTAAACGAAGGTTTTGCCGTTTTGGATTAGTTTCATCTTGGAATGGATATGTTGTATATAGCTCAGTGATAGCTTGTTTAACTACATCAGGTGATTCATTGAAAAATTCTTTTGAGAATTGATCAATTGACATATTTTGTCTTTGCTGATATAGTTCATTAATACGTGCTTCTACTTGCACAAGGAAGTTAATCTTTTTACTGATTTTAAGGCTATGTTCAGTATGCATTAAGTTATCTCTGTTTGATTGATTTAATAACATCACAAACAATTTCAAACCATTCTTTTTCTTGAATGGTTAGGTTTGCTCCTGATAAAACTAATGGACCAAAACTTTTTGCTTTAAATAAAACGAATGGTCGACTATTAAGATTTAATAATAGGGTATCACGAAGGATATTGGTAAGTCCATCTACGTATTGATACTTTAAACCATAGTCTAATTTATAATGGGAATTAACCTCTGGTTGAAGAAAAGCCTTTTCTTTTTTACCAGTGATGAGATACATCCGAAGACCTTTGAATGAAAAGAAATTCTCATTATCAAGTGTGGTCTTCTTCTCTTTTCCATTAAACTGAAATAGATCAGGGAGCGGTGTATTACCGCTCTGATCTACAATGATGCTATCTACAGGATAATTATTTTGTACCCATGGGGTTTCTGGATTATTCATTTGAATTAGGCTCCACCCAATGAGGATCAGGTACAGGAACAATATGCACACTGTCCTCTAGTTTATCTCGAAGATTAGGATCATCAGTCCATTGTAGAGAAAGAGTGTATCTCTCCTCTTTAGGCCGTAGTAGTAGGAATCCACGTCTTAATGTATTCCAAGACATATTGGGCGATAGTAAACCACGCCTTTGTGTATTAGCCAATGAGGTAAGTTTCTTTTTATCCAATCCTACAAGGTTGACTGGATTATTTAAAAACTCTTCCCATAGCTTATCCCACTTCTCCTGGTTAATTCCTTCTTTCCAGAGAATATGCCTATACAGATGGGCCATTGTAGTTGTAGCTGGTTTTTGATTCTTAAAAATTTCACATTCTTCATAGGGGAAATCATTTGCAGAGCAAGTTACCTCATCTTCAGTTGGATCGATATTGATCGTATAAACTGAATCAGGTTTTGATGTACCCCAAATCAGACGTACCTCTAATGTTGCTTTAACAGGTGATAAGAAATCAATAGCTTTCTTAAAGCCATCCCAACTCATTGTATCAGCTTTAAGTGCTTTATTAAGATTACCTTTATCTGGGTTATTCTTGTTATGTGGTTTTTGAAAGTATGCATTCAAACGTTTATCCCAAGCAAACTGTGTCATATTACGCCACAGTAGTACTTCCCGGAAAACATAACACAAAACCCCTTCTGCCTGCCTTAATCCTTTTTGAGGATCGCTTAATAAGTCTTTTACAGATTCCATCTTTTTTACACCTACGGTGAATTGATAATAAACACACTTTATATTAATTTATACTTGTATAGTCTGCACCTCATAGTAACTTAATAATTGCTCTTGATAGTTCAATAATATCATAGTACATTCTATCCATCTGGCGCTGATATGCTTGATGGTTAATCTGTTCAAGATATTCAGTTTGTTGCCAAATTAAGTCACGCATAGTTTCAATAGATTTACATACATCAATAAAACTATCATTACTGTTTATAAAATATTCATCAAGGTCAATTGATTTCCTGTCGATAAACTCAGTACGACACATTTCACTAATCTTTAGATCATCTTCATTTGCAATATGATCATTTAACCTAGTTAGAGCATCTAATAAATAACCAATACTGTAATGTCTTAGATAGACAGGAACACCTATCATCTTCCTGATGGTCAGAGTTTTTAATTCATCCAGATTAATTAATTGCCAGAAATTATTAATAGCTTTTAATCGTTCTTCACCTGAAATAATATCTTTATCTATCCGTTCTAATTCAGTTAGAAGTTGTTCTTTACCAACTTCCTTTTGGAAGCCCCGGAAATATTGAATAAGTTTCTTAAACATGATATAGGACCTATTTTTCAGATACTTAGCATATGGTAAGTATGTTAGGTATTACTATTACTAATTAGAGGATAATAAAATGTTCCATGGTGCAGATTTATCTGATGAGCCTTTAGAAAAGAAATCATCAACTACAGAAGAAAAGGTATATGCTGATCTAGAATATGAGCAGCAGATACGGTATACACAATCAGTTAAAGAGAAAGTACTAAAAGCTGTATTAGAAAATACAACTGGTAAAGTACCTACTGATAAAGAATCAGTTGATATGATTCTTAAATTAACAGATTCAATGGATAAGACAACAATTGCTAACCGTCGTATTCAAGTTGATTCTGAGGGTGCACGCTCTAACCGTGAACTTGCTGAAGGCTTTGCTGAATTCGTTAAGATGCAAATGAACCGTAATCCATTAATACGTGATCCGAATGATGTCCCTGCAACACCACGTGAGATTCCAGATATTCCTGATGAGGAATTTGAGAATTACACTATTGAAGAAGGTGAAACTGAAATCGGTATCATCATGGAGGAATCCAATGCATTTATGGAGCGGATGGATGCTGCACGAGAAAAAGAATTAGAAAACGATTGATATTAACGACATATAGCCCTCCCGTAATGGGAGGGCGTTATGCACTTAATACAAATCGATATCTAATACATCACCAACTGTATTTACGATTACTTCAACAGGTGGTAGCTCAATATTACCAATTGATTTCTTAATAACATTCATTTGGTTAATAACTTGATTATGATCAGATGTTACTTTAAGAGCTAATAGTCCAATAGCAGTTAAACTTACGATTGCAGTTGAGTTATCTGAAATAGTTTCATATGCAGCTTTACCTACTTTCTTAATAGTTTTAAATAGAGTAGGTTTATTTTGACGAATTAGTTTTCGTTCTTTTGCTTTAGCTAGCTCATCATCAAATTCTTTATTAAAGCTACGGCGTTTACTCCAATCATAAACACCTGGTGAAACTTCTTCAAAATTGGAAGAGATTGCACCAAAATCACTAGCATGGCTAAACATCCATTTAAAGATAAAGCGATTAGAAAGAACCCACGCCTGTAGATTAGTTTCTGCATCGTTGATTAGTTTAATAGCATCGCTTCCAGTAGCCACTTGGCCATTAGCTTTAACAAATAAAATCAGTCTTACAGTAGTACCATTGATTACTGTGTTATTCACATTTGCAATCCTGGTATAAATTTCTTTAATAATTCGCTTTTGTTTATCTAAATCAGCACCATTTAAACGAATATTAAATTGACGGTCTAATACGGCCATTGCAGTTTCCTCTAGGGTTATTGTACCTAAAGTATACTGCATGACCGTATTATTTTAATTTTTTACATGCTTTATAAAACCGTGTACCAACGTACAAAATAAACCCGCCAATAACAGCAACTGATGTGATTGTTTCCAGCGGCATGCGCTTAGCGGGTTCTTCAATTGGTACTGTAACAGCTGGTAATTCAATTCTTTTCTCAATAACTTTTTTACCAGTTAACTTATAATAAACATCTGGTTCTAATGTTATCGATTCAAGAATCTGATTACTACATGGATAGCGTGTGACGCCTCCATGTCCATCTGCAACATAGAAGCTGAATGTATCGCCTACACGATGTAAGTCAACCACACTACCCATATATGTCATATGAGCTGGATAGAGTTCTGCCTTGACCTTTCCATCGTTGAATAAGTCAATGACGGAACTCTTCTTTAGCTCACCCATTAAGTTTGCTAAAGTGAATGCCGCCATTAGCGATAACCCTATTATTTAATCGACTTGTTGAGCACTATCATCAATATCGATTTTATCTAGCTCATCAGTTAGAATATCTACTTCACTGTCTAGTACCGTATCATCATCAGCTACGGTGTCATCAATAACGGTTGATTTAGAAACGGCCTTATATAGATTAATAGCGGCAACAGCGAGGGCACCAGTTGAGATAATTGCAGCTGCGATCTTTAGTACTTTCATTTTCTATTTTTCCTAATCATTAAGTTTTAATAAGTATCCAATATAGATACATGTCTGTAATATAGATCTTAAACTTTTTTTAGTGTAATAAAAAAATTAATGCGATATAAACCCCCTCCCGAAGGAGAGGGTAATATGTATATCAGTATTCCATCGAAGTTAATACTCGATAATGATCTAATAGTAAATCAATAACAGAGTAAAAAGAATCACAGTTGAATTGCGTATCTATATTTGCAGATACTCCAGTAATACGATTGATAATATGGAGACACTTAATATCTCCACCACGTTGTCTGATAAAAACAACTGCCCACACTGGCCACGTACTATCTGGTGTGGTGTCTTGAATAACTAATCTGTAATACCCATCATTTACTGTTTCAATGGATGCTTGGATTGGATCATCTGTATAAGCCGATTCTACTTGAACATATTGATCATTATAATAAAACATTTCCTTAATAAGTTTAGCACAGGCATGTAATGTCTCCATTACCTTAGCTGAACTATTTGGATTATATTGTTGATTAAACATGTCATTAACCTCTTAAGATATTGTATGCATAGTAGTAATATATATCTTAATTATTTTTTAGTGTAGTTGTGAAAACTTAGAGGAATATACGATGCCTAGTAAAAGTAAAAAACAACATAACTTCATGGCTGCTGTAGCCAATGATAAGAAGTTTGCTAAGAAAGTTGGTGTACCACAATCAGTTGGTAAAGACTTTGTTGAGGCTGATAAAAATAAAAAGAGTTTTGAAAGTGTTTCACTTAATAGCACTTATAAAGATAGTTACTAATATAATGCCCTCCCATTGCGGGAGGGCTTATGTTGCTTATAATTATTTTAATACTAGATTTTTATTAAATACTTCTGGAGTACTAATATTAGCTGGATCAAGTACAATAAATTCAGCTTGGTTAAATGCACCGTGTGTTGATTCAAAGTGGCTGATGAAGAACACTTGATTAACAATGCCATTTTCAATTAACCTGTTAATGAATGGAATAGCATTGGCTCGATGTTGTTCATCAAAAGTCCTGCTAAATTCATCTAAGAAAAGGGGCATGTCATCTAGATGTAAAAATTTCAAGATAGCCATTCTAAAAGCAAAATCAACAATCTCTAATTGTGAGTCAGACCCGTATTCAATGTCCGGTGGCTGAACGTCACCACCTGCAATATGCATTGGGAACTTATAATCCATGCCATCTTTGTCAACATTAGAAGGTAATACTTCTAACCTATAAGTCCAAATCTCATTGATGTATGCATTTACTAGTTTAACTACTCCTTGTAAGAAACCTAATAAATAGCGACCAAGAATACCACTTTTTGGTGATAATGCTTTTTCAAGAATAGCTAAATCAGTAGCCATTTGTTGTGCATGGTTAACTTCTGATTCTAAAACTTTAATACGTTCTTCATGACGTTCCATTTCACTTAAACGACTATGCACACTAGATAGTTCTAAGTTAACAGCATCAATCTCTGCTTGGTATGCCTTATCTACAAAGTTATCAGCTGTATCCACTATCTTTTTAATAAACTGCTCCCATCGTTCAATAAAAGAATGATACTTATCTTCCCATTCACGAATAGCATTACCAGCTTTATTGAAATGAGATGCTTTTCTTTGTAAGTCAGCTGCTACATGTGTTTTATTATTAATTTCAGTTTCTAGTGCAGTTGTACGTGCCTTAATGAACCCTAATGCATCTTGATCCATCTCAGCAATAACACGTAGTCGTTGAGCTAATAAAGTAGCTTCCGCATGAGCTTGCTTAGAGACAATGAGTTGCTGCATTGCATCTCGCCAGTCTAATGCATCATTTATATATTTTGCTGGTGTGCGATACATTACGACATGTTCAGCTACATAGTTCCATAATGTATCAAATTCGTTATACTCTTTCGTTAATTGAACGTAGCCATGTACATAACTTACATATTCATTGAAGTCAGTCATGTACTGTTCAAGAACCTTGATCTCATTTGAACAGCTATCCATCGCTTCATCTAACTTAGCTTTGCGCTCTTCTGCTATTGTGATATCTTGTTCACTAACACCAGGTTTAAATGAATGAGTGCATGATGGGCAAGTAATAGATGCGCATTCCTTAAATGAATTTAGGCGTTGATTAATTTGTAAATACATGCCTTCCATGGTTGAGTATTTACTTTTTAATTCTTTTAGCCTTTCTGCATTTTTAATAGCAGTTTCTTTACTTAAGTAACCATTCTCATTATTAGGAAATGTAGTGAGAAGTTTGATCCAACGATCTGAGAGATCAGTAAGTTTACCAGATGGATCACCGTTAACAGAAATGTCAACCAAAGGAAATCTACCGGTATACTTCTTATATTTACTAATAGCTTCTTCAGCAATGCGTGTATGATGTTCATGTCTGTCCTTAAGTTCTTGTATTTCTTCTGGAGACATACGTTCAGCTGTATTCGGATTAGAGCTTTTTAATTCTTCTAATTCTTCAACTAAACGTGCAATAACTGCTTGTATAGATTTATATTCTTCAATCTTCTTATTATTTAGTTCTAAGAAAGATTCATACCCATCTACTTTAACTTGAATAGGTAACATTGGAAATGACATTAACAATGAACGAGCTTCATCTAAGATAGAATCTAATTCTTTACGTGCAGTGGTTTCATCTCTAAAATGAAGGACACCTTTCTTATCACGTGTTTTATAAAGTAAATCAATACGACTAACTAACCGTTGTTTCACTTCTTTCAACTGTGTCATTTCTGAATCATTCAATACCCCATGGTGTTCTGTGACCAATCGCTTATTAATTGTTTTAACAGTACCTTGCTGGTTAGATAATTCTTTACGTACTTTGTTATAAACATTAAATGCATAATCAAGGTTAACTACAGACATTCTAGTTAACCATGCTTTACGTTCATTAGGTTTTAACTTTGTAAAACGCATCTTACCTGTCAACATTTCATGCAGTTCTCGGTTTAACCCGAAATGCGCCATTACAAGTTCTTCTTGTTCTTTAAAGGTATGACCACTATTTAATTCTTCATCATTACATAAAAAGGAATGATGTCCAGTGCCACGGTTATATTTAGAAATTAATTTATAGTCTTTACCATTTGCATGACAATGGAAATGTTTCTCGCCACCTTGCTTGAAGTTTGAACTGCTAGATACAACAGGTGTCAGTTCACTAATAATAGATGATTTGCCAGAACCATTACTACCAAGTATAACCATCATCTGTTTGCTTGGAGTCCATTCAAAATAATGTGTATTATTGGCCATCAACCTAGTATAGCCAATTAGCTTAAGTAGCTTGATCTGCATGATTAACCCTTAATAATGTCTTACTCTATAGAGTTAATAACCCTAGTAAATATTGGAGTTTATAATGGACGAAGCTGTGTCACTCTTATCAAATATGCAAGATAGTGAAATACAAACATCAGAATTTAGGTTATGGAGCATTGGACGCGCTACTGAAAATAAACCACGTAATTCATTTACACTAATGGTACTACCTATTGAGTCGGCAACTGCTACTGATGGTGAAACAACATTCAACCCTGTTGAAGAAGTAGTTGATGGTGTAGATGCCGATGGTAGGGCATATACTACTAAAGTTAGTGTATCGCGTGATATACCTTGTATATGGTTACCTAATGAAGATAACCGTGCAACGCCACCTGATGTAATGCGTGGTGAGAAAATTGCAATATACAGATTAGGTGATACTAGTCAATTCTATTGGCGGTCGATGGGTTTATCAAATGATTTAAGGACATTAGAATCTGTAGTGTACACTTTTAATGCATCTTTATCTCCTGGTGGCGCCGGTAAGAATTTTGATACATGTTATTTCATGCAGTTCTCAGCGCATGATAAACACGTAACTATTGGGACATCTAAAGCCAATGGTGAACCTTATCGTTACTCGGTACAAATCAATACAGGTACAGGTGCAGTCTATATACTTGATGATATTGGTAATAGGTTTGAATTAGTTTCTAAAGATAAACGACTGATGTTAATGAATGCTGATAATTCTTTTGTGAAAGTAGAGAAGAAAGCTATTGATTTAAATGCAGATCAATATATCAAATTGACATCAGGTGGTTCTACATTAGAATTAAATCCGACTGAATTTAAAGTTAATACAACCAATACCACTATCAAATCAAGTGGTACTCATATTCAGGAAGCTGGTGGCACTATGACACATAAAGCAGGTGGTAATATGTTGTTTACTGCTCCACGCTATGACTTTACTTAAGAGGTTAATATGCCTGGAATAGCTGTTTGTAATATGGATAGCGCAGGTGGTGTTATATTACCTGGTCCTAATGTTAAGTGTTTTTATAAAGGTCAACCATTTGCCGTTATTGGTTGCGCAGTTGCAGGTCATGGTAGGACGCCGCATGATTCAGCTAGGATGATTCAAGGTTCAGTAAAGATGGCTATTGCTGGTATACCTGTGTGTTTGCAAGGTAGTATGGCTAGTTGTGGACACACAGCTACTGGTAGACCTAATCTTACTTGTGGTAGTTAAAGAACATAATGCCCTCCCACTATGGGAGGGCTTATGCTGTTAAATACCTTCATTCTCATAATGAGTAATGCAGTGACTAACAAATGTTAACCAGACTTTAAGAGTTACTGCTAACCAATGGGTGTAGTTACCAACAGGTTCTGCTAATTTTCGGGATATCTCAGCGAGCATATTAATTGCCTCGCCATTTGCCCTTCCCAATAACTCACTACGTTCAGCTAGCTGTCGAATTGAATCATCTACAACTACCTTAACTGTTTTATATTCTACTTCGCCTTGTTTAGCACGTTCAGCGATCGTTAAAATATTAGCAATACCAGTTACAATATCACTTAGCGTAGTTACAGAAGGTACTTCTATATCTCGTTCAGTGCTATCAATTGCATTGATTTGTAACTCTGTAAATTCCATTGTAAATGTATTGCGAACCATTTCTAGTGCAGATTGTTTATTAGTAACTGATGTAGCTATATGGTCAGCATCAGTATAAACAAATGCACGATTAGCTGGTAAAATATAACTTCTATGGGTACCAGTAGAAGTAGTCTCACCTTTCTTTAATGGCTCATCCCCTGGCGGCGCTTTAAAATCACGACGCACTATATCGGCAAAAGATTGTAATAACTCATCAATGATTTCTGTAGTGGTATCTTCGCCTTGATTATCTAAGATATTCAATGCTTGTCTACTAATATTTCGAGCAATATTAGAAGTCATTTTAGGATAAGTCATTAAAATATAATTAGTGACTTCTTTGATATCTAAAAGATTATCTGGTCGATCACCAATGAATTCACCGTTAATAGATAATCGCTGTAAACCAGAAACAGTCAATCGAGTATTAGTAGTACGATTACCTAGTTTTGCAAGTCGCCTAGATAACTTTTGCTGTGTTTTACGCACATGTGAAATGCTGCCAGTAAACTTGACGTAGAATGCCGTAAGTGTTTCGATTACCATCCGCACAATATCGCGTGCAGCCTTAGCAGCTCGAACTAATGCATCTTTTAAAGCACGTAGTGTAATTATACCGCCTTCTTTTATGGAGAAGGCGGGATCGATACTTTCTAAAGCAAATGACATCGCTTTAGACAGGTCTTCAGATGCTACGTCACGTCCATCTAGCAGATCTTGATAACGAGCTAATCGATGGCGATATGCTTCAACAGAAACAATAGCCTCTTTGAGTTCATTATTGGTAATTAATAGTTCTGCATATGTGGACATTATGTTTACCTATTCAGTTTCCTTGATTTCACTATCAACTAGTTTCTCAAGTACGGTGATCCAGATCATCACACATTTAAACAGATCATTACTAGCTTCAGTGGTGCCAGTTAGATAAGCCTTACCAACATTGGTTGCTTCTTTATCAGTCATCTGTGCAATGATTTCAGCAGTTGACTCTTTAGAGATACCGCGAATATTATTTAGATGATTTAGGAGGTTATGAACTGCTTTTAGCTGAGCCATAACAACATTCTTATCAACTAATAGTTCAACAGTAATTCCATAGTTGGGTTTACCCGGTGCATCAAGAATGGAGAAGTCTACCGCAGCTTTGTCTTTACCAAAGGTATAAACACGATTACCGGGCACAACCGGGCTAGCATATCGGACACCATTAGCATTAATTTTGGTAGCTGTTCCAAACATACCTTTAGCTAAAGCCAGTGCTTTATCATCAGTTGTTTTTCCAGCTAAGGCTGCTTTAAGAGCACGCAGTCCATTCTTTTCAATGCTGTCAAATAGATTACGGATTACAGTAACCCCCTGAACAGGGTCTACACCAACCCAACTCTCACCAGTGTCACCTAGAATCAGATCGCGTGGAATTGCGATAGTACGAACTTCATCGGGTAGTTCATTCTCTTTAACGCGTTTCATGATCTTATTAACGCGTTCTATTTGATTACTGACATTCTGGCGAATACGTTGATAAGTTTCTACAACAATGCGAATTAGCTTCTTAATGAAATCTAATGCAACAGTAGATACTTCTTTTGCTTTAGCTTGTAGATTATCTAATACTTCAATAGAAGCTTTAGGCCGAGTTAGCGGTGATATAAAGGATTCCATTGATGGCACAGTGTTATTAAAATATTTATAGTCAAATGACTCTAGCGCGATGCTAATAGCTTTAGCTAGATCATGATCGACATCATGCCCGCGATGATGGCGGTTACTAACTAAACCAATATAGTTTTCTAATGCAGTTTGAACAGATTCTACTTTAGTCAGTTCATTTACAATTGTAAACATTTCAACTGATAATGATTCTAGATGATCATCTAGTTCACCAGTGATGATATCTTCAGTAGTTTCCAGTAGTGCGGTGGCATCATAGCCATGGTCTAGCTGCTCAGTCTCATTGGCTTCCATAATAGAAATGTCTTCATTCGATGGGACATCTGCAATTTGGTGTGGTTTTTTGGTACTAACATTAAGATCTTTAGTATCACTTACTTTAGTGATCATTTCATCAGCTGTTTCAGTGATTTCGTTTTCAACACGATCACCTTTAGCTACTTGGAATTCTTTTAGCCCTTGACTAACATGAATCTTCTTATCATTGATCTTATCAGCAGTTCCATCAACATCTGGACCTTTGCATACGTCAATTGGGGTATTGGTAACGACATTGGTAACTTCATCACATGGATTTACTTTACCATCTTCATCATCTTTTAATTGTTCTGGTAATTCTTTACCAACATCAAGATTGACATTCTTATCTTCAGCATCAGAAACGCGCTCAAGACTTGCAAAGAAATCCATTGCGGGAACTGTTTTTTTCTTAGCCATTTTAAAACTCCGGAGTATTAAAGTTCATAAGGTTGTTAGGAGATAATACCATTCTCAATGAGAAGATTCTCTGCAATTGCTAACCTTTGTGATAGACTTGTGTTATCTGCTTCTAACTTAACAATTCTAGCGTAATCAGTTTCACGATCTTTGATTTTCGCTTCACGTGCATTTTCTGCTGCTTCGTGTTGTTGTGGTGTCACGTCTGACATAAGAGGCATTGACCCAAGATTTATAACAGGTTCTACTCCAATCACATCAGAAATAACACCGGCTACTTTAGCTTGTAGATTAGTTAAGTCTAATGTTACTGGAAGAGCCCCTAGTGATGCGGATAGAACAGTTTGCTGGTATGGCACACCGTTCAAATCAGGATAACGTGCGATATAACTGCTTGGTACATATACCGGGTTATATTGTTCAGTCGTGAGAGTAACAATATATTCACCATTCTCACGATCTTTATTGTATTCCGATATATCAATATTTAATGGTTTATAATAAGTATCATAAACATTTCTACCATTATTCTCAATATCGATAAATGCTCGTACAGCACTATTGACATAAAGTGTATTGGGTTTTATGAGTTTGTCAAAAGGTGAAATTAACTCATAACGCCCTTTAGTCCCAATTGGTGGGATCATTAGAGATTTTTTCTCAGTAGCCATTATAGACCCCAATAGGTTAATTATTCATTCAATTGAGCACTATAGTTACTTTAAGACGAAATAATAGCGGATCCACTTTAAAGCAGATCCGCTTTAAATTAAAATGCTTGACCAGGACAAACCCAAATATAATCACCAGTTGTTTGGCCATTAGGTCTGACTAATATAAATCGTTGTCCAACCGTACCGCGCACAGAAGCATCTTCAAATGGAAAACCTCTAGGTATAACTAATTTACCATCTTTGTCTTGTGCCCAAAAACTTAATGAGTCCCTAGTCTCTTTGCCATTAATAGGATCTTTTTCATAGAAACTCAATACGAAAGTAAATCCATTTGGCAATGATGTATTATATTTAATAACAGTGCCAATAAATGTAGGTGTTGTTGGTGATGATACATATCCATCTTCTTCTTTAAAGATAATGTTAGTATCAAAATAATCTTTAACATCTAACAGATTATAAATAACATCATCTCCATAAAGAGGGTGTTTCATTTTTAATGGATATTTATTTATTGTTGTGTAAAATGCACCAGGAATGAAATTATCACATTTTGATGTATCTGCCATGATTTACTCCTGTACATCCGTCATTACACGTCCTTCGATAGACCAGTATAATTCATTTTCTAATGAATCATAAACCGTTCTATATTCACATGCCTCACCTTTGTTTAATTGACAGTCAACTTTGAATACACGGTTACCAACTAAACGATTACCATAAGCACGAATCACCAATAATCCATTTGTCTTATTAGCAATAGTAAATACATATTTACCTTTTTTAGTATCATAGGCAGTAGCTGGTAAATTTACTATAAATGGACTATCTGAATTATCATTATCAGTATAATTAGGATCTTCAACGATAATGTGCGCATTAAGATAAGTTGAGTCAATATCAAACTTACGTCCAGTTGCTTTAGACGTGTCAATTACTTTCATAGGTGGGTAGATATAACAGAATTCGCTCATGATTGCATCCACCATGACAGACCAAGTGTATACATCGCTTTAGTTGTTTCATTATAACAGATAAATCGAGTATAGCCATTATTAGGTAAGAAACCAGTACTTGTATACATTGGCCTAATGATACTCTGTTGATAAGCAGTAGCTATATCAACATCTTCATTAGTTAAATTCAGTATTCGATATTCAGCACCAGCCTTAAGTTTCTCGCTATTGCCAGAAGGTAGTATAACACCTTTAGGTGACTCTGCTATTTGAGCACCATCTGGTTTAGGCATTAGTACCAATAGCCTACCTATAGCTTGATCATAAGGCGGACAAATCCAATTACCAAATTTACCTGTTTCATTATCAACTGTAATTGTAAATGGTACAAGCAATTGCGGGAATATCTGATAGCCATCTGTTGGTTCTGGATCAGGATCTGGATCTGGGTCCGGCGGATCAGGGTCAACATCACCACCTGAATGTAACCATAGATTTAACCATCCTCTCCACCATAGTGATGAATCAATAGCTTTAAATAAAAAGTTTGGTTGTTTCTTACCACCGGTATACGTTATATTAGATATTTCTAACCATATGTCACTAGCAGTAAAATTTAATTTAGCTTTATTAGCAACATACGCAACTAAAGCTTCGCTATTTTTTAATCCTTGAACAACCGTTACTTCCGATGCTGTCCAATATGGATTTTTAATATAATCATTAACATTAAAACGATTATAAAGAAAGTCGTAATAAACAGCACTATTAGTTGCATCTTTTTGAATACGAACAAATGCCCTATTAGGCTCATCGATAGTTGCACTATCCATTACCATTACGATAATGGACTTATCTTCAGATAAACCTAAATCCGGATATGCTGTTGTAACTGCTTTGAAGAAACCTATTCGTGGATCTTGTCCACGCGGGTTATCCGCCAGATTAAGAGTGAATCTACGCATTGCGCCACCTTTAGATTAATATAAGAGAGGGCCTTTGCCCTCTCTCATTTATGCATTAACCAAATTGTTCTACACTCTTACGAGTTACAACCATGTAGTTAATATTCTTATAGACTTTAGCAGCATAGATAACATCATCGCGAATCATTCGTGACATACCCATTGGTACTGTAGTGTAACGATCCATATCTTCAGCAGCTTTCAATAGATCAGCAAAGACTAATAAGAATTCACGTGTTTCAACACTAATTCGGTTAATGTCTTCAGATGTGTTAGTAGCAATTATGTAATCTGGGAATACTTGAGAGAACTGAGTTAAATTATTACGGTTCTTTGCATTACCAATTACACTAAAACCAACAGAGCGATAAATATTGCAACTTAACTCATAGTGACTATCAAAGTAAGTTGTAGTATAACCACTACCGCGTGCAGTACGACGCATTAAAGCGATCCTTTTACGTGGATCGATAATGGGACTATAGATACCGCCTCGGAAATCTGAGTTCTCTAAAGCTAATTGATTCCAAAAAGGACAGATGATGAATTCAGTTGTCCGAAAAAGTTCAGGTAGAATCTTTTCCCACTCCTCACGGGTATGGGCAGATCCATCTAATAACTCATCACAAATAGCATCTTTAATGATATCTAAGTTGTTACCAGCAACGCCGTAAATAATCACAATCCAATAAGCTGGGAATTGCATCGTATCATCACGTGGATTGTGATAATCAAATCGATAAGCATTCTGATACGTATATGGATACTGTGCACGTTTTGCTTGAACTTCTTCAAGTTTGGTGGGTAGATCAAATTTATCTAGAAGTTTCTTAACTTCTAAAGGATCCTTAAACCAATCGTCATAGTTACCTTGTGCATTCTTACCAATAGGGTGAACCACCTCAATTTTAAATTCGTCATACTGACCAGCAAATGCATCATCTGCTAACCAAACACGAATTAAGTTGGGTTCATTACCTGTAACGATAAGTGAAAATTCAATATATTCTGGTAAATATAAACGTGTATTCATATTACCAATAGGACCAGAACGCACCGTACTTAGCTTACCATTAAACTCAGTCATGAGCATTTGGTTAACTTGAGTTGGGGTGGTGTTCTTTCCAATAGTGCCTGAATTTCCTTGCTTCAGTAGGAACTCACCAATCTTTAAAACCTGTAACTGATACTCAGCTGTAATGTCAACAGGAATTTCGTCCCTTACGCTATGAAAAGCAATAAAAGCCGTTGATGGTGTAGACTCACTGGTCAGGATTTTCTTGTCTTTTGCATAGGTTGCACTGTTATCCGAGATCTCACCAAATTTTGCTACTTTATCGGTAGCATTATCAATGAGACTAGGATACTCGTAAAAACCTTTCAAGTTGTACATGAATTAATCCTCATAATTAGAGCGCGATGGGTTTCCATCTATAAAATCAGTCTGTTCTAGTTGTGTTAAAATAAAAAGTCTGGTATTATGAGCTTTACGTAATACCCTTGTAACAGTCTATTGATAGAAATGCCAATACTGGCTTTTATGGGTAGGCATAGTACTAACAGAGGTCATCATGCTCGGTTTGACTATTAAAGCCTTGCTCTTCGTTTGGCCATTCCTTAAGAGGGCTATCTTTGGTGATAGAACAATTAAGGAAGTGTTGCTGGAAAACAAACATGTCACGGCAATGTTAATCCTAGTTGTAATATTACTAGGTACCTTATTCATAGTGACTAGTGAGTTGAAGTCAGTTAAAGCAAGCAACTGGGCCGTTAAAGCCGAAATGGATCGACTCAAGAAAATGACGCCTGAGAAGGCTGAAATGCTTGAGCGCCGCCGTCGTTTAAATGACTTGCTAAAGTAAGTACCAAATTGGTGGATCACATGTCAAGAAAGTTCTTTCTAATACTCCTACCACTTATCAGTGGCTGTGTTTATACGCCACATGAGTACCACACGCACAACACGACTGTGGTCCAATATGAGCACTCCTCTTCTACAGATGATCATACATCTGTTGTTACAACTAAAGAAGAGGTAATACAAAAAGTTCTGCCTACACCTAAAAAATATAGTAAGGATACTAGTAAGAAGTGTATGGTTTTCGAACTACCAAGAAAGAAACCGGTACCGCCAACACCGATTATTACAGAGTTTATAGAAACTCCGGAACAAATCGATATCTTGTTGACTGACTATATAAAAGAATTAAAGTCACATATTGTATCTGAGCGCGCTAAAATTGAGCAAGCATATGAAGAATGGCGTGCAAAGTGTGATGAGTAATTTACTTGCTAGAATTATTATCTAGTTTAGTAATCGATCACATGAGGAAACAATAATGTCAGACGGTATGGTTTTATACACTGACGGATCATTCCGACAGGGTAAAGCTGGTTGGGGTATTCATGGTTATACCTATGAAAATGTTGCAATGAAATCTAAAGCAGCCACCAAACAGCAACCAACAGCTAAGGGATACTTAGATGTAGGTGCAGATGAGACATGCACTGTTTTAAATTATATTGATGCATTTGGTAGTGTAACTAATAACCCTACTAATAATACAGGTGAGCTAACCGCTGCAATTGAGGCTTTCAAAATAGCTCATGAAGCAGATGCTCCTAGACTAACGATGCTCATGGATAGTGAATACGTTAGAAAAGGTATGACCGCATATTTACCCAAATGGATTAAGTCTAATTGGATTAAATCAGACGGCACGCCGGTAGCAAACCAGGACCTATGGAAACAGATGGTCGAACTAAAAGCTAAATGGGAAGAAACTAATAAACCATTAAGCATCCAATGGGTCCGTGGACATAACGGAGACATTGGTAATGAAAAAGCTGATGCTAACGCTAAGCTTGGTTCGGGACAGAATAATGATAAGCCAGTGATGGTTTCGGTTAAAGGCGAGGAAATTAACAAACTTAAAAAACAAGTTGTTAATCCACTTATCCTCGAAAGTAGGTTACTCTTCGCCATTAACTCTGGAGAAGAACCAGATGGGTTCTATTACACCTATAACTTAGGTCGTATGCATAACTATGGTCATAAACCAAAAGACACTGCTAAAGATAAATTAGCTAAAGCTGATTTAATTTTAGGGCGTCGTATCTCTGAAGCAACCTTCAGTGTATATAAGGCAAATGAACCAGATGAGTATCTCCAGTTACTAATTAATATGCATACAGAAGCACTGGGTACTGAAAATCCAGAACTGGGTATCATCAATTTGGCAAACGCATATCGTGCAACCATTCGACAGAAAATTGAATCCATGGGGCTACCTGCTCTAGTCGTATGGAAAGATATCAATGTTTTGTCGACGCCAACAGATGAACTCATTAGTCGGACTCTTAATCCACCACGTATGGCAAATGATGCTGTAGCTACATTTAATGTTATGCGCAGTCGTCTTGAAGATTACTTGGCTGGTAAACTTGGAGAGTCGGTTGGTATTATTGATATTACCGAGCACTTCTTCGAGGAAGTCGCAAAGGGTAAGAAAGTTGGCTATCAACTACTTAAGACGATTACATCTAATACAGGCTTTGTAGAAGTTCCGATCACATTTAAAGATCGTAAGATAAAATTAAAGCTTGTATTAAATATCGATATTCCAAGTAGAAACCAATTAGCTCGTATTGGAGCTAATAAAGTTAAAATGGAAATTCTTGTAGTAGCTGAAGGCCCATATTCTTATTCATATTCAATTGTGTTCGTGACGGATGATGGTTCAGCTATCTATCAATCACCCTATACACAATTTATTCTCCCAAAATAGTGGGTATTCCATGAACCTTATTAGCAGATTCAAAAAGTCGGTTAAGAATGGTTTCAGGGCAATTTGGATTAAGCTCTGGGACTATGCTGATCCCGAACTAAAGCGGATGTGCGTCATGGCGTCACTGTACTCCGTTATAGTACAGTGTAAGACAAATGAGTGTGAAAAGATCTCTCATTTGAATTCTAACATGAAACTAGTACGCGATGAAGCTGCCTTACGACTCCCAATTCATTATGGGCCGTACGTATGGAAAGGCGTGATAGCAATCGATAAGATTGATAAAGCAGATCTAACCACTGATCAATTTTTCATGAGGCTTATTCGTAAGACTCCGTGTTGGATGAAATATGCTGATGATGCAACTTTTTTAAAGGATTTGAAAACTCTCTTTAAATTAAGTTTACATGAGAAGTGTATTCCAAATTGATTGGTACGACATAATGCCCTCTCCTTTTGGGAGAGGGCTTATGCTGTTATCCAATGATTTCACGAAGAATATCTTCAGTGGCTTTCATTGTGTTCGCAGTCTCAACAATCTTAGTAAAGAGTGTTGAATAACGTTCAACATGGTCTGCTGCCCATGTAACCCCTTCAATTAATGTCTGTAATAGCTCTGGAGAGGTGTCAGAGTTACTATCCTTAACATCCTCCATAAAGCTATCAATTAATTGACTAAGCGCTTCTGAAGCACGTTTTACATCATTTGGACGAACACGTGATAAAATGCTACGAATATCGTTCATTTTCTTTGTTGCATCAACAAATGAATTTAATGATGGGTAAAGCTTACCAAACTCAGCTGTACTTGACCGGTTGTCACTGTCATAGAAAGAAGCATCTTTAGCAAGATCATTGATCGATGCCATTGCAAATGAATTAGCAAAGCCACGCTTATCCATTCGATCAGCACGCTGTTGTAGATAATATCCAAGTTGTGCTTTAACCGGGTCTAATACCGCTGGAATAATAGTGGCCATTTCCTTAGCTTCTGTTAATAGATAATCAACATAGTCTGGAATCTCACCATTAAAACCAACTGGTTGTGGCACGATTGTATTTGCTACTTCTAAATAATCAATGTGTGAAACTAAATGGCGCATCTGCGCTGGATGGAACTCAGGAATAATTTGATTACTCCAGTTAGTCATCGACGTAAATGCATTACGAGCAGCGATAGCAAAATTAGCACCGCGTTTATTGATAATGTTAATAGCGTTTGTTGCGAAATTAGCTTCTTGAGAAATAGTCTCAGTAATATCTACAAGCTGTTGTTTTGGATCAACTTGTACTAAACTAATATCATCATTAACAATATTGTCAGATTCAATTAGATCCTGACAATCATTTTCTAGTGAAATACTTTTAGCGTATTTATGGATGTTAAACATGTCTTAATTTCCTTGCGCAAGGATTGTTGAATATGTAGACATAAAATTACTCTCCAAATCAATTAATTGACTGTTTAACTTAAAAAATGGAGTCAACATGTTTGGTAAACATTTCGAACGTCCAGCTTTCCGACCGGCTCTTAACATCGGATGCCTTATGGACATTTCAACTGGTAAGTATGAACAAGGTAAGCATGGTGAAATGATTCTAAATGGTGGTATGGGATCACTAACTGGTATTGCTTCACGACCTAACAATTTTAAAACTGCATTAGGTATCTACCTCATGGCAATGATGCGCCGTGCTTTCCCCGGTGCACATGCAATGACTTACGATACAGAAGGTACATTAAACCCAGGTGCTCGATTTACATCTTTAGCACAAGCTTATCCTGAGCTAGCTGCTATCGATTGGGAAAATGATGAGCAATACATGTTTACTGACTTATCTCGTTATACTGGGGATGAGTGGTTCAAAATCTTCCGCGATGCATTATCTGAAAAAGAAAAGGCTGAAAAAGATTATCTACGTACTACCCCATTTCTTGATGTGAATGGTAATAATAAGAAAGCACTGTACCCAACTGGCGGGTTCATTGATAGTTTCTCAAAGTTCATTGTCTCAGCTGTGTCTGAAATGTATGCTAAAAATGCTATCGGTGATTCTAAAGTAAACACTGATGCAATGACTAATGGTAAAGCTAAGAATCAGTTATTTAACCAGCTACCGCAGATCTGTGCTAAAACCAGTACATACATGATTCTCACTGCACACGTTGGAGATATCATTCAAATTGAGATGTACCCTACTGATAAACGTAATCTATCGCATATGAAGAAGGATACGGTTCTTAAAGGGGTGTCAGGTGGTTTCTACTCTCTACCGAATAATGTGTTTTCTATTGAATCTAATAAACCGTTAGTCAATAAAGAAAAAATGCCTTTATATCCAATTGACAATTCAACTGCTATTGAAGGCGATACAGATCTACGTATTCTAGAAGTTATTAACTTACGTGGTAAAGGTGGAATTACTGGTCTACCATTCCATCTCATTGTTTCACAAACTGAAGGTATTCTTCCATCACTATCAGAATTCCATTATTGCCGTGAAAATGATTGGGGGATTGGTGGTAATAACATTAACTACTTCGTTGAGCTATGTCCTGATATCAAACTAAGTCGGACCACTGTTCGTAAGAAATTGATGGATAACCCTGCTCTACAACGAGCTGTTGAAATCCAATCTGAAATGCTACAATTAATTCAATTCCAACGTTGGAATCTTGGAGATTATGTAGTAACGCCAGCTGAGCTATATGCTGATCTTAAAGTAATGGGTTATGATTGGGATATTATTCTTAATAATACTCGTGGCTATTGGATGTTCGAAGAAGACGAACAGTTTAGTGATAAAAAATTCCTATCCACGTATGACCTACTACGTATGCGTAAAAGTGAATATAAACCATACTGGATGACTGACGAAGAAAAAGCTAAAATTGTACCTCTTGAACTAGCTAAAGCAAAAGCTTAATGTTAGTATAGATGTTATCGCCAGTTTCAAAATAACTAGGGGTCAATAAGATCCCTAGTTATGTCAGGTTTGGTATATGAATGTTTACACTTATCAGATAGCTAAATATAAGTTAGTTATAGAGAAAGGAATAAAACCTCTAGACATAACTGTTAAATCAGGTGCGTATCAACTCGCACCTACTTGGTTAATGGTTATGGGACATAAGAAAGGAATTATATCAGATGATGAATACACTGAAGCATATCTCAGTATGTTAGAGCAATCATTGATTGATAATCCAGAATTCTTTAAATGGTTCTTCCAATTAGAGGAAGTAGCATTAGGTTGTTATTGTCGTGCTGGTAATTTCTGTCACCGGCATTTATTAGTAGAATGGCTTGAAACAAAAACAGAGGTCATTTACTGTGGTGAGATATCAAAGTAAAATAAAGACCCTAAGGAACTATAATGAAAACTACAGAAGATTATCGTTTAACACTTTGTCAACGTCTACGAATGTTTGATGTTGAACTATCAGAAGATCTATTACGTCGATTACCAGTGTGTACAGATGTACCCACTTTATCAGCTTGCTTTCAACAACTATTAGCTCAATACCCTAGTCAGACGTTGACAGCTAGAACTACCATTGATGATTCAGTCACCTTTGAAGTATGGTATGCTAATTTTCTAGCCAACATATTACCAATTCTTAAGAGGCATAGGTTGCCTCCATGTACTGACCAGAATTCAATACCTGTCTATCAAGGGGTATCTCGCTCAAGCTAATGGTATGTTAAACAACCTTAAAGGAAATTACCATGACTAAACGAGAATTGGTAGAAAAAGAATGCCTATGGATTATTGACATGTTTCTACCTGGTAGTAGTAATGTTGATATCTATAAAGAAATGTTTGCACGAATGAATGATGAGGAATTTGAGGAGTGGATTAATAAGTTAGATTCTGGTGAAGAGATGTTGGCATTATATGCTCCTAACTTATGCGCTAAGCCTAAATTAACTATTAAGCGAAATTATAAAGTTGCTAAAGCGATTGGTCATAATTTATTCCAACACATCATTTTAACTGACCCAGGTACTGGCCAGGTATATCGAACTGCTAATAAACATTTAGTTGGTTTAATACCAATCCGTCGTCAAGTACAAATGCTTGAGAAAAAGAAAAGTATTCCAGGTTCTAGTCATGTGATTGACCAGAGGTCAGGGCAAGTAACTGGTGATTCTAAAGGATCACGTATGTCTGCACCAGAGATTCAGGTTAACGCTTCAAAAGGTCTCCGTTATTCCATGATTGAATTCATGAAACTACGTGGTGGTGACCAGAAAGCATATAATGCAATGAACCGCTCTATTATCGAAACTGGTAGTGCTTCTGTTGATTCCATCATGTCTACTTATGATACTACTGTGCAATCTAATAAAACATTTGCATGTTATCTAAAAGGCATGATGTTACAAAATAACTTGGTGTAACTATGAATAATCGCCAGATTTACGAAGATATGTGTGAAGCTTTAATTGTATCTAATACTGAGTTAGTAAATGGATACAGTGCTGAAATCATTGCGGATATTTTGGATTTACTAAATAACTGGAGTACTAATACCCATTGGTATCACATTGCTGATAAAACAGTTATTAGGGATATCTGGAATTTATTCCGTAACAAAGGTAATCGTCTTCAACCCATCTTAAGTTTAGTTAGTCGATTTAAGATGGCTGTTACTGATTGGGATGGTGTGGTGGAATTACTAGCTAATTCTATTTATCCTTATCAACCTAATTCAACTATTGTTGACCAAGAGATGTTAGCGCGATTAATTCCACGAAAAGAATTAACTGACATTTTATACCAAAATGATTGGTTAGTTTGGATTATTTGTCAATGTTTAAATATCCGTTATATTACTAATCTAGTTGAATCTATCCCAGTTCAAGCTAAGCCATCTAAAAAGAAGGCGGTAAATAATAATGTTTCGTAAAATCTTAATTGATCTTGATTCACTATTAGATACACGGTTAGGGACCATTAGGTTACTAAATAAAGATGCGGCTAATAAGCTTGTTACCAATGGTCAAGTTTATTGGCATAGGGAAATGGATGATTGGACTAAACTAACAGATGGTTTAGTAACTAATGAACAATTTGTCGAAGCTTATTCTAAACGTGGTGGCGAAAATACTGCTGATACTATCAATAGTTCTATATTCACTGGTATCATTCCATTTATTATTCAATTAATAGCTCAATCAGATTTGAATAGATTAGACGGTATAGTTAATGCTAATTTTGAAACATGTCTTGAAGTTAATATCTGGCCATATGAATTAACACCAGATGCTCAAGATGAATTACTATACTGCTTACATAAGTACATAGGTGATCATATTCAGATCACCCTGATTAATACTCAATTAACAGACCTTACTTGTTCTAGATTAAACTCTATCTATTCGATGGCGATTATGTATAATTTTGGAGAATGGTGTAAAACCCATGTTCTTGAATTAGGACAAGTGTTGATGCCTGACTTTACCATTATTGGTCCAAAGCTATTTGAGAAAGACGTAAGTGAATTAGCTGTTGAAGATAAACAGTTTATTATCATGGATTTCCAGCTAAAGCATAAACTTAATATCGACTTTGATTTCATCGATGCTGAATACTTTTCCATGTTTAAGCCATGATACCCAATAGAAAGCCCTATTAGGGCTTTCTATGCTGTTTTAAGCTATAATTACTACATTGGTATAGATAATATAAAAAGTGTCTTAAACGACGAAATAAAGCCCTCCCCGAAGGGAGGGCAATATGTCGTTTTAAATAACAGCACCTTTGGAAACTACCCAATTAGTACCGTCCCATAGGAGAGTAAGAATTGTTTTAGTATCGCCTAGGTCATCTACTATTAATGGAGTACCATTGTTCCACTGTAGCACTGCACTAGATAGTGTTGGCATAGCTACCTTACCAAGTAGTACAAGAACAGCCGTTACCATACGATCAACAGGTCCATTCTCTAGTGTAATGGTTTGGTTAGCAGCAGTTTGAACCCTATAGCACTGTTGGTTAGCTGGTGTTAGAGTTAAAGCTGTACCAGTGAATGTACTTGATTTCAGACTATATACATCGAATGATTTATCTAGCTTCTTCCAAGTAATATTAGTACCAGTACGGCTACGTACCCAATCACCATCAGCGGTTACATCATTATTCGGACCTTGGAATAGAGTCCATGATTTAGCCGCAGCGTTACGTAGGAATAGTTGTCCACTAGTAGCATCAGCTTGATCAACTATAATAGTTACAGGTGTCCATTTAGAACCACTAGCTGTTTTCTCACGTACATAGTTAGTGCCATTAGCACCTTCACTAGGTACTTCACCAATAACTGCGGCTGGTACAGCTACCCATTCACCATTTTGCATACCCATTAGAGTATCATCGGTTTGCAGAGGTGCTACATCAACCCAGTTACCAGCTACACGACCTTGAGGCTTAGTAGCTTGTGCAGTATCACGTACTACATCCGCAGGAATCTCAGGGAATGTAATGGTAGCCCATTCAGTTTCACCCCCTGCAATACCTTTACGAACGTATTGTGCATTAACAACTGGACTAGGTACAGCATCAATGGCAGGTGTTGGTAATTCAATAGCAGTCCATTCAACAGCCCCGTCAGCGGTTGCTTTACGGCGACCATAGAAGACACCTACTTCAGCATCTACCACCTCATCAACAGGTAGTTCAGTCCAACCGAGTTTGTACCGAACCATTTTCTTATCGACATCTTCTGGATCGACTTCACTAACTGGAACGGACATTAGTTTGTAGAATACAACCCAGTTAGCATCTTTATACCAGACAGTGCCAGTTTTGTCGATACACCAGTCACCACGATTACCATCGATAGATGTAGGTGCAGTTTGACCTTCAGGTAGAATTACCCAAGAGGATCCACGTTCACCTTTCTGACCGGTTTTACCAGGCATACCTGGAACACCTTGCTTGCCCTCAGGACCTTCAGGACCCTGCGGACCCATAGCTAGGACACCTAGGCTTTCCCAAGTAAATGTACCTTCAGTATCGATACTTACAAATACTTCTACTTGTCCTTCAGTATTGGTGCGAATGGCAATACCTTTACCTACGTTATCAGCAGATGCTACTGGTTTACCAGCATCATCACCAACATAGATAATTAATAGACCACCACCTTGTTTACCTTCAGGACCTTGTGGGCCTTCGACACCCTGGATACCCTGCTCACCATTTAGATTAATTGGGCCGATATAGCCATCAATTTCCTGACCTTGGTAAGTATAGAGCATTGTACCTTCGTTAGTTTCAACCCAGTATGAATCACCAGTTACTAAGTCAGGATCAGTGTCTTTCTTTGGTAGTTGTGAAGCATCGGTTAAAACACCTTTAATGTTTAAACCTTCACCCGGTTTACCTTGCGGACCTGCCATAATACCAATGCTAGTCCAGCGACTACCGTCCATGTTAACAAATACTTCGCCCGTGGACTTAACAGTATATGCTTTCCATTGGTTATCGGCAAGTGCTTCTGGTGGGGTATCTTCAGGAGTGTCAATCGCTGCGATGATCTGGATAGGTTCACCAGCGGGACCTTGTGGGCCTTCTGGTCCCTCGGGTCCTTCTGGTCCCTGATCACCGTCTTTACCAGGTGCGCCATCTTCACCTTTAGGACCTCGATGTGTACCACTATTTACCCAATTACCATCTATCTTAACAAATAAGGTAGATGTGTCTTGTGTGAAGTACGCTGCCTGATCAGGAGCATCTGCCGGCAGGGCTGCCTCATTGGCAACAGCACCAGTAATAACTACGTTCTTACCATGTAGACTGATTAACCATTCACCCTCAGTACCAGTGAACCCATTATCCAATGCTACTTGGAAAGCCGATTTACCTTGTGCCCCTGGCTCACCAGGTAGACCTTGATCACCGTCTTCACCTTTAGGACCTTCAGGACCCTGAGGACCACGGAATGAACCCATGGCTGTCCATGAGATATCAACAGTCGGATCTTGGCCAGTCAGTACATAAACCGTATTGGTGGAACGTACTGAAACACCTTGGTATTGTTCTACACCAGTGGTGGTTAATAGATCGTCAGCAGTTTCAACCGCTTTAACTACTTCTAAGTTACGACCTTGCGGACCAGGTTCACCTTGCTTACCATCGGGACCCGGATCACCTGTGTTACCTGGTTTACCTTGTGGACCCTCAGGACCTTGGAAAGTACCTAGGTCTGACCATGCACCTTTTACAAAGATGAATAGATGCCCTGGTTTACCAGCTTCCATAGTAACTAAGTATGCTTCTGATTCTTTAGCTACAGATGGATCAGGTAAATCAGCTGGAGATGGTAGTGAATCCTTAATGGTGAATGGCATTGCTGGTTCGCCCTGAGGACCTTCAGGACCAATATCACCATCTTCACCTTTAGGACCTTCGGGGCCCTCAGGTCCACGTTCACCCTGTGGTGTAACTGGGAACCAATCATAGTCATCAATAGTTGGATTCTCTGGCGGATTATTACCTGAGATAAGCATCCACGCCCAGAGTTGATTATTCCATGAATAAGCATCACCAGGTTTATTACTTTCAGTCTTAGGTAATTCTAAGTTATTAGGCCAACGACCACGGATAACTAGACCAGTACCATCTGGACCACGAAGTGAACCTGTTTCAACCCAACGACCTTTTACAGGGGGATCTTCATTACCTAGCGGTGATTCCCATACCCATAGCCGATCTTCAACGAACCAAGCATCACCGACATTATGCGTATCTAATGGTTTAATATCTTGTTCGAATGTTGCTAGATCAACATTAGCGATAATATTGATAGCTGGACCAACCGGACCAGGAGGACCTTGTTCGCCATCTTTACCTGGCGCACCATCTTCACCCTTTAATCCAGGTATAGTGACAGGATCAACGAAAGTGGTATTAAGACCCACCCCGGTAGAAACCGGGATGTGTCCATTAACTACAGAAGTGGGTTCATCAATTGATGATACCCGTTTGGGGAGTTCCCCGTTTACATAATCTTCAAATGCAGAAGCCATTATACTACTTCCTCAAGTTCGATTTTCATCAGTCCAGTGGTATTGGATACAGCGTTTGCTGAGTCACAGTTATACCACTTATTGCCATCCTTGATGGTGTAGGTGTCAACTTGATTTGCATCATCCGCCTTATAAGTGAAGTTTAAGCTACCAGTAGAACCTTTAGATAGGTTACTGCAACGTAGTTTACCAGTATTGGTTACTTCAGTACCAATATCAGTTTCACGGTTCGGCCAAGCAGCCACACTTAGAGTGCGGAATACAAATCCACCTAGTACATAAGTACCACCATTTACACTATTAGCTTCAACACCAGCTAAACCTTTTAGAACCACACTGTTAAAATCGTAGGTTCCTTTAGGATCATCGTCATGTACTAGTAATGCACGTGTCCATACCTTACCAGTGGCATCAGATTTCCAATCCTCAGTAGCCCACTTACCGCCAGGCGCATTCATGGCCGGAGCTGCACTTAGTTTCTGAGTAGAGGTTAAAGTAATGACATGACTTTGTACTTGGGTTCCAAAGTTACCACCTGAACGAAGGCGAGCAGCAGGGTAGGTAACCGTCGCAGTAGGTGCCGCATTTGCAATAGCCACAACAGCAATAGCTGTAGCTACACTACCATTAGCTGCACGTTTAGCAGTAATTAATAGGTTATTAGTGCTGTCGTTATAAGTACCTGACTTATAAGTAACTACCTTAGCAATTTCTGCTTCATTTGCACTGGTTATAGTAAGCTGATCATTTGGTGAGGAATAAACCACACTATCAGCATTAGATACCGTATTGGCTACAGTAGCAGTTTCACCTACTTTAATAGCACTTTGACCAGACGGATAAGTTACTTGACCAATATTAACAACTGGGCGAAGATCGTTTAACTGCATAGTGTTAATTTTATCTTCGGAACCAGCATCACTGGAAGTAAACCATTCTGACCATGATCCAGTTGATTTCTGAACACGTACACGGAAACCATATGCCTTAGTAGTATTACCACGATCAGCTACATAAAGACCAGTAACCTCTAGTTCTTTAGTAGGTGCAACAGTACCACTACTTTCTTTCAGTGCACCAAAGTCAGCAATTTCGTATGCTACTATATTTTCATCAGTAACAACTTTAATTGCAACAAGGTCATCTTCTTTAAGTTCTGTTTGACCTAACGGATAACCGCCAGTAAATACAGCACTAGTAATATTAGCGGGAGTATCGGCTAATACCTTAGTAGTGAATTTAGCCCCATCGGCGTGTTCTACAACAATATCAGCATAACCTTCAGTAGTGGGTGCACCAAGATCAATATCGGCAGTAGCAATCCACATAGGTGGATTAACGCCAGGAGTTACAACTGCATCTATGTTATTGATTTTAACACTAGGTACATAACTAGAATGTCCAGTTATTGCATCAACGATAACTCGAACATTACTAGTAGTTGATAGGCATGACTGTACGCTGTGCCCATCGGGGGTACGCACAATACTACCTACGTTCTGACTGGGGTCAGTTGCTTGTACATCTTTGACGAATACACCGCCACTAATACCTTCATTTTTAGGAAGGTTCTTAAGATCAACGGTCGTTTCATCAACGCCTTCAACAATACGGATATTACCGTCATTCTTGAATGCAATGTAATCAGTTAAACTACCAATCTGGAATTCACCATTGTCATAAATACGAATTTCAGACTCAGGTAATTCGGGTAATGCACCTTGCGTAGTGGGCGCAGAAGCGTTCTTTAGATAAGAATAACCTTCTGCTTCCATACGACCTTGTTCCATCATACGCTGAGGTATTTTATCACCAGCAGTTAAGTCGTCTTGATTTAGACGCTTATCAAACAGGAAAGCAAAGTTATGGAAAGCAGCGTTGGATGATAATCCACCATTCTTGCCAGTTACACGCAATACATCTTTAACTGTGTAACCTTGTTGATTTAAGAGCGACTGGAGTAGTTCAGCAGTCATGGTTGCATGCAGTGATGTTAACCATTCCTGTTCAGTACCTTGGAAACCGTTTTCCACAGCTACTTCATATGCACTCTTACCAGCATCACCTTTAAGGGATGCTATAAACTCTTCTTCAGTACCAACGAAACCTAGATCGACTGCGATTTGATAAGAAGATTTACCTTTAAGCGAATCAAGCCATTCGGTTTCAGTTCCCTGGAAACCATTTTTAACGGCAATCTCGTACGCACTAAGACCGGGTGCTCCAGTCTGTAGTTTTGACAGCAGAAACTTATAGTTATCGACTTGACCAGCTGCATCGGTATGAATTAATTCAATATACTCGCTATCGTTAAGAGTAGCTAGATCCGGCAGTTGACTGATCTTGCCTTTGTCTGTAACATTTGCCATTTTTATTTCCTTGCTGTATAAGAAACACTAACATGTTAGTCTTTCGAAGAAGACTCATACAGTAATGTACTATTGCTAATGAGTAATATTTTAACAACATAAGAGAGTCCCGAAGGACTCTCAAAAAGTTACATTGGCACAAGATGTGGTTTATCATGAGGGGAAGTTTCACATGATACCATAGACTCCATTCTATTGCTACATCTTATTTTCTATGTGCTGCAACTTTACCATCCATTAAGTTATAAACTTCTTGAATGGTTTTAGGTGACCCATCTTTGTTATAAAAAATAGATGGGTTTGCCTGAGCTTCTTTTGGGAAATGGGTAGCAGCTAATTCATTCTGGCCAGTGGTCAGGAAACGACGGGCTGCACCAGGCCCAAAGAAGTGAGCTAAATAAAGATCAGTATCAGTTGGTTCACGTTTAAGGACAGGACGAAGAATATTCATATTCTCTTTAATTAGTTCGGCACCCATTAAAGCACTTATACGTGGATCTTTACGTAATGCCCCAGTTGGATCAGTAAGTACGCCATACTTCATGCCATAATTTTCAATCATTGTTTTCCATGTTCCAGTAAGGAATTGGAACCAACCAGTAGCTGATGAAGTCTTAGCTTTTATTTCGTAATCGAATGCTGATTCAATAGAAGCAAATGTTAGTAGCAACTGGCTACGAACGCCAGTAGCATTTTCTACTGCATTCATAACTGGAGTTGCAGCTGCACGTGATTTATTTGCAGTTGGCATAGGGATAGTTTTATAAGGAATAGGTGGAGAATATTTACTGAATAATTCAGCCCAAGTATTCTTACCTACAATACCATCACTATCTAGACAATTATCTTTTTGAAATTTAACTACCTGATTAAAGGTGTTATTTCCAAAAATACCATCTGGCTTTCCAACATCATAGCCACATAAATTTAAGAGTGTCTGGAGTTGACATACCTCATCACCCCTATCGCCTTTGCGTAATACTTTCATGATATAACCTCTACATATTAACCCAGTATGAACCCTGGGTTAGGTTCATTGAGGGTATTACTTAACTTTCTAGATAACGGATTTGACCATTTTCTAGATAACGTGCTGCACCATTCTCTAATAGTCGGATAGTATCTGACGTATCATCAATACGTTGAATTAGTATATTACATTCACCATAGTAAGCATAACTACTCGACATAGCTACTATCGTGTATGGAACAATATCCGTAGTTGCATTGATTGGTGTTGTATCGAATGAAATATCATCTGGTCCAAGCTTCCAACCTCGTGAACGGTTAATTTCTTCAGCAATCGCTTTAGGTGTTAAAGTACCAACTATCTTAAGGATAGATCCTTCACCAATAGCTCGTGGATCAGCAAAATCTAACCGACGGTAAGTTAACATGTACTTAATGTCAGTAGTAATGTCGATCATTTCAATAAATGTACGTCCAGGCTCAATCGTGGTTGGACTAAAAAACATATCTTCAAATGTAACTGTTTCTGGTTTGAAGTTTATTTTTAAATCATCCCGCGCAAGTTTTACTAGCGCATTCCTCGATGCCATGTCATACGGAAAGATATCCTGCATGTCAAACCTCTATAGTGGTAAAATGTTTAATCCACATAGCATTATAAAGCCTTCCTCTTGAAGAGGAAGGCTATTATAGTTTTTATTGCATAAGCATCTTTATTAATTCAAAGGTACCTTGCACAATAGTCTTTAACACATTGGCACTTTCTTCTGACATAGGTGCACCAGATAAAACTACCATAGTAGATACTGATGCCCCAATAAGAGTAACGCCACCAGCTAATACCAATACCGCATTACGGTAAGAATCTTTAGCCTTCACTTCAGCAATTTCCCGGCTGAGAATTTTATATTGAAGATCTGAATCGGTAATAGCATAAATTAGACTAAGTACTTCCTCACCAGTTATACTTAGATTTATACGTTGTTCCTTTTCCAATACACTATTCAAATAGGTACGTATCTTCTTTCCATAGTCTTTAGAAGAAGATAAAGGATTACCATCGATCTCAATCAGAACGTCCTCTAGGGTCATGACTATTCTCCAAATTACGTTGACGTTCGTTCCATTCACGCAATTTGTCTACTTGGATATTACATAGTCCAAGTGCATCAGTTTGTAAAAGCCAATGTTCGGTCATAAGTAAGAAACGTGCTTCATTCTCATCAGTAACCCCAACAGCTTTATATCTATCTAATGCATTGATGATCTCATTAGCTGTAGGTGGGGCTTCCACATCGCAAGGGAGAAGTAAACTACTTGGGATTGCAACTGGTATTTTCACGGGAGGCGGCACAGTAGTGCTCGTACATCCGTTTAGCAATAGCATTAATAGACTTATTAATGTTATCTTTTTTTGTGTCAGTTTCATGTTTAATCTCAGTAGTGGTGCTTTCCCCATTAGTTGTTTTAGCTTTAACCTCAGGCCATACAGGTGGAGTATATCCACGACCTGATAAACTAATGTACTCATCAATCACCTCAGTGCGTGATTGCGCCTGCTCTTTTTGTATCTCTTTCTTTTTAGTAATTAGTTCAGCTTGAATTTTATCGGAGATACGATCTGATTCAATCCTAACCTTTTCTGCCGCTTCATAAGATTTAATTTTTCCAATTAAATCTGTAGAGCGAACAAGTTCCGTCTCATAACTATTTTTGTAATATATGATACCAATTAAGGCACCTATCAGAATAACTAATAGTAACCATATATGCAATGGCACGCTACCAATTATTTTTCGTATACCTGCTAATAGGAACATTGTTACCTCGAATTGTTAAACAATCCTAGTAAGGTAGTAGTAAGCTATCGCACAAGCATCCATAGAGTGGTCATCTAGACTATCTATATCGATGTTCCATGTGATGTCAGTACGAGAACGCATTGCTTCTTTAACATCATCTTTAGTAGTACCCTTTACTTTTTTCATACCCGCATTGATTTTAACTGTAGTAGGATCAATCATGTATAAAGGTATAAATCTATCATACTCGTATAATGCTCTATGTACATAGGTCACACATTCTACAAGTACAGCGAAGCTTTGGGCAAACTTACCAAGATAGTTAGACTCTACAATAACTGCATGTGGTTTTTCAGTATGTAGTATATTTAGTACCACATCACTCATTTGCTGCATTCTAGTAAATCTACTACCATGAACCTCGGAGATGGCAGCATATGCCGGATTTGTATCTTTAAGGTGGCAGGTAAATGCATTACGTACCACCTTATTACTTCCATCCAACTTATCTTCCAGAATAGCTATGCCGAGGTTTTGTGAACCAGGGTCTAATGCTAGTACCCGAAATGGCTCATCACTCGCTGGAAGCTTAAGCATATTTAATCCTTAGGTACAAATTTTGCTACGTTAATAGCTTTGCTACCTAACATGGGTTCAACACCACCAATATCAAAGGTTAACTTCAGACCATCGCTATTATAACCAACAGCATGGTTAGTAGCAATGAAGACGTTAATCTGACATGCAATGACTTCGGTATAAATAAAGTTACCAGATGCGCCGGATTGTCCTTGTACGTCTTTATCTACACCTGAACATAGTCCGATTTCAGAAATGATAGGTGACCGAACAGAACCAGTCCTGATCCTGTGTGCTGTGGTAATCTCTAAGATCTCTTCAGCTGTTAAATTAACAGTCACAATTGCAGATGCAGAAATTGATTCATTTGAACCAACTACAGTACCTTGGTTAGAAATCGTCGGAGGAGTTGGATTAAGATCATCGCGGTTAGGCACGTATGGTGTTACAACTGGTTCACCATCAACAATAGTAATCTTTAATAGTTTAGGCACAACACCAGTGACATCAATCTTACGTGCATAGTAGGCAAAATATTGTTTACCATTATGCTCCTCTAATCGACGTAACCGATACATATTACGACGTTGGGCTGGTAAGTCATCAGCTACTTCACGTAATACGAAAGGAATGTGATTATAGAGCGCAGCATCATTTGCCCGATGGATATTATTCTCTACTTCATCAGAGCCATCTGGTCCTTTAACAAAGTAATGACCACGGTTGCCAATTACCATATACTGAACATTAGGAATCTGGCCAGCAGATGGTGCGACATTTTGTTGAATAGAAAACTTTTCATTAAGAGTGGTATTCGGAATTAGTTTGAATGGAATACCTAGATATTTACACGTTTGCAGGTATGACCCATATGCGGTACGTGTAACGTTAATATACTGCTGATCAATTGCAGACATTTTAGAATCCTTGCAGTAGATGGTTAAAATTTAGTACACTGTACTATTGAGTAAATTTGTAAGAGTTCCCCTCCACATGGAGGGGATTTATGCTGTTAAGCAAATTTTTCAGGAGCACCACGTACCATTACACAGATCCATGATTGTCCATTATGGGAGCGTTTTACTTCATGTAATTGGGATAGATGGAATACTAATCCTTCACCTTTTCCAATTAATAGTTCCTCACCATCTAAAATGAACTTAGCATCAGGTCCAATATTCCAAGCAAGAATAGTACCGGACTCGGGTTTATCTACCCAATAATTCATCTCATCTAGAAATCCATCTATTTTGGGGAAATCTAAAAACCATACTTGCAGTGCTTTGTTAAATAGCTCTTCGCCTAAAATTGGTTTAATTTCTTTACGCTGTTTAGCAGTCCAATTAAACCATTTTGAAGTATTATAAACACTACATGCTTTAAGGCCATTAGTGCCAACTCGCATACGGTGGCCATATGAGTCTCTAAATGAAACTTCGCCTTTAAGCTTTGTTAATGTTTTTAGTTCTGTCTTAGATAGAGTCTTAAGTTTAATTGCCATGTTGTACCCTACTCGTAGAGATATATAAGAACGTATCTTTTATTTTTAACTGGAGGGACTTCATGTGGCTCTGAACGGATTGGAAAAATAGTAGCCCTACCTGGTACATCCTGATAAAACTTACCATTGATCGTTATACCATCGCCATTGTCATTTAATGCAATAACCATGTTGTAACGATAAACAGCTTGGTCGATGTGTTCAGGCATACCTGTACCAATTTCATATCGGTTGATTAGAACTTCGCCTAACCAAGCACCTTCTACCTTAGGTGCAATATGAAATAGTAATTCCCGTAATTCCATTGGCATTTGGTTATGCCCTAAAAACCAATAATCACACTCAGTGATACCTTTGGTTGGGATACTATTAATTTTTTTCCGATTAAACCACCAGGAATCTCCTAGTGTATCCAGATAAGATACAAGGTCAGCTGCAAATTCAGCTGAAAACACGTCCTTGGTCGATCTTTCGTGGGCCGATAAGCTCATGCAGGCCACCTGCATATCGATGTGCTTTCTCAGCGTCGAGATCTTCCCTGGATTTATAGATAACGTCTGGGCTCTCAATTAGGGCCTCCTTATGCGCGCGATTAGTTCGTTTAACAAGATCAATATAATCAAGCATTTCTTCTAGTTCATCTAACTCTTGACCATATTTTTCAGCTAGCTGTTTAATTGCACGTGCAAGGATATTAATTTGCTCAGTCACTGGATAGCGTTCAGTAATTTTGTAGGCCACTTTACTATTTAAGTGATCTTCAGTAATTACTTGTGGCGCTTCTTCTTTAGGAACAATCTTCCAATCGGAAAGTGTAGGTTGTTTACCAGGTGTATTACTTACGACTACATCATAAGTACCCATTTCGGCTTCAACAAAAATGGTGTGCTCACGTGACTTAGCATCGAATGCATCTAAAGGTAGATAGCCTACGCTTTGTAGGAATACCTCAGAAGTACGGTTAAACATTAATAGTACTTTTACTTTATCTTCAGTAGGCGCAGTAGCTAAAGATAGTTCTTGGAGTGATAACGGATTATTCATTATACAAGTGCTCCAGCTCGAATCATCCAACGCCATGTACCATTATTTCTAACTGCTACATATTGCTGGTAATAATAGGCTTCAAAGGGGGTATTAGTTCTAACACCTACAACAGCGTAAGTGCCTTCAGGATATTTGGTATTATCTGTAAACATCGTATTTAACGTGTTTAATGCTTCTGCTTCACTATTTACCTGACCTAAGGTAATGGCTTTAATCTTATCTTTGTTCCACTCTTTAAAAGCTTCAACCCAGTCTTGCCAAGTACCATCGCTCGCTAGATAATATCTCTCAGGGTCATTTAATATTGATGCATTACCTTTACCTAATGCATTCCATTTAAATACGCCACTAGTTACTTCTTCAGCTGGAATATCTTTTCGAACATCATTCCAGAAATTCTGATATACCTTACCTGTTCCAGTAACTGGATAACCCTGACTATTAGTAGTAGCACCAATAGTGGTCGCATTAGCAGCTTGTTCATTAATACCTAATAATGGAGTTATTTTAGAATCCATCACTGGTTTGGTATATGATCCAACTTGGTCAGCTGTGACAGCATGTGGGTTATTAAAGTTTTTAATATGTGCTGCAAGTTTAGCCAACGTATCAATATTAAGAATACGATAAATACCACCAATTGGCATGTATTTATTATTTACGTTTCTATTAACTGACTCAGCTTCAGTAGCAAAACCCCAGTTGGATATCTTATCAAGCGGTGGAATTAACTTGAATCGATCATCAGCATGCGGATTATTATAATCAGTTAAGTGTGCTGTAACTCGATCTCTATAATCGTCCACAGCGGTTTTTGCATCAGTGAGATAAACTTTATAATAATCATCGGCAGCATTATCCATGGCACTTCTACCGACCCGATAAGCATGTGCTATTCGGTTTAATTCAGTTACCATTGTATCTGTGCCATAAATCTGCCAATATTCATGGCCGTGAGGTGCAGGCGGATATGCATCGGGTTTACCAATAATATCATCCCAAGTGAAACTTAATTCATCTAATTCAAGTTTATCAAAAACAGCTTTAAGTTCTAATGCTGAAATACTAAAGAAACCACCAACTGCTCTATATGTAACTTGGACATTAGGACTAACATTAGGATCAGTTACTACAACAATACCCATTACTTCTAAGCCAGTCATTTCAGATAACTGTGAATAAAGATAGGTTGTTTTATATTGATCTTTGTTTAAAGATAAACCAGTCTTCTTATCACGTAGATTAAAGTCCTTAGTATAAAAACCACCATGTGTACACATAAGTACGCGATGTGTTTTATTATTGACTTGAATAAGTGTGTGATCCTCATCTACAATGTAATTAGATGCTAATTTAGCTTTTAGATCTAATGGTAAAAAAGTAATCATTATGCCGGTTCCCCTATATTAGTCCACGTTGATCCAACTTTACGTAGGAATAGAGTATTCCTATAGGAAGTAGCTGTTGTACCATTGCCATGTCCAATAACGAATTCTTGATCGTAATGGCAAATAGCTAACGAACCAGGCCACCATTGTTCAGGATCTGAGAAGTATGTGTTATGGAAAGCAATTGCTTCTTGAATAGACTTAAAGTTGGTGTTATTCCAGTGGACCATCGTTCCTGTTTTTTGGAAGCGATTAAATATAAAACCGAAATGAGTCCATTGACCATTAGGCATCAATGTCCAATCACGGCCTGGCCAGGTAGCTGAATTACCAATCCTACCAGGTGCTAGTCGACCAGTCGTCAATACACTTAAAGGCATTTTAGCACGTACTGTTTCACCCATGCTATAAACATCTTGACCAAATAAAAGTTTAGACGTATTGGCTGTTTTACCTTTATCTAATTTTTGATTTAGTAAAATATTAGCTTGAGTAACAGTATACGTATTTAATTGTTCAGCCGTTACCCTGTGTGGGTTAGTGGTGACATCATTAACGTGTGCCAGATATTGAACTGTATAATTGGTATCAACTGATAACTTCATTGACCATGGCGTAGCATAGACATTCATGATAGCGCCATTTGGCTGTTTGGCTTGTGTTTCAGTTGCAATGCCAGCATTATAAACATTACCTAATGCCACTTGCCCTTTACGTGTCTGGTGTGGGTTAGTGGTGGTATCATTGATGTGTGTAGTAAGTCGTGCTTCAATTGTATTAAGATCAGCTTCTATTAGACTTAACTGATATTTAAACTCATCTAAAATGGAGTCATATGAGTCTGATGAGCTTTTCTTTAATAAGTCAGTTATTTCTTTTAACTTAACAACTCTAGGCGTAAAACCATAAAGTTCCCAATAGGCATGCATATGTCCATTAGGTTTAAATTGGTCAGGAATATCTAAAATATTAGACCAATGTGGTTTACGGGTATTATTTAAAAGAGCGTTAGCATGCTCAGATATGGAAGGGGCAAGGTTACAGTATATACCACCGCACATCTGAGCATCAATGTAAATATCCTCGTGGACATCTTGTTTTGTAATAACAATTACTGAACACGCTTCAAGTCCAGTCTTCTCGATTACTTCTGGATTAATACCAGTACACTGATAATCCATTTCTGGATTTAACTCATTCTGCCTACCATCTCTGATAACCATTCCTTTAGTGTAAAAGTAACCCTTATCCATCACGATGATGCGATAGGGGAATCCTTTCTGTTTTGCTAGTGAATGGTATTCACCCTTTGTTCGGTTACTATAACTCTCTCCAGTTTCATCAAATGGAAGAGGTAAAAGTAATGGATTCATCTAAACTATCCTTATGGAATTACCCAGCCACCTTGTGAACGGAAACACACGTAGTTAGGAGTATAATCAACGAAAATCAATCCGTTACCAGCTGCCTGGATTTTCTGTTCTTTAATAGTGAAGAATACAGTAGATCCAATAGGCCATGCATCTGGATTAGTGAAGTTAGTTCTACAGAAATCTAATGCTGCTTGCACGGATGGTTGTAATCCTAGTGCATAAAACTTTAACTTAACCGGATATGAATACTCTGTGGCTAATTGATCAAAGTGTGTAAAAATACCATTCCCACGGAGTGGTGCTTTCCATTGTCCCATTGCCCCGGAACCAATCCGATTTATATTGATGACATTACTCTGGCCATCGCCAGCTGTAAAGTTCACGTCTGTGTCAAAGTTCTTACGCATCCACCAAATAAGATCGCTATAACCCATTAAAGTAGCAGTTGGTTGCCCTTTAGGTTTATAATAAACCATATTAGTATTAGCTACTGTATCAGTCTTTAAATATTTACCAGTAATTCGTGAATCAAAATCACTTTTCAAATACGACTGTACATGCGTATTTTTGACTTTATGTGGATTATCACGGCGAGCTATGTGGGCATTAAGTGGTTTTATAGCTATTTCATCTAATACGCCATATGCTAACTGCGGTGTTAGATAATGTGCATTAGATTGACCTAGTTGAGCAATGGCTGGAGTAGCCAATGGAAAGTTATTAACTAAACCTAGTTCAACATTAGTTGGGGTAATCTTGTGTGGATTAGCTTTATCTTGAATATGTTTTTCTAGGCGATCATTAAATTTCTTTAAGAACTCATCATAAATCTCTTTAACTTTACTACGGTATTCATCTTCACCGCTTGTATCACCAGCCATGAGTGCCTGTGTTATCCACTCCATCTCGTTATTATAAGGCTGATACGTATCAAGATGCCATCGTTCGCCAACTAACTCACCGTCTTTCCAATATGGTTCGTTACCAGTGTAGTCGAGATCTTTTGGCTTTGGCTTACCATTTGTTTTCCACCAGTTAATATAATCGTCGATAACTGTGAAACTAAACGCTAGATCACCGCCTACCATGTGAGCTGAAGTATACACTATTGGTGTACTAGGTGTTTTTAAGAAAACAATTGCTGAACATATTTCTTGACCGACATACGCACTAGCATCTTTGTGATAATAAGTAACAATATAATCAATATCTTTAACTAAACGATTATATTTACCATCATAAACTTCTAACCCTTTTGTATAGAATCCACCATGATATAACTTGATGATTCTATAGTCGAATCCCTGATACTGAACTAGAGTATGAGGCTCGCTACCAATGAAACAATCTGGATTTGTACCTAATGGATCAAATGGTAATTGTAAAATAGGATTATACATAAGAAATACCTTTTAACTGAAACAGCAAAAAGAGACACAGCTTTTGGCTGTGTCTCTTATGCCAGGTCAGATGTTTATAGACGGTCTGCTGCGTCATTAAATAATTTCGCAAGTGGACCGTATATGTGCACTCGATTATAATCATCTGTCCGTTTAGGAGTCATGTACGTAGTGTTATTGAAACCTTCTTGTGCACGCTTCTTAGTAGCTGGACGATAGTTAGCCACATTACCAAGACCAATATCCGATGGTTGCAGATTATGTGGGTTACCTCTAGCTGCAATATGCCCATTGATCCTATTAATAACGGCTATGAATTTATTAAGGACTGCCTTAGTAAATAAGCCTTGATTACTAATAGAAACATTTATTTGAGCATCCATCTCTTGACGTGTAACTTCTGCCATTTTTTAAATCCTCTTATGGACCAGTGGGTGGAGTTGGTTCAATATGTTTCACACGTGTACCCCTGCCATTCCATAATAAGGAGTTATCAGGTGAATCTCCCCAGAACATGACTTGATTCAAAGTATTTACTGTCACAGTGAAATTATGCCCTGCTGCCAATTGAATATATGGTCCAGCATGGTCATCTACGTCACATTGTCCATTATCGTTATTTCCGAAGAAAGCGATTTGGCCATCACCATACATCACTGTGTAATGTGTGTACAATCCTGATACACCACCAATTGGGTTACTATTTACATTAGCAGTTACATCGTTACCACGTCCATCAAACCATAATGGCGAGATAACCATAAAGGATGTATCATTACCATTGCGGATGATTTCCATGACATGTACTTTACTAGATTCAGATGTATAATCTTCAGGAGCAACTAATGGATCTATTGAATGCATGATGATGTGGGTGCAACCAATTGACATTGAATCAATAACATGATTCAATGGTTTAATTGTGTTGTTAACAAAATCATTAAAAGCACTAATGAAGCTTGGGATACCATAAGCTGTATATACATAGTCAGCACTGCTAGCTGGACCTATGTTTACAACAACTGTCATTTCACCAGGATAGGTGTCTTCAGTATTGGTAAATATAGCCCATGGTTTATTAGCAGCAGGTACTAATAGTTCAGATGTACCACCTTTAACACAACGATAAAGATCTTGGTGCTCAAAGATTGCTGATTCACCTGTTGAACTAAAGATGAACTTACCTGTTAACATATACAGAGATGTTTTATTCGCCCAGATACTTGAAGGAATATTTCCATCTATAGGTGCAGTCCATTCTACTGGAATTGGTATCATCTCATCGACTTTAGTTTCATCGATACATGCTGACTTGGCTACACCATTCTCTACCCAATACTGACCATATCGGTGAGATACCCAGGATTCCTGAGCATATCCTAAACGCTCTGGTATAACAGCATAAGGGTTAGCTGGCGATTTAGGATGAACTACACAGTCATCTCTGACAATTGTACAATCCCACCAACTATTAAATCCAGCATAAGCATGGAAACCTGCCGTGACACCTTGAATTAATTCCATTCGGTCATATTCACTAGTATCATCCACAATAACTGGTAATGTATCTATCTTTAATTGTACATCATCCCAGTTAGCGTTATAGCCGGCTGCCATCCTTTCAATATCACCGAATGATGGGAATTCATCTTTCCATTGCTCAGGTGTTAATCCACCAAAGGTAGAAGCATCACCACCACCTAGTCCTGCCAGTAGTTGATCAACTTGTGTTTTAGTATATGCATTAACCTGGTCGGCAGTTACAACGTGTGGGTTATTTTCATTACTAATATGTTGATTAAGTTTCTCTTCTAGTTCATTAATTCTAGAAGCATCACCAATCTGACTATAGAGAATAGATGCAGTATAAGGTGTTAATAATACCGAATCATTAGTTACGTCTACCGCAGTAGTTGGTGTTGCAGCTGGGTAGTTAGGAACATTACCTAAATTAATATCAGCTGCTGTTAGACCGTGTACGTTACCCCTAGCCGCTATGTGGGCATTAAGCGGATTTACGGCAAACTTATTAACTAATGCTAATGTACCACGTGGGTTCGTAAATAGATCATTACGATTAGCATCTAAATGCTGTTGATCACTTGCCATTGCATAGTTTGGAACTAGTGACAAGCCAACTTGTGCTTTAGTTACCCTGTGTGGGTTATTATAATCATGAATATGTTGGTCAGTTGTACCGGCAGCCGCAGCACGGATAGCTTCTATAATCCCTTCGATACCTTCAAGAATCTCTTTACTACCTACTAATGAATCAATAGGTTGATTGTGTTCTAAAGGTGGGAAAGAAGCAGGTAATGGACCAATTGCACCCCATGACCGAATCAAGGGGTTATACTGTTTGCGTGCAAGCTCAGCCAGGATCTGCTGATTACTAAATCCCCATTGCCCACCTATTGTACGATAATCCATACCAATCATAGCGTTTATCGAACGCTTCATGATACGTATAGATCCAGCGATAGGTCTACCTATCGATTCCATAGCTTCAATAAACCAATGCCCAATAAGGTAATCAACACCTTCTACATAAGTCTGATTGGTCAGTGGGTTAAATAGTCGTAATGAATCTACAAAGAAAGGTGCAGCAAATGGTATAATGAAATAATAATCATCACCATCTGGTACCTGGAGAGTTTGGCGCTCACCTTTAATAAAGTTCTGGGGATTTGTTCCATTGGGGTCGAATGGATATAACCCAGTTTCACCGTGGGCCATGGTTGCCCTCCTTTAATAAAACGCTATTGCGCAATTTGTTAGCGTAATGATGTGAAATTCACATAGGATTGTCCAATCATTCCATGGAGACTAATAGATGTACACACTAGTACGTTCTCGCCACAGAATAGATCGTAAGTCGGGGCGCTGGACTGATGTTGATCTAGCTAATGAAAAGATATCTACACTATCTGTAAAGTTTGGAGATATCTATTTATATATCGAATATCCTGGGCCAACTGCCCCTATATTAAATGCTTTACATTGGGTAAATGTTACTAATGAGATTAGTTCAGCTAATCCAGATCTAACCGTACAAGAATGGTTAACATCTCTTGGAGATAAATCACTACCATTTGATGATGAACTACCTAATGAAAAAGTACGTTTAGTAAAATATGCACAAGCATGGCATGCAGGTTATATTGCGCAACCTGTTGCTAGAAACGGACATGTCACGGATGGCGGTTCTAAGTTTAAGAAAGAAGATATTCTTTTAACCCATCCTAAGCATAAACCTGAAGATGTTTGTCGAAAGTGTCTTATAACTGTAAATACAATGTTTCATCTAGCTGATTACACTAGTGCTGGTGTAAGAATCATCGATGGAAACAAAACAGTTAGAACAGCTAATGACAATCAAATTGGATTATATTCATTTGAAACAATAGGTGATATTAAATATGTCCCTATTAAAACTGATATGATTTATCCGCAGCAGGTTGGAGCACCGCTATTTGATGCTACCTATATTGATATGCCTGAAGATATAGACCTAACTAATAAGACTATCTTATTATCGCTAGGTGGTTATCTATGCGTATTAGGTAAAGGTTTCAATAGGGTAGGTGTACGTACTTGGAGGGTAGACTTTGGTAGTCTATCTATGTTCGACCGATACATGCAGTCACGTGAACTAATTGACCTAAGTTCATTAGGTTTAGAAATTGATGACAAAAATAAAACTCTATTAAGTGTAGAACAAATTAAGAAAGATTCTGTTATCAAAGCTTACATGACTTTAAGTCAAACATTTTTCATCGTATTAGATAGCCCCTCTTTATTCCAAGAATTTGTACCACTTGAACCATTAAAACTTCCTGGCAGATATCAGGCAACTAATACACGTACTGAAGTTTATCCAAAATATACAAAACCTGATCAACTACCAGTAGTTGGCGCACATGGTAAGATGTTAGATTATCACTTCATACACGAAGATAAACATTCTGTTTATTGCTGCACATTAAATATTAGAAATAATTTCGATGCGCACACACATGATTGGAAGACTGAGAAAGTAGTTGATGGTGGAAGATATCCGGCTTGGCCTTTTGTACATGACACCGCATATCTTAGAATATTAGGTGTAGATGGTTAACGTCATAAGCCCTCCCGTAATGGGAGGGCATTATGTTGTTTAGAAATTATCCAATCTCATCTGATTCAGTTGACTCGTCTTCTAGCTCCTCAGCCTCAGCAGCGGCTGCCGGGTCAGATAGTCCTTCCATATCAACTTCATCCTCATCTGTTGGTGTTAATTCAGATTCAGATAAATCATCATAGCCAGCTTGTGTATCGAAGCCAGCTTCCATTTTATTACCACCACTACCTAAATCATCGGATGAGTCATCCATATCACTACCGAAGTCACCATAACCACCGCTGCCACCGCCAGTTAATTCATCCATATCACTCCGATATTTCTTATATTCAGCATCTAGTCTTTTCTTAATCTCGGCTTCACCTTTAATGAATTCCAAGAATGCTGAACCTTGAGTTTTCTGAATGTTATTCAGCCAATCAAGTAAGCTAAAGGCTGGCTTATCATCGCCGTCTAATTCTTCTAGAACTTTAGTTTCAGGAAGAATATTCTGTTCAGCGATAAACTGACGTAGGAAGTATGATTTAGCAGCAGCTAGATATTTCTCGGCTGCGCCAGATACACCTAACATTTCATCAGAGAATAGATCTGGAGTGATCTTAGCTGAAAGAACGAGATCTAGTAACCTAGAGTATTCCTCCAAGGCATCAATTTGACGTGTATGTTGGGTATTATCAGGAGCAGGAAGTGTAACGTAAATTGATTCAATAAATTCATCAATTACTTCATCTACTGAAAGATCTTTAAATATTGGTGTATCAAGCATACCAACATTAGCTGAAATAATTTCAACCATTTCTTTACGGATGATAGAACTATTGGCTGAGAATATTTTCACTAGCTTAGTAATTTTATTACAAAACTCACGCTGATACTCACGAACCCTGCGGGAGAACACTAGGTCATTTTGCACAAGTCCTGTAGCAAAATCAGGAGATGTCATTGGGTCAACCTTCTCAGGTGGTACACCCATAGATGAAATGTGCATTCTCCTTAAACGATCTTGGAGTTCAGGGTTACCTGCTTGGACGTTAGTATTGTAATCATCGAAATCAACAGCTGTTGAAGCATACCCTGGATTATCACCCGGATCAATTTTAAAGTCATAACCAGATCGCATCAATGAATCCATTGCTTGAGATGGATCAGGTGAAGCAAGTGGGAAACCACGATGCGCCATTTCCATAATACTAGACTGAACATGTTGTACAGTGTCTTCTGGATCTGGATCATCTGGATCAAGATGGATAGTAACGCGTTTACGACCCACTGCGTTACGCATACCACCCATCACATCCGCCATGAGTAGAGTTGAACGCATAGTAGCCAGTAACTTAGACCGTTCTAATTGAGTTTCACCAATACCATGTCGATTATAATTGAATGCAACGTAGACCATCATCTCAGCTGGGATGAATACTAATTGAGTCTGCTTACCTTTCCAAGAACGATAAAGCATGATGCGTTTAATTTCTTCATCTAACCCAACTTCTAGCTCTTCATCATACATTCCATTACGTAAACGGTTTTGTAATTCGTTTACGATGATACCTGCATAAGCATCATTGATTTGATGTTGTTCTAATTCAGTATAGTTAGATTTATTAATACCTAGTGCATCACGTGTTAGACGTAGTATTTCAGAACTATTGTCTTGTGAACGCCCATTCTGCCATCCTGATTGTAGTTCACCATAGAAATCACGTGTAGCTTCCTTACATACGGGGTATCCATTTAGATCCACTAGTAAGAAATATCCAACATGTTCATAAGGTCTACCAGGCACATATACTGGAATAACTGCTTCAGACGGTAATGGTAGAATAAGCGGATGACCAACTGAAGAGCGACCCATGAATTTTGGAGATGAAATAACTTGCGTATATTCAACACCGCCACGTGACTTTTGATAAAGTTCGTTTATCTGATCATTTGTGAAATGATGTGTTTCAGTTGCAATCGATACTAGTGATGTATTGTATTTGCGTAATTTATTAGTAATAAGTTTTCGCCTAATACGGTTAGATAAATGTGGTGCTTTCAATACATCGATGTTATCAGTAACTGATAATAATTTATCGCCACAGATATAATTAGAATTATCATTGTTTAGATTATGCCCTTCCATTGATATTCTTGAATTAGTAGGATGTCCAAGAATACCTAGTGGCCTACCCTTATTAAGGTTATTGCGAACCATAGCATAGCTTTCCATGCTAACTTCACGTCGCCCATTAACAATTGCATCTAAAACGTTTTCTGGTAAAACAGCTAATACAGATGATCCTTTATGATAAAGGATATCTCGTAACATGAGGTCTAGCCGTTCGTTAATCTTATAGTCTTGTTTGAAATATCGCTCAACTGGCTCGATTAGTAATCGACCAATCTCACTATCAAAAATATCTTGGTCACAATAAAAAGTTAGATCAGCTTCAGCTAGATCTTTAGGTGATAGAATACTACCAACTAATACTGTCTCAGTTAATTCTAGATCAGGTAATACCTGCATAATAGAATCTGAGTCAATAATATTCTGTGAAGTTTCACGAGATAATTTTTGTAATTGATGCTGATCCACAACAATACGTGGGTTATTGGTCGAAGCCCCAGCTTCTTTTGGATCATGACGGAGTTTGGCAATCGTAGCTGCCAGTGGTGTTGGGTATTGCCCACCTACTTGCAAATTAGCGAGAGGTTCGTAACGCCCCTCATTAACCCCTGGTATAGCCATTTGAGGCTCCTAAATTTTAAAGTGAGTAAATACCAATGAATAACAGCAACAGTGTGTATTTCAAGGTATACCTTGATGACGTTATCCGATTGGCTCGTTCAATAGTCATAAAATTTGATGATATTGCCGATCAAATAAATACAGAGCTTTATCGAGATTATTTATTTAAAGCAGATCCTGATAAACCATGGACCTGGAAATACTATCTGAATCTTGCTGGTGAGTACCATGAAACTGATACGATGATGTATGTCACATCTGCTGACACATTAGAACGCATCGAGTTCACCAAGGAAAACCTCAGGCTACATCGTGCAACTGCACGGGAGTTTACACCAGGTAGTCAGTCTTATAATAACTTAGTATTAAAATATCCAACGCAAGCTGGACTAATCAATGGGATACTATATCCAATTGATATCAATTTTGCCATAGATTCAGATAATGGGGATATTTTGTATTTTGATAACAAGTATGTTGAAGGGAATGAAGATAACTTTATTCCTGAACTACAAAGTTGGATCAAAGCATTTTATAACTCTAATTATAACAGTCAGTACCTTATTACAGATGATCTTTATTTAACTGCTTTCCTAGGGGAACTAACAGTATTACTTCCTCTTGAGATCATGAATATCCGATTAGGTAATGCAAGGTCTAGACGAGTACATAGTTTCCATATTCGTGAATATCTAGCATCAGCCAATCGCCTTGACGAGTTCATGCCATATCTGAATAAATCTCAACAATTATGGCTGTACCGGAATATACAGTTCTTACGTAGAAACTCAGGTAAGCAAGCGATATTTGACCAGTTGGTTGAAAAGATATTAACTGAACGTGGAATACCAGTTATTAGTTATACTCTTGAACAAAATACTGCAAACATGCCACCTAATCTGAAACCAGATGTAGAGATGGTTAAGCATGACATGAATATACCTGTTGTGCAACCTGGTCAAGATAAAAACACAGTATTAGAAATATTAACTAGGGAAGACCCAATTGCACGTGATAATCCATTAGTTAAATATGACGCTGAAAAAGAAATAACTGAACAAGTATCTACTAGTGCTTTTAGCAATCTACCTACACGTGTGCTAGATTCAGAGGTTATCGATAGATCTAATAGCTCTGTAAGAAATCTAATGAATGTCTTACTTAATAACTGGTTACATTTATCAACCAGTGGGCGTTATCGTGCTTATGTATCCATTCCTAATCCAAGGACTGGTGAATACATGTTAATGACTGTTAAGGATGCATTCATTGTAATGCTTTATTCTTACGGTAGAACAAAGGATTTTAAATTTGATAAAATACCCAGTGTACCTGCTTATGAAGTATTACGTAATCCATTCCCGACATATGAAGAACTTCAGGTACAAGTTGATAAGAAACTGGTAGGTCCTAATCTACTAGGTGCAGTCAGAGATAACTTTACCCCAATGGGCGATTATATCTCAACTGAACTCTTCTATACTGATAGCTCTAGATTCCACAAAGAATATTTGAAAGGTTGGGAATTATATTCATTTAATGATCATAAAGATATTCGTTGTTATCTAGAACAATCTGTTAAGACTTTCTATATTAACCGAATGTGTAAACTCGTTAATGAAGATATTTCTTTTGAGCAGTATTTCAAAGATTCTGCTTTTGCTATTGCTGATTTAACAACTTCTGAATACGAACAATTGGTAGTTGATTGTATTAATATTGCGACAGGCTCTGACCTTAATCGTGTTATTACATTAGGTGAAATTCAAAGAGAGCTGTTAAGATTAGTTTCTAAACTATCATCTTATCCATTACAGTTTCTACGTAATGTTAGTTTTACGGATTTCCATGTACTTGGTATTGTAATGCCTAGGCTTGGTGATTATGGAGCTGCTGGTAATGCCAACCATATTGTACCAATCAATAATATCAATGTTCAAACATATCGTACATCAGCTGAAATGACGTACTACATTAATGACGTAGATATTATTCCATTTAATGATTGGTCTTATTGGGCTGAAGATAGATGGTGGATTAATCCATTTGTTGGTATTAAAGAATTAAGCCTATCTGAATACACCTATCAGATTCCAAGTATGGTTAACGTATGGCAATATACTGAAGAAGTATCTGAACACACACCACCAGATGGCGGTCTTGGTCAGTACAATAATTCAACAGATCCTAATTGGCCTAACTTACCTTAAGGAGCGATAGATGTTTATAACTAGGGATTACTGTAAGGTTGATCCTTGGACGGCGATTGTTGAAATGATTAATAATAATTACATGTACCAGCTAACTCCTGGTACATGTAAGCTATTAGAATTTGAAGCTATTGATCATAAACGAACACGTATCAAGATAGATCCATGCAGAGATAATAAACCAGGTGAATTACTACCTGTAGTTGAACGTACTGAATTCTTTTATCAACGCTTAGACTTTAATGAGTTTTTTAAAGTTCCGCAAGTAGTAGAAGTAAAAGATGTGTATCTACCTTTTACAACACTAGATCTAGCAAAACTAATCTGTGAAAAGAATGATATAAAATTTGATTTAGATGATTTCTATCATCAAGAAATAAATTCTTATAATCAGGATGTGACTATCACATGTAATCCAGATTCGTTAAGGTTTGTGGGTGAATTTAAAATAAAGCTTATAAATACGGTTAGGCAAGATATCTCTTTATTAACTAAAGTAAATTCATTCCCAACTATTGTTAAATGGCCAGCCGGAAATGGTAATAAACCAACTGCTGAATTCATTACCATGTCTTTAGACTTTACAGATTATCGTAGCTTTCTATTACCGATTAAAGCATTCAAAGAAAATCCATATTCTTTAGAAATGGCGGCTATCTTAAAGAAAGTAACTGGTTTAGATTTCGTTGCTAAAAGTAGTGCTACTAATTACAACATCACTAATATCGTTAGAAATGGGGTAAATAACTTCATAGTGGATTATAATGGACCAGTGGTACCAGCGTATAGCCTTAGGGACGATATCACTAATGTGATGGTTTTAAGGCTGTCTAAAACCATGTGTCCTAATATCAATGGGCGTTTATTAATTCACTATAACTGAGGTGTGTAATGGCTGATACAAGAGCTGAATTAGTAGCTGCTTGGAATGTGGCTAATAAACCTAAAGATAATAATGGTAAGCCTAGGGATTTAACTGTTGATGATGTTGAATTTATAGGGACTGATACATTCTTAGCAACTGGTACAAATGCCAAAACAACAATGAGAGCGAAGACCAGTTCACTTTATTTTAAAGGTGAGACAGTTATTTACTTTAATAGACGCTCTTTACCAGAGTACTGTCTTGGTATAAAAGTACCGGGTAAACCAACTGACTATACTGATAATTTAGAAGTAGCTGAAAAATTAAGAGATGTTTACGGTATTCCATTTATTATAGATGAGATACAACCGCAACCTATTACTGGGAATACGGTTACGATACATCCATACTTTAATAACTTGTCGTGGATACCAACAATACCAGTAACTCTTGAATTTGAAAGTAGTTAAATAAAAAAAAATAAAGACATAGCCCCTCTCCATGCGGAGAGGGGTTTATGCCATTACTTAATTATTACCATTCAACCTTAAATTCACCGCATTTAAATGACAGTTTATTAGATCGATGATCTCGTCCAAACCAACATCCTTCCTTGGTAACTGCATCTGCGATTTGTGGTTTAACCATATTGTTTTTGTATGATTCACGAAGTGCAGTATATAGGGCTTTATGACATGTTTCGAAGAATACCTTATTAATAGGATTCTTATCATTAACTCGTGCTAGTGAATGTTTATCAAGAAGAGTGTGCATTCCAATTGAATACTTCTGGATAGTTTCTAGATCTTTCTTAAGCGCCCAGATACCATAAGTTACTTTTAGAGAAGTATTAGCTTTGGTTGATGGAATAAATGCTGATGGGTCATCAATCATTGGTGCTAATTGCTCAGTGGAATATGGATTATAAGAAAGATATTGTTGGCCATCCCAAATATACATATCCATTGTATCTTGAACGACATATAGAACTAGAACTTTACCATTTGCCGGTAGATCACATTTTGTATTTACTTCTACAGTGTCATTAAAATCTGGTTTATAGTTACTATAACTATTCATCAATACCACATCATCGAATAGTCCTGCCATATTCACCGTATTTTTGTTTAGTAATTCTTTAAAGAATTTATTCATTTTAGCTAGCATTGTATTACTCCTTTTTTACAATATTTGATTAAACTATACATTACTCATAAATAAGCCCCTCCGAAGAGGGGCTTTCATGCTTATTTGATAAGCTTAAGTAGAACAGCATTATCAACAAGAGCGCCACGAATAACTTGTAGATAAGATCCATCAGCAGTGATAATGTACATTTTGTGGGTACGTGCATCATCTGAATCTTTAGAGCTATTTAGACGCTTTGCCATTCCCATGATTACTTGAGTAATCTTAGGTTCAGTAAGTTTACTGATAAGCACTGCTTTCTCGGTATAAATATTTAGGCAGGATAGTTCCTCAAGGCGCCAGCCAGTTTGGAAACGCACTGATAGATCTAGAATAGAATTACCTTCTTCTGGATCAATATTAACACACATACTCCGTCCAACAATAAACGGAATACTAGCGGTAAATTTATCAGCTACTGACTTACCCTTCTTACCGATCAGATATGCGATAAGGTCACCGATATCTTCACAGAAGTCATCAATGGTTACCTTCTGACTCATTGAATCAGCCAGGAACTCATTAACTGCACTGGTGAGCCTTTCAACTAGGAACCGATAGTAGCGTTGAGCCAGCTTACCATCTAGCATTAGTTGCTTAAGGCGCTTTGCAATTAGATGCGGATCGGGTTCTTTTCGAATATCCTCGATCTCATACATGACTTCAGTTGAAGCATCAAATGGATGGGATGATGCTGCGCGATACTCATGTGCTGGAACTACATCATCTTCGCTTAGCTCAAGTGCTTCACGAACTGCATTGAGTGCACCAGCTTCTGCTTCAAGATTATTTGCACAAGCAATATAACCTTCTAGGATAACTGGATCATGTTCACGATTATCAGTTAACCCAGCATCATTTGGTGAAAACTCTTCGGCTACTTCTTTAACCGGTTTGGCATCACCCATAATGGTAGATAGCTTATAACTGGTTGCAGTACGCGCACCACCACCACGATGTGCTTGACGACGGAGATCATCTTGAAGCTCATGCTTTAGATAATCCATTTCCATGTGATTCTCCCACTTACGATATACTTCATGTACAGTGTTATCAGGCCATTTAGCAAGGAAGCGACAATATACTGCCGGATCCATTAGGATGCTGTATGGATTAGCTGAACTAGCAGTACGTACCCAATCAGGTTTATCTGCAACTAGATGAGCAGGTCGGATTTCAATGCCACCTGGATTATAGATAACATCCATCGGACGATCTTTATTAATTACAAATCCATTGGGTACATAATAGTTCGGATCGAATACGAGTTCTTTCACATCTTGAGGGATGGGTAGATCCGTATTATCATTAGTTACAGTATTTGCATTTTGTTGTAGTTCAGGTAGAATCATTACATCACCTCCACCAGGGATTGTATCATAACTACTATTTGGAGATACTTCAACAGTGGCACCCCAAGAGTCTTTAGGTTGCATGACTGGTTTGTTTTCCAGGAAAGGAGAAGAACCAGGTACGTCATATGCAGCATTTGCAATTGATGGACCAGTGTCATGATTAGTTGTTGGTGTATATGCCCCTGGAATGTTCAGCTGCGGATTAGCCATGGTAGCCGGTTGACCATAGGTCTGTTGGATACCTGCGTTAATTGGAGGTAGTTGTGAACTCATGCCAGGACGACCCATTGCTGCACCCATCCCAGGGAAACTTCCAGGCTGTACACCAGGTTGTTGATATCCACCCTGCATCATGGTGTTGCCACCCATACGCATCTTTTGGATATCTGATTCAATCTGTCCGATTACACCAAGTGCCTGTTGGATATTCGGCATTAGATGTTGAACTAGACTTTGTAACTGCGGGAAGGTTTGAGCACATTTACCAACAAAACCAGACCATACTAGAGATGCAGCTTGCTGCATTGCCTGCTGTGGGTTGTTCACCATTTGACGATGAATAAATAGAAATTCTAGAAAGTCAATAACTTTCTGAGCCCACTGGTGATAATAGTTATTCTGGAAACCATTACTAGATAGCAGATTATACGCAAATGCATGAAGCTGAGTGGTGGTAGCCGCATTTTGAGCATTCAGCCGGAACAGTCCAATTACACCATTGAAATATGGTTGTAGTTGAGGATGTTGTTGATGTGGTGATAACTGTAGCGGTAAGCTAAACAGATAATTCCCATTAGGTAGGTTAGGATCGAAAGTACTGGTATCTACACTCTCAAAATCGACAGGTAGATTGTACTGTGCATAGTTCATGTGAATAATACCTATTAAGTAGTTAAAGATTTAATTTATTTTGCACGGAACATTAACTGAGCATTGTCAATTATTTCACGTACTTCTTCACGACGTTCAACTAGTCCAGTTGGACCAACTTTAGTATACATATTAAGCCTACCTCGACCATCCGGGTTATTCTTAGGTTGGTTTTTATATTGACCTACCTCAGCAATAGATGCGTGAATAATCCTAGATGAGTCATTGATTAGAGACTTATTATGCGCCTTAGCTGTTTTAGCTCGATCCTGTGTAACTAGGATAGATGTCCCTTTAATCAACATACTGGAGTTTGGATTACTCATTGTATCGAGTTCACCATGATCCACTGTTAATCGTTTAATAGCTGTTTGTAGTTTAAAGGAACGTTTTAAACCTTCATTTAGCTCTTGCACAGTCCATTCACGATCACGCCTAGACTGGAACATATAGCCAAACATACTTACAGCATAGTTAAATTCTGACATCAAGTAATGTAGTACTGTTAACCTTTTACCATACATACTAGTTTCATCAATATCGGTAGCATATAGATGATGAGCCAAACTAGTCATGATCTCGTAAAGAAGTTCCCAAATAGTACTTACATTGACACCAACTGTTTTAAGTTCTTCAATAGTCATTTCGTCTAGTGAATTACAGAAACTGTGCAGGTGTGAATCAATGTTTTCCTCTACTTTACCTTGGTGCTCAAAATCACCAAACACCATGTGACCTAGGATAACACGCCATAAGTTGGTACTATCTACATATTCAGGTCGAGTAAACCGCATTGGGAATGCATCAACCACATACCAGAAACCAGCGATAAGTCGTGTAGCAAAAATAGATTCTTGATGACGAGGCATAACAAGAACCATTTCACCGGTGGGATGTTTGCCTTTTAACGTTGCACTGGAATAAATATTCCACTTTTCACGTGGATATTCTTCTTCAGGAAAATCAGACAGTAGCCCACACTTAACATCTACATTAGCCCATTGTTTGAAAGTTTGAGTTACTCCAAACTGACAGAAGAAATAATGAGCTAAACATGACTCAATGTGTGGCCGATTATCCAGATCTCGTTTAGTACGCTTAGCCATTTCATTGTGAATCTGTGACCAGATCACATACATGATTTTACGCTGGCCATTGCACATGTAATGGTGGTCAGTTTGTTTAAAAGTCAGCTTAGTACGACGAAACGGGATGAAGATACTATCATTAAGTACAGAGAACCCAACATCAGTTAATACTGGTGAACCGATGTATTTCGCACCATTGATAGTTACCATATTGCCTCTCTTAAAAGCTGGTAACAGCATTGGGCGAGGATAAAGCATTTCCCCTTTATAACTAAACATTAGGTCAATCATGTACATATCAGTTGGAGCAATATTGGCAATACGCTTAGCATTATATTCCCGAGTAATCTCTTCAAAATGCTTAAGCGGTGTACATGCACGATTACCTTCATATTTGAAGCCATCGGGAAATAGAACTGAACTGATATCAAATAAAGAATCAATATAACGCCTAGTCATATTAACACCAGTATTTGGATCACGAGTCATGGTGTGTTCGACTGTGATACCATTTGCTAGTGTTGGATTCATGCAAGGCGTATTTTCACGAATCTTTTCAATTAGAAATGGATCCGGCATTATAAACTCCTAAACTTTTGGCAAAATTAAATCCATCAGTGAACCTACAATTTTAATGGATGATACTAGATCAGAGGCAATGGAGTTTAGATCACCCCATTTTAGACCATGAATCAATACAACATCTTTTGGTTTGAATTCTTTATCAAACGTACCAGCTGCTTTTTCCTGGGCTTCCCTTTCCTTAATATCAGCTGCTGTTAAGAGTGCAGTCTTAAGACGTTCAATAACTTTCTTATCTTTAATTCCAACCATTGCAGCAGCTTCTTCATGTGTTCTAAAGAAACCATTTTCATGGAACTGTTCAGGAGGTATTACATATCTCTTTTCGCCATTATGACTGATACATCCATGCTTACCACGGATATTAACAATAAGACCAGGATCTAATGATGGATTATAGATTGACTCAATGGCCATAATTCTGCCAGCCATTACATAAAACAATTTATCTGGTTTATTGATGTCAGTATTATACGTTAAAGAATATGTTTCATTCCATACTTGATTAGAAAGTGCTTCTTCTTCTGGACTAAGTCCGCTATAACCAGGAGGACTAATATTTCTATTTGGATAAAATTCAAAATACTGACTATACTCAGTTTTAAATACTTGGATACCTAAACTCTGAATCCAACCGCCATGATATTGATCTACTAGTTTTGATAAGTCAATTGAATACCAAATAGTAATCTCAGATAGCTGATTATTAAACTGATCGAATGTCTGTCGACTAAATGACTGAATATATTCTAACATTTCCTCAGGTGTAAAACCTGGAATAGATTTAGCCATAACTTCATAGTTAAAACTATCATCACCACTCCATCGGTAAATGACCTTAACTACTAGTCTATTAGACATTACATACTTACGGGATGTCCCAATATTGATAGCGTGACCAGATGAATCGACTACAGTAATACGATGAAATGATTCATTCCGATACTCGACAAAACGTGAGACAGGGAGATTCCAATTAGCGTATGGATCACCCTTAGTGTATGCAGTTCCCGATTTCTTATCATACGGGTGATCGATAGTGGGCTTAACTGATACTTGAGTAAGCCCCGCAATTTTTAATGTTACCATTGAAATCTACCTTAATCACAACGGCCTCCAAATCTACAATGTTGGGGAGCCTCTTTTTAGTTTGATGTACGGACCTTCCCTTGAAGGATTCACTCTTTTCCTTATTACTTGATTTCTGCCATTTATGCGGGTCACTCGAACAATATAACTTTTCGGTGGCCCGCTTAAACTGTTTTTCTTGAGGGATCTCCTCAATGTTTTTCTTGGCATAATCTGTAATAAAGTCCTCTAGCCCTTTGGGCATAAAGGCATCCTGAACAGGATGGAATTCTTCAAAGAAAGTATTAATGTATTTATCATCATCTACGGTAGACATCTTATTATCTACCATGGTATTTTTTTCTATAAGAGATACCCTCAGGGCATCTTGCCATCTTTCGATGACTTCTGGAAATAATTGAACGTTCATTTGGATTAACCTATTTTTAAATTAGAAGATCATGATCATTACTGTAATATAGATCTTAAACTTTTTTTAATGTAATACAACATAAAGCCCTCCCCGAAGGGAGGGCCTATGTCTGTTACTCTTCTAACTTCCGGGCATTACCGTCTTCCAAATAACGGATAGTCCCATTTTCTAGATAACGGTAACCCTTTCCAGCTCACGGCTTAAGATCAGCAAGCTTACCGTTGAACTGAGTTTCGCCCATGACTTTCTGGAAGCCAGTGATCTTGAACTCTAGTGCGAACGGAATGTTGTTGACGTGTAGGTTGAACGGAATGGCCGCGATTTCGCGAGTAACCTGGTGACCACCACGAGTGATCGGTAGGTCAGCGATAACAGTAGATACGTAGAAGAACTGGCCCCAGGAGAGGATGTCGTTTTCTTGTTGTACTGCGCGGGTCGGAATTACAACTAGCTTACCATCAAATAGCTGGTTGTTGGTGGAAACGATATCGTACTTGAGATAAGCACCTAGAGTACGGTCGTCACCTTTAGTCATTAGATAGTTAGCAATCTCTTTGTCGGAGCAGAAGAGATACATCGGAGTTTCATCCTGGTTACCGGAGATAACACGGAAGGCAGCTTCAATGTTGGAATCACGGTGAGCCGGGAATAGCTCAGCTTTAACACAGTTTAGGATCGCAGCGCAAACGTCGTCCCAACGATCTTTAGACTTGATGGTGTCGATGACTTTCTCAAGATCTAGTTCTTTGTAACGATAGGTCGGACGCATTACAGCGGATAGTGCACCTTCGATGATACCAAACTTCGGACGGTTGTAACCATTGTGTACAACTTCACGTAGTTGAGCAAGGTAGTTAAGCATGCGCTTAACAGCGTTGTTGCTGTTACGGATGTTGGTGTTAACGGTTAGAGCTTTAACAACCTCACCCGGACCTTCATCGGTCATGGTGTCCATCGGTAGAGTTACAGGAGCGTGCATCGGGATCGGATGACGGAACTGTAGTGCACGGGTCTGTAGTAGGTGACCACGCTGACGACGGTTAGTGTTGGTGAAGCGAGTATCTAGTTCGAAACCGATAACAGCTAGGTCAGTTAGCTGATCTAGAATAGCTTTAACAGCCGGGTCAGCATTATCCATTACCTGGCCATCTTCGTTTAGAACTTTATCGACGTAAGTGTCGGTAGCACCAAACTTAGAATCGCCTTTGGATAGGCTGATAGTACCACCAAAACCAACGCTTAGACGTAGGCTTAGTTTAGCAGTCTTAAGGTCGTTAATAACGCCATCAGCTGAACCGTCGATGAAAGTGGTATCGCCACTAACAACAAGGTCATCGCTATCGAAACGGATAACTGCGTTCCGGGTATCACCAACTAGATCGGGCTGGAACACAGCGCGAGGTAGACGGTCAACCTTGAACTTAACAACTTTACCGCCGAGTAGAACGAATAGGTTCTTTAGACGACCAGCCGGATCAATGGTGTCAGAAACTTCAAGCATGCCACGCTGAATGAGTAGGTTAGCATTGGAGTTACCCATTAGATCAAGACGTACGTTCGCTTTTAGCGGAGCAGTAGTGATAGTTAGGTTCTGCTCGTTCTTGATGGTGTACGGAGGAACAAGAGCCGGGTCTACGAAGAAGTCAGCATTGGAACCAGCCGGATCTAGGGCAGGAATTAGTGCAATGCTTTCGTCGTCGAGGATGGAAGGATCACGATAGGCTTCTACCATGTTCACTTCTTCGTTATCCATCTTAACGCCGGATACTTCGTGGTAAACGTCTTTCATTACAGCGATGTAAGGAAGAACCTGAACAACACCACCTTCAATCGGGTTGATAACGGTGGTCGGATAGATACGCTCAGCGAATTCATCCTGACGGCTAGCAGCTAGGTTATAACCAATAGTTACAACACGGAAATCACGCTGTGACTTCTCGTTATAGTTCTCTAGGCCAACACCATTTTCGAATACTTGAATGCCACCAGCAGGGCCATTGAACTGATGCTGTACAACCTTAACATGATCTTCATTAGAAGCTTTAGCTTTGGTAATACCACGTAGTGCACGGATATATTTAGTTTCATCAGCACAGGCGATAGCAGCCATGGTAGCAGCAGTGATTTGGTTCTCACGGACACGTTCTTCACGAGCACGTACTTGAGGATCACTGGAACTTACTCGTTCGAAACCATAGTCGTTAACGAGCATTTGCATTTTGTTATAAATTGCAGCGGCATCTTGAATGTCGGTAGCTTGCACGGTACCGAAGTTTTCATGTGAAATGCTGCTAATAAGGGAACGACCTTGACTAACAACGCTGTCATTTAGACCAATTTCACTTTCTAGGCGGCCAATGAAATCTTCCATTGAGAAGACTTCGTAATTCTTTTCGCCTTTGTGTTTAAACAGTTCTCTTAGGGCATGTACGCTCATTTTTTATTCCTACGTAGGATGAGTTTTTGGTTTAAAAATTTGGGTCTACTAAGCATCTTTTCCGGAATCAACCTAGCAGCTCTCCAAATAATAGGTAAAAATTTGTGTTGACGCCACGGATTCACGTGGGCGGGTGTTCAACATTTCATTTATCATACTATCAAAGAAAGTATGGTTAAGTTGAATTGAGACACGTCTAGGATCGCTACTTGCAATGTGCGCACTCTGCTGCACCGCAACCCACAGATTCTCATCTACAGGATATAGGTAATAATCGTACACTAAATTACGGTTACCTGCATCCCTAAGTTCATTAGTCGCTAGGCGGCTCTCTAAACGATTGTGTAAATCCTTCATCTTAAATTGTTCAGGACCGTCTATTTCACCTAACTCAGCAACTTTGATTATCGGGCTTACTGCTAACTTAATATCTAGTTTTTCTGGTAATAGAAAGGGGAAAGCAGTTAAAGCCTGATGTATCTCCGCAAGATCATTTACGGAGGTTTCGGAAACTATATAGTTGGTGTCTAACAATTTGTTAAATTGTACACCTGCTGTTTTATATGATTCAAAAACAGCTTTTGGCATAACCAGAACTTGGGTCATTGTGAAAGTACCTATATTGTAACTTTAGGCTTTTGGGAACTGTCTACATAGCAATATAGCAAATACATTCACTAAAATTACTAGCTATCTAAATGATACACTGTACATCTCTTAATTTCACAATTGGAAATCTATAAAAATGTCAAGTCCAAAACAATTACTCGTTTCATGCATCACTCTATTATGTTTAGAAAATCGAGAAGATTCTCCAGTGGAACCATCCAATGAATTGGTTACTGAGATTCTTGATACTCTAAATGATAAGGGTGGTACATTAGATGTAGATCATGGTCGACAAACATTTTTAGATCTTCGTAATCTACTAGTGGATCTAAATAAGAAACAGAAAGCATATTTCCCAGCTACCCAACAGGTATTACAATCACTACAAGTATGTTGTCGTGAAGAAAGTTATCTATACGATGCTGTTAAAAATGCAGTAGAAGAAGAATTTCCAAATGGCATGGCATTAGCCATGCGTGTAACTTCATATCGTCGTGATCTAAATAGCTACTTAGCTGATGAGAAGGTAAAAGCTATTGTAAAAGAATGTTCATCAAAAATTCTTTTCAATAGAGGCTCTGCTGATATTCCGGCAATCATTAATGAAATGGCAACCAGAGCTGACCCATATATTCGCGCGCGTGCTGAAGAGAAACACCCAGCTGAAATGGGTGCACTTGATTTTGGTAATTTAGATTCTATTGAAGGCTTCTTTGAGGAAGCTAAAACTATTCTTTCCCCAAATGGTGCTTTCCGTACTGGATGGAAAGGTTTTAACAGAATGCTTGGTGATCTGGGTGCATTAAAACGTGGCGAATTTATTATTGGTGGTGGCCTACAACATCAATATAAATCTGGCGTTTCTATGAGTCTATTTTGCCATGTGTGTCTATTTAATAAACCATACATGCGTGATATCAATAAGAAACCATTAGTAATGTTTATTACTCTTGAGAATGAGATTCCGGATAACCTTATTTTCATTTATGAGTATATTTACGAAAATGAAACAGGTATCAAGGTAGATCGTAGTTCTATTAGTAAAGCTGAAGCAGCTGAATATGTATCAGCTCGTCTCCGTGAAAATGGTTTTGAACCAGTAATGTATCGTTTTGACCCAACTGAATTTACGATTGCTGGTTTAGTTAACTACCTAGATACATATCAAGCACGTGGTTATGAACTACAATATCTCTGCGTAGATTATCTAAACATGTTGCCTAAAACTGGATTAGTGACCAGTGTAGCAGGTGATGACGTTCGTCTCCTATTTAGGCGAATGCGTAACTATACTGCACCACGTGGTATCACATTCTTTAGTCCGCATCAGTTAAGTTCTCAGGCATTAGAACTAATCAGGGATAATATCCCACCAGAAGACTTTGTTAAACAAGTTGCTAACAAAGGTTACTATGACGGTTGTCGCCGACTTGGACAAGAACCTGATCTGGAATTCTTCTTCCACATTGTTAAAGTAAGTGGTAAGTATTATCTAACCGTACAACGTGGTAAACACCGTAACGTTGTAAGTGATAGTAAGCATCACTATTTTGTTATGCCGTTTGATCCAGACCGTATTGGTGGTATTAGATGGGATATCGATAAAGAAGAAAACAATTACATGGACTTTGTACCAAGTCTTAGCAATATGCAAGCCACTGGTGGAGATGACTGGGGATATTAACAACATAAAGCTCTCCCTTCGGGGAGAGCACTATAATTTTAATAGGTAATCTAAATGAGTGCAATTGATAATTTAGTAAATACTTTAAGAAAAAATATTAGTGAATGTAGAAAGTTTAATCGCCCTCTATTTGCACGTGTATATGCCGCATCACAAAATTACGATAAAATCCGTTATGCTGTAGCAGAAGAAGCCCATTATTTTAAATATGGGAAATATGCAGAGGGTAATAATTTAAACATTGATGAACTCATCAGTGATCTTTATTTATATTACACTATTTACGTTGATATTATCCGTAAACCATTACCCGATCCTAATGGGGATTTTATCAGTATCGTAAACCAAGATCACTATACACACATCTACTGGGATTTAGATCGGTGTGAATCTATTCCAGATGATGTAAAGGAGTTAATGTAATATGTACTATGGTAATGTTTATATTATCTTTATTGGTGGTTTATTAATATTTATCCTAGGATTGGTATTTGGAGGAATACTGGGAGAAGAGAACAATAACGTATATAAACTCAAATCCCAACAATTTGAATACTGCGTTAAAAATAAACAATCAAAAAATAATGACAGTGAAAATATCCAAGTTATTAAAGTATGCGCAGAGTCTATTGTACTCCTATATCCGACTAATGAAAAATAAAGCATTTTAGCCCTCTTAGGAGGGCTTTTATGTCGTATGGCTAATATGCTAGTGAATAATGAATAAAATCGATTATAGAGCAAATTAGAAGGTATTAAAGGCATAAAGAAAGTCTATCTCTAGACTTATTATTTTTAATTAAAAAAATATAATCTATACTGTGTCTCCTTTTAGGGAGACAGTATGTTTTAGCTAACGCTATTAGAATAATGCTAATATTATTTATTATTAGAATAAGGATATACCTTCGGTATAGTTTATTATGAAATAAAAGCCCCTACGGGGCGATCCGATTCCTCAGTTCCACATTAGGTAATATTCATGAGTAATATTTAATTACCAGTATCATTGAGTAATACTGGTAATAATATACTAGATTATTAACAATATGTATTGATCATTCTGATTAAGTCAAATTAGCTAATAAACAAATCAATTATCAACGAGTGATAACTGGTATTGATTACTAGCTAAAGAGATTAATTAGGATATCTACATGAGGAGTCGCTACCCCATGTATTCTGGAGTTTCTCTTTAGCGGGAGACTTAACTCCACTTGGGAGCCGCTTTAGCGGGCGGCTCTCACTTAAACAAAAAAAAGAATTCAGATAAGTCCCTCTCCTTTAGGAGAGGGGTTGTTTATCATAGGCTTCTCCTTTCGGTTACATAGAACTTCTTCTGATCCATGTCAGTGTATGTTACTATGAAATTGTCGAAGGGGTTGATGGATACGGCTAAACCTGCGTTGTTGACGTATCCTATTGTAGGGCCAGCCCAATAACCAATGAAGTTACCTCTACGATCTCGACATTGGATAACATTATCGGCTTGCGTTTTCGCAACCGACATGCTATGGGTTGATCCATCGGGTCTCTTGAAAAAGAAACCTACTTCCTGCATTCTGTGCAGGTCAGGGCTAACATTGTTAGCGGTAACTGGAATTAACATGATTGTTCCTCTTGTTAATCCAAGCCCACTTGGGCGAAAATGTTGAGTATTTTTTACTCAACGGCATATAGCCCTACTGTTACAGCAGTAGGGCTAATTCTTTTATTCTTAAAAGTTTAACTGAATAAATGCCCTCTCCCGAAGGAGAGGGCTTATGTCGTTAATTTATTTAACCAGCGATGTTTCCCTAACACGAGAGATGCATAAATAATTACTGTAATCGCCGGGGTCGTACTCATCATACCCTAGACAACTTGTATGAATATATTCAGTACTGATATTAATCATATCAAGAGTAATACCATCACCCCATTTCTTAGTTGCCATCTCGATAATATCGGCGATAGTATTGGCTACATAACAATCACCCAAGATATAAAAGGTATCTTCGGTATCATCCGGACGAAAATGACGAATACCATTCTGTGTATATTCACCCATGTTAATTATCCTCTTTTCCTTCTTGAGTATGATGAGTGGGCTCTACCCAGTAAAAATCAATAAACAGATCAACTGGTTTACAGCCAACCATCTCGCTGTCATCGGCCCATTTACTTTCATCTACGATAATTTCTTCATTAGTCATTTGTATTTCTCCTTATTTACTATAGTAAATATTGTTTAGTTACATAGTCCAATTAGTGGCTTCATCAACCATATCAGCTGCTTCTTTATCAGAAGCATTCCAGAGTTTATCAGCCCATTCTTTATCCATTTCATTTTGGATATTTTCAAGACGCATGTAATTATGCCATGCCTGACCCAGTCGAAGATTCTTATTATTTTTGTAATAAATTCCAAACTCACCACGAACTGATGCAGGAATTGAAATAGTCACTTTATAATCTCCTTAGTTACTATCTGACGTGCTTCTTTATAAGAAATATTCGGATTATCATTGATGTATTTAAGAACTTTCTGATGTATAATGTTCTCTCGCTCAGTTAGTTCTTTTACTACTCTTTTAAAATAACCTGGTGATCGTTTCATAGTCATGGTTCTTCGATTAACAAGTTATTTGCCTCGAAAAAGAATGGGGCTGACCAGCTATAATCTGGTTCATTTACCAGTTTTACACTGTTCTTGGTTTTGATAATCTTGCGATCATACCGCCAGTTTTGTGGTCCATGTTTAGGAATAGTGTAGTATTCACCATCGGGTAGATTAGTGGCTTTTTCCCATCCGAGTTCTTTAATACTAAACTTTTTATCAGTTGTCATTTTCTTTATTTCCTTGCTGTCATGAAACCACCCGGTGGCCGTATCAAGCTGCGTCCCCATGGTTTATACTGCACGTGGGATCACTGATATCTCAAGAGTCAGATCAGCCGCGTCCAGTAGGTTTACCAGGGCGTCCAGAGAGAACTTGTCAATCTTGCCTTTGAGAAGATCATTCAATCTCGGTTGCGTAACATGTATGCGAGCAGCAGCGTCTTTTTGCGGAAGATCCCAGCCCTTTATAGTACGGGTGAGAGCCCGCATGAGTTGGGAACGGATACGTAGGTTTTCAGTTTCTTTTGTCGAGTCAACTAGTGTATCCCAGACACCGGGAGTGCATTCGTTTGCCATTTATTTATTACCTCTTGAGGTAAATGCTCGGATAATAAACTACATTATATTTAAAGAAATCACTTACCTTGAATTTTATGTTCGGTGCAGTGATTAGATAACAATAATCACCATCAACCATAACGCGTCGATCATGGCTATATACCCTAGGACCATGTAACGGAGAAGTTACATAAATCCCATTGGGAAGATTCCGTAAATCGTCTTTATTCAGAAACTTACCATTAGGATTTATAGTTAATGGATAACAACCAGGATTAAGTTTATGCATATTTCACCTCTTTTATAAACCACCCTTATATAGGGTGGTTTTTTTCTATTGACCAATATACGTGCTGGTGTATAATTCAATGGTTGGTTTATGAATGGTCAGATTATATTTCTTAGCTAAATCATCAATATCCCTGGAACAATCAATGAATTTGCCAGTCTCTCGGTAGCGCATCACCCATGAACCCCGAAATGGTGCATCATCTAATGGATTAATACCATATTCACGACATACCACAATTGCTTCATGTCGTGGAGTAGCACCAGTAGTGACAAAGTGATTTTCATAAACTGGGATCATTGATACATCTTTATTGCTCATAATAACCTCTCTAAAATTACCTGAAGGGATATGCATGATATTTATTTTTGTTTTTGACTGATCATGGAGGCATTGGTGAAGTAATATAACGCATGTTTCCAATCTTGAGGGTCATATGTGCACTTATGAGCAACCACATAATCACCATCAATTTTTTTGAACAAGTTTACCATGATCACCTCATCCATATCAGTCCCGTTATGCACAGTTTGATAATTCAGTCTCACCAACATGTCATCTACATTGGTTTTCAACTGGAGACCATCTTTGAAGAAATCACGAACACCATCCATGATTTGTTCATTGCGAGACAGGATGTTTTCAGAGATCTGTTCGAACATACCCCTTGCACCGATCAAACGTAATTGATCGTAATTGGGTTCACCCATGCAGATGGCCTCATCATCACGATTACACATCTTCTCCAGCAGAACGATAGGGTTATAATCCCAAGCAACCCCACCAGTTACAACAGAGGTCAAATAGCCATAGAGACTGAGTTCACTGTCACGCTCATTTGCAGGAATCATGCGGTTCATAATTAACGATCCTCGTATTGGTGTTGCAGCATAGCTCAGCAAGTCTCTTGAGCTTTCTCAAAACTAGCCATCGAGCGGGTGCGCGCACGCTGTAGAATAGACAAGCCGTATTTTTTGAACTTCTTCTTGTGGATGAAACCAAGGCGTTCGTAGATGAAGTCTTTACGGTCGGCGCGAGGTTTACCATCAGCTACGATACCACGGTCGAAAAGAGCCCAGAACAGAGCGCTTTCATCATGCAGGTAGTTGGCCATTTCCTGAGGCCACTGAACTGCGCATAGAGCAACGATTTGTTCAAGTAAACCACTATCTGAGATGGCATAGTACTCACGACCCTGAACATAGTTCATTTTGTCGAAGTTGCACATAGCCAGTCTGCCAGTACCCTGGTTGATTTTCTTTTGAATGTGTTCGTTCATGGTTTGACCTATTTTCAGATTTGGATTAATTATAGCTAGACGAAGGTATTGCGTTCGAATTGGATGGAATTACGTTCAACAATATCGTTGAGGTATTTATCATTGTCGATAAATTCCCCAGTGAGCATGTTACGCAGAACCCAGTTCCCCCGAAGTGGTATACCGCTGTTAGGGTTGATCCCGTATTCACGCATCAAAATCCGACGATTGTGGTCAACACCTGGCTCCATGTAAGATTCACTGATAAAACATTCCACCATGTTGATAACTTCTTTAGATTCGCTCATTGACTTATTCCTTCTTTTGCAGGTATTATGTAATACGATAATGGATTATGGCTTTAACCATCAGATCCTTTTCACGCAGTTGGTTTGAATGGATTTGCACTACGACTACGTTTTTGATATGAAATTAGTGCACCCCATACATTATCGGCTGATACATATTCAGGCATAGCTTTTTCATCATTGTAACTGACACGGTATGCCTTAGCCACACCTGTGCTATCTACAATGTGAACTTTTTCAATGACAAATGCTTTTCCAGAAGGCCCAGGGATATGTAATCCTCTTTTAAAAAGTTCTTCAAGAATGCGTTCTAATGCAATTTTAGCATTAGGGTAATCATTATCAAGTGACTTAATACCACCTTTAATTTTATTATCTAGGTCACTGAGTGCCTTTTTAAAAACACTAACATCATGATCAAAACATTCGAGAGTGTGATCGAAGTTTTGCATGAGCGCTATTAGTAGACCATTAGGAAATACTACTTTTGACATATATCACCTATTAGTAAACAGTTGGGAACGTTTGTAGGAACCAATCATTAATACGTGTATTAACACTAGCCCCGTGTTCAGGCGCTACTTTAAAACCAGCGACGATGTCCTGTAACTCTTCAGTGAGTTTGTTGTGTACTTTACCTTCACAATCGATAAAGTCTTCTGCGGTTGGCATAACCTCAGCGCGAATAACAGAGGCACGCTTAGAAAGCATTGTAAGAATTTCATTAGACACTGAAGCAGCATTACGCAACTTATTGATTTTTACATCAATAACAGTTTTATGATAGATTTTACCAACTGCACACATTGTAACTGAACCAACAAAAATACCAAGACAGAGTGATACTTTATCAATATTCATTTTGTATACCTATTTACGTTTATTGAAGTGATTAAAAAATAATACGATGTAGAAAATAAAAGGGAGTCCGAAGACTCCCATTATCAGTTACACATCTGACACATCATCGAACAGATCAAGTTGTTTCCGATTACGTCGTTCTTCTTCTTCGATACGACGATTCTCTTCTTCAATCTCTTTCTGCCGTTTGACAAGCCTCCTGTGCAGACTCATTTGCCATGCAGTATCATAACGGCATCGCACTGATTCAATATATTTAAGCCCTACTTCATTAATGCTCTCAAGAAGATCCAGTGACACAAGTGTCTCCTTGGATGCATTAATGCTAGCCTTAAGATAATGGGCCATTGCTGTTGCTGGATGGAACGGTAGTTTATCGACATCCATGGTCTTTTGATAAGCTTTCAGTTTATGGATAATAATTCGTCCATAATAGAATTCATAGAGTTTTTCTCTAGAATCCCAAGCAAGCTTACCGAGTACGGCTCCACTTACCATCCCTAATGTAAGAGATAGCTTAGAGTTCATTGTTAATTGCATCCTTAATCCAGTTACGGATTTTTGATTTAATTCGATGTTTATCACTGATGGTGTTAAACATATCCAATCCATCATTAATAACGTATATAAGCTCTACTTCAATAAAGTCCGTCATTACTTCCACGGTGGTATTATCTGAATTAGATTTGATATAATCGGAATAGTCCTTTACTTTTTCACGGATATTCTTTTCTAATTTAATCTCATTATAAACAGTCACACTGACTTCGAACACATAGATGGTACCAGCCAGCATGAGACCAGTTTTTACAACATTACCGATAATGGAAAGCATGATAATATCCTATTAGTTAATGAATGTAGATTTATTTTGATTATATTAAAACTTGATATTTAGAACACGTTTAGCTATTATAATACCAACATATACTCCTAGTGCTATCTCCGCATATTTGGTGATGACGTTTTTAATCTTCTTATGTTTAGGTGCCTCGGGCACATCCGCGATAAGTTTTTGAAGTTTAACTTTATCAATATTCATTTGTATTTTCCTTTTTACGATTAATTGAAGGTTTAACAAACTCATTCAAATATAATTTTATTATCGTAATTATATTTGAATGGGGCCTCAGTGAGGCCCTATCCATTTTTACATCTTACGAACTGTATCGAATACTTGATTCGTATAGTCATCGCCATAAATGATCGACAGCTTATTACGAATTACATCCAGTCGATGTTTTTCAATATTGCTCTCAGCAACAGCACTATCCATTGTCTCAGTCATTGCAGCATTGACGAACATCATGAACTCATCTGATTCACCATACTCTTTTGAAATACTTTTAAACTGATCCCTGAAACCCATGAGTTTGTCAAAGTTGGCTTTAGTCTCTTTAGCCTTCTTGTAGATAACATACCCAGTTCCAGCCAGTGATGCAGTGGCCAGAAGAAAAGATACACCTTTTGCAATCGTATTGAATTTCATAATAAATATTCCTATTTACTAATATTAAAACTATTTAATAGTTTCTGAAATGTTCACAAGTCGTTACTTCTTTCAGTCGTTTGATGATGTAATCTCGACTTTTATTGAATTGAAGTTTCTTTGCGTCATCCAGTTCATCCCATTGTGTAATTCTGGCCAGTTCAGGAACATTGTCATATTTTGCTTTGTTAAGTTTTTTAATCATGTCCCATACATAGCAACCTTCGATAAACCACAAAAGACTCGTGTATGTATCCTTGTCAATTAAATTTACTCCATAAAGACTAAGGTCAACCTTGGCTTCTTCTGCCATTTTAATGGTTTTCTTATAATTATCAAATACATTGTGGAGGTTATGCTCTTCGCCACTGCTATCACAGTTTTCAATAGCTTTCATCAACTCCGGAAATGTATCACTATAGAACTTGATCAATTTACGAGTAATCGCCTCTTGCACTTTCTGCTTTTTAGTCTTTGCCATTTTATTTCCACCTATTTACATTAAGTTGTATGATAATGTTTACAGTATTGTCACAAATGTAATATACTGTTTAAAATGGTTTGAATATACGACATAAAGCCTTCCCCTGAGGGAAGGCCAATGTTAAACCGATGAATCTATCCACGGTGGATAAACAACCACAATCTGGTTAGGCATGTGATTAGACCAATCTTCAATGATAGTTCTAACATCAGAGAAATCTAATCCACCATTAGCACACCCTAGAGGTGGTATGATAATTTTCCAATCTGGATGAATACAGTCTTCTTCATTTTCCGCAGAATCCGATACGTTCTCCATCATCCACTCTAGACCACGTTCAATGAAACTAATTTGAGATGGGTTCCGCCAGTTATCCTTAGTAGGAAACATCATGAAACGTTTACCATCGGATGCTTTGTAAATAACCGGATTACCAATAGTAATAATTCTCTTTTTGCAATCGTGTTTGTATCTTTCAAAAAGTTCAGGATACTTTTCTTTAAACGATTTGGCTAAACCAGCGCCCATGACGCCAACAACATTAACAGTGATTAGATAAAGATCACCAGGTACATTGAATATATCTTTACCTATAATAAATTCAGCCATGATAATGGCTCCTTCTACAAGAGTACTAATGAGAAGATCAAAACATAGACCTTCTCATTAGATTGGGTGCATTTCCAGGCTTATTGGATTTCTGGATTAGCGTTGTAGAAGCCAATATAAGCCTTATTAAATTTCAAGTAATAATTATACTCTGAAGGCTCACCAGTTATTTCCCTAAATACCTTAGCAGTTATAACTTCGAACTTAGAACGCCGTAGCATTGGGAATAATTTCTTACTGCGCGATAGCTCACACAATCTAATCGAGATAGCTTGATCTTTAAATAAACCTGATTTAGTAAAGAAAGCACCTTCATGAAGCCATTGAATTACTTCATTGAAGTCTGCGCGCCATTTCTTATGCTCATTTAAAGTTTTACCATTTATAAGATACCATAAAGCTCTAACTTTAGATCCAATAGTAAAAATACCTATTACCATTACTGCTAGACATATAGCAATTATAAATGACATATGTCCTCCTAAATACCATTGAAGATTAAAGTTCCTATTAGTGAGAGAATGAATAACACGACCACATGATGAAGTTTTATCCATGTTTCAGGTACTACCGGTTGTTTAGGTTTATTTAAAGGGATGTTTTCCATGTATATACTCCACATTAGTTCATATGTGTAATATACTGTTTAAGATCTTTCAAATACACCTTTCCAATTAGTAGGTCTTGGATAGGACCTAGGTAGTGATTCAGAATGTATAATGAATCCCTCGATATCCCCTTCTTTTGTTTTAACAGCAACTATATCTTTGATAATACCTTTTATTTGTAATAAGCTATTCATAATCTCACGATAGAGTTGATCAAATCTATTTGCAATGATATTAGGATTTATTGGATAACCACAAATTGATTTATAGAAACTACACATTACATCATTGTATCTATCTGGAACACATGTCCAAAAGAAATTATGTCGTTCTTTAATATAAAGAATGATCAAGTAGTTAAGATCATCTTCATCTTTTGCGGTATAATTAAAGTATTGTTTTAATTCAGAAAAGAATTGTTGTGACCACCTCACATCAACTCGTATAAATAGTTGTTCCATAATACACCTAAATAAACCCTCCACTTAAGTGGAGGGCTCTATTTCATTTTGGTCAGATCTATTTAAAAATATAGCTAATGTAACAACACATACATATCGATGCGGATTAGGATTATTATCACCAGCTGCAAATTGTTCATCTACACCTAATAATACACCGTAGTAGGTTTTAACAACATTGTTGTCAACTGTTTGAAACTTAACAGGCATACCTGGCGTTAAGATATCAGCATCGCCATGGTTCCATTGTATTTTAAGAAACTGGCCTTGACGCTTTGCTAACTCTGTATAATGTTTAAATGGATTTGATGTGGATCTTTGTTTAGTCCATTGGATATTTTGGAATCCAGTTTTTAATCCATCGCCTCTAACCTCATACAAGTTACTAGCTGCATCTACAAGCATTTTATTATCTTTACTAATAGTAAAGTCATCTAATAGCTTATTTGCATCTGCGAATCTATAACCACTTCCATTATCAACCATCTCATAAAGAGCTTTATCTAGCGAACTAGCATCACCTGTTGCCAGAATGGTTGTATAAGTATCACCATTCACATACGTTTTCTCAACTCCGTAAAGGCGATCATTTGGAACGTTAATTATATTTAATGTCTTAGCCCCTTTTTGATATTTCTTAGTATCATAAAGAGAATAAACATATAAATAAGATCCCTGAATATACCGGCCAAGTCCTGTAGCGTAAACACCACCTTCTTTATTTTGAAGTATATTCGGTAAATCTTTTAATGGCGTACCATCAGGAATAGGTATTACTGGACGAACTTCTGTATTCCATCCAGGTTCCATATTGATATCAATTACTCGATTATCGTCAGCTTCGGTCAACTGGGATATTGATTGTTTTAAGAATGCTCTTAAAACATCTGCTGTTGTTACATTTGTGAAGTTTTTACCAATGGTTATCATCAGTGATTGATATACACTTTCTTCAACAAGCTGAAATCTATAAGGCTTATAACTTATTTGGTTCATAGCCTCTTTACTAGTCAGTTGTGATTGTTTATTAGTTAGTGTAATATCGTCTTCAGGTGATAATACAACGAAGCACCTATAGCGTTTTACAGAGGCTTTACGAGACGTATCTAAAAGAGATGAGTTTGGTAATAATGGAATAAATTTAACATCGCACCTAAGTTCATCTCGACGAGGTAGTATATCGAATTGAAAATCACCAGTACCAATAAGTAACTCTGTTAAGATAAGGTCACCATAAGAACCATCAGCATAGTTTCTAAATGTATCGAAATAATCTACTCGTAATGGCACTACCCAATCGAAATCACCTACTAGAATTTTAGCTTCGATTTTATAAGCACTGTAATTATTAGCAGAGTTAATAATAGTATCAACTTCACGCATTAATGAAGATGCATCAACTGCCATATCAATCCTCCATCAATACGTATTTTTCAATTTCATCAACTAGTGACTTATATGGTTTAATATTTTGTTTTTGGTCTTGAACACGCTTGTCTAGGAATTTCCTAGTGGCCATGGAGTTACGACGCATGTTCATTGTAATGATTGAATCAAAAACACTACTACGTCTTTCAACTTGTGGCTCTAATTTCATGGCTGTGAAATATACTTCCATTAAAAGATCTTCTAAACCACGCAAATCTTCAATAGGTGGAAATGTATTTGGATCAGCACCCATTAATGTCAGATCATACCAATCTTGAAAATGTCGTTGGATATCATGATAAATCTGAGCACAATCGGAATGTTTATAAAAACCAATAGGGTGTCCTTCAGCTAGTATTAAAGCTAAACCAGCGGCTGTCTGACGAACAGTTTCTAACTGGTTAGTACGTAGCCTATCTACTCTTTTATCGCCAGTTGTGTTAAATGGATTCTTACGAAGATACTCAGCGCTATATCCAGCGATCATAGGAACCTGCACCATGTATTGCAGGTTCCATATGCGCCATGCAGCTGAGTTACGAGTAACCAGCTTATAATCCATGGTATTACCTCAATGAGTACTTAATAAGGGATAATAAGACGATATGGTAATAATATCGTTCTAGGTTATCCCAACTACGTGAGCATTTTGCAACTTCTCTTAACTGGTCAGCATTTACTGCCTCACCATTAATCATCGCCCAAACACATAACTCTAATTTAGACATAAGTTTCTTATCACCACGATAGAAAGCTTCTGTAAAAACATAGTAGTTATCGCGAACTATTGGATATATATCAGCAGGTATTTGCCATGGTTTAACTCTATCCTCATATTGTGGATCGATTCGTTTAAACCATGGTAAGTTCCTTTCAGCCTGGGTCCTATATGGACCTGGCGCTTCACGCATGGGTCTGCCTTCACGGAATGGTTGTCCATCTGGCCGACACATGGTTTCACCATCATAACGAGATTCAACATCAATAGGGGCATCTATTGGGAATACCATCCTAGCTATACCTGTAAAACCAATAGCCTGGAATACTGGTTTCCAACGTGAAATCTTAGTAGTAACTAAATGTGCTTTTTCTGTTGCATAACACATTCTAGCTACATCTTGTCTAACAATAGCATCCCATACTGTAGGTTGTGACATCACTGGTTCAGAGAACACATTTAGTAGCTTTATTTTGTACATACGTGGATCAGCTGAGGCATCTACCATTTGTAGGAAAGCCTTAACTGCGAAATGGTCGTATGTCTTTGTAAGTTGGTCAGGTACTAAGAATGTTTGATGTTGAGGCGAATAAAACTCAGTGATATAGTTCCTAATTATTTCCTTATATAACTTAGTCAGATTAGTATTATCTTCTTGTTCTTGCTCAGTAACAAATGGACCACATCCATTCATCAAAGAGGTTGAAGAGTAATAATAACTCATCTGTGATTTAGTTATTAAATCATCATATTCCTGCTGAGTTACATAATGGATCATCTTCCATGTTACAGCATAGGTTGAATCACGCAAAATGGTCTGTCGTCTAACAGACGTGATGGTGAATAATCCTGATCGTCCATCACCAACATCCGCTATAAACATATCGTTTTTTTGCGGAACTAAGAATGGATATGTAAAGCCTGTACCATCCACTTTAAATTTAGTGGTGTTTTCAGCTTGGTTATACTGAAGAGCTTGTGTTACTTTTAGATCCATTCCTTTAATAGCAATATACTGCTGTTTATCTGGACGACGATGAATATCCAATGCAGTTGGTTCTTGATCTTCGCGTAGTATTTGTGAAAAGTAATCTACACGCCAGTTTGAGCCAGTTATCCATGCCATCAAATCTGAACGTGGTACATACTTGGTATCAACAGCAATACCACGGAAAACATCTGGACATTCTTTAGGGTTAACTGGTTTAACTTCAGGATTTACTGGAAGTTCTTCATCTTCAATTGTTAATAATGCCATTATTCTTTTCTCTCAGTAATAATGTTTCCATATAGAACTGTCAATGGTCCCATTAAGTAAGTTGGATCCCAATCTGGTCCAATACGTGTATTCATTTCTTCTCTGGCATCGACAATATCTTTCCAGTTAATTACACCTTCAGTTGTCGGATTAAGGCACTGTGTATGACAGGTAGTACCTTCCCCTGGACATTCCTCAGATGGTAACCTATCCCTACCTTTACCTAATAGCTTAACTTCTTCAAATGGTTTGCGTCCAATACCGACACCAAATAAATTAAATATAGTCCAACATACACGTGGATAACGTTGTAAACAACGCCATCTATCATCAAATACTAACAATAGATTTTTATGTATTGATATCTGTACATGATAAACTTTACATGGATCTAGCTTCCATTTCGTTTTAAGCATCAATCCATCTAAATAACATTCAGCTCTGGTATAGTTATCATTTTCATATAACCTAACTTGGAAGATACCATTTTGGTCTATTGCCTTTGTACCTACCCCTTCAAAATATTCTAAGAAGAATGGGCTAAATGAATATCTACCTAATTGGTCAAATGACATTAGTGTACCGGATTCAATTTCATCAGGGCACAGTGTTAATAGACCACTAAAGAAAGTCAACTGATTGATTGGAATATTATCAGTATCCCATGTATCAATATCTGGATGCTGAATATAAGGTATCTTCTTATCTCTAATTAATAGGAACTTATGATAAAGAGATCCTCTAAACTGGCTAACTTTACGATCTACTTGCTGATAGTTCTCATAGATGTATTTAGGTCTAATTACAGATGGAACTAAACACTGATGCACTGTTAAAGGATATTCAATCCACACATGTGTTGGTCTAGCATATGTTAGAAAATAGCTAAATCTAACATTATAGGAACCATCGCTTTCACTGTCATATTCAGGAGTAGGTGGTGTACTGGTATAATCATACCAACCAATAACATCGACCTGTCTTTCGTATATAACCAGTGATTTATTTTTTTGACTAAGATCAGCTAATTCTGTAGTTGGGAACGTAAAATATTTATTCAAATATTCTGGGAATGTTTCTTCCATTGGCCAATGTGAATTTTGAGCAGTATTATAGATAGCTGCTAATATTCCTTGAACGGGCATTGGTACATCAACATGATAGGTTAATGTGTGTACTAATTCCTGACCATTGTTAGAAAACCATAAACGCTGTTCATCTAACCATCGTTGCGCTAATGTAATATTTTTAGATTTATATTCAATGTCAAATCTAACGTCCACAAATCTACGAACGGGTGTGATACGTACACCACGTGTTTCATCTACGAACCATGGGAAATTCTGATGATTCTTAACATCAGTTGATAATGTATATCGTTCATCAGCTACTTCATCATAAGTGATAATAATGTGGTCTTCTGGATCGAATTTAACCACATTGGCACTATCACAGCAATTACCAAACATACCGCCATTCATTGGCACTGTTTGAACATTACCTGGAAATTGGACAAGGGTGTCTTCGGGTAAACCCATCATCTTGGCCAATTGCCCGATGATATCAGCTGCTACCCGACGGGTTACAGATTCGTATACATCAGGTAGTACTAGTGTTGTATTAGGCATGGGTTTAACTCCATGTGTTTAAGATCATAAGATCATGGTCTAACAGCATAAAAGGGAGCCATGAAGGCTCCCCGTTATGTTTGTTACTTAATGGCACGATTCACAGCAGTGTTAATTGCATTGGTAAGAGCTACAATGTAATCAACTAGAACGGTGTGGTTTTCAGCCGATTGGCCAACAACTTCCCATACTGCACTAGCTAGTTGCCGGACTTTCTTTTTACCGGCTTTACTATCCATGCTAGCCACTTTAGAGATATCACGGTTAGCTTGGTCAAGACGACGTACACCGCGGTTACCGCTAACTTTTAGAGAGGCATTACCAAGACCAATTAGAACTTTAGAAAGTTTCATTAGTTCAGTAACGTCCTTACGGCTAACTTTAGCAGTAGCAGTACCGGTAGCACCCCATTCACCAGTTGGAAGTGCAATAGCAGCTAATCGTTCAATATCTTTACTAGTGCGACCAGTTACATCACGGCCAGACTTCTCGAAGGTAAAACTACCTTCTAGTTTTCCACTGATAAATGAACTCTCAGGATATTTCTTAACAGGTACTTCTAATTTAGTTGCTTCTTCTAGAGCCTTATCAATAGCTTCTTCACTATCAGCTTCAATAGCAGTTGATAGGTGACCAACTAAACGTTCGATGTATTCACCATCGATTTTGAAGCATTTGTTAATAATATCGCTAATACGACGAACTTCTCCAGCAACACCGCGTACTAGATTATCATCACCTTTTAGAATACCATTAATTTTGATTTCTTTATTTTCAAAATTATCAGTATCTTTAAGCTTAACTAGAAGTTGGTCAGCTTTAGTATTAGCTGCGGCTAGTTCTTTTTGGTTAGCTTTAACATGGATGGATGCATTTGCACCTTCAGCAATGTTGTCGATAATATTTCGAACAAACTTACCAATAGTGCTATTAAATGATTCTAGCGAAGTAACCATCGCCTTATAGTAATCTTCTAGATTACCATAACCATAATCTTCCATTGCTGGAACACCAGGTGAATAGACATCAAAGGCGTTATGCAGGCGTTCTAAACAGCTATTAGCATGTACGATGAACTGAGGACTATATTGCTTATGTTCTAGGCCATAATGTAGAATCTCAAGCATGGATTCATTTGATGCCTGCTCTTCAAGTAATTGACCAATGGTTTTCTTACCATCTTCAATGTCATCTTCAAGCTTATCGGCTTCTTCAACTGCCTCATCAGCAGTCTCGTCAGCTTCTTCAACATCATCTTCAGTTACTTCTACGTCAACATCCGGGATGTCAATTTCACCTTCAGCTAACTTTTCTTCGATGTCATCTTCTGAAACGTCATCATCTGTTTCTGCAACAATTGTTTCACTGTCGTCTTCAACAGCACCTTCTTCAATTGTTGGTTCGGAAATAGTAGATGCCGTTTCGGTTTCAGCAACTGTTTCTTCAGTTTCAGCTTCATTGATTAATACATCAGTAGAATCACTGTCATCATTAGTTAATTCTTCTTCAGCTTCATCCCGAACTTCTTCCAATTCGCTTAAGCCTTCTTCAGCTACTTCTGCTGTTTCGGCAGCTTCTTCTACAATTGGATCAGTTACAGCTACTTCTTCATCAACTGCTACGATTTCATCTGGTTCAGCTTCAGCAGGAACACTTTCAGATTCCGCCTCTACTACTTCAGCTACTTCACTATCAGTTGTATCCGGCGTATCTTCTACGGTTTCAACAACTTCTGTTTCAGCATCAGCTACAGCTGGTTCAGTAATTTCGACTTCTTCTGTTTCAGTGATCTCTGTCTCAGGTTCATCATTGGAACTTTCATCAGCAGTTGTTTGCTCAGCACCGGCTTCTTCAGGAGTTACATCGTCATCAATACCAGGGACTGCTTCACTTACAACTTCACCAGCATCTAACACTTCATCTGGTAGTGTATCCATGGTTGATGAAACAGGTTCATCACCAGCTGGAAGTTCCTCAGATAGTGGTGCAGGCGGTGGAGTTTCGTCACCAAGTGGGGTTTCTTCAGTGGGGGTTAATTCCACTGCTGTTTCACCAGGTGCTTCTGCAACAGGTACTAGTTCAGTATCATCAGCCGCATCTTGTGCAGCTTCAATAATTTCAGTGGTTGAATCTAAAACCTCTTTACCGCCTTCAGAAATTGTACCGATTTCTTCAGCGATTTCAGCTTCAGCAACTTTAACTGCTTCTTCGCCTTCTTCGACACTAGTGGTAGCTAGCGGTTCAGGAATACTTTCCTCAACAACAGTTTCTTCTGGTACAACTTCTTCAACAATTACTGCTGACTTATCAGCAGCATGTGCTGTTTCTTCATGTTCTTCAGCAGAGATAATATCAGTATCTGTTTTAACAGTTTCATTCTCAATAGTTGCAGATGCATCATTATCTTTCTTTAAATCTTGAACTAGTTCATGATCATCTTTAACAGATGTCTCGACTTTGGATACATCCTGTTCCACAGCCGTACCATCTTGGTTCTCAAGGCTGGCTACATATTTGTGAATATTTACCATCATGTTAATATACCTTCTGTACAGAGTTTATGAGTTATGCTATTCGTCTTAGTCATAACTCCAAGCGACGAACGTTAACATTCAAAATATTGCGCTGGAATCTTACTTTAGATTTTCATCGCATACATTGAGTATGGCAGTCAAATTACGACATGTTAATTTAAATAGGTCGTGATAAGGAATAGCCAACCAATCAACATATGTTTCTACCAATGAAACAAGTTCTTGTATTTCTCTATCAGGTCGCCCTTCATTACGAGCACGTGTTAGTTCATCTCTAAACCTGATTAATGCACCTTTAAGAGTCCTTAACCGTTCATTTCGACGAGTACGCATTGATGCAGCATTTGCACGATTGATCTTATCAACTACCTTAACAACTCGATCAATAATACTTTCAGTAACTTGATGGTTGAAATGTTCAAATTCTATTTCGACTGGTAGTGGTCTAGGGGTTTCTTCAGATGGAACTAACCGTGAAGAAATATCCCTACACTGATCATAAGCACTTGCATTCTTATCGGGATTATAGTTAATTACAATTTGATGATTACCTAGCAAATGCAATGATACAAATCGATTACCTTGATCGCGATAAACAGATGGTGTGGTTATTTTAGTTGGGGCACTATTTAATAGTAGTTCTGCTAAAGCATCTGGACTAGCATTTGGATTCATATACGAAGGTATGATATTAGCTGGCCTTAGAATCACATTGTCTAATCCATTGATATACCCATCAACTACTGTCTCCAATACGCGTAAGTGAGATAACAAATTAGCACTATTGGTAATAGGTTTATATCTAACACTTAAGTTCTGAATACGAGTTGTAATTAGAAATGTAGGATTCTTATTTTTACGAGTTCTAGCACGACTGTTAACTCGTAAGTTTTCTGCTCGAATTGCAACATATTCAGCAGTAGCTGCTAGCACTACTCCACTATCCATCAGTTTCTCAATAGTGGTAACAAATAGTTTTATAACTCGATCAATAACATGTTTAATAGTATCACTAATATCTTCAGTAGATACAACATCCTCTAATTCTTTGATAACCCCTTGGATCTGATTATAATCTTCCATACCGCCTAATAGATCCATCACTCGCCTAGCTAACGCTTCATCGCCTGATAATAAATCTGCAAGTCTTTTAGGTTCATCAAGATCAATAATCATTTCATCTGGAGTATCTTTATAAATATCAATTAATTCCATTGCTAACTCCTAACATAAGACGGGACTCTTCCGAGCCCCGTCGATATGTCGTCACTTATCATTATTCTGCTTGGAATTTAGTGTTAATTACACTATTATAAAGTCCAGTTGCAGTATTTGCGTAACGCATTGCTTCACGAATAATGGAGTCATGTTTAGGTGCACTATCTGTAATAATAGATGCTACCTTACGTGATACTTCTTCGATCTGTTCTTTAGAAACATCGTCGATTTTATCACTCTCTAGTTTCCGTGAAAGTTGATCAACATCATCTTCAAGTTGCTTAATGGCTTTAACAATATTCCGACCGCCAGTGATAACATCAGCTGCATCATCAACCAGATTACGTAGAGCTACCGCTTCTTTCTTAGCTTGACTCTTATCAAAGTTCTTTAAAGTCACTTCAGTGCCAGGTTCTGCGGCTGTCTCATCATCCGTTAGATATACTTGAGTAGCAGTCGTAGTTACAAGCTTATTACCCGGTAAAGTGTTAGATGTACTAGCGTAGTGTTTGAGAGGTCCATCTTGAAGTTTGTCCATCTTCTCAACTAGTTCACTAGCATCATTACGCTCTGGATCCCAAGCTTTAAGCACAGTGCCAATATTCGTTAGGTAGGTAGCATAGTCTTTTGCATATACAGATGCCATCCATTTAACGATAGGGCCATATCCAACGTTAGCTGAAGGCTGAATGAATTTACCATTAGCAAATACGGGTCCACCATTTTTAACAGGAACCGTTAATTCACTGGGTATATTTTCAAACTTAGCATTTTGGATAGCTAAAATGAGTTCATCAACTTTTACGCTCACACGCGGTACACTATTCTTAAGACTATCCCATACGTGGCTAATAATTTCACGTAGTTTAGCAATAGCTTTCTTGATATAAGCAAGCGCCTTACGACTTAACTCTTTAATATCCTCAGTTGAAATCTTAACTGGATATAAATGACTTTTACCACCAGTTGTATAGTTTTCTAATGAGCTAGTTAAAGTATTATCACCAAGTACATGACGATGTGGTAAGAGTGCAGAATGAATAAATGCAGCTGTACTTTGACTGATACCATTAATACCAGCTTGTCGAACAAGAGCTTTAATTGACTCTAGGGCATATGCGGTATTTAGACCTTGATTGATATCTTGCACTGCTGTAGTAACTACTTGTGCATTACCAATGTCCATGAAATCAGTAGGTTTATCCATATCCACTGCAACAGCGATCTGTGGCACCACGCCATTATGTGCTAGTGGAATAGAACTATCTTTGGCAGCCTGATCAGCGATTTGCTGAGTTACTGTTTCACCACCTTGTGGATTCTCTCCTTCGGCACCTGCTGGAATAACTGTTTCAACAGCAACATTAGGTTGTTCAGGAATAGGGGGTACTTCTGTTACTACATCTGTTTCAACTACGGTAACTGGTACAGCTGGTTGTTCAACTAGAGTAGCAGCTGGAGTCTCAACAATAACGCCATTATTAGGAGTATTAACAATAGTGGTATCTGCATCCACTGGTGCAGTTGGTGTTACACCAACATTAATGTCAGACACATCTTGAATAGTATTTTCAGGCACAGCGTCTTCAGAAATACAATCGCCACTGGTCATGGCTGCTACTTTATCAACTGCTGTTTCAGGAATAGGTACCTCAGTATAGTCTTCTAGACTATCTAGATACTCATTGAGTTTAAATGTCATGTTATTTCCTCAAGGAATTTCTTTGCGCGCGTTTAACAATAAACCATAGAATTAGGTACTTAGATAAAAATGAACACTTAGATATATTTATTGGCCATATCTTTCTAATTCCATATTACAAACAGCATTTCGTTGCTTTGCAATACGTAATAGGTAACTAATTAGTGTTGCGTATTCTGGTGACATATCGGTGATAAAGCCATTAATTAAAGATATAATCTCATTTGCATCATCACGAGCACCTTTCCAAATAGCTTTAGACCTACGTAGCTCCATGTCTTCAATACCCTGTGCAACTTTCTTCAGTTGTTCAAGGATATCTTTTTCAGCTTTAAATAGATCACCTAAACGACGAATAGCTTCTTTATTAACTTCTAATGTTTTACGCACTTCAATAGGAGGCCTTGGTTCGATCGTGATTGTATCTGGACCATCACCATGATTATCTTCACCAAGTCGTGGAGCATATTTATCTTTCTGGAATATAAGTTTACTATTACCAGGTAGAGAAGTATCTTTTACTTTATCTAACTGATTAGCTTCACCAATAAATTCAAAAGCCTCTTTAAACTTATCTAGTTCATTATCTTCTAAGTCGTAGTCTTTAATTAATTTAACTACTTTATCAATGTTTGATCTAGCTATATTTGGCCATTCTTTAGCTAGAAATTGACTAACTTTTGTTTCATTAGTTAAATCGTCTAAAACAAATTCATCACCAATGAATAACATTTTAGGATTGTCAATCTTAATTGACATATCAAAATCAGGTGTTACCCTTTCATTTGATACGATTGGCTTATTGATTAAACTTTTCGCTTTTTCAATTAACTCATCAGTTTTATCTTCAACTGATTTGATTCCAGTTAGTACACGCTGTGCCGCTACTTTAGCTTGTTCAATAACATGGACTATTAAAGCAAGTATCTTTTTACCTATACTTTCAATACGTTCTTTTATTTCTTCTTGAGAAATATTTACAAAACGCATAGCGCTGCTAGGGGTTGCATTAAAATCTTCAATACTAATCTTTTCAAAGCCGATAAGCTTATCAATTGATTCTAATGTAACGTGCATAAAAGCAGCTGATTGTTTAGTAATACCTCTATCACCAGCGGTATTTAATAAATCTATAAAACATTCTAAACTAGTACGCGCATGCAGTAATTGATTTAGCTGATATGTCATGTTTTGAGATGGAGGTGCATCATACGCAAAGATATTTAAATGATCATCATCACTATCTAAATCTTTACCATCCACTGGTGTAGGTCTATTATCAGGACTTTCTCGGGTATCATGGGGTGATGCTGGATATTCTTCTGATGCGACGTATGTTTTACCAAATGAATCAACTTCAGTAACTAAACCACGATCTGATTTCCAATGGATATTAGGTTTATGTGCTTCTTCAACATCTAACCCATTATTAGTTGCTTTTACATCATTTGGTAATTCATCAATTAATTTGGCAGCTTCTTCTGGTTCTTTAGATATTTGCTTGTCGTCTGTAGCAGCGTGCTTTAGTTTGGCTTTCGCGACTTTTTCTTTTACTTCGACAACACCATAACCTTCTAAACTATCAAGTAATTTATTTAAGTTCATTTACAATTCCTCAAGAATACTTAATTACATAGCATAAGAGGAACCCCGAAGGGTTCCTCATTATGTTTGTTACTTCTCATCATTCTCAGATGCTTTAGAAGTTTCTTTGCCATATGCAGCTAGTTCATATTTAACAATAAATGTATATTGCGCAGCGATGCATTTAGCAATATAGTTAACTAGTGCACTATTGTCAATGCCACCAATATTCAGTGCATCACGTGCTGTTTCTTTTGACATACCTGCTTCGTCAGGATTCCAATCAGCTAGGGCCTTTTCAAGATTCTCAGCAATCTTGTAATCAATCTTATTAAAGTCCTGTAGTTTAATAACAAGACCTTTAAGAATATTAAGATGTGCTAAGATTTTACTCGGTGCACGGACATCAACTTCAACTTCATGTAGATCCGTTTCCCCATCACCCTCAACAACTTCCCACTTATTCACACCTGACTTAGAAGAAGTAACTTCTAACTTAACATTACCAGGAGCTTTCTCAACGGCTTTATTAATATCTTCAGCCATCTTAGCTTGTAAATCACTGGTGACTTGATCAATATCAATAGACTTGTCACCTTTGAGATAACGTACTCCAAGTTCGCCATATTTCCTAAGAGCAGATACATACTGGGTTGAGAATACAGTCATGAAGTCTGCAATAGTCTTCGGATTATTTGCAATAAAGCCACTACTAGATACCATATACTCAGAAGGAGTGAACTTAATCTCTTCTTTCTTTAGATCACCGGCTTTGAGTGATTTAATAGCATCAATAGTTTTAGTAATACGCATATCGAGTGCAATCAGCTTAGGATTAAAATCTTTAATCTTCTGCTTTATCATTGCAACAATCTTCTTGATAATCTCTAAAGCTTTCTTACCTGCTTCTTTTAGTTTCTCTTTGAGATCCTCAAGAGAGATAACTGCTGCTTTCTGAATAGCGCTGCGTGGAGAAGCATCGTAATTCTCAAGCGCGGCAGTGAGTCCAGATTTTTCAATACCTAGGATACGATCAATTGATTCCATGCCAACATGCATGAAGGCAGCTGCTTGACGAGAGATACCATCTTCACCAGCTTGAAGTAAAAGACCTTGGAACTTTTCAAGTGCTTCTTTAGCATCTTCAATTAGCCCTAATTCATCTTCAGCTTGAACAATAGTTACTTCAGTATCTAATGCAGTTGGTTGAATAGCATCATCTGCATCAAGAACTTCTTCTACGGGATTATTTTCAATCTGATCTACTTCTGCTAAAACGGATGATACATCAGCAGAAGTTTTATTTTCAACGACTAATTCAACATCACCATGAATCGTAGTGCCTTGATCTTCAATTGATTCAAGTGATAGTTTGTCTAGCATTTTAAGTAGAGACATGTTAATTACCTTACCTGGGAGGGATTATTTACTTGTTCTTGCGTAGGTCTTTGAATTGGACGCTGGTAAGCTTTTAATTCTAACTCGGTCACGAATACTAGTCGACCCATTACTCTGACTAAACCAGCAAGAGCATTACTAAAATCTGTTACAACGCGACTTACATTATTGATCATTAATGTAATTGAATTAATGATATTTGAGATAGCAGGGATGCCATCAGGTGCATCAGGATCTTGAACTTTTGCTTGACGATTTCGCATATTAGATTGTTGTGCCCGAATCCTACCAGCTTGTTGACGATTAGTCTCGGCTAACTGCATTAACCTACCAAATTCAAAATCTAGTTTAGTTGCATAATCTTTTCTAGCATCTATACGTTTAGCCATTTCGCTTAATAATACTAACCGTCTTCCAATTGAACTCGTATCATTAACCTTAAAGGTATTGTTACCTTCAGGTGCATCCTTCATAGTAGGAATAGTATAAAACTTAAAGGCAAAATCACGGACAGTATTTACTAAAAAATCCCAATCCCTGATCTCTTCAGTCTGTGTTTCAGTTGGCCCTGCGCCAAATAAAGTCTTATTACCTTGAACTGGCATACTACGATAAACTGTAGAACTTACTCTAAATCTATCATCTTTCTTAATAGGTACTGCACCCTTCATCCAGTTCTTAACATTAAACTTACTAAAGTCTTGTGCAGCTCTATCAGTCCATTTTTCATCAAATGATAATTTCCTAAGGATATCCGCTACAGATTGGATATACAAGAGTAGGGATTTATCATAGAAAGCTATCAAGTTGTTAACTTGCATGAGTATCGGATCAACTGTAGTCGGTTCGAATTTACCATCAATACTAAATCGTTTAGTATTTTTAAATTTTAATTCTTGCTTAAATGGCTCATGCTTAATATTTTCAGCTCTTTCTAAAAGCATGTTTATTCGTTCAAGAGTACGTTGATTACCTTGTGTAATAACACGTGCATACTCTTTTAACTCATCTCGATGCTTTGCTTGGGATTTTTTCATTTCATCCCAGGTATTTCGTGCTGTCTTAGATAGGTCTTCTAATGACACATTCTCAGTTTTTAGAATGTGTTCACTAACAACATCTTGGTTATCTGCATATTTTTGAAATAAGCCATCGGTATAGGTTTTAACTAAAATGTCTTTTTCAGTGCATTCTAATCTACTTTGAATATCTTCAATTGATGGCAATAATTCTTTTAGATATCCATCGCATGTAGCGATCATATCGACGGGGCTGTCCCCGTCGATTGATTCAAGTAAGACCGAATGACTAAGTGAATTATTAGTCATAGATAGTCCTCAGTCCTTATCTATTACTTCTACAGATCCAAATAGTAGATGTAGGGTATACATTAGATCATTCATACCGTTTTTGTGTTTAACCCAATTCTGGATCATTGAAACAGTATCTAGATCTAATTTTAACTCATTAAAGAGAGTAGCAATTTCAGCGCGCGGTTCAATGAGTTGTGCACCAGCATCTGGTTCAGTAGCTAGTAACATTGGCCATTGGGTAATTGAAATACGTCGATGACCCGTAGCAATGTATCGAACAGTATCTAATAGGAATTGATAATTATAACTATCAATATTACTATTATTGTCCTGTAGAATAAACCAATTATAGTTTCCGCTAAAAAGACGAATAGCACAAGCTAGAACTTTCTTATGGAATTCCCAATATGCAGTTTGTGCAGGAAAGTTGGTAAAGATAAGATATAGTTCTTCAACTTGAGGATCACCGGGACGAGCAGTGAACCGTGAAATGGCCTGTTGTTGACCACCTGAGTAATTACGACCAAATGGGCGTACAGCATTAGTTGCTGGCATATCAATGCCCTCCATTAGTGACCAAGAGATAGTAGATCACGATGGTTAGCAAAGAACTCAGATGCGCGATCTTGGATCATACCTAGGCGATAGTTATAATCAGAGATACGAATTTCATACTCTTTAATAAGCTTCTGTAGGCGTGCATCCACTTTACCATTACTTTGCATTTCCCGCATTTCTTGTAAACGTAGTTGAAGTGCAAGGAATTCTTGCTCAGCTTCTTTAAAACGTTCAACCTGATACTCAGCTAAGAACTTGCCAAATAGCACGAACGGGTTCTGACGAGGTGAGAAGCCATCCATGTTAAGTGGATCACGTTGAGCTATAGAGAGAGCACTCACAGCTACATCATAAGTACCTTCATTGACTTCAGCACTAGATGCACGACTTAAGCGTTGTTTCAGTTCATTAGTCTTAAGACTCATTGCTGGATACAGAGTAATGAATTGCGCCATATTAGTGTATAGCCATTCTTTCTCAGCACGAGATGATTTTAATTCTGTAGCCTTACCTAATTTCATTGCTTCTTGTGCAATTAGATTTAGTAGTAGTTTACGGCCATAACGAATATAGAAACTAAGACCATCAACAAAACGTAACATGTTTGCACGGTCAAAGGTTAGATTAGAGTTAGTAAACTGAATAGCAAATAAACGCCGGATTTCGCTTTCGATCATATCAAAGCTACCACGAATATTTGAAAGAGTATCCAGTACTAGTTTAATCGGTTCAGTATTAAAACTAATCGCTCGCCGTAGTTCAGTAGATAACCGCATACCTAAATCTGATTTAAGTTGCATATTACCAAATACTTCACCTACATCGTCAATAATTGGTGCGAGAGTTGCATCATATTCTTCACGTAATGAACGGATTTGATTTAATAGTTCACGACGTTCAGTAACTGGTGCGAGTTCACGTACATAATCAATAATTCTCATCACTCAGTCCTTAAATATTGGTAGACATGGTTTTATTCATCATTTTAAAGATCTCAGTGATATCCGGACCTTTATTCTTTTCAGCCATTTTAATTTCATCAAGTCGGTGAGATGTAGATAGATCAACCCCACGATGATAAATAGTTACTCGCTCATAACGGTCATCAATAACAACAAGCATCATTAGATAGCTATTGTCAAAGATCTTTTGCCGAGTGGCGAAATCATCAATACGACCATAAAGAGAATTAGAAGCAGCTTTAAGAGTTGAAGTTGATACAATCGCGATATTTGATGCATCTGCTAATGAAACCGTACCACTGCGAACTGATTGTTTCCAGTTGTTACGGCGGCGATCGGTGATTTGTTTATAAACACCTGATTTATCATTCATTAGAATGCGATAATGTTCATCGATCATATCTTGACCTAGAACGAAGTCACGCCAGAATTTAATTTGACCAGTTTTTACTAGAAATAGGCGATGTAGCCAAGTATCTCGTCCACCAGCACTAAAGATGTGCGCAATAATCTGAGGACTAACAGCGGCTGGAATTAAACGGATCATAACAGGAATTTTAGCTTTCTGCTTTCCTGATTTAACATCAACGTTAACCAGCTTACCAACGGCAAGGTTTTCAACTTCATAAATCTTTTGTGTATCACCACTAGAAATACTTTGTGCACTTGTACTTTCGTCATTCGCTTCCATTGAAGCTACCCAACGCTCATGTGAGTGTTCAGCGACGATATTTGGTAAATGCACAGGCTTCTCAAAAGACTCTAATGAAGGAAGACCATCAGAATACTCTTCGGCAGAGAATACACTAGTGCGAGTTACACCTGTACGGTTAGGATTAATAGTATCGAATACTTTTAAAGTATCAATCTTATCCACACCTAGAAGCATATTAACAGCTTGTAGATAATAACCAGTAAAAGACGATGAAACAAATTTCATAACGTCTTTCATGTAAGGTTGATCAACTAAGGTTTGGTCTACGATGACCAATGGTTCAACACGAGTTGGACGTGCTAGATCGGTTAGAGAAGAAATCTCTACACCATTTTTAGTGGCTTGTAGGACAGTCTGCATTAGACCACGTACACCTTGATCAGCAGCAACAGTCATCAGAGCAGAACTTACTGCTCCGGCGATTACAGGTAATGGCATTTTTCTCTTCCTATATGGGTTTGCAGAGAGTTATAAAAAATGGCAGCATCGGAATTTTTAGATCAGATCATACAAAACATTGGTCAGTCGCCACGTGATAAAGCCATCTCTGATTCTATCAGGGGGCTTAATATCATTGGCCGTAACTCGACCATTGCCCCAAATACAGAGAACCATGGTTTTACATTCTTTACCAGGCCGATACTTAATTTGTCATACGATAATTGTAAGATCGATAGAAAGCTCACAATGCTATTAAATGATAATCCTTATAGCTTATCAAGATCAATAAGAGCTATCCTAGATCCATGGTCAAATAGGGATGGAATGAATGCGGTGGATGTTGATCCACTTAATCCATTTATTCCACTTTTATCAAACAACCTAGTTAGTTTAACAGGTTGGGAAGATTTCCAATTAAACCTAGCAACAACTAACCCAGGTATATATCGGGACGCTATGTCATATGTAGATGATGTCCCGTATCAATTTAACACATTTGATTTGCAAGCAAGCTTCCGAAATATGGAAGGTGACCCTATCACTAACTTGTTATATATGTGGGAGCGCTATTCTGCATTAGTGAAAGAAGGTAGGTTATGGCCTTATCCAGAGATGATCTTACTAAAGGAAGTAGATTACAATACTAGGGTATGGCGAATAGTCACAGATGTAACTCGGACATATATTACCAGGATATTCTGTTCAGGAGCATCTATTTTCATGAATGCTAATACTGGACGCACTGGTGACTTTATTGGTGATGGTAGTGAAACACCATTCCAGAATGCGAATGATTTACTATCTGTATCAATACGATGCATGGGTATGGATGTTTATGATTATATTCTGTTCTATGAATTCAATGACTTAGTTGAGGACTTTAACCCCAACATGTCAGATGAACGACGATATACACAGATGCAAAAGATTAAAATCTATGAACGTGAATATTTTAGTAGATCAAAAGTATATCCATACATCAATACAGATAACAGTGAATTAGAGTGGTGGATATCTAAAGAAGACTATAACGCCATGTTACCTGGTCTTTTACGCAATCCCCCACCACCTCAGAAAGAGGGTTAATTAATGGCAAGTGAATTTAAAAATCAGTTATTAAACCTGAGACGAAATCCAGTACTGATGCAATCATTAATGTTATCTGAACTAGATAAACAACTTAATGGTGAGACTGGGGAACGTTATGATATTCCTGATTCAGCAAACCCTTTCGTTTCATTGATGGAGATGGGTGTTATCGGAGTATCGGCTGCATTTACTGAAATGGAAGCTTTAAGTAGGCGTCTTTATCCACGCTTAGCGATTACCAGTGATGAACTTTATCTACACATGTCCGATGAAGATTATATTGGTAGATTTGCTATCCCAGCACAGAACTATTTTAACTTCATTTTAGATTATGATGAAGTTATTAAGTATGCTGTTCCTTATGGGGATCAAGGTCAACGTAAATTAGTTATCCCGCGTTTAACTAAATTTACAGGGGCGGGTATATCATACACCATGCAATACCCTCTAGAACTGCGTGTAATGCGCCATGGTGGCGTTGTAGCTGAATATAATACCGATAGCTTATCTCCTATTGAAACGCTCTCTACGAACATTGCACAGATGACTATGATCAATGATGGTCGTGGACATCGATTAATGAATCTGATCATACCTGTTAAACAATTTGATATTACTCGATATCAAGAAACACTTAATCCATCTAATCTGTTTGAGAAAGAATATGTTTTCTCCGATCAGTTTTATTATGCACGTGCATATATTAAACGGACAGTAGATGCACAGGAATGGGAAGAAGTAATAACTACACATACTGATCAAGTATACGATCCTCTTAATCTAACCGTAGTTTTAAAAGTTATTAATAATAGGTTACAAGTTAGTATACCAGCTATTTATAATACTACTGGACTAGCTACAGGTGTAATTCGTATTGATATCTATTCTACTCGTGGTAAGATTGAAATCGATTATGGTAGTTATCAACCTGACCAATTTACGTATAGTTTAAATGATATCGACGATGATCCAAAGTATACTGAACCACTTAAGAAACTTGCTCGAATAAGTGCACTTAGTACTTATTATGTATCTGGTGGTTCTAATTCAATGGACTTTGATACGCTTCGTAACCAGGTTATTGATAATACCACTGGTCCACAACAGTTACCAATCACCAATGTACAATTAAGTGCTGACTTGGCTAGACGTGGTTATACCCTTGTAACTAATATCGATAACATCACAAAGAAACAATATCTTGCTAGTAGGCGACTAGGTGCTCCTCGTACACTTGACATCATTTCAGGTGCAGGTGTAGCAATGTCTCAGCTACAAGTATCGATGAATGAATTAGTTAAATCTAAGCATGTTAAAGATAATGGTGATAGAATCACTATCCTACCATCAATGCTCTATAGGTTTAGTAATGGTCGTGTATCAGTCGTACCAGATGCACAATTAGATTCTATTTTAAGTAGTTCAGCAGAATCTATTGCACGTCAAATAAACGACTCACGTACAGTTTATTGTCCATTCCATGGTGTACTTGATGCAACGGAAGATAACTTCGATTATCGCCCATACTACTTAGATAATCCAGTTATCAATGAGAAGACTTTTGTTGGTGAGAATGATACAGCTCAGTTACAAGCTAGTATTGATGTATTTGAAATTGATCGCGTCACTGAAGGCTATCGTATTAAGATTCGATTAGATGAAGGCGAACAATTTAAGAAATTAGCTGATGAGCAAATTGCTGTTCAGATTGGATATCAGCCTAAAGGTGAAACAAAGTATGCATCAATTAATGGTAAGTTCTTAGGTATTGAAGAAGAAAAGCGTGTCTACGAGTTTATTATTGAAACTAATTATGACATTGATTCAAGTGGTGCAATTTATACCACCAATATGTCAATGTATGATCAGTTCCAGAAAGTATTCTCTACTCCTTTAAATACTGATTTTGATGTATCAATCATTGTAGTAAATACAATCACTCCAGGTTATATACCAAATGAATTAGACTCATTAGTTCAAAGGCATCTATTACCATCTGAGTTCATGGTCATTAATAGGGAACGGTTAATTACAACGCTTGGTTATGACATGACTAAGATATGGCACCGTAATAGAACTGTTCTTAGCCAAGAATCATATCAGACCTGGCCAGCAGACGTACCGGCATACTATCAGAAAGATGTATTTGAAACTGATTCAACTGGTCACATTGTTATTACAATAGGTCCAGATGGTAAACCAGTTTACAAAGTTAAACATAAGAAAGGTGATCCAGTTTTAGATGCTAATGGTAAACCTGTAATGCAGTATCGGAAGGGCGATACTAAGTTAGATGCTAATGGTAAACCTATTCTTCTTGAACCACGTAAGATTCTACGTGAAATGATGGTACTAATGGTAGATGGACTATTTTACTTTGCAACTGAACAAGAAGCCGTTGCTTATCGTAAAGAGATTCCAATGGAGTTTGTTAAATGGATCCAGAATGATATTGACTATATTGATCAACGTCTACTAGAAACATGTGAACTCTATCTATATCCGACAACTACATTTGGTGATACAATTGTTTCTGTTAGGGAAGGCCAAAAATCAACTGTACAAGTTGATCAGAACTTCTTTACAATGTTGTATCTAAAACCATCTGCATTTGCTAACTCTACTATCAGACCGTCATTAATTAAGACAGTTAAGACAATTGTTAATGACATGCTTGGTCGTAAGACAATTGCATTATCTGAAATAATTGCAGCTTTAGAAGCAGCCATTGGTGAAGATGTATTACAGATTGATGCTGGTGGTTTAGGTGGTTCTAATAACTATTCCATTATTACAGTAGATGACGATGCAGTTAGGTTGACATTACGTAAGAAACTTACTGTTATGGCTAACCAGGAACTAACTATTGAAGATGACATGTCTATTACTTTCTTAAGACATGAGCAAATTCAATAGGGTCATAAGCCCTCCCCTAGGGGAGGGCATTATGTTGTATTTTACATTGCATAACCACGTTTAAAGTCATCAATGACTTTATCAAATCGACGCTGCCATTCGCGAATAGCATCATTGAAGCCATGGATCTTATAATCTTCACTAACTACTTGTGCACACTTACCATAATAGTTAAGTACGCAGCTAGCTGCTAGATATTGTGCTTGAGAATATTCAAACATCGTATCAGTAATACGACGCATACCTTCAAGGGAGGTATTAATTAATTGAACAGACTCACCAATAGCATCAATAGTTTCTTGACTATAGTTACGTGATAGTTGCTTTAATTTACGTAAAGCATCACTACTATTGCGATATGCTTTTAACAAATCATCAAGTGGTGCGACAAAACGATCTTTTAATAGATGTGAGTTTTTCCAGAAATTCTTATCGGGGAAATCTGGAATGCTTGAACGATCAGGATATACTGTAGATAGTTCATTGCACCGGGTAGCTAGTTTACCAATCTCACGGATGTTGACAATAGGCATAAGTGCACGATAATCATCACCATTGTAATTAACATATTCAATGATAGTGCCAACTAGCTTTTCCATTGTACCTAGTTCAGTACGTGCTTCATTATTAATATTAATGATTTCTTTCTGGTAGTATACACTACCAAATGCAGCAGCATATACACGACTAGCTAGGATTTTAGGATCATCAATGATTGATTGTGCAATTGCATCAAACTTTTCTAGTAATGCATCCTTTCGATTACCTAATCGATTTTTAACTAGTAACTCTTGAAAGAGAGTACGTGCTTGATCAACTGCCCGGACAATCTTTCCATAACGAGTTGCTACAACAACATCACGCTTCTTAAAATCACTAATCCAACGCATCAGCTTAGCAAATAGTTCCATTAGTTTCTCAAACCAAGTCTTAAGAGTATTAATGATGGTAGCCATCACTGCCTCTTGAGAAATAGTCACATTAAGAGTACTACGGGTTGGTGTAAACATAGAAGCATATTGCTCAAGTGAAGCTACTGCTTTCTTAGGAGCTTCAAACCCTTCAGTGCTCATGCGCTTAACTAATGCTCGAATACCATCAACATCTGGTTTTGATACGCCTTCAAGTTTAGTGATTGCATAAATATCAGATAGCTGATGAATCGCTTCGACAGCTACACACATCTTAGCTAAAATTTCAGGAGCCGAGGCACTTGAAACAGTCTCTTCTTCGCCTTCAACCATCTCTGGTTGGTTCTCATCAAAGAAAAGTTTTTCCTCTTCGACATCTACTTCTTTAACATGAGACATGGGTTTAACCTCACTCATCAATACTACCGATTAATTGATTTAATGCATTACCCATGTCTGCTTGGATACGGTTATAATCTGGGCCATTAACAACGGCAGAGACAATATTGATATCATCGACAGTTAGATAATCATTAGCGGTATCAGATGTCAGTACAGCTTTGACAAGACATGGATCAGTAATACCGTTGATAAGACTTTGGCGAATGCGAAGAATATTGTTAAAATAGGTTACGGCTAGTTTAGTATCAACTGCAATATTCTCATTAACTTTACTTAAGATTTTCTTAAATTTAGCAACAGCTTTATCCTGTTGTTCATTGAAATCAAGTAAAATCTCAAATGGAATCTGTAATGCCACCGCATTAGCTAGGAGCATTGCGCGGGTTTTACGATCAGAACCACCTAAGTTAGGCAGTTGCTTTAGAATACGGGAAAGTTCAAAACCTAATTGTTGCATGATTTTTCTCTCTATTTAGTTAAGCGGTAGGCTCTTACAAATAAGTCATTATTTAATAGACTTTCTAAAGTATCTTCTAATTCAGTAGCCCGTTTATCTTTACGACGCTGGGGACTAAGGAAATCTAAAATTTTATCAAAAATGGTCCACTCATTAGCTAAATCATTTATCAATGAATCAATTACTTTAATGTCATCATCAATTCCTGGTTTTAGTGATGAGTCCTTTACCCATTTAAGTTGTGCTACTAGATCTTGTTTAATTTTCATTAAACGTTGTCGTTGTTTGTCATAACGTGAACTAATTGGATCATATCCAACTTTTAAATTACCGGCAATGATACCTAGTGTAACAGGTAAACCAATGATCATAAATAGACCTTTGAATACCTCAGCAGTAATATGGCTAGAAACAGATTTATATTCACGGTCATTATAATACCGACCTGATTTAGTTAATGCCGTTGCCAGTGGCCTTCCATAACCTAATCGAGTGGCGAATAAATCAGCTAATTGTTCATCGCGTTTACGTGATTGAACATCACCAGTTAAATGCGGACGTTGCGCTTTCTTAAATGATGATAGAATGACTTTACGAATATTTCCTTCAGTCCTATCATTAGCAAACTTCTCATAATCGGCTGGATCAACGTTTTTCTTTAACCATGTTTCATCCAATAATTGAATCTTATACTTATTAGCTTTCCTACCCTGTAAGATAAGTATACCTTCAGTAAGTGCATAGTTAAGATAGACGTAGTCACCCATTGTAGCCAGTGTTTCCCAACAATGCCCAATTTCATGTAATGTAATGGCAGTAGCTTCTGCTATACTAACACGGTTAATAGCCGATAATAAACCAATAGATAAACCGACCTTGTATTTAAAAGTTGAAACAGCCTCACCCGTAACTTTTAAATTTGTTAAATCAATATTAATGAATGTATTGACACCTTGCTCAGTTGCTAAAGTAACTCGATTAATATTGTCAAATTTACTACCAGTATGTCCAACTGTAAAGGATGTGTATGCACCACCCATTATACCCTGATCATCCAGGTGTGTAAACTCTATATTCATATTGAGGATCTTAGAAACATCATCACTCAGTGACCTAAAATCATTAATATCTATTCTCTGTTGATTATCTAATTTATCACGAATCTTGGTTAGATGTTCTTCGATCAATGGACCTAAGTCACGCTTAACATTCACATCTAACACTTCATTAGAGATTTCTATCGTATGTAGCATTTTATATCTCTACCAGTATTAATTTATAATCATAAAGATAAGGCTGCGTTGTATAGAATTCAATCTTATGCACTACGTATTATAAAAGAGGCGCACACAAAATGTTTGAGTTATTGTTGTCTTCTGGACTAACAAATACGCCTATATATTCCGATCCTTATCCAGGTCCTAAAACACTGATAGCTGGGACAAGGGAATTAGGTTTGTATGGTGAAACAACATCTTCAGAATTATTTGGTTATGATGATGCAGCTAAATTAGTTAATATGACATTTGGAACAGTAATCAATGATGGACAACCATGGTTAAAGTTCTCTAATAAAAATGTTACTTGTTACATACCAAAGAAACCAGCTCGTAAATCAATACAAAAATCACGGCTTAATAATGCCGGACTCCGTAATGGTGACTATGAAGTTAGATTTATGGGGAACATTTATAAATTTGGTTTATTAACAATGGCTGGTGCCACATCAGAATGGCAAAGGTTACTTTATAATGTTCACGTATCTAATTTAAATGGTGCTAACTGGCCTTATAAATTTACAGATAATGACTTAGGTATTAACCAAGCGGTCGCTGGTGGTATTAGCACTGATGGTACTACTAACTGGGGAAGAGACCCAGGTAGTGATCCAGTTAATGACCAGCTCTATCGTGGCTACTATGCGATTGATATAACTAGCTCGTCAAGTAGTGAAACGGGTGCTGCAACCCAAGGTTGGCGTCCAGTGGTTTATGCTAGTGGTACATATCCATTCGTTAAAGATAATGTTATTAAACTTACTGATTTTGAAACTGATAACGAAATGGCAGCAGGTGCCCAAATAGGTAACTTAGTCTATTATTACGGTGGTAAGAATAATGCTAATACTGCTCTACGTACACTGAATTTAGTCACGGGTAAGTTAACAACATTACAACCAACTGGTACGCCTATAGCAGTTAAACAATGCTCGGCTGTTGCATTTAATGGTAAAGTATATTTCTATGGTGGTGAAAGTGCCACAGATGGTGTACTTACTAAAGATATGCAGTGTTATGATCCTGCAACTAATACATGGGAAATAAAATCACCAGGCACGATAGCTTGCCGGTATGCACGTGGAACTAGTCTTAATGGGTTAATCTACATATTAGGTGCAGCTGATACAACTGCGACAAATAATCGTGGATTTACATTAATGTACAATCCAACTACAGATACATATACCAGTGGTGCAGCATTTAATGATACTGGGGAATATACCCAAGATTATTCAGTGAGTATTTATAATAATAGCGTATGCGTTATTGGTGGTACGGTTGGTGCTGGTGTTAATACTGGAATCATATCGTACAATCAAACCAACAATAATTGGTCCAAACCAATAACTACAGGTATACCTCTTGGTGCAGCTATTAATATACGCCCATCTGGTGAACTTTATGTAATCGCTGGTGAAAATCAAAATAACGCACCAATTAAGTATTATGAACCACGATTAGCACGATGGATAAATTTAGGTAATTTAGAAACTGGTTTAGTGGATGCAGGTTTTGCCAATACGTTTAATAATGACGGTAAGATTTATGTTCTAAACGGTAATCAGAATTTAAAATACCAAATTAGTTAACGAAATAAACCCTCCCGTAATGGGAGGGTTTTATGATGTGTCGAAGTTTATGTTAGCAGTAATGATCAATTGATAATATTTAATTAGGAATACCTTCCATTTTTTAATATCCTTCATTAAGTAGTTCTGCTAGAGCACGTGCCTGTGAAATATCAGTAGAAGCAAAAACATCAGAAAGATAGTTATCATGTTCTTTTGCATTCTGACGCAATTCATCCATTAGATGTTTATTAGATACCGCCCATACTTTCCACAGATTTTTATAATCATCATATTTGGGATTATACCCGTCTAGTGGTGGTTTTCCTTTACCAGCTTTCCAATGGTTGGAGTATATGCGATATCCTTTACAATCTAACTGCCAAGCTTCCTCAATTGTTCTGCCATCAGGAAGCCTTGCGTAAAGAGCCGAGAATCTTTTGTCACCAACAGATGAACATTCATATCCTCCTCGGCGCTTCCACTGATATATTACTTTGGGTTCTTATAGGTATTAATAAACTTCTCTAGCAGGGTGTCCATTTTAGGAGCACCCATGATCTTCTGTGTGATTTCAATAGCATTAACCCTACCACCTGTTAAGTTTACGCCAACTTCACGGCGATGGTGTTCACTAATTCCTTCCATCATTGAGAATTCCATCACACATGTTTCACGTGCAATATTTAGAATCTGACTAACGTTAGGATATGTCGACACGATGTCAAGGTCGGCGATATGACAGAAGATTAAGGTTTTATAATTCGGTAAATCTTTAACACACTGCAATCCATTTGGACCTGCCATGTATGATGGTAGTGTAACAATCCAATCATTATGGCCAATAACATATTGATCAAGTTCATGCACCATCTGATCTGAACTTGAACCAATGACACATGGCTCTGGTCTATTCAAATACCAGAAGTGCATATCGTCACATAGTCGTTTTGGGTTAGAACTAAAGTTCTTATAGTCAGATGCCTTAGAGAATAGACTTATAGAGCGACCAAGGTCATTTACTTGTTCATCAAGTTGTTCTAGTCGAATGGAGTCGATGATGTTATAAAGACCATATTTGATTTTATGCTTAGTCTGCATCTCACGGTGCCAATCGATACCACCAAGATGTGCAGTTTCTTTAAAGGTTAACTTACCAAATTCCATTACATATCTAATAGAATCACCATAGGTAAAGTTATCATTTAATATAAAATCATCCACCGGTACCCATTCATTACTACCTACATTTTTAATATATTTAGTAATAACGCCGCCTGGTCGGTCAACTAGTTGTTTATTAAAACCTTCAATAAAATCTTCTAAGTCCTTATCATTTTTAATGGTCGTGGATTTATCGATGTTTAGTTCTTTTCTAAGAATAGACTCTAACCGATAGTTAGGATCACGTCCTTTAGCTAATCGAGTTACTCGATAAGTTGACATAGAATCGATACATTGAAAACTAGAGGGTGCTGTAATCCAATGCCATTGATCCTCCGGTCCTTTAGATTTAGTGACCCCAGATGCAGTGGTGGTCATAGGTTCATCAATCTTAAAATGGAAATACCTATAATTCTTAGGTACCGATGGATCAGAAAAAACATCAGCTGGATTAACACCATAGTGTTCTAATGTTTTTAAGATTCTACCAATGTCGAAGCTAATATTCCAGAATGCGAAGAAATCTGGTTTCCAGGTATGTAGTCGTTTAAAACATTCAATAATAATATCTACTGGTGTTTCAACAACCATTACTTCAATATCTAGACCACGTTCTTTAATTAGATGTGATAATACCTCTTCTTTTTGTGCTTGTTCTAATGTCTCTTTCACTGGATCTTCAATATCACTAACCCATCGTTTTAAATAGGCTAAGAAAGCTTTGTTCTTATGTGTAACTGACATACAGATAATCTGACCATCGTTCTCAGCTTCATAAACGTTGGTTTCGATGTCACCGCCAGCAACAGTGTTTAGAGAGATTAGACCAGGATAACGTTCTTGATAATCATGCTTCAGATAACAGGTTGAACTAACATCACTGCCATATAGGTAAGGACTACGCGCTAGTTGACGAAGAGATCTAGCCGAATAGTCACCTAGGATTTTACTAATCTTACGTTTCATGTCAATTTGAGTTGACATGTATTTAACTAAGTTACGCTCATATTCGTAATCTTTCTTTTCTTTATGGTTACGCATTCCTTTTGAGGTAATCCAAAAAGGACGCTGGTAGTTTTCCCACATCCTTAAATTATTTGCAGTTGTACCATCTTCAAAATGAATTCGTTCTTTAACGAAATGCGCATCTGTAAACTTACCAAATTGATCAGTACAATAAGTAATATGTTTGGCTTCAATGCCCTTAATCTTTTTCTTATTTGTAACCTGTTGTTCATTAGACATTGCTATAACCTCAGCACATATTGATATTTATCTACGTACTATATTAGTGCCTAGTAAAAGTAATAATCAGCATAAAGCCTCCCCTAGGGGAGGCGATATGTTTACATACCAGCTTTCTGCCGGAAGAAGTGTAGAACGAGTTGCCGTTTACCTTCAGGGATGAAACGTGCAAGATAGTTAATATCTACCTGATAAAGCGCATCTGATACATCACTAGTAAATAGGCAGAATAGAGTAAGAAGATTAATGTGTGCTTCTTGACGGTTATTCTGAGTAGGTAGAGTAGCAACAAAGCGAAGTGCGTTAGATTCACTAAATAGAGTATTACGATTTTTCTTAACGAAATCAAAGATAATATCCATGCCTGATTTAAAGCCTTCAATATCTTCGATTGTCATTACGTAGTTGAATACATCATCTAGTTTCTTTTGTGCATCGCCACCACGTTCGATAGTGATATAGTCACCAGGTTTAGCACCAGTGGCAAACTGCTCTAGACGAGATTCGATAAATACTTGGTTCATTTTGGTCATACCTTTACGAAGTACAGGTTCATTAGATGTTGATTCACTATTCAAGATTTTAACTTCCCCGGTTGGTTTAATATCATCTTTACCAGAGAATACTTTCCATTGTTCAACAATAGTTTCAATATCTTGACTAGTGGTAGGTAAGAATAAACGATCGCGTAACTCAATAGCAATTTTAAAATCTTTTATCAGATTACTATTTTTAATAAGTCCTTCAGCCCAGTCTTCAAGCTCTGCTGTCGTCCAATCGGTAGGTGGAGCATTATCACGAATAACACTATTAACCCAACTACCACGTAGTGTTTTTGGTGGAGTAATACCTTGTTTAACAAAATCAACCACTTCTTGGGTAGACCAATCTAGTGGAATATCACTAGTGTGAATACGCAGTTGCTTGACTAATTCTTCAAGCTTGATACTGTCTTCAGTATTGCGAATATCTTGTTTCAGAGTATCTTCATTAACTACCGGTACAATTACTTCCTCAGTAGTCTCATTCTCTTTAGCCCTTTTAGTTAAAATATCATCAGCAATATCGGCAATATCATTAACTACACCAGTTAGACGATGGTTAGCAGCATCGATTAGTTCATCATCTGACCATTCATCATAAGGACGATATTTACGGGTTGGGTCAAATACAAAGCTACCGAGTTCAGTTTTACCTTTAGCAATGCCATCATTGGTAAACCATTCAATGACGTTTTCATCTGTCCATGTTTCAGGAATATCATGGTCAGTACGCAGTGCATTTACATTAACTTTAGCTAATTCTGAGGTATCGTTAACTGTATTAACTGAAGAATTAATATCATCTGCTGTAGTATATACTTCCTCAGGAGATACTAATTCAATATTTGTTAATCCTCGACCAATTTCAGAAGTTGGCTTATCTTCAGTTACTTCTGATAAAACTTCGTCTTTGACAATAGGTTTTTCAGGTAAACGATTGAGTTGAGGAAACTTTCCAAATCGTTGATTCTTTTTAGACATTACTAGTTCCTTTCGGGTTATAATCTAAATAATGGAGAAGCTGAGTAACTTCTCCATCTATTTTAACTGATGCGATCGCGATAAGACCATTTAACAGTCTTAAGAACAGCACTGTGCATTTTAGACATGAAGATGGATAGGAATCGACCACCAACACCTGCTGCTGCTGCCGGAATGCCATTGGGGTTCTCTGACATTTGTTTACCCATACAGACAGCACATACGTTCTTACCTCTACCTATTACACCATTAGCTGGATCACCACCGGCCTTACATGTCATTGGACCACGTAGTTCAATCTCAGTGCCAACTAGTTCATCAATATTAGTTTCTTCAATAAGGATAGATTTCCCATTCTTAACATAAGACAAGCCAATGAAATCTTTCTTATTAAATTGGTGAACAGTAGTTGGAATACCTATCCATGTATTGCAGTCTTCCATAATAATCCTGACTGTACCAACCATTCGATAAATCGTTTTAGTTGACTCACCGCCTAGGGCTGTTTGTGCACCACGGTTATATGAACCATAACGTAATGAGTTATTCATTACTGGCATATGGTCAGTGTCAATGCCTTCTTCCAATGATTTACCGATATATTCAACTGATGTACCATCTTGGAATGGCGCTTCCCCACCAAACATACCAAATACTTTCTTACGCACGCCACCAAATAATTTACTATGTTTAGTGTCATAGAACTCATAAGAAGGATCGTCTTTTAGATAGTCCTCATCTAGCTTGATTAATGCATTACCCATTTCTGCAATAACAGCCGGATCATCTAACCGATCTTTATATTTCTCTTCTAGTTCTTTACGTAACTTATCTCTGTCTGGTGCAGAGGTCATTGATTTCTCAGTAATGGATGTTACCAAGGTACTGGCATATGCTGGCAATGCTAAACAATGATCTGCAAACATCCGATATTGCCATACATATAACTTACCATCAGTTGCACGCGGTGGATTATCATCATCAATTGGATCATCGATCATGCGGTTAAGAATTTCTTTCTCAACTTTACCAATATCGAAATAACCAGATTGGAATGGGAACAGATCACCAAAAGGTAAACATAATACTAAATGGTTAACAAAAACGTTACCATAAGTTGTTCTTAATGCACCTGGTCCTTTATAGTTTTCAATTTCACCAGGTTGTAAAATGAATTCATCTCGAAATGCTAATGGTTGTTTACCTTCAATATAATCGTCGATATAAACAACTTCATCATTAGAATCGCCTTCTTTATAGAAGAACATTTTACCATCTTTGAAATATGGCTTGTATAGATATTCACCACCATCATTTGGGTTATAAACGATATTAAATAAAACGTTAACCCATGCTCGTTTCTTATCTAATCCAGCATTGATACCCATTAGAAAATAATCACGTAATTTCATTAGTATCACCTATGCTATTTAAAATCTTTTTAGCTTCATTTTCCATAATAGATCGTTCAATATTGTTAGATGTGAAATCATCTATAATACTCATTACGGTTCTACTAATTTCATTCTGTTCAGTATTTGAAATTAATACCAATCCGACAATTTCTTTAGCAACTTCAATAGGCGTCATAGCATCTAATGGGCCAAATGAAATTTGTAATAGGTCATCAATATTCCTTTTACCAACACGTAATCCTGCATTAACTAGTTCCATAGCTAACTTAAATGATGCCCGCGTATGAATACGAATAAGGCGATTAATTAAATTAATCCGTTCGACATTACTTACATTGCCATATGCTTGACCACGGGTAGTAAGTACTGACTGAATAAATGATGTAATATTACTAATAAGTGTTGGTGATACACTTTCAATTAAGTCAATGATATTTAAGAAATCTACACTTGTATCGATAAGTTCTACCAGATGTGCTAACGTCTCTTCGGGTGAATATTCGGCTAACAGAATATCATTCACTTCATCTGGAATAATGTAATCTTCTAAACTAAGGAGTGTATTAACAACAGCTTGCCGTTCAGCCTGAGTTGCTTCATCACTAATTTTAATAAGATGTTCATTTAGAATTTCATCTTGTGCAATGCGAATGATATCATCAATGCGAGAAAGAAGCATTGCATTATCTGAGATACCTGATTGAATCTGACATACTGTATTTAGTTCATCTAGAGCTGCAACATAATTGATCTTTTCAAAAGATGCTACACAGTCTAGGATAACTTCTTTACGCTCTTCATGTATAAGAGGCGTAAGATAACTATCAATGAAATCTTTCATGACGATATCCTTTTTATACGGAATTATTAACATAGGGTTGGACAGATAGTTATTCTTTAATATAGTGTAAAATTACCAAATGTGTTAAATATATGTTGAACTAATCATTTTTTTTCATTTGTCAATTTATATTGGCAAATATTAAATTAAGCCTCTATCGGAGTATAACAAGATGTCAAATAAAGCTAAAGAACCAACTCTAACTAAAGAACAGGAAAAGACTCTACGTCTATTTGAACGTGCAGTTGGAGCATCAGCTGCCGCAGCTGATCATATTCTTAACCGTGATGGTTGGGATGTTGTCAATGTACTAGCAGGTTCCGTAGGTAAACGTATTCTACAAACTGAAGTATTCATTAATCCAGTTATCAATAAGATCAATGAAATCATTCCGACGTTATCTGATCCTACTGGATTCCAAAAGAACCTACAAACAGTTATTGCTGACCTTAATCGACTAACTAAAATTATCAGTGTCCTATATGCACAACATCAAGGTAAGGCTGGTCCAGCAAATAATGAAGATGAACTAAAACTCATCAGTGAACTTGTTACTAAATACACTGGTATTGAAGGTGCTATTGAACGCGGTATTGATGGTGTAATCCTAGCGATGATCGGCACTCTTCGAGAAGCTGGTTGGGACGAAAAACTAATTCAACAATAATGGAGTTTTAAATGGCTACTGCTGACTTCGATAATGAGTACGATGATACTCCAGAAGAGAATTTACTAGATCAAATTGATGAGATCAATGCGCAACACGATCCTGACTCTAGTATTGAAAATAATGACGAGGTGGAAACTCCACCTTTCGTTCCTGATCAAAAAGAAATTAAACTACGTATTCCACGTAATGCTAAAACTGGAAATATCCGGGATGCTTCTGAACCGGCTATTAAAGATAGTGCTAGCATTCTTACTTTACTACGTGAGAATCCCCAGACTGTTTATAATTTCCTGGATCACAATAAAGAACTATTTAAAGCATTTGCTGATAATAAAGTAGATGACACTAGTGACGGTGTAAAGTGGACAGCTGCTATTCTGGAAGGCTTAGCTCACTCTATTGTTGAAGATGCACCAATCGGTGCAACTGCCCGAGAAGGTTCTGAATGGTCTAGTGAAATTCCTTATGGTGAAAAGATCATTCGACCTGGCCGACCTGTATTTAATACCAATGGTCGTAAAATGACCGATGATGAAACTCTAGTTTTCCTAACACGTAAAGCTAACATCGGTACGCCATATGATACTTTCCTACCTCATTCAGGTATTTGGGTAAAACTACGTGCACCTACTGGTACTGAAGTAGCTGCCCTACAAGCACGTCTAGCACAATTAAAGATCCGGCTAGGCGCTGAATCAAAAGGTATGCTGTTCTCAAACATGGCAGCTGTGTTACTTAACATGGTTAGTAGTTTAGCACTTGCATGTGTTATTCAATCCAACTATAAGTTCAACACCCCAACTGATCTAGAGCATGTTATCTCAGTAGCTGATGAGCCGTTCTTGCATCACGCACTAGCGGCGACTATGTATCCAGATGGATTTAATTATAGTTATCCATGCATTGCAGATGCCAATACATGTAACCATATTGAAACAGCGAAACTTAATATGTCAACGCTTGTTCAATATGATCTACTGGCATTCTCAGAAGAACAAAAGAAATATATTGCACGTAAGTTTAATGCATGTACTGAATCTGATCTTAAGACTTATAAAGAAGGATTCCGTATTGAAACTCAAGTAACTGAAATGTTTGGTGACGTTGGTGTTGTTCTTGAGATGTGTACAATTGCTGATCGCCGAGAGTCTGGTGATAGTTGGATTAACTCAATTATCGATATGACTCAAGGTAGTTTTAATGAACCAGTCGATGGTCCGCAACGTTCTCAGTATATTGCACGTTTACAAAAGATCTCTATTGCCCGTCAGTTCTCACATTTTGTTAAAGAAATTAAAGTACGTGAAGATGACGATGGTGAAAGTTCTGAAGACAATATTCGTACTGCAACCACTAATCGTGAAACTATTGAAAAGTTCTTAACTAATATTCTATCCACACCGGAATATAATGACCGCTTTATTAATGCGGTGAGTAACTTCATTGATTCACAACTAATTGGAATGATTGCAATTACAAGTTGGAATTGTCCAGTATGTGAGTCACCTGCTGCTACTAAATTTAAAGAACGTTTCCCACACTTAATCCCTATTGACATGCTGTCAACTTTTTTTACTTTGGCGGCCTCGAAGTCAAACCGGATGGTGTAGTTAATGATCTGAGATATAGTCGTCTTGAGGCCACTTTCACGGAAGATAGTGGCCACATCCTACATCCAAACTTTGGTTATGATAAGTTAACTGAAGATGATACACACTTAGATAGACTATTATCGACAGTAGGGGCAGTAAGACCGTCTACAGCAGCACGTTTAACAAGAGAAGCATATCTACTTGATTACGATATCGGTTCACCAGAAAACGGACCCATGTGGTTAAATAAAGTAAATCCTAAAGAGGATTTTATCGAAGGTGGGTTGAGAAGGAGACTGACTAGAGATTTCTTCAAGTATAAAGTAGGTAGCTTATCTAATATGTCATTAACTGAATTCTTTGAATTAGCTTATTCTGAGGTAGAATACATAATTGAATTATGTAGGAATATTACTCATAATGAGGCTGTTAATAACAATAACCAGTTAAATGAATTAAACAAGCCGTTAACTAAATAAAAAAAATAAAGACAGGCCCCTCTCCACATGGAGAGGGGTTTATGTCGTCTTACTTACGTGCAAAGCTAGCTACAAGACCTTTGATAGCTAGAACGACCATCCAGGCCGTTAACCCTTTTATTGGGTGGATATCAACCCGTTCTTCGATATCCAGATTACCCTCACTATTGATTACCTCAATTCGTACTTGCATGGTCTACTCCTTGTCAGGATGGGATATGATATTCAAAAGTCTTTTGATATAAAGATGGCATATTACCCCACCAATAAAAGGCGGGGTAATATTTATTAAACCATCAGATATCCTAATGGAAATAAAGCAAAGAAGCCATATAAAACAACAAGCAGTGTCTTTTGGCGAACATACCGGGATTTAATACTATCTTTATCTAAGTCAAACTTGACATAAAGATAAATCTGATAACTTTTATATCCCATACTAGCCACAAGGGCTATTACTATAAGTTGACACAAAAAGACCATAGTGGGATGCTCTTATTATTAGAGAACAATGATCAATTGTTCTTACATAGCATGTCTATTTAATATGCATGATTATCATATTAAATAACCACAACCCTAACATAAGGGTAAACATACTGCAAATCAAGCCACTTACAATCATTGCTTTTTGTTTGATTGTTTTAGCAGCAGCAAGAAATATAATTGAAGTTATTAATCCACTAAATGCAATTAATAGTGGTACTAAAAATAACAATACCCGAGCCATATAGACACCTCATCAAAATAGATAAGTTGTACATGTCAGTGAATAGTTAGTCCAGCAACTAACAATAGTACTTACCCATATGGTAACTAATACAATGCTTACGGAGAGAAAAAGCATAGCGTACTGGCATGCACTTTTATTAAAGATATCTTTAAACTCAAGATATGTTTTAATAATAAATATCAGCATGCATGTTAGAAGAATATCAACTAAGATCAAAGTACTGACTAGAAGCCATGTTGCACCAAAGATCTGATCAACTGTATACATTATTTCCACTCCCATAGTTTATAAGCTATAACTACAATTGTAATCATAATCAATTTTTTCTTCATTGTAAATACCCTATAGTTTTATCACATTTGTGATATACTGTTTAAAATGCTTTAAATACAAAAAATAAAAAAAAAGCATAATCCCTCCCAACTAAGGGAGGGATCATTTATGCCATTTACTATAAACGCATCATGCGCATACTTTTAGTTTTACCCATGAAATGATTTTCTTTATTTCTAGCGTATCTGCAATGATGAGGTATGTTATTACAAACCATGAATGTTAACCTTGGTATTACATCAGGCCAGTTCTTCAATGGTCTTAGTCGTCCAAGAATTTGGATGCTGTCCTTTTTAGAGTCAGTTGCTTGTAATAGAATAACTTCCCTTAAATTCCTAATATCAACACCAGTACCAGATGATTTAATAGTTGATACAGTGATATCATTAGTCATTAATCTATCATACGGACTACCCGAAACATGTCTATTAATCTGAAGATCTGGATATTGTTTCTTAAGATAAGCTGTCAGTACATCGATAAAGTTTACAGTCGCGCATAATAGCAAACATTTCTGACCTTCAATACGATCCTTTATATAAACGCCATCTACAATACGTTTAACCATCTTTAAATAGAAGTCTAGTCGCCTAGGATTCTTCATCATTACTGTTTCATAACGAGCATGGTTATATGTATTTTTAAATGGAGTTAAATAGTCCTTAGGTTTAATAGTTGGTTCACTATATAACAAGCCAATAACATTGATGTATGAGTCATATGCAGGTAACCTACACTTTGTAGTGGCAGGTAGCATGACATCAATCATTTTAGTAACAAACTGATTACCAGTGTATGGAGTAGCTGATAAATAGATTTGTTTATTGACATTGGTATATAGATCAGTACGAAATACTAATCCTGGATCTTCTTGAATCTCATCATTGATCTGCCAACCTGCTCCAATAACCTCATGGAATCTAGGTGGTGGTACATTAAATCCAACTACATCGATTTTTTCACCTAATCGTTCAAAAGTATCGATATATGCACGGTATGTTGTAGAACTAATGAGAATAATTTCAACACCCTCTAAATCATTCTCTAGGCCGCGATTAATTAGATTCTGTAATTCAGCAGATCCTGATACTTTTAAATATTTTATACCTAGCTGATCTTCATAACCAACAAATGTTTCTTTTAATGCTTTCTCCCAAATACCGAAATATTTAGGTGGAATCATAACAACACCACGTTCTTTCATTACTGCAACTGAAGCTAAACTAGTTAAGGTTTTACCTTTACCAGTCTGTAAATCAACACGTGCTGAATGTAAATGTGGTCTTAGAATATCTTCGCGGATGGTTTCCTGATAATCCCTTAGAACATAATGTTCAAATAAAGTATAGTCTACTTTAACAGCTGTTGGTACAGGAATATCTACAATTTCAATTCTAGTAGATGGTATATTCTTATCGGCTAGATAATTAATAAGTTCTTGAAGACATTCACGATGGATGAATACAGATTTACCATCTTCTGTTTCACCATAATATTTTTTCTTTATTTCCATTATGGTGCGTTGACCAGGTATCTTCTTAGGTTCTTTTAAAACCAGTTTATTAAGATATCCAGTCATCTTTAAGTATGTTTCCCGATCGTAACCGGATAAACGAACACCATGGGTGTATCGTTCTGCTGTAAGAATCGGTTTCATAAAAAAATCAACGATCGGTAAGGGGAGCAGTGCTCCCCAAACCTCACGTCCTCCACGTCTATCGCAGTTTACCACCTTTAACTAGTAAGTCATATGGATGGTCATTCCTCATCTTGTTAAGGAAACTGCCTGGGTTATTTAGTGGCTCATGCTGCTTTTCGAAAGCCATCGCACCACCTAAACTACGACATTGCATTAGCCTATTATATTTTTCAAATTGGCCATTAATACCGGGTTTAGGTAAGCGATAGTCTCGATATTGAGCTGAACGGATCATCATAGCGTATATCAAGATCTCACAATGGGAAATATTAAGGCTAATCTTTTCATTAGCCATTGTTGCAAATACAGGTAGTGCTTCAATTGGTGACTTGTAGTTTTTAAGATACGTTTTAGACGTATATCCAACTTTCTCAGTGCTTAGTTTACCTGCCTCGGCTGAGTCACTACCGGAATGTAAGAAACTTTGGAATCGTTTCATTACTTCATACATGTTTACGTGCTTATTTGGTAGCGTTAAGAATGGTAGGTTAAAATCAAAACCACGAAGACTAATGACGATATTGTCTCGCTGATCTAGTTCCCAACGGACCATCTTAATATGCTTTAGCATTTCAATAGATAGACTAGCCCTACGGTTATACAGCGACACAGTCAGAACATCACCACATTCACCATTCACCTCATCATCATAGACTAGGGCCAGGCTGGTTAGTTCAGTAGCTGAAGTAGCTGGATATGCAGTAAGGTCATCAATCATTAAAATGTCAGCAAGGTTTTCTGCCTCTGACCGTGCGATTACTAAACGATAATCCTTCTGAGTAAGTTCTTTCTTTAGATATAGTGTCTCTGGGATTTCACCTGTTCTTAAATAATTACTTTCAATTTTGCCAAGTTTATATTGTTCTACAGCAGAAGACGCATCGGTGTGTTTAGTAGACAATACTGCTGAAGTAATTTTGTCACCCATCGATACGGCAGCAACCTGACCGATATTAGTTCCTTTTGGAATATTGATACCTAGTCGGCCATAACAAGTCATACAGATACCCTGACTATCTGGATGATTACATCCAAATACAGACCTGAATTTCTGTTTAGTTCCAATTAGGTGTGTTTCATTTCCACGGATCCAGTCTAGTTTACCATCTTCTTTTTGATAATATTTTCCTTTGAATGCTTTTAAAGTTAACTTAGTTACAGGATACTCAGCTAAGATTGTGGTCTTACAATCACCAGGATGTAGCCTTTGGACATATTGTGCAATAAGCTGAGATTTCCGGTTAAAGTATTCAGTTACTCGCAGTAGTTCTTTGTTATATAGTAGTGCTTTAGTACCTGAACGAGATTCAATCATATTCTCATACAGATTCCAAATACCATCAATATAACCAGTTGTTACCGGATATTTAAAGATATCTGAGTTAATGTCAGTTGGAAAGCCCCGCCAAGCAAATGCTTGTAGAAGCTGTTCAGTTTTCTGAGTACCAGAACGAAGACCTTCAATGATGCTGTTACCAATGAATTGGGTAGGATCATTAAATACTTCTTTGACTTTACCATAACTAATTTTTTCGATACCATAAGTAGTTGGTTCGATATTATGGTTAGCCTCACGTACCTTGGGATGATTATATACTTCAGCAATATCAAACATCGACAAGGTTGCTAGATATTCAGACAGTTTCACAGTGGTCTGATTATACAGCCAGTTCTTACCTTCAATAGCCAGTTTAGATAGTACTTCAGGATCTACTGTTTCACCTGACCAATCATAGATGTTCCAAATAGCCTTATTTAAATGCTTAACCATGGCCTTAGATGTTACTCGGCCACCTTCAACATTTAGATAATCTTTAGGGTTATCAGTTAAGATGCGATTGAAATCGATATGGTGATCAGATGGAATTGGGCAATCTTTATAATGTTTAAGAGGATACCAACACAGAACGGATAATTTGGTAATACGGTCAACTGACACAACCGTTTTACCATCATCAAATTCGATTAGATGCCATTCTGAAGGGAGTGACCATAAATCATCATAACTTAGATTTAGAAGATCACGCGCTTTATAACGATTAAGATTCATTATTTACCTCTTGTATTATTAAACCCCTGATCAATGATCAGGGGCATATTCTAATGCAATACCACTACATTCAAGCAGGTGATCAAACATAGCTACTGGGCGAGATCCACCAAATGGAATCTTTTCACGATCAACTGCAACTGGTACAGATGAAGGTTTTTCTGCTGTTAGCCAAGACTCAATAACCGCAGCATGCGCCAATGGGTTATTAGTTTGGTCTAAGATTTCAGCAGTCGGACCTGGACCAACTGTACAGTTATATGACCGAGTTTCAGATTCACCGAATGACCGGATAGCTGTTTCTCGACCAGGTGTGCTAGCCCTATCAGCATTGTTTAACTTAGAAGGTAGACCAAATGGTTGTGTTTTTACAGATGCTGCTGCTGACCAGTCTTCACCAATCTTTTCTAGTAGCATCATGTAAAGTGGACCCATTAAGACATTATCTTTAGTTGTTACCCACTTACCAGCTTGATCTCGATAAGATACCTTCCCATAGTGTGGTCGATACTTATCGCTATTAATTAATTTGTTGACTGCTGCCATTAGATCCACTGGATCATCAACTGGTGCGTAGATATATGGGAATCCATCCATTAGTACTGTTTTAACATGTTCTGCTGGATTTGGGTGTTCCATCATTTTACTATGCATTGTTGGAGCAATGATCTCATAGAAACCTAATAGTTCTTTAAATGCATAATCAACCCATTGCGTATTACCCATTACACTATTTAGTTGTTGCTGGGTTGGTTTGGCATGTCGATCTAGTCCAGCTTCAACGCGTAGGCGTTGAGCTAGATCTCGTGCAGCTGCGCCAAAACCATGTTCATAAATTCGACCATAATTTGAACGACGCATGGTTGAACCACCAAAGATAATTAGATCTGCCCTATTACCATTTTCGTCAATAGGCATATCTTCATCTTCCATTACCTTACAGATGACGCCCTTCGTTATGTTCAGGTAAGTTCGCTACGCTTACCCCGCCTCTCGTATTGCAGGCAGCTGCATGTCACCATGCAGACCAGACTATATCTTAACCTTCACCCTAGGTGGTCAGGTCCCTCCCATTTCCACTCGCTTGAGTGTACTCCGCGTAACCGGATAGTCGTTGAACGTTCAATCCATTTCTGGAAAGCTTCGCTGCTGATTGTCTCATTGAGATGTCCCAGCAATTAGAGAGGATTTACTTGACTCTTTCGAGATCAAGCAGGCAATTTGACAATATCCATTCCTGAGAGATGGATGGATATTAATTACCACCATGAAAATCAGTCATCTTGAAAGCACCAGCAGGCATCTTTTGGGCTTTGTAAGTTACTTCGACTCGCCATTCATCTAGTGGGTCTAGTCGATAGAATCGAGATAGTTTACGGACATTATCAGGTTGAGGTAGGAACATCTGTGCAGTTACAATAAGACGTTCAAATTCCTCAGTGATATGTAGATCATCTTTACGACGTGCTAATAGACCACGATAGATCTTTAATAGTTCTCGATAATAACTGCTAAGATGAGTATGATATTTAACTAGTTGTGCATCCATTCCTGTTGGAGTAGGGGATGGATTTACACGCTCATCACGCCAAATATCAATATCAATAACCTTCGCACCAGGTGTGCCAATAACAGCTCTATCGAAAGTTCTATCTAGTGTACGAAGTGCCCTAGGAGTCATCTCGGCAGGAGCTAGATCATCATCATGGTCACGGATGGCGAAGATTACACCATCTGGTCGGATAACATCGCCAATGTCTGGGAATGGTTTATAGACCTTATCATCGCCATACATGTTTAAGAAGAAAGCTTTCCTACCAGCATTAGCTACAGCCGTGCTATAACTAGTTGGCATCATCCTTTTAAGGAAATTCTTATTAGCTACGAATCCATCTTCAATGGTACCAGCGGCAGATAGGAATACAACATTAGCATTAACACCCATCCCTAAAGTACCGTCTTTCTTAACTGCACCAGACTGTGCAATCACTGTGTCTTTAGAGAACATTTCATTTGGGGCAATGGTTTCCCACACTTCTCGATTCTTTACAAGTTCATAACCAAAGTCTTGGTGATGACTCATGTACTCGGGAACATGTAAGACACCAATGGTTTTATATTTGTCAAAATAGTTTTCGTAGATAATAGTTGTTACCGGGTTAGATCTAATACTGTCTTTACCAATACCCGTTGGATATTTTCTAAGAACATGTAGTACACGACAATCCTCAGGAAAACGAACATCATGTGTATACTTGGCATACTCTAATTCAGCACCCGTTAGGAAATAACGCGATTCATTTCCATTTACTTCTGGTGCCTGGCCAATATGTGTTACAAACATAGCACCCCGTGCAGATGAGGTAGTGCCATACCAAGGATCTAAACCAGTATGCCCTAATAGGGTTAGATCAATTTCACGTTTACCTAGTTCAGCCATTTTGTTTATCACCATTAATTAGACAAGATGCAGTACTACTATATTTCTTATTTGCGCTGTTTTTAGATATAGCCTTTTGTAAGACTTCAATGTCTGGTATCACCAATCTCATACCTCCTGTTTACTAATTACAAATCAATGATATAGATCTTAAATAAAATTTATTGGAATTTATTATGGCGTTCACACTGTTAGCTAATCAGCCAGATTCAGGTGAATCTGTTTATTATGAACCAGGGTTCAGATTAATTATTGAGACTCATTTGAATATCTTACGTAATGTCAGATCCACACGTATTCAGATTCCACCTGAACTGTATTACCAGTTCGAAGGAAACTTTTATGGATACATGGCAGAACGCCGTGTCAATCCTGATATGTGGTGGATTCAAATGCGTGTTAATGGTTTAGTTAGCCCTTATGATTTTGGTAAAGTTCTAAGGGATCCTTCAGCTAATGATTACACCAGCTATTTAATCATACCGAATAACGACATGATTCAACACCTCGTTAGCTTATATCAAACTAAAAAGTTTTAAAGCAAGCCAGGGGACCCTTAGGCCCCCTGGTTTATGCCGTGTTACAGTAGACGACCCATCATTTGGTTTCCACCTAGATTCATCATCGCGGTGTTACCATTACCAGCTAGAGCGGGGTTTAGTGCTTGTGCAAATCCACCACCCATCGGCATTTGATTGCCCATGAGTTGCATCATTTGCGGATGCATATTAGCCATCATTGGTTGCTGTGGCTGCATCATCCCAGGCATTGCAAAGTTATTGTTCATCATAACAGGTTGTTGCATCATTCCGGGTTGAGCAAATTGGTTTTTCTGCCCAGCGTTTAGAAGATCTTGGATAGATGCTTTATTGCTAGTTTGAACTTGTTGTGCGGGACGTTGAGGTGCCTGAGTCATTGCTACAGCTTGACTCATAGATGGATTAACATTCACAGTTGTGCCTACTGGTACACGTGTAGAAGTAGTTTGTTCTTTAGCAGTATTACCCACTTTAACTACACTATCCTTTTTCTGGACAGGAATTTGGGCAACTGGGTTTACAGTTTCAGAAGCTTCTTCTTCTACTTCATTGCTGACTCCTTCATTACCATCAAGAGAGGGGATCTCACGTTGCATCTTTGCAAAATCAGCAATCACCTTCTCATCAACTTTTGAATAAGGTTGAATAGCATCATCGAAGATCAGGCGATACTTATCAATAACACTATTTAGTTGAGTAGTGATTTTGTTAAATGCCTGGATAAGACATACAAAATAAGGTGCTACCCGCTCAACTGTTCCTGCTGAATATTCAGTTGGTGAATCACCAAATGGTACAACTAGTTTAAATAGTTCGATTAGAACTGGCCGCTGTTTCTTAGGTACATTTACTCCAAGGATATCATCTTTAGAATAAAGATCCTCTACGATAGGGAACCGAATAACGCAGATACGGTTAACTGTCTTCCCATCAAATTTACCATTTGCTTTTAGATACACGCTTACAAAACGTGAACGTTTTTCAGCAGCTTTGACAACCTTATTAAACCACTCAATGGTATCTGGCTTAGCACCGGATAGTTTCTTTAGGAAGTCTGAACATTCTGGTGGAATGTCTTTATGCAGAGTGGAGTCGGCAGCTACTTCTAAAATACGTGAAGTAAGATACTTCACAGTAAACATTAGATTAGCCTTAACTTGACGCTGCATATGCTGTAGTACTTGAGAAGTACCTAGCCGAGAGATCTTTTCAGATAGCGGGTGGAAGGCGATGTAATCATCGCCTAGCCCTTTACGAAGCCAATCTTTAGTAGGTACCACTAGTCGCTTACCATCTACCTTTGCAGGTGCAGGTCGACCAAGTGGATCGAGAATACTGATCATATCCTCTTCACCTACTTTGTATCGGAAAGCAGGTAATACTTGATCACTATAGAACTTGGAAAGAGAAATCGTAGGCATTGTTATCACCAAATTTAGGATTGATTTGAGCAGGTTGAGCTACAGGATGTTGATACGGTTGCATGTTAACCGGCTGACCACTACTGTTTAGAATGTTTTGTTGAGTCTTAGTTGGGATAACATTCTTAACAAGATAGGTAAGGTCATTAGAGATCATAGCCGGTGCAGATGCATCCCGAGTAATGACTGGACTAAACAGACTATCAATGAAGGTCGGTGCGATGAATCGTTCTACCGATTCATGATTTAGACTGATATCAATAACAGTATCACCAGCTAAGTCAGAGTGCATGGAAATTTTAAACGGAATCTGGTTACCATAAGAGATACTGTTAATCGCATCGGTAATAAGACGACGTTCAAAGTCATTAATCTGTGGAGTCATATCAATTCCATCCATGATACTCCTGGTACCATTTGGATGCATTTCGAATAGATAGTTATTCGCTCCATGTCCATTTGTAATTGCAAAGGAGGTTACCCGGAAATAGTTATCCATCATGATTGCTGGAACTACTTGTGCAAGTAGAGATGCTGCAACAGTGTGATGATCTGCACCACCCCAATGCATGGAATGCTCTGCTCGGTTAACGAAGCGTTGAGAATTACCATTATCCATACCAGCTTTAACTACACCATCAACCAGTAGTTCAGGGAATACTCGTTGTAGGTCAGCCAGTGTAACAAAGCCACGTTCCATGTAATTGCAGCGTTCTTTTAGAATGCGCATGAACATATTGGAATGGATATCTTGATTTCGAAGTACAGCAGATGCATCGCCTAGCATCACTTCATCAGAGACACCTCCAAAGATATTATCGTTATCATTATTAGCCATCTCAGCTTCTTTAACAGAATGCTGCCATGCATTAAGAGTACTAGATAGATAACGAGTAGGAGAAGTATCACGGCGATTTGAATATTGGAAAGTGCCTGCTTCACCAACACTGGAGCGTTGGTCAATGATCCGGTCAAATACGCCTTGATGTAGTCCAGTTGATTCAATGCGTTTAGCTACTTGCATCGTTTGCTGAATTTGGAAAACATCTTCTGGTCGTTGGAGATATGATGAAGTTCCAGTATACATGCTAAACCCGTTCTGAGGGATAGTAATATCACTCATGATATCGACGGGTGCAAGGATCTGGTTAGAACCTAGGATATGTGCTTGTTTGACTACACCGAACTCAGTTGGTCGTTGGCGCTCTACAATAACAGTTTCACTATTAAAATAGATACGCATGTTAGGATCTAGACTATTGCTAAGCGGACTAATAGAGCAATGGTCAGAGCAACCAAATAGAATCCGGCAAGTACGGGTATTACCAAAGAAACGGTTATTCTCCCATACTTTCATCATGAACCTAAACCGGCGCTCACCCCAACCATTGACGATAGGGACTTCACCTTGAGTTTGAGCACGTGGTGCAATCACATCAGCTGCAATTTGCTGCACAGCTGCAACACCTAGATTACGACCATCATTAGTTGCTTCTTTTAAACGTTCAATAGAGTTCTCAGTGACCTCTACCGTAAATGGTCGAACATGCTCAGGTTGATAAGTACCAGTCTGTACTAGAATGAATGATTCAATCTGTACTTCAGTATTACCACCCATTGCTGAATTATTAAAACCTAACATAGAACTACCTCAATTATTACTGATTAAGTTTACCCAGATGAATTACCAGTTCGGTGATCACCGACTTAATTGTGGCCGGTACAACAAGGACTTTATTCTGAGTTACCTGTTCTGCTTCTTTGAATAAACGATCGGGTCCATGATAGATCCAGTTACTAGATCTAATGGATGCATGTGCAGATTGCACAGCAATGCCCGCAATATTTACAGGTGCTACTGGAACACCATTAATAGCTCGCTGTTGTCGTTGATGTGGATAAAGCTCATCCATTACGTCCTTATATTTAATTTGAATACGTGTACTATTACGTGGTTGAATGGACATTGCATGTTCACCACTATAATACAACTCTACTTGCATAAATACAGCAACTTGTTGGAAACCCCAATGCCACATTAGTGACTGAGCTGCTGCCAACAAATGGTTAACTGCATTTTTATTAATGTGGCTGAATGCTCTTGCAGGGAAAGCTTTGTGCATCACCCATTGTGCAAGTAATATCTGGTGTGGATAGATATCTTTAGTAGCTGTAACTGCAACGCAATCTAGACATTCCTGAATTAACTCTACTGGGACAGTGTCATCGATTTTGTGAACCAGTTTAACTACATCAAGAGCATCTAAGTTATAAGCTACGATATCACCAGGAGTAACTCGCTGTTTAGTTTTATGCGATTCGATAAATGATGTTTTATCATCATCATCAATACCACCTTTATCTGGCCGTTTATCATTAACCCGGTCAGCAGTTGATCGTTCAGCAGGGTTTAGATTTGACTTAACATATCTAAACATATTTGAAACGATGGAATGTGAGGTGGCATCGTTTAATGGTAGGATGGTTAATCGCCTAACCATAACTTTAGCCTGTAAGATATCCGGCACTTCAGCTGAACTCATACCTCTATAAAGGTTGGCTAAGGTGGGTGCTTCATCTTCTACACAAAACTTAACATATGCACTTAGCTTATCATAAGCTGTTTCTACTGGAGTTCCATCAATTGATATTTCATCAACAGGCCAATGGTTAACCTCACAATCCGAGATGAGACTAATTACTTCACACTCTTTATGCATTTCCTGAGAAGTGCCCTGATCAATAAACTCGCCCCAAATAGGTACTAAAGGACGAAGAGCTAGTGATACAGATGCAAGGTTAATATAGTCATGTTTCAGATATGTTTGATCTGGTCGATTATATCGTGAATCATCAGTGATAACTTCTTCAATATCTACTGGAATATAAAGTTTACCAATAGTTAGTAGCCATCGCCGAAAACTGTTCATCGGCATGGCTTTATACATCTCTTTGATGTAATAGGATAGACTCATTGCAATCCTCATCGGATCCATAGCCATATCCATGATCTTACGAATTTCTACATAACAATTCCAGATATGTTGTTGTGTCTCAGCACTTAGGCCACTCCAATAATCATTGATTTCTTGGAATACGCGTTGTTGATCTTGTACACGGATTTTACTATAAGCCGTAGTTGTCCAAGTTAAACGTTTACCATTGTGTTCTGTAGCCACTTCAGTAAAACCAGTACCTTGAACTCCTGTAACGATGATTTGCATTTTAACCTCTTTTACCAATGTAGATACATGTTAGTAATATAGATCTCAAATTTTTTTTAGTATAACGGTATTTAGTGCTGAGGGCATATCGGTGCCTACTTCGAGAGTAAGCACCGAAATATGTTTTAGAAGGAAGGCATATCCTCATCAAAAGCTGAGTCATTATAACTATTATTAGCCGGCTTAGCATAACTATTATTGCCACCGTTGTTATAGTTATTGCGCTGACCACCGTTATTGTAACCACCGCTATTACCATTACCCTGATTGAAATTAGCAGGGTTAGATACACCTTTAGCATCTGGATCGAATTCAGTTACTAGAAGATGCATTACTAGTTTATATGCGGGGTCTAGGAAACCGTATGCATAAGCATCAGACATTTCCTTAGGTGATAGCTGACTACCATCTGCTTTGCGGATATCATGGAATTGGGACGGGCCAAAGAAGAATTTGATCTTTGGACGATCAGGTTGAGTGCTCAGCACTGCGATGTAAATTCGACCATCTTGTGCACGGCCAACATGTAGCTTAGAAAGCTCAATAAAATTATCACGCTTTTTACCAGCTACGAAGTTATTGCGGTAAACAAAGACGCGTTCAGTATCTTCAGTTTTACCTTCAATTAAGTCCATTGCAAACTTAATGAAACATGCAAAGGTTGCTAGGTCAGTATTGAACTCAATTTTACCATGGTCTTTATCACCAGGTACATTAGTACGAACAGTAACCCGTGGTTGGTTTTTAAACAGACCAAATCGTAGCGTCGGTCGTTTTTGAGAACCCTCACATGGTTTGGCATGTAGCCAAGTATTCATTACGTTAAAAGGGTTAACTACGGGTGCATTAGGCTGCTGTTGTGACATGATGTGATAACTCCAAATTAAAACTAGATTCTTTTAACTAGATGGGAAATGATTTCTACGTAATATTATCGCAACAAGTATTTCTTCTATTTGAATTTCTTGTATGCTTCTTTTAACTCTTTAGAACCATAAGCAGTAATGTCATGATGAACTTTATCTGGTGTTGTTAATCCTGTCCATTTTCTAGATTGTGCCAATTGTTTTAATTGCGCACGAATAGCTTTGTCTTGTGGTTCAAGTAATTGTTTATCGCCAAATATCTGTATAGCAAATGATGTAAAAGGAAATGGAGTATCTTCTTTTAAACCATTTAGTTTAGTATACCACATGTTGTATGTCTTTATTTTACCCGTATGGGATTCCAATAAAAGAAGTCTATTAAAATGGGGTTTCCATAATAGTTCATGTGGGAAATGGGTTAATAGTAAAACAGTACCTTCAACCTTTGGAGGTTTATTAGATATTTCCATTGTAGTTAAATCTGTATCTTTTAACTTCTGGTATAGTTCAATTGATACAAATCGTTCATAAACATCATAAGCTAATTGTTGCGGTGTTCGTGATACTTTAAATGTAGCTTTAGGGAATAACCACTTCACTGCATCTCGACCAGTAATGTAATATTTTACAGTTGCTTTTATCCCCGATTGCCGTAAAGCAACCGGGATTGTTTGTGCTTCTTGAAATAAAACATCGACTGCTGCAACCAAGTTAATATTAGTTTGTTGTTCAGACTTCATAGCCTGCCACATATTTCTTGCAAGAGTACGGACATTAATCCATATTTCTTTAATAGACTTAACATCAGTTGGTTGTCTAGGCTTTTGTGGATGTGTTCCTATAAGCCCTTCGAGAGCAAAAGAAGTTCCAATGCTAATCGGAATATTAGCACCTACATCTCTCTCGATAATATCCATTATTATTGCCTTTTATTTGAACTCTGTCAATAATCCCAATACCCGCTGGATCTGAGCAGCGTCCGCTGTAAATTTTTCAATATCTGGAATAATTAAATCAGAAATACTTTCTGGAGTTATATCCAAAAATTCTGATAAATCAAAATTCTTTAGGCTATCTGACACAGTATTTTTCTTTGTAGTAACTTTTTCAATTAAGATACTCCATGAAAAATTAGGATATTCATTTTGAAATGTATCGAGATCACCAGTAGCTACATCACCTGGATTACATCTTAACCTAATTGCAGAGTTAGTTGGTAGTGTCTTGATATGTTCTTTAACAGTGTAATTAAGTTGCTTAGTATCCATTCCATGGACATTCAAAGTATCGTATCTACGCGCACCCTTATTCTCAAGGAATGTAGCAGTCCATTCGCCATTTTCTTTCACCACAACATCAAATAATCCTTTTGGAATTTCATCGTTGTGACTTAATCGGTCAAATCCACCGGCAGCTAAAATGCGTTCATAGATAGACATCTCATGAACATGTCCACCATTGATCATATATTTAGTTAATGCTAAATATTCATCTGGATCATGTGTTGGCTCTTCAACAATGCTAGGTAGCTGGTGTTTAAATGCACCATGTAAAATAGTAAAGTCAACTTGAGATATACCTTTCTTATGCATTAAATCTTTTACTTGATTTAAAGTCTCTGATGTGGATGGATTCCATTTATCAGGGACATAAAGGAAATATGCATCTAGTTTCTCAATATACTCGATATCGAGAATCTTTGAATAATGCAAATCAACTTTAATATTAGCATTATTCTTTTGTTCTACGAAAAACTGCATTTGCCCACGATCGTGTGATGGAGTCCCTTCAACAATACGGATCATTACATTATACATTTCACATTTGTAGAGAAGTATTGTAATAAATCTATCAATTGCGTATGCAGCTGGATCACCATTGTTTAATTGGCGATCAAATAAATCCCCTGTAATAATCAACATATCAATATCTTTTAAAATTGTATCAGGGACAGTTTTCCAAAAGTTATTGATGATTAATTCAGTAGGGGTTTGGCGATGCCCCATATGGACATCGCCTACTGTTAAATATCGAAATATGCCAGGTTTCTTTGTTTTATCAGTCTTCATATTCGTCACCGTAAACACATTCATCATTCTCAGGTGTATCTACTTGCACACCTCCAGATTTAGATGAAGATGCATTCGGTAACTCATATAACGGAGTACCATCAGTATTTTTTAATACCCGACCATATGCTGCTAAGATTTGGATTAACACTTGTAGAAGTTGTTTTTCTAATGGTTCATTATAAATACACCGCTCTAGGAATTGAGCCGCTTCTTTAGCAAACCCACCACGTGGATTGCGATTATGTTCTTTATTATAATAATCCATTACATTAGAAATACTAGCAACATTCTCACCAGATGAGATTGCAACACTTGGACGAGGATAAAGTGCTGGAACTGTAAAAAGTACAACTGCTTCTTTGGTATTAACACTTGCTACACGTAATGGATTTGATAGCTCATGAACATATTTACGATATTCATCTAATGCACCAGGTGCCCATGGACATTCAAGTAACGGTAATATATTCTTTACAAAAACGTCCTCATGAACAATAGGTGTCTCTTTCTGATGAATGTTAACCATGGCTTGCATTGCATCCATGATCATGTTATCGCTATCTGTAACTCTAGTGTTCGGTTCCGGAGTTGCCATCTTCTTTACCCATAACTTGTTCAATCTGTTGTTTAGTCAGAGTAGTGATGATATTAAAACGAGCTTCTTCTTTATTTTCCATTAGTTGAGGATTACTATTTAGGTAATCAATCAACGCATCGCAGTTTTCAGTAGTGAACTTATTAGGCGTTCCAACAGTAGCAAACATATAACCTTTATCACCGCCCTTACGAACAATGACTGATTCCATATGTTCTTTCTGATTAACCCCATCTACTTCAGCTAGTGAGAATACTGGTTTAGTATCACCATGGATAGCTCGCAATGCGTCATCAACTTCATGCCGAATACTTTCACCCATATTGCAAAGAATATCTGCAAGAACTCGACTAACGCGAATATTAAATGTTGCAGTTTCTTCAGCTTTAGCTTTTACCAATTGTTGGAAAGCCTCATCTACAACATTAGCATGTTTTGTTAGATTCCTAACTGTTACTTCTAGCATATGAATTCGTTTTAATAGCATGGAGTTCATAGCTTCGCTTTCATTTTTCTCAACTTCACTAGTCATTTATTCACCATTATTAAGTCTTGCAATTTCAAGAATATTAGAATATTGATAACGTACGAGCTTACCGATCTGAACAGGTTTACCTTGAACTAATATAGTAGCAGTAAATGTGATGGACATTTTACCATCACCTGTATTTGATTCATCTTTTACTATTACGTTAGAATCAATTAGTTCATTACCAAATACGATATTAAACTTATCGCTTAAGATACGTCGTAGTTCTATCTCTAATTGTGGATAATCATTGGCATATACCTTCAACAGATAAGGTAATGAAGTACTTCTTTCCCTATTAATAATATCTTGGGATGGATTAGATAGAATGAAGTATGAAATCGTTTTATCTGCTACTTGTTCAGGTGTATCAATCCAACCACTAACAGATACTGTTGGAATCGTTTTTGGCATATTGAACTCCAAAACTAAAGAAAAAAATTAAGTTAAGATGGGAGCCAAATGGCTCCCTTTATATTGCTTGATACATACAGTTAAATACTTACATTAACTAGCATATAAATATTTACTTGCAATTAATTCAATGTGATATACGATAACAGCACCTTCTTTTTTCTTGAGTGTGCTTGTTAAAACGATATCGTGTTCAGTAACACATGCATGTACACTAATGGGTTTGGTAGTAATTTCACTACTTGTCCCTGAAAAATGAGTTGTAGCTACATATAACTGGGTATCATCAACTAACCCATTTGGATCCCTACCAACATGTACAAATGGTGGCCTGCTAGAAACATTAGGATGGTCGTCTTTAATAACAAGATGACCATCTTCAGATGGGTAAGCATAGTCATATCCAGTTACATAGATACGTAGAGCGCCATTCTTAAATGCTTCTTTAAGATAAGAATATTCTTCAAAATTAAAACGAATTGAATCAACCACAGCAGTAGTTAATTTAAGAATAGGGTGTAGTGGCCTTGATGAGTTATTATTCTTAATTAATAGCATCGGTATTTTCCTTAACGTAAAAAGCAATATGTGGATGGTTCCACAATGGACTCTCATCACAAAAACTATAACTATGTATTTCCTCGCCAGTATCTAATTTAATAGAGACCACTTCACCTTCAATGACTGTGAAAATAAATTTAGTATCAGGTGAAACATAATCACCAGTTACATAGTCATTATCGGGAAGATACAATAGTCGTGTTTGATTATCGTATTTAAGTTCTATTCCATCTGTACTATTAAAGTACATATATCCCGTACCATCTGGACTTTTTTGAAACATCTTTAGTTTATTTGGTACGAGTAGATCAATTGACATAGATCTCTCCTAAACGATAGAAGAGAGCCCCATGTAGGGACTCTCATTTATTTAACCTAGAAGATTACCTACGACTGAAGTTGGATCTTCTTCACCTGCGTCTAGATGCCCATCAATAGCATTCCACATACGGATGATGTCAACTTTTTCATGCAGTCTAAGTTTACGATCACTCTTGATATCTTCGTGATAGTTTTTATAACCGAATTCTTTCTTATCGGTATACATAACTCCATCCATCACGCGGCGATAATCAAACTGTCGTTCACCTACAGCATCACCTTGGATGTTATTATAAGAACCACCATATCCATCAACTTCATTATTAAGATACATAGTTCTTAGACGCTCATGCGCCATAACCCAACGTTGCATAATTGGACCAGCTGTTTGTAGTTCAGCTAATGTCTCAAGATACACAATGTTGTTCGACTGCCATAAGTTATCTTTCTTTGTGGTCAGATTCCGCAGTGCTTGAACAGCAGCTGATTCACTAATCATACTGTACATATTTTGAGCAGTATTAAAAAAGCTAGCAGCAGCAGTTGACATAGTTGAACGAAGTGCCTGACTACGCTCACCCAACCATTGAGTTGTTTGCTGTGTAAGATGGCCACCTGCACAGATGTCCAAGAGGTCTACACCATGTGCATCTACAATCATTATACACCTCAGTTATTGGCCGTATATGACCAGCATAGATTAAACGGATGTTGCATAGGTAAGTTAAATGTATCTAGTTCCTGACCGATCCAATTGACAGCTTTTGTAACACCTTCAACAGTTACAGTTAATTCAACATGGATATCATGTTCAGGTGCAGTCACCACAATAGTGATTGGATCATCATGTTTAATACGGAATCCAAACTTAGGATGATGGAATCCAGTATATTCACCTTTAGTATTTTCTAGAATACATTCAAATAGATTAGTTTCTTTATTAAGTTTAAATGTAACTAGTTTATCTGAATCTTTAAGTAAACCATTATCCCCAAATACATTGAATCGATAATGCTTATGGCAGATACCAAGTGTTTTTGGTACATCATGGGAATTATCGATTTGCTTAGTACATTCGTTGCATTTACTATTCATCTTTATTTACCTTTAATAGATTTGTTTATCAAAAGAACAATTGATTGGAATAGTGATAACTTCATTAGTAATTACATGTTTACCTGTCTTTTTAAAGAATTGTGCAAATTTTGAAGTAGCTGGAATTACAAGGGTATCATCCCGATCATTATTTGACATATTGTAAAAAGTAAACTTACCGTCTAGGTTAAACCTAATGCACCACTTAATATTTCGTATTTTGAAATCTATACCAAATCTTAAATGACCATCAATCAATTCAGAACCACCGTATTCATAAGCTCCGGTGAAATTCCAATTAATTTCTGATAATTGGAAAGTTACAGGATGTTCACCATGCTCATCTCGTATATAGTAACCATCATACTTTTTCCAATAAATAACTAGATCGCGCATATTACTAACCTCAAAGAAATAATAGGGGAGTTAGACTCCCCTATTAATTTATTTTGCTTTTAATCATTAAGCTTAGAGATCATTTCGACATATGCATCGACAAACCTTCTGTTTACCACTACATCACCATTCCCGCAAGTAATATATCTCTTAGTGAATACGGCTACCGATCTGGCTTCACGTTCATCTCATTCGACTTGTGATAAACATTCCGGGTTACGTCGAATAATTTCACGAATATTAGACATTGGGTATTCCCCTTATCACTATTGCATCTTAGTGATATAAATCTGAAATTAAATCCAGTGGAACTTTACATCCATGGTTAGTCGCCGCCATAACAGGAAATAAAGCCCCCTACTACATAAATAGTAGGGGTAAGTTTATTATTACGACTTCAACCATTCTTCTAATGGCGGTAAATACTTCTCATGCGCCCAGTTAATAATTGTTTCTACAACAGGACCCTGTAATTCAAGGTTACCTGAGATTTCATGTGGTTCATCAATAGATAGAACCCATGTATGTGGAGCAATGCGTTCAGTTGCTTTGGTTAAATACACATCAGGCATTAACGTTAAATTAAGTTGCACTATCTTCATACAGCATCGTCAGCGACATGTCTAAAAATCATCTGGGTCATTTTCATATTTAAAAATGAACCCATTAATTGGTCGACGGTCTTTCTTTTTGAGTTTGCTAGTTACTACTTTCTTTGATAATCCAAGATCGAGATATGCCTGCTTGGCTGATTTGTATTTCAAAATCTCGCCAGTTTCCACATTTTTCACAAGTGTGGTCTTATTTTTAGCCTGACTATACTCAATGGATTCATCCCAGGTTGGCCATTCTGAACCAACCCGACGTACAATGTACCTATCCATAATGACTGGATAAATTGCATGTCCGCTAACTTTCAAAGAAATCGTACCTACACTAACCCCTATCGCCTCACTTGCTTTCTTTTGCGAGTCATATTTCCTGATTTCACCCGTAACGATATCCTTTATCTCAATACCGTCGTGCTCAAGAACAATTCCGTCCGTGTTAATTCCGCGATTTTTCAACATTCTCATGATCGCGGTATTCTTTGCTGATCCAATATAACCGGTTTTGATTGCATTTCCATGCAACACATTTTCACTCTGGGTTACCCATTCTAGGTTATCGGGTACTGTATTGTCACGATCACCATCTATGTGGTTGACCACTTTCTCATTGATGGTGTTATCGTATTCAATAAATGTCAGTGCAGCTACACGGTGTAAATTCGTTCCTACATAGGTGCCATCATCTCGACGCAATCCAAGATCTCTGTATCCAGTTGTCGCCAAACTTGTTAATTTAGCTGAACCTTCAAAAAGACTTATGACCTTGAGTTCATCATTGATTGCATAGCAGGTAAAACTAGGGATGAAATAATATCCTGGGAAGGTGGGAACCTCCAATCCTTCTTCCGGGAATTTCCAAATCAAGTTTCTAGGATGAATATTGTCTTCATCTCCATCAGAAAACAATATTTCGCAGCGGCTAACAAACTCTAATGGCGCATGCCAGCCTTTAAAACACACTGCTATCAACTTAGTAACATGAATGGGTAGTCTATGCCATGGTAATTCAAGAACGTAATGTCGGTTTATTGGATCTATCAATTTATCCAAAAATCGATCATAGACTAACCCATCCAGAGTCAGTCTATAACGCCCGAATGTACCGGGAATCACAATTTCTCTCGATTTGGGTATACGACTGTAAATAAACACATATCCTCCATTGGAAGACATGTCGCTGCTGTACCGTCCACTTAATATCTCCCGACATTAAGTAACTGCTCTAGCTTTCACTAGATGGTGAGACTATATCTTCTTCCCAGAGGGAAGCCTTCTATTTCGGACCACTTGGCCCTACTCTACTCCCTTGGCTGCTTTCGCAGTGGTTTCGATAGTCGTTGAACGTTCTTCCTATCTCGCCTCACGGCAATACGTAGAAGCTTCGCTGCTGATTGTCCAATCCTAACACTTTTCAAACCGTTACATTTTAGCTTTCGCTATCTGCTTTGGTAGTTAGGCTCTAAGGAGGTTCCAGCAATTAAGAAGGTTAGGAGACCAATTAAAATCTCCGTCGAAATCTGCGTTTGGAGCCTTAAGGCATAAAACTGACATGCTGATAGAATTATCATTAATGTCATCTTTTACTTTAGTAATAAAGAACTGCTGCGTAGATCCACGTTGAAGCGTTGGATTTCGGTGAAAAGTACAACCCATCCCTTTATAAGGGGCTGCTTCTGCAATTAGCTCTTTAAATAGATCTGCAATGATTTGGTTATATTGAAGTACATTCTCATATACAAATGAGAATGCTTCACGAGTTGTCATGTTAAACTTTGCTTTTAGTTTATTGGTTAGATGATACTTTAATAATTGACAACCTACCCCCCAAGGGATATGTAGTTCATCATAATCATGCGGGTCACTAATAGAAGTGATTACTGCACGTGCCGTAGCGTTGAGACGAGCACCAAACATGTGACGCCGAGCAAGACCAGGCTTTTGAGCAATTCGTGATTTTGCGTAGATCTCGTAGAACTGGCCATATAGTCTTAGTCCTCGCATAGTCCTATTCTGAGCTTTAATTGGACTAAGTGGTACAGATGATGCATCAATACTAGCGAAGGTTAAGGTAGCATCAATTGCTGCTTCAATTGGTTTATCTAAGTAAGTACCAGATGTGGTTGATTCTGCTACGAAACAGAGTTTAGAAGGAACTGGTAAATATTTAGGGAATAACTTATCTTTATTCTGAGCAACGAATTGAGCGAATTCGGATTTATTATTAGAGATAATATTTGCATCTAGTAGGAATTGGAAGATCTCATTGAAATTATCAATGAAGTGATTTAATCCTCTTTCAAATCCTCGATGCAGTAGCCTATCTACTTTCCTGCGTGTTTCCTTAGAACCAATAGATTCTACATCGTATCGATAAGAAGTATCAGTTAGATATGCTAAGAAATCGAATTCTTTAGTTACTAGATATCCGGTTAGCATAATGATTAAACGTGGGTTAATTAGGCTACGTACATGTTTTGGTGTACGAACCCACATTGATGGTTCGATAGGGCGGCTAGAAGTATTGACAACTGGAGTATTACAAATATCACAGATTACTCCGAGTTTATGTGCGTCTTCGATTGCTCGACAATCACAGCTTACACTACTTTCAATTGCTTCTGAATCTTGGAAATGAGAATAGAAATGTCTATCAAATTCTTCTTTCTCATCTGAGTTACTCGTATTGTAATCATTGGCATAAATTCGTTTACCCGTAAATTGATCATGTACTTCATCATGATCAACAACTTTGGCATAAAGACCCATACCAAACTCCTATTTATCGATTAACAAAAAAAGGAGATATAAGCGGCCCCCGAAGGAGCCGCTATATCAGTTTTTACAATGGACCACCAACGGAGCCTGGCCCGATCCTAGCGTCGTCTACAAAGCTTAACCTCCGCTCTTCTCTGTAGCGCTCTGACACTAGAACCTTTTACCATCCATTGTAGTTTTTTGATCACACGTCACCTTTTGAGTAACTCCTTTCGGTTAAGTGATCTATCATCCTCGTGTAGTGATAGGTCGACCTAGACTAAGTCCACTAGTCGATTACTTCACGGAACCTACTCCTAACCGTTATCACTGAAGTGAACCGGGTCGCAGTATTAGAATCGGGATGTTACTTATTTAACATCCCTATCTACCGAGGTATTTCCTATTAGTACCAGGTACCCGGTGCATTATAGGAAGGAGCGCCGTAAGTTTGACCCATGCTGCCAGCCATGCCAACTTGTGCACTACCAGAAACAGCCATGTTACCCATACCGGTGTAACCAGCGAAGCGCTGTTGACCGAAGTTGGTAATTAGGTTTTCCATGGTTACAGTTACACCAGCTGCTGCTGCTGCGGCATCCATTGCGGTGATGAATTTCGGGTTAAAGGTTAGACGACGAGCACGACCAGTATAGGTAACGTTACCTAGGTACATCTTGTCGAAGCCTTTACTGTTATTCATACGACGCACAATGTGGTCATTACCTACCTGAGTAGCATACCAGGTCTTCCACTCTTGGTCATTACCTTCAGACATGTTCATGGCACCTAGAACGTCGAGATCACGACGGTCGCTTAGTTCACCATGCTCATCAGTGTAGTGACCGAGGTCTACTTCATGATGGTTGTCAAAGATAATCGGACCAGCTTCAGCTAGATTATAGAACTGACGGAAATCAGTGCCGTATAGGTTAGTTAGAGCTTGGAAGATCAGACTAACTGCACGAGCTTGGTTTACGCCACCAGCTGCATCTAGGACGACTTGCTCAATAGCTGAGTTGTCTCCCATTGGATCGACATCGATCTGGAATGCAGGGTTCTGGTTAACCATCTTGTTCATTAGCATTACGAAGTTGCTGTCGTCTGCCATGAATGCTTCGGTGCGAGTTTCAATCGCTTTACCTAGCTCTGAGTAATAACCAAGTGCACCAATATCACGCATCTTACTAGTAGCGATCTTCGGCATTAGAGTACGAGCCCATGCCTGAGATGCAGTTGCACGATACGCGTTACCAAGCGCGAACAGCCACATTTCTAGAGTCCATGCTTGGATCCAGGACGCCTTACGAACGTCAGTAATAACGATGTAAGGAGTGAACTGCGGAGGTAGAACTGCACCAGGTAGAGTTACGCCAAACATGCCTTGTTGCTGGCCAGTGGTCGGAGTCCAATGTAGATCTACGAATAGACTAACTTGGTTTAGCTGGCTATCGGTATCATAGAACTCGTTCTCAGGTACGTTGGTTTTCTTACCACGGCTAGTGGAGATGACCAGGTCAGAACGGATCGGATTACCACAGCTATCTTTAACCGGAATACCATTGTAGTCTAGATTGCAGGTAAGCTGTTCGTTTTCTGCTTTGATGTGGGTCGCAATAGAGAACGGAGTCTCATTGTTACGACGCGCAATAGCATCTTCACAGATATTAACGGATTCAACTAGTAGGTTCTTAACAGCTAGTTCATCTTTGAAGTCGAAGTCAGCATACACTGCACGGGGACCGGCAGATAGTACTTCTAGACCAGGGATGTTGTAACGGTTCCGTAGGAACTCGCCGATCTTGCTCCAGTATTGAGCAGTGAATACATCACGCGGTAGTACCTTCTCTTCAATGATGTCATCAGTTAGACCATTGTTGATTTTGTGGGTACGGGGACGGATGCGAGTACCAGGTAGGTTATCGAGTACTAGAGTACGAACGAATGCCTTCATGGAACCATTGATATCTTTAGCTAGTTTAACAATGAGTAGACCAGCCATACCCACTTGTTGTGCATCGCGATCGAAACGATGGATATCGAAGTCATCAGGTAGGTCCTGATGGCGGATTGCTTCTTCTTTTACTTTAGTGAATACTTGTAGGGCATCTGCTGAACGAGCATCAGAGCCATCTAGCCGACCAGAGCGACGCATTAGATGGTTAATGCCAGTAGTGGACCCAGGTGCGCCAGCCGGACGTTGAGCTTGACGTTGTGCAGTGGGTTGCGGAGCCGGAGCGGTAGCTTGAGTTTGAACGGTGCCGATTTCGTTTTCGTTAACAGCCATTTTAAATACCTTTACGATTATGGTTTCTTGATCAAGAAGAACCTAAGTACTTAGTATACTAGATTCAATTTAGTAATATAAATCTCAAATTTTTTTCATTACAACATAGACGCTATAATCTGCTATCAGCAGATCGTAACGAACACTATGTTCACTACATATTATTACAATCTGAGTATTATTTATTTTTCATCTTACAATTTCCATATCTTCTTTTTTGAGTTTATGGGTATAAAGTTTGAATCCAGAAACTAATTTACGTCAGTCCTGTATTAAATAATAACTATCAGTATTTTTATAAAATGCAGTTATCATTTACTTCGCATATACTTACGAACTGTTCCAAAAAGAGAATGATACAGTTTGTATAGTTTACTAACTGGATCAACTTTATTATTATCAGTTGTATCAAATTTAGCAATAAATGGTGAATGTGCCGAAGCAGATGTTTCATTTACTTTAACTACACTACCAAATCGATATGCGACTAATACCTTTATTAATTCCTCATGGAGTTTAGTAGCAGTTGCTAATGGATTGGGATCATTAGGATCTATCTTAATCCTACGCTCGACATTGAAAAAGTTTACTACAATTTCTTTGCTAGTCATGTATACAGTAAGATCTTTGTTATTACCTAAATATAGTGGCGGATCTTCAACATTATTTTTAGCCATTGTATATTCCTATTTGTAATTACTACTGTTGTTACCAAACTATGATATAGATCTCAATTAATTTTTAATCGGATAATAACCATGTATAATTTATTTAAGAATGCTCCGTCACGTAAATTGGGGCAGGTGGTTGATCCTAACATCCATTATATCCGACGAATCTACGCTGAGCAAATTAGGGACGTTAAAAGTTATTATAGACGGGCACCGAAGTATGTTGAATCTAAAAACATATTAGCACAAATGATTCGACATTTTAACGTAGAGTTACTAAGTGATGATGCTACTTTTATAAAGAACGTGGACGATCGTTCACGTGCTATTATTCGTTCATTTGGTATTACATCATCTTTAAATAAAGGTAAGGTTCATGTAGGTGGTGTTACACTTGGTCCTCAAACTGAAGAAGTTCTAGTATCCACATCAGAGAGCTTTGATCTAAAAGATCTAAATAAAACATGGTATAAACTTTCCCCTGTTACGTATCTGTATCATACACGTACTGATACTAATTTACCTATCATGAACAATACCACACAGGGTAGAGGCTATGGTGTAACTCTAGTAAATATACCAATGCTTCTTGTGATGTACCGTTACTGGTATCGATGGCAAGTTGAGAAGAATCCTGATGAAGTAGAAGACACTTATAGGTTTATAGGATCATTTGTATTGCCAAATATGGTTGACTCTTATTTAGATATTTCTTTCTTTAATAGGTTAGCAAGGAATGCTTTAGATATTAAAAATCCAACATTCCCTATACCGCATCCATTTTACATCACTGATATGAATCCACGTATTGATAAACTATGTACAACTATCAATAGAGAATCCATATTAAAAGGTGTAGACATGGAAGGTTTATCATGGATAACACCAGCTATCGTACAATCTAATTTGTTCGATATGATGCGGCTCCCACGAGAACCTATTAACAGGAATAATGAATGGGCTTATGTATTGGCTCGCACACCCTTCATTAAGTATCTTGTAGGGCAGCTTTTAAAGAATACTGGTTATGATCAATCTTCTGTTAACACTGTATTAATTGATCTTATAGAAGCATCTAATGATCAAGCATTTAAGCAACAAGCAAATAGTGAGTTTGTAAAAGCTCAACAGGCACAAGTTGATTGGATGATAGATGCACTTAAAAGAAAAGAAATGTGACATAAACCCCCTCCTAAATTGGAGGGGGTTATATGCCGTTTTATTAGAAATTACCTTTCTTCATTTTAGAAAGTAATTTTCTACGTTCAGCTCGGTTAATTCCTGGGATAGCTGGTAATAGCATTTTATTACTAAACTTACCTGGCTTGCGGTCATGATTTAGTAATTGATCAACTACAGCTTGGTCACTGCTTTTAACTCCATTATCCATTTCATCTAATGGGTCCATAATAGCTTTAGCAGTCAATCTTAGATGAGTAACTAGTTCATCAAATGAACTATCGGTATTAATAAGTTGTTTATCAACACCTTCTTTAAGAGCTTGTTTAATAGTTACGTCTTTTACCAGGATATTATCACATTCCCAAAGAGTTGTATGATGGGTATTTAACATTAATTCAAGTGAGACATTATTGTAATCGTTGTCAGCACTTGAGTGCCAATTGAATTCATCAATATAGTCATTTAGACTCATTAACTTTGGTGGTTCGTTACTAGAGGTAATTAAACCAATTGGTTGAACATCATCTAGTGAACTTTTATCACTAGTAATTGCAGTTGTTTCAGTAGTAACATCAACTTCTTTTAATTCGTTGGTATAAGTTACATATACTAATTCTTCACTACCGTCATCCAAAAGAACATAGGCTGTTGCTTTGGTGGAATCATCAGGTGCTAATCCATGGATCCTAATACGATTATCATTTACTAATTTACTATAATCATTCCAGGTAATTACGCGGACTTCTTTATTCTCTTTCATCATTAGTTACCTCTTTTAATTTGTCTTTAATATAACTTCGGATAAATGCTCGTTTTTCTTCACGAGTTAACCCAGGTGGAGCGGTTGGTAATGTGATAGTACCACTGTTAATTGCCTTCTTCATCCGATCTAAGTCAAAATTAAATTCGGTATGATTTGTCATTATATTGAACCATATTAAGTTAGTAATTGGCAATCAGACTATATAAATCTTAATTATTTTTTAGTATATAAGCCTCCCACTAGGGGAGGCTATATTTCTTAATAGAAGTCAGAGATGAGTCGATCGTTATTTTTATCAATAAGGAAAATACCTAGGGACTCTAAGGTTAGATAGAATACACCCATAGTGTTTCCAATGATTGTTCTAACGTCAGCAACACGCGTAATAACTTCTGGAATACGACCAGTTTCTACTACTGTACTAGGAATATGGAAATCACCAATACTGGTTTTATTTTCTTCAGTAACCCATGCTTGAATACGAGCAGCTAATTTCTTATCTTCGATACCATCAATCCATTCTTTGATCGCAGTTTTATTATTAAGAGTAACTGAGATCTTTACATGTGAATAAGGTGGATCACCAGCTTCACCAAATGACGGAGCAAATACAGTCTTCCACACCAATCCCTTTTTATGAGTTGAGTTATCTTCAGATTTATAAGATTCAGGTCGTTTAGTTTGACCACTTGTAAGATACTCGGCTTTACCACTTCTAACAGACTCAATAATTTCTCTTTCGATATTACCGGCTTCTTTTAGAATTGAAGCTAAGTCGATTTTCTCTTCAGCCTTTACCGTCTTAATAATATCTTCCATGAGTTTTTTAGCACGACTATTAATCTTCTTAGGTACTTTACTATCCCTTAGCCCCACGCCTTTAATCTCCATCCGAGATTCATTAAACATCACCCCTTCTTGGGCATCCTGTGATGCAAAGTAATGTTTAGAACGAGTGGTTAGGGCCAGTACTGCGAAATAATATTCGTTCTTCATTGCAAATAGACGAAGCTTATCTTTAGCTACACCCATATTAGCGGATTGAATCGCTAAGATATGCATAACTACTTCAGATACTAGAAACACTAGTGCGAATACTAGTCGTTTAGCCTCATTGCTAAAAGTTACTTTACCAAAGAATTCCTCAACCCACCATTGTAATGTAAACATAGTGGAGTCGGTATCTGAAATAACAGCGGCGCGCCTATACACAGTTGGAAAAGCATGAATACTTGATGGTACACAATTAGTCAAGAAGAATGCTTCAATCAATAGACGATATTCATTAAGAGTTTCTGCAATGTTTCGACCAGTTGCGAAAATTTGATTCAGTGTATCTGGATCGGATTCTTTTAGTTTAGCTTTAGATCGACCCTTAACAGTATCAAAGCAAATAAAGCTAGCCAATAGATCCATATCACCATCGTAAGTTGAATATTCTTCTTCAGTGATGATTTGTTCTTTTGTCCCAACCTGGCTTAATTTAATTAGAAAGCTCTTGATTAATTCTTTATTGTATTTATATAAGTGATATAGATCACCTACATACATAACTGCTGCCCGTTCGACTGGCGTCATCCCAGTAGCTAGTTTTAAAATCTGTGCCGTGTAGTACTTATTTTGCCAATAGTGTTTAGTTGAATAAAGAACCATATCAACTACTTCTTCTGGCGTTGGGCAATGTAGATTAAAATTAGTTACTGCTTTTTGAATTAACTCCATATCAGCTACATTAATAATATTTACTAAATTAGCTTTTGTGATTTCTGGAGTGTAATAATGCCTATTACCCATAATGAATTTTTCATTATTTGAGTTAGCATAAGAGGTACCAGTTCTACAGGTGGATGTTAAACTAGAGTGTGTGGATTTATAATAAAGAATAGTGGCAGCAGATACAGTACCGCCCGAATATGAGTTATTGTTAATTTTGAAGTTTTCTTGTTCACCTTTACGTACTTGTGCAAGTTCTGTTTTAATTCGTGAATTCTCTTTGTCGCCGGCCTGTAAGAAAGCAGCTGCTTCACGTTCAGCCTGCATCTGTTCACCTTTAACTCGCTTACGGTTTTTCACACCTTCGGCAATATAGATGGAGTGTGTAGACTGTCTAACAGACTCTGGTAAATATGCAGTCATTGATGGTGATAATAATAGATTCTGTTTCTTAACACGGTTAAGGAAAGCCATGAATGAAACAGTCTTTAATTCCCTATCACCAAACTTATTTTTATCTAGAATAGTTGCAACTGGATTACGAAGTGCATATTCACCATTTTGACGTAATTGTTCTTTAACAAATTCTTTACATTCTTCTAAACTAATATTTAATTCATCTTTTGTCATTAATTGAAGATATTTGGCATTATCATCAAGACATGCATTAATGATATCAATATCACGATGGTAATCATTGACATCTTTTAAAAACGGATTTGGTTGGGCAAATGCGGTCATTTCACATATCTCTCAGTATACTTATTTTTTAATTATAGTGAATGATTTCTCTCTTTTTAACTAAAAAAGAAAAGGAAAGAATGGGTACCCTATACGGGTACCCTAAATTGAGAGGTAGCACATCAACTTACATTCACATTAGATGATGTAAGTAAGTAAAAATAAAACAACATAAAAGGAGCCATTATGGCTCCTTTATAGTTATTCATATGTCACTGAAGTTGGTGGTGCATTATTTTGTCGCACTGCCAATAGAATGCGATCATACATTTTATTATCGACATCATCCCATACTAATGTCAAACGTTTACCATCCACACGTTCTAATGTATTTGCAACAATCCAAGGGATACCGATAAACATCACACTTTCATTATTGGCCATTCGTACACGAATGTAATTGTATTGTGTTGGATCAACTGGTGCTGATCCAGATGGTAAACTTGGATATACTTGCTGCCCGGCAGCAGCTACATCAAAACCCATTGCAGATGCTACAGACGCAGTAACAATACCTTCGACTGTAACGTTCTTAAAATTAGTACCTAGGATAGCATATGGATAGACCTCGAACGAGATCCGATCACCTGCTTGAATGTCTCGAATATTAACGGCCATGGTAATACCCTAAAATAGTTGGTTACATAGGGTATTACTCATCTAGTAATACTACTACACCAAACAGACCTTTCGTATCCATTGGTACTGTAATGAGTACATGTCCATCTGGATACTTTTCTTTAAAACTATTGATAAAGTCGGTGCAATATTCAATAACATATCCTTTAGTAGAATAATTCTCCAACTCAATATCTTCGTCAGGATCATCAAATGAGTCATGTCCATACATCAGCATATGGATATATATGTCATTATTAAGCGTATCCATATAACTTAACTTACGTGATTCTTCAAATAAATCAAGTGGTGTTGGACAATCTGGATATATCATTCGTTTTGTATATTCACGAAGCAAATGTTGCGAATATACTTCTGATTCCTTAGATTTGAATACGATAAATACTCGTTTTTCCATATCGGTTCCTAGTAGGAAGCCTATGTGAACCGATAGGCTTTCCTATTTGCGTCAATTGTTAATATG